TCATCATTAAGACCAACTTCTTTCAAGACCCATCTTCTCATAATAGCCAATTGATCTTCAAAAGGTTTTCCAGCTATGCTTTTGTGAAAAAATGGAGTCTTTTTGATTTCTTCTACCGCTTGTAGTAACTTGGTCTTTTTGTCTGGTGATTCTGCAAACTTACCTGTTTCAATTGCATTAATTTCAATTTCAGTCATCATGGCTAAAATTCTATTAATATGATCTTCCTTATTCATTTCCGTATCCATATTCAATACGGGAATATTTAATTTGGCTACATTACGACCAATATTATCAGATAGTAGAGTTTTACCGGTTTTAGGACGAGCAGCTATTACATTAACGGTTCCCTTTCTTAAACCTCCGCCAATAGCTTGATCATATGCAGGAAAGCCCGTAGGGATACCAATCTGATCAGTTTTATTTAACTCAAGATTACGAATATAGTCATCTAGATCTTTACCTATAACTACAGGATTATTATCACTATCGTTAAGTAAAGATGTGAAATTAAATATAGTTTCTTCTGCAATACCAAGGATGGATCCAATCGGCTCTGTACCATTAACATCTAGAATTTTTTCTTGAGCCAGTTCCAGCTGTTTACGCAAAAGTCTAGCAATTTCTAATTTGCGAATTTTTGCAGCGAACTTACGAACATTATCTAAAGCTACCGGGAAATCAATAATAGCTCTTAAATGCTGAACCTCTTCTTTTTTAGATAGAATATGAGCATACCCAAGTTCTTCTGCAACAGAAAAGATACTAGCTACATCAATATTGGGCTTCTGTTCTCTTTCACAAACTACCTTTAGACATTTAAAAATAATAGAATTACTATCAATAGTAAATGACGAATCTTGAACAATGTCTGCAACATCTAGGTAAGCATCCTCACCATAGTTACAAATACCAGACAATACCGCTCTTTCTGCGGCGACATCAGATAAAATCATATTAACCTGCTGCTCCAGAACATTTGTTACACTTATACCTATCAATAGAATCAGTAATTAATACCGGATTAACACTTTCTCTTTTTCCACAGACTCTGCACACTACATTAACCAAATTAAATGCTCTGGCTCTTGGTACTGGAGGCTGGACTATTAATTTTTTATCTATTTCTATATCTTCTTGATGTAGTCTTTTTTCTGGCATAAAATCAAACTTATTAGTAGAAGCCTTTGTTATTGATGGCTTATTTTTATTGTTTGAACGAGGGGCTTTCTTTTTACTCTTTGTGTCACTTTGATTAGATGATTCCTGACTATCTTGTTTTGGCAACATAGCTTGGAGCATCATAATCATTTGCTGTATTTGTTGAGGATCTAAATTAGTATTATTGTCCATGTTTGGTTACCTTCATTCTTTGAATAGCAATTAAAATATCCGATAGGTTCTTGATTGAATTAGCTATATATGACAAACGATCAGTTCTTTGTTTTGCATAAATTTTAATCTTGTTTAGAGACTGTGCTTTATCATTATGCTTGATCGCTTGATTAGATTTTTCAACGTATCCATAACCCTTATAATTATTAATATCATCTGCTATCACTATTTTTGTAGTCTCATCTGCCCAGTTATATCGGGCTATCTCTCTATTGATGGTTCGTTGAACATGAAAAGAAAACTGTGCTAGTCTATAAGAAATCTGTCCACAATCTTCCGGTGTTAACTTTTCTAGTTCATCTCTATTCATAGAGAGATAACTATTTAGTTCTGCTTCTGGCAAACCCCCAGCAGTATATCTTGGCAATCCTAGATGATTTTCATATTCATCTAATAGATTATCCCAATCTTGTAATTCTTCTTTAGCTGTTTTATTGCTCATTTTTAATCCTATTGGACCATGCTTCTTCATCCTCATTAAATGGTAACTCTATATAAGTTATACCATTTGTCTCACACCATTCCTGCTTTTCTTGATCTCTTTTTTTATGCTTAACAAATCCCAATAAAGTATTATGATAAAAAGGCACAAATTTATAGTGCTGTTCTCCATGAACCTCTATGGTTCTTTTTAAAAGAGGTATATAGAAATCTAAATATAAAGTCTCCGACCTTCTTAGAGGAATTGGTACTTCCTCAAGAATCTGCATCGTTGGGAAGCACTTATGTACTAAGTCTCTGGCAAGCAGATGCAAGGCCGATTTGTTTTTAGCCTTACCATGAGCTATACCTCCAATAAGTTGCCAATGACATAGATTACCGTCCAGATCTTTTATTTGCATTTAATACCCATCGTTTCCTTAACTTGTTCTAATAAGCTAACATATACATCAGGGTGATCAACTAGATATTGTCTAACCTTCTCTGTGCCTTGAAATTTAGGTTTATCGGTTACAGATGTTAAAGTGTACCAAGCTCCACCCTTTTGGATAAGACCAATATCAACAGCTAACATGAGTAATTCCATCTGTTTATCAATACCTTGACCATATCTCAGATAGCTAGTAATAGTTCCACCTGGAGCACCTAACGCAGAGCATACTACTTGCCATTGGATTTCTTGACCAATTTGCTGACCATCTTCTGCTGAACCAATTTTCCAAGCTCTATGAAATTGAGCTCTTAGTTTAATATCTGTCTGGTAAGCAATAGCTTGACCGCTCTTTTCTTTCCACTCAACATGACCGGTGCCTGGATTACCCATAAGATGAGTAATACCGATAACAATATTTCTATTTACAGGAATAACATTCGCTACCTTTCTGCAAAACTTGGCTAATAGTTTAGCTCCATCAGCTCTTTGCATCTTATTCATATCGGATGTAATTTCTGTTTCGGTACATAGAGCAGAGTAGGAGTCTATGATAAGAATACATCCAGGAATCTCATTGATAATTCTTTCTCCGATTTGAAGATATTCTTCTGCGTGGAGAATTTTACCTTGTTGAGAGCCTATGACATGAAATCTATCTAGATTTAACCCTGGAATTCCTTCTAGGTCTCTTTTCTTTAATCTACCTTCAATATTAAGGTAGTACACTTCTCTACCTTCTTTGAATCCATTGTAAGCATACTCTGGCCTTTGTGCTGTGGCTGCAAAGTCTAAAGAGGTCGTGGTCTTGCCACATTTGGGTTGTCCGGTGAATATCATAAAACTTCCTTCTGGGACACCACCATTTAAAATAATGTCGAGAGAAGGACTCACAGGAATCGTAATAAGTTTCTTATCCACAACGGCACTCGCCGTGAGCATGATTTCATTACCAAAATTTTTAATGACATCTTCTTTTAAGCTCATTAGTCTAAATCCTTTAATTTTGAAATTATATTTTTTGCTACTGGTTGACTATTGCCGAATACTACTGTATCTTTTCTTTCAATAGGTTTTGTTAAAACAACATTTTCCTGTTGAATCAATTTATCTTGTTGTTCTATCATAGCCCCAAGATGGGGGGCTCGCAAAGAATAGATCTTTTTCCCCTGATCAGTATTCAATGCTCTTACGATAGCTTTTGGATCATACTGCTTCAATAATTTATGAGCAGACCCTATTTGGTTTCTATAAAAAGAAGCCCATTTTTGATGTACCCAAAATCTATAATGTAGATCTTCTTTATCTTTTTGGGCTTTTCGTTCACAGATAATCTCTGTAATGAACTGGGCGGCGGACACTTCTTTGCCATTAGAATACTTTGATGGATATTTTTCTATCATCAATATTACTATTGTTTTTCTTTTTGAATTTCCTGACAGGAAGTTTCTAGAGCACCATGAAATTTTTCAAAGAATTTCTCTATATGTATGTTATAGTCTTCTTTGGCTTTAACAGGGATGTGATAATATTTTTCAAATAAATCTTTTAATTCCTTTATATAGCCCTTATCATCTATTTCAGTCACTTCGGCCTTAACATATATAGTAATCTCATGAGGGAAAGAAGATAAGTGTTTTTTGTGTATAACTTCTGGATGTTTATCGGAAAAGTCTATTGGAGCATCTGGTTGGTCATCTAGATGTTTAAGTTGAGCTTCTCTAATTTTGTCTAATTGTTCGATTACTTTTTTATTAATTTTTTCTAGGAATGTTTTTTCTTCAGAAGTGAGAGTTTCAAATATCTGATCAATTGGTGAAACATTTTCTTCTGTCTGTTTAGTTTCTTCTGTGCTCATGTTTTTACTTATTTTCTGATGGTCTAAAAATACCTTGTTGAATCTTAGAAGAAATTGCTGGAGGAGCTTTCTTTTTAAGCTCATCATTTAGAGAAGATGCTTCTTTTGTCATAATAGATACACTTCTTTTCCCTGGACTTTCATTTATCATTAGGTTCTTGGAAGGAGATTGGCCCATAGGAGAAGAAACAGTTTTAATAGCTGCGGCTGCTGTTACTTCTGGATTATCAACCACATTTTTAACTTGACTATTTGTAAGAGATAACTCATTTGCAATTTTAGTTAAATCCCACCCCTGACTATTAAGCCATAGAGCAGCATACTTTTGCATTTTATTAATTCTTGCCATTATTCATTCTCCCTTTCAGCATTGTTTAACCATGCTACATTTTTTGTTTTTAGAAATTTGACATACCAACTAAAAGTTTTTTCATTGACTTCTTTAAATTTACTATTTGATCTACAAACCCTATTCAAGAAACTATGATTTTGTTCTTGACCATAAATGGATAGTGGATTAAATAGTTTGCCTGCATTGCTAAGTCTAATACTATATTTGATAGAACCATCTTTTCTAAGAACTCTTCTAGCAAAAACTTCCTCAGACTCTGACTTGAGTTGTGGGTTACGTTCTTCATCTAGAAAGTCTTCCTTACCAAGGACAGTAAAAAGTTCTGCCGATGTTTCTTGTTGTATTGTTTCTTCGGTGAATTTACTTGTAGGATTAAAAATAAAATTATCCATTAAGATTTCCTTTAATTAGTCTTTTGTCCAGCGATATTTAACTTTTGGTTTTTTAATTCTACTCATGCCAGATGGTAATTCTTTTTGAGAAGTTTCTTCTTTGTAAGAATTATGTTGAGCATTTAGATGAGCTTTGTGATCTTCGCTAAGTCTATCTCTATTACGATTAGCGATATCTCCTATAGTTTTTAATTCATTATCATTCTTTTTAACAGAAGTATTAAGCGTACTTAAATCTTCTTGATATAATCTATGGGCGTGAGGTTTATTGCAACTTGTACACTTAGGGTGTTCTGTATAGTCTTTTATACTAGAAACAAGTTCAAATTTGGTTTCACAATTATCGCAAAAATATGTATAGCAAGGCATTATAAATATGACTCTGGTAAATATACAGTCCACTCGTCTGGAATATCTGATCTTATCTTAAGAAGTAGTCCTCTTACTGGCAAGTACTTTGCGCTTTTATTTGGTACTATAGGCAAATTTCTAAGAGGCATGTTAGCCTCTTTTGGTGTTCTATTTCCCTTTCTGCGATTACACTCTACGCAAGCTGTTACAATATTAGTCCAACAGGTTGGAGAACCTATTTTATTTTTCCATACAGACTTAGGAATAACATGATCGTAAGTTAATTGATTAGCTTCTTTTTCACATCCGCAATATTGGCAGCTATAATTATCTCTAATGAATAGATTCTTCCTAGAAAAATTAACATTCTGATGGTTTAAGCGAAAATATTTTGCAGTCTTAACCACTGCTGGTATTGGTATCTTTTTATTATTAGCTCCACAAATATAGTCGTTTTTATAGAAATCTATAATTTCTACTCCAACATGAGAATTCTCATCGTGTCTATACGACCACACTAATGCTCTTTTCCAAGAGATAATACCGAGTGGAGTATAATCAGCATTTAAAATTAAACATCTACTATTTTGAGGTTGCATCTTTTTCGTAGTTATCTAGTCTTCCGATAATTTTCCCGATAATTGGATTTCTCACAATGTCTGATGCTTCTAGTCTAGCTACAGCAATACCTTCAATATCAGCTAGGGCATTTGTCATTGACCAAAAGCCACCCTGCATATGTCTGTGTAAATCTGATTGACTAACGTCACCAGTTAAAACCATCTTACTATTAGTGCCTATTCTTGTTAATAACATTTTAAGTTGATCATAAGAAGCATTCTGACACTCATCAGCAACAATAAAAGCATTATGAAAATTACGACCTCTCATTAGTCCAAGAGGAACAATCTCTATTTTATTATTAGTTTTTAGACTAGCATATTTAGCACTAGGTATGAAATGATTAACTTCATCTAACAATGGTAATAGATAAGGATGTAATTTTTCTTCTGCTGTTCCGGGCAAATATCCAATCTTTTCTCCTGATTCAACTACTGGTCTAGTGATAATAATTTTTTTTACTTTATCGTCCAGTAGATATTCTAAAGCCATGCCTACAGCAATATGGGTTTTGCCACTACCAGCAACACCTTGACAGAATGTAATAACATTTTCTGCTATATCTCTGATGTATTGTTTTTGATTTTCTGATCTGGGTTTTAGCCTATTTCTGTAAATTTCTGGGATAGGGAGTTCTTTAGTAGCATCTATGACCTTGGACCTTTTCTTGGTGGTTTTATTTTTTCTCAAGGCTTACCCTTTAGCTATTATATGGAATAGAGATCCCAAGTTATCTAATAATACACCATATAGCAACTATTATTATAGTAAACAATTAGTAGATACTTATTAATTGACCGTTAAAGATTTACAGTAAACAAGCTCCACCGGCGCAACTAATTTCTTCTATGCCAGCGGTATTGTCTTCTGTTTCTAGTAGCTGAGTATAATCTACCTTTTGAAAACTATTATAGAGATCACAATAGATTTTCCAATTGTATACATCTTTCATACAATAGGTTAGTCTTCTGGTATCTCCGTCAAAATATTTACCAGCGAAATTTTTCATCTTTGTAATAAACTTTTGTTTGTTTTCATCATCACCTTCTTTAGCTTGATTTAAACTAACATAGTCACAGGCTGCCCATAGATTATTATTAAAAGCATTTAAGCCTAGTTCAATCAATCCAGAACACCATAAAGCAGCGTCTCCGTACTCCTTAACAATTTCTCTACTAGTATAAACAGTAGTGAATGGAGCTTGTGGATAATCTTTGTCTCCACTTTGAGGAATTAAAGATATGCCAGCAAAATATTTTCTATTGTCATAGATATACTTTGTTACAGAATCCCATTCATCTGGTTTTACTGTTACAGTATTACTAACATTATGACTCAAATACTCTTGTGTGCATAATGATCTATTCTTTCCAGAATGCACCCAGTTCTTTTGTGTCTCTTTTACAACAGATAACATTTCTACTGCTGGTAATTGATTTCTCAACTTAGAACCATCTGGAACTTCTATTGGAAACTTAACTACTTCATCAGTATTGTTTGCAGACCACGATGATTTCTCGCAGGCTTGTGGGTTTACTTTCTTAAAGTGTTGATATGGTGCTTCTAAAACATTCGCCTGTACGTGGCGTATATAGCGTTTGGCATGGTGTGGATGAATACCAGAGCTAGTGCCAAGCATACTTGATGATGTTCCTTCTGGCTTTAGACATGTAACTCTAGCTGCTTGATTAATATTAATTTTCTTAGAAATTTGTTTATTTGTATCAACAGCAATCTTGGCTCCCTTAGTTAGTGTCTGTTCTGTAAGCACAAGATCATGCTTTTCCATAGTACCAGTTAAAGATACTCCTAGCAAAGCTTCTCTTTCAAAGATGTTTTCGCTAGTTTTACCAAGATAGTCTATTTTAGTAAAACCAGCTTGTAAAGTACCTATTATAGTAGCAGCTTTACATCTTTCATAAAAATCTTCTTCATCAACGACACTAGAACAATTGATAGTAGAAAGATTACAACCCTGCCATCCACTCTTACCTGTACTCTCATCAATAGGCCACATTCCAATTTCAACACAAGGATTAAAAATCATCTCTGTTGATTCACTCCAAATAAAGCCGGGTTCGCCAAACTCTTTTACCGACTGCATCAAACCAGCAAATTCTTCAAAAGTGGTTTCACTTTTTAGAAGTAGGGCAGAGTTATTACTTCTGGCTCTTTGTGGATTTTCCATATACCAATTACCTGTCTTAGCCTTAGCCATTTCTTCATCGTCATGACTAAATAATGCTAACGAAGCACTTCTACGAACACCTCCAGATAATACAGCATCGCTACTATGCATTACAATATCATAAGCATCAATAGGGCGAAGTTTCTTCTGTCCATTAGCAACACACTTATCTAATAGAGTACGAATTTTTTCTAGACCATTAGCTAATGGTTCATATCCTGGAGCCTTACCTACTCCAGATCCTAATGGAGAACCTTTTGGTCTGATATTTGAGTAGTCAAATGTTACATGAGTATTCTTGTACTGCTTGAATTCTTCTACTGGCTTACTAAAATAAGAACTTAATAAGACACCCAAAGCATTGGCCCATCCTTCAATACTATCTTCGATTACATATTTAATAGCTTGATCTTGAGCAACATCATGCTCTAGTGATGGTAGTTTGGAAACATGGTGCTTCTGAACACTAAAGCCAGTACCAGAACCACACAATAGCAACCAAAAACATTCCTGAAAAAACCTTAAACGATCACAGTAACTAGCGGTGCAATTATAAATTTTAGCATGACGTTTTAGAATAGGATCTCCACCAAACTGTAGCGCTCTTTGACTACCAAGAACTTTCTTCTTGTACATCATATCATATGCCCAATCAATTTCTTCTGCTACTCCAAACTCATCATATTTAGAGTGCATCATCTGCCTCACCCTGTCCACAGCCTCTTTCCATGTTTCTCTGCGATTCTTATCTTCTAGCCAACGAGCATACTTACTAACGAAGGTATAATTTTGTAATTCTTGAATAGCAGACATGGATACTCCTTAAAAATTAATTATGATGTAGACTAGTTAGTACACCACTAGATCAGGTATGAATTATGGTTGGGATAATGAAGATGGCAAAGTCCTCCAAGTTCAGAATAGGCAATATTTTTATGACTGCCATCATGTATTTTATGTTGATCAATAAAATCTATTACTGCTCTTACTGAAGATTCCGACAATAAATGCTCTTTGGATAGATTATTATTCTCTACTGTTTTGGCCAACATATGCTCAGAATCACAACCCTCAATAGAGTGCCACGGTTGAATAGTGGGGTTTTCTTTCTTAATATTCTCATGTTCTGCTTTTAGCCGATAGATTAGGTCTTCATCAGGATAAAATTTGGTATGATTTTTAATGATGTAATAATTGGTTTGTGGATAATAAAAAGATTGATCCATTAAAACTTCAACCAATTTAGTCTTATCATATGTATTAAAAACATTATAACCAATATTGTTTATGTAATAGAACCCTTTATTTGCAGTAACATATTTATTGAAAATATCTTTAGTCACAACTACGTCGTTGGAAAATTTCCAAAGATAGTCATAATCAAAAGAGTCAGCAAAAGAAAAGATTTTTCCATCATTAAAAAATGTTCCAAATGTGTGTCCTAAATTCTCTACAGCAATAATGCTAAGATCTGTAGTTAAAAACTCCCTCAAAAAATTCTGAGAGGCTTCTATTAATTCTTTATTTCCATTGAGACAATAAACAACTTTAGGGAAAGAGTTTAGAAAATCAGCATTATATTTGGAAAAAGATAAAAACATAGATAAGTGCTCTTCATTTATTATAGTTCCCAGAGAACCAAATAAAGAACGAGAAACGATATCCTTAAGTTTTATGCGGTTTTCCAAAATGAATATATTCCTTTATCTATTTCGTAGTGGCTCCAGACAAACCTTGAACGTCGTGGTTGAGTTCTTGCCCATGTCCACATGTCGCTTAAGCCATCTGATAGAGATGTTATATGCTCAAATCCTAAAATGTCAACAGACTTTTGATAAGTTGGATAGGCATATTTAACTTCGTGTCTACCTTCCAGATAAATCTTATCTGCTTGCCCACCAACCACAGACAATAGAGCGTCTGCTGCTTCATTAATAGAACACTCGTAGATACCTCCTAGATTTATAATCTGCTTGGAGGCTTGTGGTTCTATAGCTGCTTTAAACAATGGTCCCACACTGTCATTAATGTGACTAAAGGCCCTCTTTTGTTCGCCATCACCAAAAATAGTAATAGGCCGACCTTCTAGGTGTTGATACATCCATATACCAAGAACATTACGATATTTGTCCCAAATGTTTTGTTTTCTACCATATACATTATGTGGTCTAATAATGCACCAATCTAATCCATGTTGTTCTCCAGCTACTTGTATATCCATTTCACAAGCATACTTTGCTATTCCATAAGGATCTATTGGTTTCTGTCTCATGGATTCATCAAATGGAGTAGGATTATCTCCATAAACTGCCATACTGGATGTAAAAACTAATCTGGTTATATTATACTTGATGCAATTATTTATTACGCGAGCAGTTGAAAGTAAATTATTGTTGTAATTAAACTGTCTTATAAAAGGACTTAGACCCTCTGCTGCATAAGCAGCTAAATGAAATACATAATCAGGTTTAATGGCGTTAAAAATATTATCGAACTCTGGATCCAAAATATTCATCTGATAAAAATGAACATTAGGATTAATATTATCTTTATATCCACCACTAAGGTCATCTATTCCATAGACACTATATTTTGGATAGTTTTGTATAATGTAATCGGCTAAATTAGAACCTAATAATCCTGCATTGCCAGTAATAAGAATTTTATTCTTCATAATAATTAATTCCTCTAATAATTTCTGTGGTATCTGGTTTATGTGAATTGGATGGCCTTTGAATAATCGGCTCAAATCCCCATTTTTGAGAAAATACTTCGGATGCAATATTTTCACTATTCCTAAAGTAATCAGCATCCTCTATATTAGAAGATTTTTTTGTAGCCATACTTCCAAAATGATAAAAATTTAATTGTCGTGTTCTACGAAATTGTATACCCAATAATTCCAATTTTAAGAAAAAATCCCAGTCGCAAACAAATGGAGAAGGATATACAAGGTCAAAACCTCCAACTGCCATAAACAGTTTTTTACTAATACAAAATGGGAATATTTCTCCGTCATTTGTAAGACCACTATTTTCTCTTAATGTGGGTTCTATCTCTAGAAAATCCTCGTATTTAAAGTTGTCTATTGTACCAAAATCATATTTGATAAAATTAAAGATACTATCATTTCTTTCTATTTGATTAGGAGATATGACTATATTTTTATTCATCTGACTTAGTAAAATAGTATCCCAATTTTTAGGAAATACATTATCATCATTCAATATTAATAACCATGGATTAATAGAATAATATGCTCCTAAATTGATAGAAAATGGCATACCTTTATTTGTTTCATTAACCGCGAATTTCACTAAAGGATTATCTATATATTTAGTAGCCATTTCTTCATACATATCAACAAAACCATCAATGACACATATTAGTTCGCTGTTTGTTGTTTGTGTATCAAGAAAAGATTTAATACAAATTTCTAAACATTTAGGATTTTTGAAAGATGGAATAATTGCTGAAATCATATCTGGTCTCCTATTGATGCACAAGAGCAGGTGATGGGTCTCTCTATTACTCTGCCATAAACTAAATTATACCAAAAATCATATTTATATGGATCTGTAATTTCAAGATCAAATACTGATAAACATTCAGAGTCATTGGCAACATATCCTGGCCACATCTCCAACCCTAATTTATGTTCATGTGTTCTATAAGTATTTTCTGTTAGATTTGAACTAAACCAAAAAAATGTTCCACAATAATGAAAAGCTGCACCAAATGAACTACCATTTCTTTTTAAACAACCAACAAATTTATACTTATTAGTTAAGAGTTCTGGTTTAATTTTATTGTAAAATAAATCTAGGTTATATTTAAATAATGTATTAACCCAGCAAGTAATAGAATAAGTTTTTTCTGCATGTGTACAGCCTTTACTGTGTCCGTAAAAGGTATAACTATTTTCTTGTTTATGAGCTTTTAATAAATTATTTAGTAATGGACAAGCTTTATCAAAAAAATGTAAAGTCTCTCTAACTTCACTATCATTAATAACAGGAATAATATAAACATTTTTTTTAGCAAATTTTTTAACTATTAATTCAAAAATAGGATTATTATGAAATGTATTGTCTGGAGATGAAACAGTAAAAATTTTATGTCCGTTAAAAATATCTAGGTGTTGTTCTATTTTTGCAATTGAATAGCAAACTTTTTCATGTCTGACACAATGAAAATGAAAAATCAAATTAAATACTGGATCATCTTTTATTTCTCCATCTATAGCAACATCAGAGATAGGCTCTTGTGTTACAGTGGTGTCTGTTTCTTTTGTTGGAAAAAACCAATTCCATAAATTCATAATATATCGCTCCAGTTAATTAGAGGAGCCAACCAAGCGGTTTCTCCATGAGTTGAATATCCCGGAATAGAAGAAATTAAAAAAGCCTGTTGTTTAGCTAATTCTATAAACATTTGAAAATCATTAGGATGACGGTCTTTTGTCCATTCCCTAATAATTTTTTCATATTTTTTGAGTGTGTCTACTTTGCTAGCAAAAGTCATAGTAGTTGAGTTTGTGATTTTCCAATGACATGAATTTGTAAGATAAACTCTAGTATTTTCTGCATTACCTTGACAAAATGGATTACCTCCACTAGCCGGATCCATGTATTTATCTGGATGATCATATAACGTCACAAAAGCAGGATCTAAAGATAAACCTTCTAATAAAATTTGTGGAGCTATTGGTTTGTGAAGATAGTCGTTTTCTACAAAGTAAACTATTTCGTCATCAGGCAATGATAGAGCTTTATCTAAAGCCAGATTAAAAGTTCCTGCTCCATGACCAATGGATGTATGCATGATATCATTTTTAATATACTTTTTAACCATATTTGTTGTATCATAAGAAATATTATCTGCTATAATAAATATATTATCTAAATAATCATAAAAAATATGACAAAAGTTTTTTAAACAATTTTCATTGTTAATATATGAAGGTTTAATTTTATTATATCCTTGATCAGATATTCTATAAAAGATTTTCATTGTCATTTAATATTTTTTCACATATTTTTTTAAGTTCATCATTAGTCTTATAAAAATGAATACAGTCTATCTCCGTACCATCTTCTTTGGTTGGAACATAAACATCTAAAGCTTCTTTTGGATGCACCATATAACCAGGCCATAGCTCTACATCTAATATATGTCCAGTTTGTTTATTCCAATTATTTTCTTGTAGTATTTTTGTTTGAAACCAATAAAAAGTACCTTGGTAATGAAATGGCGGAAACCACGCTAATGGCAAACTAGCCTGTACTTTGGTTTTATTAACACCAATAAATTTGTAATTGCCAAAATGTGGTTTAACTTTGCTATAAAATAGTTCTATATTGTATTTCCAAAGATATTTAACCCAACAATTTATTCCAAAATTTCCAGTCTCATGACTATTTCCTTTGCTATGTCCATAGAAAGTATAATTATCATCTGATAATATCTTATTTTCAATATGTTTAGACAATAGCGGAAGATGAGAAGTATAGAATGTTTTACCTTCTCTTATTTTTGGATCATTCAGACAAATGGTAATTAAACAGGTTTTTTCAAACTTCTCAAGTATAGATAGTAACACTTCATAATCTTCTTCTGTATAGTTCAATGGTATTGATATACTAATATGCTTATATTCATCAAATATGTATAGGTGTTTAGACAATTGCTCTATAGCATAGGTTGTCATTGGGTGTTTTTTACAATAAAAATGAAATAGTAAATTATTCATTGGATAATCCAGCTTGTTGCTCCTATAGGACTAATTTTGAGATTCTTTAATGTAGCAAATTCATCTACTGCTTTTCTTATTCCTGGTGAAATATAATCATGTCCACAAAAAACACCATCTTCAATTTTTTTTGGATACCATGCTATCAAATCTTTTAATACCTCTTCATAATCATGACTAGTCTTGATAAAAATACCATTTAAAGAATTATTATCAAAAGTTTTAGCAGCATTGATTATATTTTTTTTGATTATAGTAACAAGAGTTTTACCGGGAGAAATATTTTTTAGAAATAGCTCATATAAACCATTGGGATTGTTCTGTAGTATAGGTTCAAAAAAAGAACTAGTTTGATCCATATTCTCTTTAAAACCTTCCCAGCTATCTACTGCAAATATTTGTCCTCGTTGTTGTAGATTAAGCGAGTGTGCTACAAAAAATGCCAAACTTTTACCTTTACCCACACCCACTTCTGCAAACTTGAAGTTGTAAGGCATTTTACGAATGATAAGATCATATAAATCGTAAAAATCACACGGGCCATCAATAGCATTATTGAAGTAATACATAAAGTGTTATTTAGGTTAAATTACGATTAAGAAGTGGAGGATATTTGATTATAAAACAAATTTTGTCCTCTTTGTTTTACTATATCTTTATGATGAATAATAGCCAATTTTGGGTCTGGGGGTATAGTGGCATAATTTTTTTGTCCAGACAAGTGCTCATGTACCACTCCTAGCCATTGGATAGATTTGTTATTTTTATAGATTCGTGTTTGATAATCTGGCCAGTTTACCCACCCAAATTCATTAAGGCTCCAACCCCAGTTATCAATATCTTCTTGAGTAATATTGGCAACAGTATTGATCCTAGGTAAATAGTACAAATCAACTTGAGGATTTTCTAATAAAATAGTTCTAATAATAGAATACGATTCATCAAGCATGTACTCATCTGCATCAAGATTAAATATATAGTCTTTCGTAGCTAGGGAGGTCATATAATTTTTCATTTTTGAAAAATTGGTATCAAAATGAAAATCTCCATAAATAATATTGGTGAATTCTAAAATAGATCGCTTGATAGATTGATACCATTCTGTCTGTTTTTCTTCTTTATTTCTATAAGATTGGACCACAATAATCTCATCATCTGCTGTAGAAATAGTTTTAAGCTGATTTAATAGACGAATGACTTCATCATTTTCTTGATAAACTATAGTACAATATGAAATCATATATCACTATCCAAAAATTCCTGACAAGAAATTAAATTCAATAACTGTTTAGAATTATTGGCAAATTCTTCATATGTCATATCAACAGGAGAAAAATCTTTATGCTCTATTTCTGGACTATTTTTTATAATTCCCACACCTAAATCTGTATCAACCACACAAGAGAATAAAGAGTTAGTTTGTTTAAATCCAACAAAAGCTCTCCATACATCTCCAGTCCAACCAGCCTGTTTTCTAGGAACAACTTGATGGTCATAATCTGGTGGTAGGCAATCATGCAATAAAATAAATCCATTAGGAGTTACATGATTTAGTGAATTTTTAATATCTTTAGCTACTTGATCAGCATAATGCAATCCATCTATAAAGATAATATCATATAAATAGCCTTGATCTATGGACTCAAAAAATCTATCTGATGTAAATGGATGAGTAACTTCAGCAGCTATTATTCCTTCTGCTCCTGGATCAACACCATGTTTTAGAGGAGCCTTAATTTCTTTAAAGTTATGTCCATTAAAAATACCAATCTCTAAATATTTAGTCAAATTATATTTTTTAATGAGAGAGTTGATAATATCATATCTAAGCATGTTTCACCAATCCTTCTAGCCAGGATAAATCGGGACTTATATATTCTACACTAAGACCACTCATTCCTATAAACAAATCAAATCTTTTTTGTTGTTCTTCATCAAATAAATGGGTTCCGTGATTTTTTCTCATATATACTTTAGTAATTCCCTCTTGCCAAAGAGCCATTATACAATCATTACAAGATTGGCCAGTTACATATGCTATTCCATTATCAGGTCGAATGGTGCAGTTTGAGAGGGCGTTACGCTCTGCATGTATCATCCAAGGATATTTATCTGGTCTAGTATTGGGAAGTTTAGTATCATCAAGTCCTTTGGGGAATCCATTATATCCTAATCCTAAAATCCTGTTATTATGGTCAGTAATAATACAGCCATGTTGAGTTTGAATGTCGTGACTACGAGCAGCCACAGCATGTGCCAGCCCTATGAAGTATTCTTGCCAGTTTGGTCTCATAGAACATTATACTTTCTAGAGAGAGTAAGACAAGTCCATTATTTTTTAAAGAAACTATGGATTGCAGTCTGGTGGTTTTGTGATAGATCCTTTTATAATGGTAGTATTTTTATTATAACATGATCCACTATTAAAAATAGCTGATCCATATATTGTAGTATTTGAACAAAAACTATAATTTGTAAATAAAGCATCAGATTTAAGAGTGCCTTCTATACAGTTTGAACCATTGAATATAGCATAACCATCTATGGAACCTTTATTTATACTGCTATTATTAAAAACACCAATTCCTTTTATTTGACCACTATTTATTGCTCCATTAGTAAAAGTTCCTGAGTCCACTACTATACCAACAAAATCATTAGTAGATTGATTATCAAAATATGCACTATCAATAGATCCATAATTAATAGATGTGTCATAGAATAATGCAAAGGGTGTGCTCTGTGCATTGCTGGCGTTGTAAGAAGAGTTATAAAATCTACTGAAATATACCGTTGAAGCATTTTTTGAGTTATTGTAGAAAGTCCCATCAAGTATTGTACCACTATTAGTTGATTGATTATTAAATATACCCACAGACCCACTACCTAGATTATAACCACTTCCATAAAAAAGAGCGGTTGTTTTAACATTTCCAAGATTTGCGCTATCATAAAATTTACCTTCACCAGAAACTATTCCATTACTATCATTAGTACTATTAAAAAATGATCCTTTTTCAATAAATCCCTTATTAATACCAGAAGTAAATATACTATTTCCTACTATTTGTCCATTGTTTTCAGCTAATACTAATACAGTATCACTATCTCCTATTATTAAAGAACGATTAGAAGGAGGATTAGATCCTGATCCTTGGAGAAGTATTGTCCCTGACAATAGTCCACTATTGATTGATGAATCATATAGAAATATTTTTCCAAAACATTCCCCATAGATTTTACTATCATTCAAAAATATTGTTTGACCTGTTAAAATTCCACTATTTTGAGACCGATCATGAAATTGAAAAATTCCTGTTGAGTTAGCTTGATTAGCAGAGGAATCATAAAAGTCTAATAAAGACACTTGATTACTATTGTTAGTAGATTTATCTGTAAAAATTCCATGTCCTAGTATATTCCCAGATACATCATTAATAGCTGTACCAGAAAAATATGCTTCCATTACCCTTCCCATATTTTTTGAATCGCCAGAAAAACATATTATAGGAGTTATAATTGTACTATAATTGATAGATGGAGGATTATTTGAAAAAAAGCTTCCTGAATTTGAAATAATTCCAGAAAGAGTATTTATTGAACCTTGATAAAAATCTCCAATATTTATACGATTAAAATTATATGATTGTTGAAAATTACCAATATTAACAATTCCACTATTAATACTTTTTGATTGAAAAAATCCATAATTAACATTACCATAATTTATGGATTTATAAAACGACCCATAATCAATAATTGTTCCAGAATTAATACTTTGATCAAATTCAGCTATAAATAAAACATCATAATTAATGGACTTATAGAAAATAGACAAATTTTGAATTGGCCCATAATTAGTTCCATTTATAAAACTAACACAAAAACTATCCTTAGGCACTGGAGGATATGTCGAAATAGATCCGTAGTTTGTAACACCCCCACTATAATCTATTATGGTAGTACCATTGAATAAAACATCTCTGTATCCAACTATATTTGCTTGATTAGTTGAATATTCATTAAAATTAACTGTAGGAATACTTGCTCCACTATAATTTTGTAAAAATATTCCTGTCGCAACAAAACTATAGGGAGTGGTGCCAGTGTTAAATATACCTGATGAAGTATAAATAAATAATGGATTGAATTTCCATGTTATAGTCCCTTGATTAATACTAGCACCAGAAAAACTAACATCAACATTATTTAGTTCTCCAAAATTTATTGCTGTATCTGTTATTTTTAATATACGATTACCAGATGTTAAAAACTCATAGCCGGATACCAAAGGTCGTCTCATGGAACTACTATTACTAGACTTATCATAAAAAATAGCATTAATTATAATTCCATTATTTAAATTCATAGATTTATCATAAAATAATCCAGTAGGATCAATATATCCTTTATTGAATGATTCATTAAAAAAACTCAATTTATATCCAGTACCCATAACAGCGTTTTGTCCAGAATTATAAAATTCAGCATTTTTTACATAATTATTGTTGGAAGAGTAACCAGAAAAAAGAACAACCAAATCTTTATTAATAATACCGCTATTAATAGAATTTTCATTAAAAACTATATCACAATTACCACTAAGAAAAATATTTCCACAATTGATACTGTTACCACTAAAATAAGCCAAACTTTGAATTATAGCCCCACTAGAGTTAATAGAATGAGATAAAAACCTACCACTCTCTACAATACCACTAACTCCATTACGACTATTATCATAAAAGAAAATATTTGAACCAGATCCATAATTTTTTGAAGAATTATAAAACATACCAGAAGTTTTAATTCTTGCAGTTGATCCTGAATTATTTATACTGTTATTATAGAAAGATCCATTTTTTAAAAATCCATTATTTATGGAGGAATCATTGAAGATGCCTGTTGTGTTAACTGTAATATCATAATAGGTATTCGTAGATGAACCATAAAACTGACCCAAATCTATAATCTTTCCTCCGTTCACAGATAAATTATAGAAAATTCCAGTTGTTATTATTCCGGTATTAATTGAAAAATCTTTAAAAATACCAGTATTTGAAATAGTTCCATAGTTTTGAGATGAACTATTAAAAATACCATTTTTTATTAAGCCTAAGTTAGCACACCCTGTACCGAATGTAACAAAACCACTAGTTTTAATCTCTGATTGATCCATGTTATTTGAATAAAAATCAAAACTAATTTCGGCAGAAGGTGACGTTAGATTACCAAAATTTTGACATCCACTACTAAAAGAAATCTTACCAGATGTAGCTAGGTTACCCCGATTTATTCCGCTTATAAAAATAACATCACCACTAGGAATCAAGCCAATACTCATATTTTCCGAACAAATAAATTTAGAACCATTATTTAATGATCCACCATTATAAGCATAATAAAAAAGAGAAAAATCTTTTAAAGTTCCAAAATTATTTGTACCAGAATAAAAAATACAAGGTTGAGTAATAATTCCACTATTTAAAGCTCCGCTAACAAAAATGCTAGTTCCAGAAATAGTTCCGTAATTAGCACTATTTTCTCCACTAAAAATACAATCACCAACTATTATTCCATAGTTACGAGAACCACCAGAAAAAATAGGATTTCCATACAGATTACCATAATTCTTAGAGTTATGCCCAAATTTAATATCACCATCTAGTGCCGCAAAATTAGTAGATCGAGTAAAATCAAAAGTTCCCTGACCACTACCTCTTAATTTAGATTCATTATTGAATCCTGACTGGTCATCAATCGTGGTACCTGAAATCCAAAAATTACCCTCCCAATATATTTTATTATTATTTGCTTGTGAATTTATTAATAATCCACTAGAACAAGATATGTATGTTGTTATATCATCGGTTCCATGAAAATAACAATGGTCTAAATTTAATATATTAGATTTGACATAGCATTCATTGATATAAGTATGATCTAAAGATCCTGAATTCAGATTACTAAAAATAATTTGATTTAAAAAAGTAGATTTATGACCAGGATAAGTAATTAATGTAGAAATATCCCAATTGCAAAACTCATTAATATTCCAATGTTGACATGTAATATTCTGTGGACCTAGGAAAACTGTGTCTGCTGCTAAATTAGCACAAGAAAATTGTAAACCTCCTTCACCTATAATAACACCTGTTGCTATCACAACATTAAGATTATGACATTTTAAAAATGGCATTCTTCCAAAACATGTACTATCTATGATAGAATAAGTATATCCAGTTCCTTCTATTTCAACGTCATCTATTTCATTTTTAGGTATACTATTATTTTTTTCTGTTAAATTTTGATCAGAATACCAATGATCTTTATCGCACCATGTTGATGGAGACATAATAGCCTTTATTAATTTGGATTAAAGTAAACTATAGATCCGTCGAGCACTGGTAAAATAGGCTTAGTAAATTGATCATAATCTAACTTTTGAAGAAGAAATCCTTCTTTCATAGAAAGAGCAAAAGCTAAACCAAAAGCCTTTTGTTTATCGGTACACTCAAAAGGAACACATGTCCCTTCATCTGTGCAAGCAGCAAAATCTTCTGGTGTAGGACATGGAGGTGGACAAAATTGAGATTTACAACCCTTATAGTCTGGGGCTCTATTGAAATCTAACATACATTTTAAATGACTTTCAGTTACCAAAAAACTTCCGGGAGGTATTGGTCCCCAAGTAGGATTACCTCCAGAATTCCATTCTCCCCAACTGTTTGCTAATAAAAATACACATTCTTTAAATTCAGTTTTTCTATCATCGTAAGCTATGATAGAGTAGGTATGATACCAATTACGATCTGGATAACTTAATCCAGTAGAATCTCTAATATCAGGAAAACCGACATTAGTAAATAGTACTACCCCATATCCATTAAATAATAAATCTTTAATATTCTTAACAATTGTCTCTGTATCACCAAATAATCCACAAATAGTTTTGATTCTGTCAATAGTTCCAGAAGTTGACGTATCTTTAGTATAATCATATCCATTTTGAGATTGCATATATCTTAAAAATACATTATCAGGACTAGCATAAAAATTAGATCCACTGCTATCTATGAAATTAGCATAACCACCATAACTTTTTCTTTTAATAATACCAATATGTTTAAATATTGAATCCACCCATCCAGCATTAACTGTACCACCAAATAAGCTATCATCAGATCTCTGCAAATATGTAAAATCAAACCTTAAAGTTAATGGTCCATGACAACATTTATTAATTTTATCTTCGCAAGTTGGTGAGGTACAGCAAGGATTATTAGCAAATCCTACTGGATCTTCTTCTGGGTCTATATCACAAGTACCACAGCTACCACAATATCTTTTGCCAGTTTTATTTCGCATACACGAATGAGGAGCACCAATAGCACCCACTACTTCGTCTTCAAACTTAGTATTAGTTATGCAGGATAGGTCTCCACAACCTGTTGATCTATTAAGAGCAGTATCTTCTGATACTAAATCAGGCCCCAGCATTAATAAACAATCAGGTAAAGAATTACCAGCAAAACGCTGTAAATACTCTGTTGCCATCCTAGCTTCCCATAAATCATAAGCTTTTTTGATTTCTGTATCACAAGCTCTAGTAAGATCACAAGAATTTCTAACAGCAAAAGCTGTTCCACTATCCATAGATGGTTGAATTTCTTCAAAAGCTTCGGCATCTATTCTGGTTAAAAATTTAAATGGTATACCAAGCTTTCCTAATCCAGTATCAGTAATAGTATTCCAAGTATCTTTTTGTTCAGATGTTGTCCCATTTGGATTAGTTACAATAGAATTGAGAGTTCTTCTGTAACAAGGTGTTTTAAGATGTTTCAGAAAATATACTAATCTTACTAGATCATATGGCGTTCCTTTTCCATGAATATCATTATATATCTGAGAGGTATATTGGTTGTATAATTCTCTAGGAGTAAGCATAGTATCACAGTCACTTTAAAGTAATAAGATCAAAATCACTTAATTTGATTAACCTTATTATAAAGCACAAGAGCAAGAGTGCCACCGGCAACACCCATAAATATACCCGCTGGACTCATGCTACTATATTGTCCCATTAAATACATTATAGCTCCACCTAAATAAGAACCAGCTACTCCAAGAGCAACGGTTTTAACAAAGCCAAAATTTTCTTCGCCGGGAACTAAACTTTTGGCAATAGACCCCACAAATAGACCATAAACACACCATACTAAAATATTAAACATTGGCATTCTCCACTAGGGTTTGAATCTCATCATCCGTGAGAACTTCTCCTGTCTCTAACAAAGCATTCAAAATACTTAATGAATATTTTTCATAATCTTCTCTATTCATTTCTCTTCGTAAAATTTTCTTAATTCTCATTTTTGTAAACCAGCCTCTACGCTCACTAAAAGTATGTAACTGCTCACCATACATAGCATATTTATCTTCTGTTGTAGAACTAGCTGATAGTTTATTTTTATTGCATTCTTGTAAAATTCTTACACAGGTGAGAATGATACTAATGATCATTAGGATAGTAACAATAGCAAATCCATATACTTCGTCTTTTTTAACATTAGATTTTTCTAAAATTTTAATAGCTATAGCTTTGAGTTTTGCATTATCTGGAGTTGTCATAATTATCACCTTATTAAAATGATTGAATCTTAATTTGATACACCTTATGATACATTTGTTGTTCTAAAGGATCTTTTACCTATTGTGAATGAAGCTGGGCCATATGCAGTTGCTGTATAATACCTATATACGGGTGTTGCATTATAGGTACAAGCATCTCCAATACATAAATCACCATATCCTATAAGTTTTCTGTATGTTCTAGTATATCCAAAATTAGAAATATTAAATTTAGGAGAGGTAGCATTGTAGTTATTTATTGTGTTGCTATTAATTGATAATTGTTGGAAAAATTCTATCTCCATAGGATTTAAACGATCAAGCTCATAACCACTTGGTCTATATGCTTCTTTAATAAAACTTGCGCCAAAATTATATGTCTCTCCACCATTTGCAGTATAACAAGCCGCACCACTAGGATTAGTAAATGTTAATGTTCCTTTTGCAAATTCAGACGATGATCCTCCACTACATAGAATAGAAAAATAGAATGATTTTGCTGTTATAGCTGCTGATACTGGTGTCCAACCACTTAAGTCCGAAGGATTAGGGTCTGTAATAGTTTTAAATGTTGTTTGACAATAAGGAACATTAATATAATCATCAGTTTCTGGATTATATACGCTTCTTGTTGTCATATAACATGAGTTAGCAGTAGTTGAATATGATACTCCTGATACTGGGATCAATTCTTTTATTTTCATTGTAGAAGCTAATGGCATAGTAAATGAGACATACCAATCATTATCTCCACTATCATCTGTCAAAAATTTAAAAGAAGAAATCAAATTAATATTTTCACCAGGTTTTGAAGTATATAATGGACTATAATCTATAACCATTGCTGGATCTATATATCCAGATGTAGTACTGATAGTATTAGCGCTATTATTAATAAATGTTATTGGGTCAGTAGATGTTCTAGCTTGGTCAACTGTAAAAATAGTATATTTATGAGGAAAAGAAGTTCCTATAGTATAACCTATATTAGATCCATCTATCATATTTAAACCGGTTGTAGAAATAATACCTGATTTATATTTTCCTTCGGTTCCACCATAAATACCACCAGCCGGAGAAGATGATTGATATTGAATTTGTATTAAATTACCAGCTCTAGCATTTAATCCTGTATTATATATCACACCACTATATGGCCAATCAGTTTCAAAGTCTCGGACTATTAGGTTTTCCGTTCTGGAATTTAATCCAGTAGTGGAAATAATACCGCTGGTATATTTACCTCCAACTCCACCATATTTATCATCTGCGGGAGTATCTGTGGAAAATTGAATTTCCATATTATTACCAACTCTAGCATTCAAACCAGTATTGTAAATTACTCCACTATAAGGCCAAGCTCTTTCAAAATCTCTTACTATTAAATTTTCACTTCTTGCATTTAATCCTGTAGTTGAAACTATGCCACTAGTATATTTACCTCCAACTCTACCATATTTGTTAGCTGCTGGTGTGGATGTTGAAAATTGGATTTCCATATTATTTCCAACAACAGCATTCAAACCAGTATTATAGATAACACCGCTATAGGGCCAATCGGTTTCAAAATCTCTTACTATTAGATTTTCTGTGCGAGAATTAAGTCCAGTAGTAGAAATAATACCGCTAGTATATTTTCCTCCAACACCACCGTATTTATTAGCAGCCGGAGTTGATGTTGAGAATTGAATCTCCATATTATTTCCAATTCTGGCATTCAATCCAGTATTGTAGATAATACCACTATAAGGCCAGGAAGTTTCAAAATCTCTAACAATTAAATTCTCTGTACGAGAATTAAGTCCTGTTGTAGAGATAATTCCACTAAAATATTTTCCTCCAACCCCACCATACTTATTTGCTGCCGGTGTTCCTGTGGAAAATTGTATTTCTACATTATTTCCAACAACAGCATTTAATCCAGTATTATAGAGTATTCCACTATATGGCCAAATAGTATCATAGTCTTTTACTATTAAATTTTCTGTTTTACTATTTAATCCAGTAGTTGCTATTTTCTGAGTATATGGATAGGAACTAGAATAATTGATATCTATTAAATTATCTTCTTGTGCAGTAGAGAATACTGTTGCTGGTCCTTCTCTGGAAAAGCCTACTCCGGAAACACCAATCATATCTATGATATATTTTCTGAGATTAGCTATTGATGATTCTCTAGAGTCTGGCAAACAATTGATTTTATTGTATCCAGTAATAACATAAATTAAATCATCATCTACTATCTTAAATGGTGGTGGTGTATTTGGATCAGACATATGATTCAACCACCTTGATTATTTTTTGACGGATTTAAGAGGACAACTGCCATCAGGACAATTTGGTGATGTTGAATATACTTTTGGAGTTGGGGCTTTTGGATTAAATGATTGAATTGGACCTACAGAAATCGATCCTTTATCTGCTTCACAGTATGTGCAATCAATTTTAAGAATACCATCACCACTCATATACCAACCCTTACCCTTGCAAACGGGACAATCTTTTCTTTTATACTTTTGTGATACTTCCTGTACATGCTTGGCTTTAATAATGCCTCCAGCAAGAGTCACCGGGGCCGTTGTTGAGCCATAGTAATGAGACTGAGTAAATAACAAACTAACGCAAAATAAACCAACGAATAATTTATTCATTTTTATCTCTCCATGGAAGAGGTATAATATTATCAATAGTATCCACAACTCTTTTCAAGGGTCGTGGCCTATTGGGTTTCACTGGAGAGTCTGGATTATCAATTTTAGGTTTTGGTCCAAACTTTTTTTGAGCTTTGGTAAATAGTTTTGCCAAAGTTTCAATCATGCCAATGATCATGTTAATGACAGCGCGGAGTTCTAATCTTTCTCTTAGGTTCATAAAATATTCCTAGGAATTTAGATATATAAATATATACACCTAATAGAGATGATGGTTTAAAATAGCTAATTGCGAATTTTAGAGATAGTCTTCAAACCCGTAGCTTGGTAGCTTTTGGAGAGGAAAACCGTCAAAACTGCTAAATGTATATGAGCCATTCATAGCAAGCATACCAGCAGCTACATCAACATGAATTAAAAATGAACCATCTGGAATTGGACCCCATTCGGGATGTCCACCATCATTCCACTTTCCCCAGCTATTTTGGACTAAAAAGGCTGGCTCACTACCAGTATCATCACATGCTATCCAAGCCATACAATGCCCCCAGCTACCAGATTGTTTAGCAAATCCCCTTTTATCTCTTGTATTACTAAAACCATAATTAGAACATACTGCTATACCATAGCCATTAGATAGAGCATCACGAGCCTCTTCTACTGTTCTAATTAATGAAGCAGTTTTGATCTGATGATCATTGGCTAAGTCTAATACTTTATCTGGAAGTCCTCGACCTCCCCAGCCAGCACCTAGATTGCCATTGTATTTACTAAAGTCAGCAATGCCGGGATAATTCTTTCTAAGAACTATACCACCAATCTTACTAACAAATTCAGCGGCTCTAGCACAACTCATGCCTTCACCAGAAAAACCCCTAGCACCATAAATAGCTTCCGTTGCACCTTTTGTTACCCAATCTTCTCTTTCGTGATTTACATCTATTTCTACCGCTCTAGTAACATCACAAGCATTTCGTGTTCCATGACTGACACAATCTCCGACAGTTTGTCTTTCATTATAAGGATTCTTCTCAAACCTTAACACACTCTTATACGGTGTTGAAAGTTTCCCTTTACCAGAATTTTTAATTTTTTTACTAGCATCACCAAACAATGGATATTTTGCATTCTCCATAAAATGGTCGTATACGTGTTGCTCCCATATGCAACCACTAAATCCTTGACGATAGTTATCGTAAAGCTCTTTTGGAGAATAACGTGGCATTATTTTGACCCTTCATTGCAAGCCCAAGCTAAAGCATTAAGACCTTCTACAGCTTTAACTCTTAGCTCTTTTGATAAAAGAATTTGATCATCACCAATAGAAGCAACTACTACTTCTTTTGCTTCTTTAGCTAGATTTGGATATTTACCTTTCATATCCAATCTGAGCATAATACCAGCTAGACTATTAGCTTGACGAATTTCTTCAGTACTTTTAATTACTTCGTCTTCACCGTCAAGTTCAACTAGCTTTGCTAAATCAATATATAAATCTCTTAGCTTCCTAGCTTCTGACTTGATACCAGCTTCTTTTAGAACTATTACAACATCATCAGCTTCTTTTTTTACAGCTTCATCTGTTGGTACTGATAATTCAAGAACATCTACTACAGTTGGTCTAGGCTTAAACATATCAGAAAACTCTGGCTTAAGTAGACCTACTAAAATGAGTAAACCACCTAGTGCTAATAATACTTTTTTATCCATGCTCATGATACTTTATCCTCTTTTTTGCAAACATTGGGACTTAGGAAAGGAAACATTTGGTCAGCAACCTTAACTGCTTCGCCGCAACCGCTTTGAACAGCCAAATCTCTGGTTTGCTTCCATGATACAACTAGCTTAAAAAAAGTATCATCTGGTTGATTAGCTGCTAACTTTGGAACAACAACAGCATCAACTGATGGTACAACAATTGGTACAACAGAAGAAGGAGTGGAGCCTTTCATTTTAGCTAATAGACCACCCAAGAATGTTTGTACGGGACTCAACTTATCCTTAAATAAAACCCATAGTACAAGACCAGCACCAGCATAAAGAGCCAAATCCATTGTGCTCAAACGACTACTAAACTCTTGGAAACTTTCTGTGAAATTCATTGGAATCTCTCTTTCTCATTTATCTGAAACTTTAGGGGTATTATCGACTGTATTATCAACTGTTGGAGTACTGAAAACACCAGTATTTTTAAAGGTAGTAACCATAGCATCTATAGAAGCGCCAACTAAAATCATTAACAGCTGTTTAACGTACTTTTGTATAATAGGTTGTAGCAAGTGTGGTAGAAAGGGAAATTCTACTACTAAAAAAACCTGATCATAAAAACTAGAAACGGCATTCATAGCTATTTCTTTTTTATTAGATCCTTTTAGTTCTGGATGAGTTAATTGAATTTGTTGGACTATATCTGCTATTGCTAACTGTAATAAATTCCATGCTTGAGGAACTGCTACTGATTCTGCTTGTTTAAGCATAGCTTTAGCAGAGTCAACGATGTTATTGATCTGTAATAGGACTATCGGATTTGGCATTGGTTTTTCCTGTGGTGTTTTTGGGTTTTTTCTTTTTTCTACTATTAGCTCTATTTGCTACTTTTCTTTCTTCTGGATTAGCTGTGCTCCACCAAGTTTTCTTTAGTTCAGCTCTACTTGATACATACTTAAATAGAACTGTTAATTGTCCTATAATAAGTATTGTAGCTTCTAGACCTCTACTTGTTTCTTGAATCAAATCTTCTTTCTGACTATTCTCTCCAATGATTCCCATTAAATATAGTCCACTAAAAACAAAGCTGACCATAGTGAACCAAAATTCGCTAGTTCTATAGCCGGGTTTGACCATGAATGTTAAACTCCCATTTTAAATTGCCAAAAAATATCATGTGCCGCTAGGTAATACTTTAACAAATATACCATTATAGAACTTATTGCCATATTTATTGTAAATGGTACTGATTGCTGGTGTGTTCTTGACGTAATTGTTATTTGTTGAATATTTACCAGTAAATGTTGTTGATACGACTGCTGTGCCATTTTTAACCACATTACCACTGATTGCAGCTTGAACGTCTGTATATGGTCTAGCCATTGTTTGATTCTCCAGAATAAGGGGTTGTAATTATATACACTATTTTTCGATGCGGTCTTCTAGAGCCTCTAGAGTTTTACCAAGTGTTGCTATTTGAATTTTTAATTCTGTCATAACTTCAGTGTTTCTTTGTAAAGCATTAGCAAAAGCCGCTTGGGTTTCTTTATTAGTATTTAATCTTTCCATAATAAATTGACGATCATGTACATATGGAGATTGTGTCTCAATCATTACTAAAACTTCTGATTTAGTAGCCATATTTCGTCCTATAGCCACCCAAAACCCTACCATAGTAACAATAATGCCAATACTGGTTGTAGCAATATTTTCCCAGAAATGAATAATTGTTTCGCTCATGAAATTTACCTTCTAAGTAATAACTAAAAGCCAACGACACTCAAGGCATCGCTGGCTTTAGTTGTATAGTAAAATTGATTAGTTATACTCAGCCAGTCTTAGCCTTGTAATCATTATTTATAACTGGTACTACGCCACCAAGCTTATAAGTAAGCTGACCAGGAGCAGAACGAGTTGGATTTGCAGCATTATCTGTGGCTAATGTATCAACAGCTACAACAGGATAACCATTATCGAATGTTCCTGTATAAAGGTTGTACTTGTTAGCTCTGATAGCTGTTGTGAATCTACGAGTTCTAAGGGTTTCAAGTTTGTGGATACTACGAGTGATACCTGGAACATTAGCTCCAGTTAACAATGAAGTATTAGCAACACCAGCTATATCTGATGTGGTTCTCATAGCAACACCATTCTTATCATTATAAGCAAAAGTGCCAGCACTTAGAGCTTTATCAGCCCAACTATTATCAAGAACTGTTGAAGCAAATACTGTTGTGTTATATCTACTAACGCCTACGTTTGTGAGCTTACCAGAAGCAACTGAGCCACCACGAGCTACTGTGCCTCTGTTATTAACTGAGCCACTGGACTTTACGTTTGGAGGTACTGTATAATCAGAACCAGATGTTTTTGCTATAGCCATTTTATTCTCCCATGGTTGACGGAAATGCTAATTATACTATACCCTAAAACTAAAAGAAGGTCTATTATTTTTGTGATAATAGTTGTAAAGCATTAATAGAGTTGACCTTAATACCATAAAGATCGATCTTCTTGATATTATTAATGTGGCCAATATTCCAAACATTACCATTACAAATGATATTAATTGGCACTTTTTTATTGATTAGAGCAGCAGCGAGGATATTGTCATTAATATCATCTAAAGAATGTCCTGTTGAAGGATATATGGTATCTATTCCAAAATCCATCAAGATTTGAGAAACTTTGTATAATAACTCATATGTGAATACTCTATACTCTAACATGTATCTTAGTTCTACAGAGGCTTGGGTGCATATTTCTAAATTGATTTTAATATCTTCTCTAAATTTATCGTATTTACGATTACAAAAAAAAGATGGTTGAGCAACTAGGCTTACGATGTTAGCACCAGATTTAATAGCTGTCTCCACAATAGTTGCTCTATTTTTAGTATCTAAGATACCAAATGGATAATCTATTGGAGTAGAAATACTAATACCAGTACTGGCTAAAATGTTTTTAGCTACTTTAATGTGTGGTAATAATACAGAAATTGTATTTGGTTTATACTGAACTGCTTCAGCTAATAGTTTTTTTATTTCTTCATCAGATAAAGAAATATCATATATTGAATATTCAATTATCATTTTTTAATTCTGTGTGTTTTAAGTAGTTCAATACTGGGGTATTTCTTACTACCTAATACACCGTCTGCAAACCCATACTCTACTGCTTCGTTAGAAGTTAAAATCCAATCACACTTATTAGCCAATTGGGAAGTGATGTGTTTTCTGGCCATCATTTTCTTCCAATTCTTTTGTTTAGCTAGTTCACTTTCCATACATCTGTCGGTAAAAATTTCAATCATCTTATCACACTCTTGTTCATTCCATTTGATAGAACTAGCAGCAGCCTTAGAGTGTTCACTATCCATACTAAATGAACCATAATGAATTAGCATAGTAGCATTTGGAGTTAGAATCCTTAGTGGTGCAGCTTGGAATATGACGCTACTTGAGGACTCTACTTTTGCATAAGCTAGTACAACAATTCTAGATTTAGAAAATCTAATAGTATCATATATTCCTAAGCAGTCTTGCCATTCTCCTCCCGGCAAGTGCATATGAACTAATATGGGTTCGGAAGATAGTGTATTTAGATATCTGATATTTTTTTCAAATACAACAGCTGACCTATAATCAACACCACCTTCATCTGCACCATCTATATATGAGTGTAGATATACCTCTCTATTTTTGATATCTATATTAAAATTATGGATATCATTGATTTCACTATCATTAGGAGAGGCTATTACCATATTAATTACCTAGGTGATAATATACTTGATCATTAATTTCTTTCATAACCTTAGCGTCATCAAATACTTTGCCAATAGCAATACGAAACCTATATCTAGTAAAAACATCTAGTGTTTCTACTCCATCAGTATTTTCAATTATATCCACAATATCATTATTAACATTGAAGTTGGTATGGCCTACCCAAAAATTAAAAATCTTACCAGATGCAGTATTTTCTGTATAAGGTATCAAACCCATAGGAGTAGCAATAGCTCTCATAGGTTTTTGTATCTCTCTAACTTCTTCGTAATTACCTTCTACATCATCGGACTCTTCATCATTAGTGCGATGAAGCCCTAGCTCTGGAGTATCGTCATCTCCAAAAGGATCAAACCATTTTTGCCAAACTACTAGATTATCCTCATTATATACGTTTTTCATATTGTCCTATTTAAATACGAGAATATCTACTTAGTATAGTTTTTAAATACACTAGATGGTCTGATCATCGGATCTATATTATATTTTTTTGAATCAATTTTAGGAGTGGCTAATTCTAGCCATTTGGTTAAAACTTTATTTACAAAATAAGAATCTTCAATATTATTTTCTTGAAAATTAGACAAAGCCTTAATAATATCTTGATTTAATGAGCCCCCATTTAATAGATATAATAAACCAGCATAGGGATTGGCAACATTATCAATAACATCTTCATCTAAATTTGTTAAATCAGGCCAATAACACACTATATTAATAGAACTATCATGGTTTAATTCTATTTTTATACTACATAAATAGTTTTCTTTTGTCTCTTCTTTCTTACGAGAATGAAATATGGATTTTAAAAAACTAAACATATGATAATGACTTTCTAGCAATTTTATTTATAATGGCCAAATGCACACTTATACGAGAACCCTGTTTAATTTCTGTTTCTGGAGGAATAGTACAAGCATAGTGAATATTAACGGAATCATCTTCTTTAAGAACATCAACCAAAAGAGGATTAATCCATTCAAAATCTATCACAACTGTGGATTCAAATAATTCTCTCAAAGCATCACGAACTGTTTTATGATAATCCTGAAGTTCAATTGACAAAGGAATATATTTTTCTTCTGTAGTTGAAAGAATAAATCTTTCATTTTTCTCTAGATCAAAAGAACTAATAAATAAACAGACATTAGTTTTATACATATTCTCTGATTTTAGAAAGACCCTTCTGAATATTTTGTCTAACTGCTTCTCTTGTTACTCCAAAATCTCTACCGATCTCTGACAGTGTTTTTTCTTCAAAATAATACTGTTTAATCTGATCTCTTTGCTTATCAGAAATAATACCACAACTAAGAATGTTATTTATATTAGATTTTAGAGCATCATTGTATTCTTCTTTCTCAGCCAAAAGAGAAGGATCATACTCTTCTTTATCACTAATATTATCTGAAAAATTAACATCATTGACATCTGTGGCATCTATAGAATAATGAGTATTGCACTTTCTATATTTATTAGAAAGATAGGTTTTAATCGCCCAAATACCACATTGATTTCTATAGGAATATTTAGTCTTGGACTTGCCATTAAAGCCTGATCTATTTTCATCCCATCTCCAATCTCCAATCATAATAGCAGAAGCTATATCTGCTATAGCATCCTCATTAGATAGTAATTCTTGACGAAGATTACTATAAAATGTTGGAGCAAACTTGGATATAATTTTTTTAGCTAAAGTAATATACGCAGACAGACTGTCGAATTCTTTTTCCATTATTTATTTCCTTTAAGTTAGATTCCTAATATCCGAACTATTTAATTAGTTCTTCTTCTTATTTTCTTCGTCGATTAACTTTTTCCAAGTTTTTGGATCTGGTCTATCTTTATCTCCAGGTTTAGCTGGTTTATAATTCTTGCCTTCTCTTTCTTTCTTTTTACGAATATTATCCCATAGTCCTGTTTTAGAAATGGTGGATGGTTCTGAGGTTTCAGGCATTTCTTCTGTTTCATTATTCTCATTTTCTTGAGATTCTTCATTAGTTGTAATGGGTGCGCTAAAATGTAAAAATGGAAAATTATGTAAAAATGATGGTTGGATTTTCTTTTTTTTCTTAATAGCTTTATTCGCTGTAGTATCGCTATTTTCAATATCGTCAGAATCCTGAGAAAACATGAGAAAATCATGTATTTGTCTAACATAGTCAGCAACTATGGCGATTTTACCCTGAAGCCAAGCTTCTGTCAAATTGTCTTTTACGTCCATGTTGTTATTGTCAATAGCATTTAAAATTCCCTGTACATGTACATTGATGGACTTTATGGAAGAAAGAGACATATCATATAATTCTTTTATAGTTTCTTCATTTTCTACTATAGAAGAATTTTCTTCATCCTCAGATAAATTTTCTGGTGGAGATGTTATTAAATCAAAAACATCATCAGCATTACTTTTAATGCCTAATTTTTCTTTACTAGCATCAGGTAGTGCTGCTACAAATTCTGAACCTTTTTTCTTACAAAAATTATAAAGTTTCCTTAAAAAAGCATCATAAGTTATTTTTTCACTCATTCTTCCATAATTACTAATAGCATCTTTTACATCTGTTGGAGATACGATTGGAAATGATTGTGTTTCTGGAAAAAGGAAATCACTGTCTTTCAGATCACTTCTTTTTTTGCCATCATATGTTTTTTGTGCAGCTATTGCTTGCTCTATATTTAGTAATATTTTATGAAAATTATTCATTATTAATCTTTATGCTTGAATAGAGAGGAAGTTGTCTAGCCCCATTTGTTCAATAAGTTTTAAGAAACCACTATATAGTATAATGCCATCTTCGCTGCCTTGAAGTAGAGGTATCATTATATTAGCAGTAATTTCATCACCAACTGCTCTAGCAGCAGAAATAGTTGCTCGTTCAGCTTTTGATGCCTCTTGGACAGACTCTAGATTATATTTTATCATATCTATCATATCGTGTCTTTTCCATGTCTTTGGTTGAACAATGAGCGGTTGATAGTCTGCATCAAAAAATTCTAATCTTGTAAGATTAATCATGGCGTGTTGATGTTCTTGTAAAGCATCTGCTTTAACAACTTCGGCTAATTTAGCATATCCCCATCTTTCAAGATGAACAGCTTGTGCGGATAAAGCGGTAGTCTGTTGCCAATGAATATTTAAAGACTTTTTTAGTAGATCTACTACATTATCATTGATATAATTTTGTGCATCTTTATCGGATAATAATTCTATATGATCTGCCATAATTTTTGCCTTTTCTTTGATGGATAACTTAGATTCTTGTTCTTTTAATAGTTCTGAAATACTATGATGATCTTTTGACATATTGATTCCTTATGTTAAATCTGAGACATTAGTTTTTGACCACATTTTACAAGACCAATATTCTGCTTTCCATTTTGGTCCAGGATTATCACAGTTATGCCTTGCTCTATAAGACTTCCTTCTTTCTGGATCGTCTCTTTTAATTTCCATATTTGGATCACCGAAGTTTACTTTTACAACATTACCTTTTTCATTTTTAACATACACAGAAAACTTTTTGGGACCACTTGGGGTGCGAAAAGGTTTATTCAATGTTACTTTTTTATTGTTTTTATTGTTTTTATTATTTTCTTTAGCTATGATCTGTTCATCATTATCTTCATAGATTATTTCTGGAACAATTTCTTGAGTAAATTCATCCCATTCATTATCATATTCAGCTCTTAGATAAGCTAAATTGTCTTGAACATCTTCTAGTAATTGATTTTTAGCATGTTTATCTTTTTTAGTTTGAGATAAACAAATAGCAACTCTTTGCTTGCTATCAGGATACTCTTTTTTCATTATCTCACTAGACATACAGCGAGATACAAATTTATCTTTATCTTCATTTTGATGTGGATCAGGAATTGGCATAGTATTTCTCCTTATTTTTCTATACACCTAACTAATTGCTTGGCCGAATTTTCCCAAGTAAAATTTTGTGCTGTTTGTATACCTTCTGGATTGGTGTTAATTTTATTGGAATACACATATCTCATGTGTTCAATAATTTGATCTTTTTCTTTTTCGCCAATCTTAGCCCAATTACCCTCTCCATGAAACCATTTACCATCATTAGCTAATTCTTTATCTGATATATCGACCAAATAAGAATTTTTTGAATTACAATATTCTGTATGGGCAGAATAATTTGTTACTATAACTGGTTTATTCATTGCCATAGTTTCAAGTATTTCTAAATTCCATCCTTCCGCTCTGGAAACATATAATCCACAGTCAGCGTAGGACAAAACTTCTGCTAAATTTTCTTGACTAGGTAATCTTGGGAAAACTTTAATTTTGTTTTTAAGATTTGAGATATTAACTAATGATAACCATTCTTTTTCTTGTGTTTCATTCAAAAATGGATTATGTGTGACCATCCAAAGCTCAACATTATCTTGATTAGAAAATGCTTTATTAAAACATTCTATAATAACATCGTGCGACTTGCGAACTTCCCACTTTCCTATTGTGATAAAAATAAAATTTTGAGGTCTTTTTGTTGTCAATTCTCTAGGATAAAAAATAGTATTATCAACACCCAAATGTACAATACCAATTTCTTGTTTAATGCCATTATCTAATAAAACATTCTTAGCCCATTCACTACTAGCTATTAATTGATCTGGAAATCCTAAATGATGCTTTTCTAGAGTATTAAAAGTGTCTATTTCAAAAAAAGGATATGCTAAATATTTTCCATTACCAGATCTAGTTAGTAAATCGAATTGATGCCAAATTTTAATACAAGCAGCATTATAATCAATACTTGAGCCCAAACCAACAGCGTGGTGGATTAAATTTAAATCTTCCTCTGATTCTACTTTTGGATTGCCCATTGGAGTTAAGCAAACATTATGATCTTGTTTAACAAGCTGTTTCAGTAAATTAAAGGCCACATTACCATAGCCTGTTACTCCTATTGGAGCATATAAATTAATATTCATTCAAAAATCCTATTATGAGTATTGTTAACCTGAATAAAAGTAGTTTTTTTGCCAAAATCCTTAATTTTAGAAGCTCCTACGTAAGTGCAAGCGCTTCTAATACCACCAAGAATATCTTGTAGGATTACTTCTGCTTTGTCTTTGTAAGGAATAGTAACGCATTTTCCCTCGCTAGTTCTATAGTTTGCAATCCCATTATGATATTTATCCATAGCGTTTTTAGAACTCATACCATAGAACTTAAGTTTAGTTTTTTTCTTTTCTGTTTCATAACCGGGGTTAAATGGTTGCCAAAATTCAGATGTTAAGCCAGCTCTTTTACATTTAAACTCATATTCCCATTCTCCTTCACATTCATCAGTACCAGCAAACATACTACCTAGCATTACAAAATCTGCATTAGCACCAAATGCTTTACAAACATCTCCAACTATCTTGCATCCACCATCAGAACAAATATGACCACCTAATCCATGAGCAGCATCGGTACATTCCATTACTGCTGCCAATTGAGGATAGCCTATTCCAGTTTTTAGTCTAGTAGTGCAGACTGAGCCTGATCCTATTCCTACTTTAACAATATCCACTCTGCCATGGAGTATTAATTCTTCAACCATTTCTGGGGTTACTACATTGCCAGCCATAATTACAATATCTGGATATAGTCCACGAATATGACTGGTTATTTTTACAAATTTTTCACTATAACCATTTGCAACATCAATACAAACATTAGGAACTTTTTTGCCTATATAAAGTAATGAGTTAAAAACCTCTTTTAGTTTTTCAAGATCTTTTGCAGACGTTCCCGTAGAATAAAAAACAAGATCTTTATCTATATTAGTATCAGTAGAATAAAAAGATGTCAACTGTTCTATAGAATAATGCTTGTGTAAACACACTATGCTCTGTGCTGAACAGACTGGATCAGTCATACTAAAAGTTCCAGTAGTATCCATATTAGCCACCATAATTGGCACACAAGACAATTTTCTTGTTGAATTAGAAAAATTAAATTCTCTAACTAAAGTTACCTCAGATCTACTATTTAAAGCTGATCTTTTGGGTTTGATAAGAACATCATCAAAATCAAGCTTAATTTCATTAATTATTTTTTGCATTATCTTTATTTTCTATTTTTGGTTGATCATTAAAATATTTGGTGCCATAATCTACAAAAATTTCATTTCCTGCTGGAATATTTTTTATAGCCATAATGTCTGCTACTAGATTAGGAAAATCAAATTGCCATTCTGTGTTAGGATCATCTTGATGATTATAAAGCATTCCATATCCTAATACCATATAAAATTTAAAACCATGAACCTTGCATTCATTACATGGACAAGTTGGTTGAGAATACAAATACTTATATATTTGAGGATCTGAATGATATCTAGATCTAAAAGCCAAAGGAACCATAGGGCATCTTTCTATAAGATCTCCTTCTTTAATTTCTTTAGTAGAAAAGATACCTCTACCCTCTATGGCAGATAGTCCTACTTTAATAGGAAAATCTTGTAAAAAATCTATACTCATTTGATAACCTTAGTTTTTCCTGTCTCTATACCTTCTGAATCAAAATAACAATTACCATAACTTACAAAAATTTCATCATCTTTATTAATATCTTTTGTAGCAATAACATCTGATAGTAATTGAGAATAATTAAATTTCCACAAGGCATTAGGTTGGTCTTGATGATTATATATCATACCATAACCAAGAACCATGTGGAAAACGAATCCATGTTTTTCACAATCTTCACAATTACATGGTGGTTGTGCATACATATAACCAAAAATAATAGGATCTAATTGGTATTTAGATCTATATTCCATTTCTATCAAAGGACATCGTTCAATTATTTCTCCTTTATAGATTTTGCTGGTAGCGAAAACTCCCCTACCATGAACAAGCGAATCTCCGACTATAATTTTAGTAGGAGGTAAGTAGTTTAGTTTTTCTGGATCATCTGGTCTAATAGTATGTTTATTCATTATTGATTTCTTTCAAAAATTCATCGGTATCATAACACTTTAATCTTTTTCCCCACCCAAATTCACTAATGCATATTTTTGAGTGAGTAACTAGTCCTTTACCTTTAAAGTGTTTCAACGTACATATTATTGCCTCATCAGAGTTTGGCTTATCAACAACATATTTCATTTGTCCAGTTTGCACATAATATTTTGGCATTGTTAGCCTATGTGTTAAAGAAATACCATCTTTTATGAGTATCTATATTTTCTGATACATTAATATGCAATAGATAAGATTTTATTTCATCCCATGCAGAGAAAATCATTTGATGTGGAATGGTTCCAAACAACCAGTCAGGAGAATATTTTTTCCCCTGTTCCATATGAATAAGTATGGGTTTCTTTTGTCTATTAGCCCAGAATATTTCTTCATATGTTCCACAAGGATGAATATCTAAATTCATATTAACTACTAAAAAATCACTGATGTCTACTAGACGTAAATCAACTGCCCTAATAGTTTTCATCATAGATGATAGTTCATCATAATTTTCTTTTTCTTTTAGTTTAGTCTTAATTTGATGAACATCACAATCTTCTAATCCTATATTAGATGGCTTACTAATAGGATTAAAGACTTCTATTCCTAGATTTTGTAAAAATGGAGTTATATTATCTCTCCAAGTTGCACCTCTATCTGGTACTCTATCCATAGCACCAGCCAGATAAACTCTTTGTCCATTTAATCTGCCAAAAGAAGACATAAATATTACTTTTTTGAACCGGGTGGAAATAAGTACTCAAGTATATTATCTGGTTTAGAACCTGATGAAGAACGGTCAGGGGTAAATAGACCCTGACATAATCCATAGATTCCACATGCTAGATATAAAAAATACAAATATTGATTATTGTCCATAGTTTCACTTTGAATAAACAAAGACCTCGCAATCGTACCAAATATCTCTAATTAGTTCTTCAATAAAATTCCAGTTACCCCCAGCTAAACCACTCCCAAATTTAGGAGCATGTATTTCTACTCTAGAGTTTTCTGAATTTTTCTGCAATTCTTTTACATAAGATCTGACTTGATTCATACAATAAACTAAAGCTCCATAATTTAATGGTCTTTTATTATTTGTATTGATCAGTTTGTTTTGAGCGATCATATTTCCAAAGATGATGCTATGACGATATTTCTGGTCTGATTTAACATTAATGAACTGGGTGTGTCCTAATTTAGCTTGCTGACCAAGCATATGAAAGTTAGCTTTTACTTGTGGATAAATATCTGCTACTTGACCTGCAAACCCAGCGCCAAAAGCATTAACATTATTACAAACGTGTGGAACAATAACTGTACCACCATTAACCCCAGCCATAATTCTCTCGTCGATAACATCAAAGAGGTTATGTCTTTTAACTAAGGTATATAAATTAGATGTGGTATTAATGTGTGTTTTGATTGTCATTATTTTACCATTTATTAATTGGACATTTCTGGTCTGCCCATGCTAGCTTATTTAAAAAAATACTTTTCTGACTCAGATTGCAACCACAAGCTAGACATTGACTAGACTTATTATCAAACAAATCACACTTTTGGCAAATGGCAAATCTTTTATTGATTTCTTCTTGAGATGACTTTGGTAATCCAGCACCGATATGGAACCATAAAGCCTTAATGAAATTTTTCAGTTTTTTCAGTATACTCATTTTTATATTCCTTTACCGCGACAATATTTCCATCGTGATCTCTATAGTAGAGATCTAAAAGATCTACCACAGTATTATCGGGCAACCAGCTAACAAAACCATTATTCAAACTTATACAAGATCTCTTATTGGACTTTGTAAAGTCAGAGGTTAAAATAAACCTATTCTCTTTATATGAAAATAATTGACCAGGTTTTATTTCTTCAAGATATTTCATCTTCCCAATAATCCCAAAGTTCATCCTGTCTGATTTCTTCTTTGGCTTTCTTGAATTCCTTTTTAACCTTATTCAAATCTCTATTTTGATATTGATCAGATTTTTTATCAGTAGTTTTCTTCTCAATATTCTGTCGTCTATTTACTTTTCGCTTTTCAAAATCAAAATCGTTCATTTCTTTTGCTCACCTTTCAGAGTTTATGATACGAGACAACGTGAAACAAGTCAAGTGGTTACGGATAAAAAGTTTTTCTGCTTGACACAACACCCAGAAAAAACTATATCTTATGCAGAGGGTGATTAAGTTAGAGTATGGGTCTAATGATACCATAGCCTTCATATTTCTTTATTCCTGTATAATTTTGCTGATGTAGCTTCATGGCTTTTTTAGCAAAAACAGACACATAGTCGTCTGATGATTTAAGCATATTCTCTAGCATAGCGAACTTAATTTTTTTGGCAAAAGATAGAAACAACGCAGCACAACCTACGGCAAATGGTGTTGCCATGCTTGTTCCAGACATAGAAGCATAAGCATTTCCAGGTACAGCACTAATAATATCTGCTCCCGGAGCTAAAAAGTCAAGCTCTTCTCCACAACAACTAAATGTACAAATATTTAATTTTTCATCTATTGCTCCAACACTAATAGTATTATTATACTTAGCAGGATATTGGATGCCAGACTCTATTCCACTATTGCCTGCCGCACAAAATATAATTACATTTTTATATTTAGCATACTCTATAGCTTTTTCTATCTGAATGGATGGATATTCTGAACCTAGAGACATAGTTATCAAATCTGCTCCGTGGTCAGCAGCCCACACAATCGCTTCAGCGACGTTTTTATTAATTCCTGACCCATCGGCTCCAAGTGCTTTAATAGGCATGATCTTGGCTTGTGGAGCGACTCCTACCATGCCTACACCATTGTTCACGGCAGCTATTGTACCAGCAACGTGAGTTCCGTGACCATTATCATCTTGTGGGGGTTGATCTGGATTTATGAAATTATAACCATCTACAATATTGTCTTTAATATCTTCGTGATTTAAATCGCATCCAGTATCTATTACTGCTACAGTTACACCTTCTCCTTGAGAATGTCTCCATTGTTGAGGAACTGAGAATTTATCAATGGGCCAGCTATGGAACTGACTAGATCCTACCGATAAACCATAAATATCTTTTCTTGTGTGCGGTAAAAGCTTGCATTGTTTCTTTTTTAACATAATTATTTCTTAATAATGTTTCTAATCCATGGAATATACATACTAATTCTTGTATGACAACTTTCATCTCCATACGTTGAGTCTGGCTTACCATCATACCCCAATACAGAAGAATTTATTCCAGCAAGTTTTCCATCTATAAAAAGACCTCCACCACTATCTCCACTACAAATAAGATACTCAAGTTCTGTTATTTTTTGACTGGGCCTGGAAGCATCGCATACTAGTGTTCCTCTTTCTATTTTTTTAATATAGTTTGAACCAGCTCTTTTTTTACCATCAGAAATGGTCACTCCAGTATTAAAATTTCCAGTAAGCCCAACACCAGCAATAGCTGCCACTTTTCCTACTTCGTCCTCTTCTTCATAAAGATCTGGATAAGGAGACATATCCACCTGTTCAGCTATATGACCTATTGCAATATCATAATATCCAAAAACATTATCGCTATATTTTTCATGACACACAATAAAATCTAAATTATATTGTTTACCATCAACAATAATGTGATGATCTTTCATATTTTTTACAACATGAGCTGCTGTTATTATCCAATTATTATCAACTATCACAGCAGAACCTGCCGCCTGTCCATTATCGTCATAACAAATTATCCTGACAGTATGTTTAAATTTGTTTCCATACTCCACATACTTAGAATCTTCAACATTGGGATCAATTGTCCCAGCAAGAGAATTTGAAAAAAATAAAAAGATACCCAGAAGAAAAATTAAGCTTTTCATGGGTCATTCCTTTGACGGATATGTAAAATTAGGGTCTATTTTTTACCTTACTTAAATACACCGAACAATCTTCTATGACCGATTTATTATAACTCTTAAAATTCATCAAATGACCAAACAAAATATGACACGGATCAGCACATAAAGTAACAAGATTTGAAGGATCTAATTCAAGTTCTGGACTAATATGTACTGGAGTTTTATGGTGAACTTCTAATTTTTTATTTCTACCACAGGCTATACAAAATGGATTTTCTTTTAGATGTTGTTTTCTTACAGTACTCCATTTTGGAGATCTTACTGCAAACCTGATTTTATTCAGAAAATTAAACATTATAATACCTTTGCAGCAATCAAACATCCTTTGGCGACAGAATGTAAGGGGTCTGCCGCATGTCTGACTTCTTTAATTTGTAATGGAAATCCATTTTCTTCTAGTTTTTTAGCAAACTCCTTGATATATCCATTAGCCTGAGAAGTACCACCAGCTACGACAATAACTAAAGGATTTTTAAATTTTGGTAATGATTTATGATTTGATAAAGCATGAGCTAATTGTTTTGTAGTATAGTCTATTAGTCTCTCATAATATGCTGACACTGCACCTAAAACTGGATTATCATTTGGTTCACCTATAGTAAAACCACCAGCCTCCTTCTCTGCCTGTACAACACTGTCTGGTTCTCCTGTAGCAACAGCACTCATACGATCAATCCAGTCTCCGCTTTTAGTTGTACTGAATACTACAGTGGGTTCACCATTTAACATCACGCAAACATTGGTCATTCCAGCACCACAGCTAACTGCGATACCAGTATAATCTTCAACTTCCAGTTCGGCATAACAAAGCGCCTCTGCTTCATTAATAGCTTTGGCACTATATCCACATTCAGCTAGAATAGTCTTTACCACATCTTCATGGTATCCAACATCGAAATCTTCATCTTCTTGATCTACTGGTTGAGCAGGAACGCAGAATACTAGTTTTTCATTTTCTTCCTTAGCCTTACCAGCTACTTCTTTCAAGATAAAAGCCAATATCTTCTTAGCATCTTTTTCTTTTGCAGATACTACGCCTTTATACATTGGTCTTTTTGCAGTATCATTTCTTTCTATAGCTTTTTCAATAGCATCTTTACCTAATAGAATAAATGATCCATCAGCATCTTTAATAAAAACTTTCCCCGCTAATCCTTTCTCTATCATCTTTGTGGCGACTGGTGTGGTTGGTTTGATAACATAAAAAGCATCTCTAAAATCTTTATAGATGATACTATTTTTGTTTTCTTTTGACAACACTATATAACTTGTGCCAACGTCTAATCCAGCTGCCATATTTCACCTTTTCATATTTTTAAGTTTATTTATAGAACTGATTATATCTTCTTCAGATTCTTTTATTTCGCCCAAAGATTCATATTTTTTTTCCATTTCAGATGTCTTAATATCAACCACATATTTAGTGTCATCAATAGAGACAACTGTTTTATCCTTTTTCTGTTCTTGAAAAAAGCTCGTGGGTTTTGTATAACCAACAGTATTACATACACCAGCACTAGACTGCTTACCAACAAAATAGCCGATTAAAAACAAACACACCCCTAAGATTAGGAGTGTGCTTGAGAAGAAAATAATGGTGGGTAAGTTTATTGATACTGATATTTCATTCATGTTTATATGAGCCTATCACTCGTCCCTTTTGGGTTCTTATGGCAAAACCTTTTCGTACTAGATATGGTTCAATGCTATTCTCAATAGTATCCATAGCAATTCCAGTTAAAGCAGAAATACTCTTTAGACCTAATCCAGCACCCTTAGACTTAGCAAGAACCTTCAGATACATCTTATCATACACATCCAAACCGTCCTTATCAATACCCTGACTATTAAAGATCTCATCCACACTCATTTTTTTCTCTGTATAATAGGCTATACAATTCTTATACCATTGCAACCTACCATTTAAGATTCTTGGAGTACCTTTACTTCTTTTGGCAATTTCAACCAGATCATCATCGCTTATCATTAGTCCGAGCTTTTGCGCATTTAACCCTGCTAGTTTAGCTAGATCACTTTCACTATAGAATGACAAATGTTCCTTGATTTGAAATCTATCATAAAATGGCTGACTCAAAGATCCTCCGCTGGTTGTTGCTCCAACTAAAGTGAATATTGGCAACTCAATGGTTTCTGGCTTTTCTTTATCCTGTTCATCTTTGACAGTAATATTAAGAACAAAATCTTCCATTACTGGATAGAGAAATTCTTCCACAATTTTTGGCAGGCGATGAATTTCATCAATAAAAAGAACAGATTTTTTTTCCATACCCATGATGTATGGCAAAATATTTTTAATACCACGGATAGTCGCCGCATTGATGGTATATAGGTTCACTCCCATCTCAGTAGCTATAGCACTCGCTATGGTGGTCTTTCCTAGCCCCGGTGGGCCGTCTATTAAAAGATGAGGCATCACACCACCAGAGTTTTTACAACCGGCAACCACGATGTTGAGTCTGGTGACAACTTCTGATTGTCCAATAATTTCACTAAAACGAGTAGGTCTGATTGCATTAGCCATTCTTTTCTCCAAATTTTTTCAAAGCTTGTTTTATTAAATCTACACAAATATAAGTAGGGTTTTCATTAAAAGTTGATACTATTAAGTCTTCACCTTCAGTAATATCAAACCCATAACCAAGTAATATTGTACAACATTGTGACAGTAAATCTATTGGAATAGTTTCTGATTTTTTTGGTAATTCTTCTGGCTTATCTGGCTCAGGAGGAATTTCTTTCTTGATAACTTTCTGATAAACTATCTCAATTTTTTCTATAAGTTTTACCTTTAGGATTTGTCCACAATCACATACTATTTTAAAACCCTTTGTTTGAGTTTCCCTAATTGATAACCAATGATCTAAAGAACATTCATAACATCTATATTTGAAATGAATATCTTGATCAATCGGTCTCAGGAGTTTCTTTTTGATTGTTGGCATCTTCTTTCACCCAAAAAATGAAATCGTTTTTTTCACTGTCGTATCCACTATCCAAAACTCCCTTGTTAACCAAGGTATTCAAAATATTACTAACCATTCTTCCATTCAGATCTTCAATAATTTCTTCTAAAATTTTATCTGTCAATGAATATCTAATTTCTTTAGTATTTCTATTGATTTGTTTTCTAGCATGATTCTTTACTATAACTGACGCTTCTTCATGACTAAGAGTAGTATCCATTTCTTCTATTTCTTCTTTACTCATTGTTGATAAAGAAGCAGTTAAAGAATCTGCGGCTATCTCATTAACTTGTCCAAATAAATTAAAAACTAAAGCTCTTGAGTGGTCAACAAATTCTTCAAAGTTACTTATAAAAAACCATTTTTCGTTCTTCATTATACTATTGTTTCCCCTTCGTACTTTGGGATGCTGACCCATTCCAGTTTAGCAGACAGGACGGGTTTGTACACCACTACGATCCTATCTGTTTTCTTATCTTTTTCTACTATCTTGACAGGTATGCGTCTATCTTGATTGGTGCAATTTTCAATAAAGATTATAACTTCAGCCATTGCGTCGCACACTTTGCTGACTGATGATTCATTAAAATAAATTTCAAAATATGTGTTCATTATTTTTTATTAAGCTCCGTTTGACAGTTATTGTGTTTATCCACAAAAGTTCTTTCAAAACCTAGCTCTGCCAATATAGGCATCTTATAAAATGTAATAGTGAACCTAACATTATTATCATCATCTGTCATTTTTGTCCATTCTACTCTTTGTGCTTTGCTCATATGAGTTGCTAGATCATATGCAACAAAAGGAGTTTCAGTTAATGAACTGAAGAACATAGCCACATACAATAGTGCTGCTGGTAACATCCTTGTCCTCTAATTAAGTATGTCGAACATACCCATATAATAGTTTGGTTGCGAAAGAAAATGAACCGCGTGTGATACTAAGTGATTTCTATACGCCACATCTAACTTGTTATGTATAAAGTATTTGGTTTTATAGACTGGTTCTTTATAATGATTGTTCCCCAAAAACAGGGAGTTTTTAAAGTTCCCTGATTTGGAGAAGTAATCATTCACAGGTAACGAACCTTTATCGAATCCATGTCCAATATACCAAACATTAGAAGGATATTCAACTATGTCATTTAGAGCTTCGTATAGCATTTTACCCCAAGCATCCCATGCACTAGGATCAAACTTGAAATAATTTTTATGCTGACTGTCTAAATTATCCTGACTATCTTCATAGTCATCATCGTAGTTGTAATCTTCATCTTGTTGTCCCATAAAACCCTCACCCTATACAAAACTTGTCACTAATTTGAGAAGCAAGGTCTTTAGCAGAGTTAGACAAGAATCTATTGTTGCTAAAGTAGAGCGGCGTTGAGACTTGATTAAGGAACTCCACAACCGTCTTTAAAAGCTTGGTCTGGGAACCGTCAAGATCTAAATCCTCGCCCCCAGCGTCAGCAGGAAGCGTCTCAAGAGAATCTGTATCGTCCTCAACCACAGGAGATACTGGAGTAGGATCACCATAAGCCTTATTGAAAACACCATGACCAGAATATACATACTTATTCTTGATATCATCTGTACTATTGGTATATGTATTACAGAATACAGTGCTGTTCTTAAGGTTAAGAGACTTCATCTGATCAGCAATAGTTGCAGCAACATTGACTGATACTGGAACTCCAGTAACATCAGACCTCTTATAAGCCTTAGCATATTCCTTAAACCATTCATCACTAGTCTTATTTGCAATAACATTGACCACAGCAGAAACGCCATCAAGAGCTTCTTTAAGTTGTTCAATATTTACCCAGTCACCAGTCGATCCCGACAAAATACTGGTAAAATAAGGTTGCTTTCCTTCCCAACCCTTCCTCCACCAAGTATAAGGGATTCTATAAATCTGATTGATTTTGATAGCTCTGGCATCACCACCAAAATGGTTCACAAGTTTCTTTTGAATACCATTCCAATAAGTCTTGTGAGGATTTATATTGTTTTGGTTTAGAATCCAATAGCACTGATAGCCATTACGAGTATCAACAACCCAGCTTGGTTTTACTGGAAAGTTATTGATCTTATTTAAGAACTCCCGCTTCTTTTGCATAACAATGCTAGGCTTTAAATAGCTACCCTGATCATCTCGCCCAGCATCCATATCAACAAAACAAGCACGAATTCTACTAATAGCATATTGTTTACGTCCACCATTAACATAGAAGTAAGCATCAGCACCTTGACTATCATTAGCAATAGCAACAGTGGTAAGATGATCCGTATGATTCATACTACTGATCTTCTTACGAGGATCACCGTTGTAACAGAAAATCTGCTGACCACCAAAAGAATCAAAAAACTTATTCCTCAAAGTAATTTGATCTCTTGTTCCAATAGCACTATGAGTCTTATCGAATGGATTAAAAGCCAAAGTATCACTAAACATTTGTTTTCCTTTTTCCAACTTCCTACCTACATTTTTGATATTGGGATAATGAACATCATTATCAAGAGCAATATCTAAAAGATGGTAACGGAATCGAACCGTTATTGCACGATAGCAGAAACTATATAGGTGCTACCTTACAAGTTACCAAACACCACCTTAACTAATTAATTTCAATGAGTTCCGTAGAGTCCATTATCAAAATCTGAATCATCTTCATCACCAACAAGATCATCGTCCTCATCTTCATCTTCATCATCAAACTGATCCCAATAGCTCTCATCATAGTCATTCAGATAATCATCCTCATCGTCCTCGTAATCATCCTGACTAAAATCGGCCTTGTAGAGAGGCTTGAGCAATTCACCCTCATACTGTCCAACTACTTCATAGCGACAAGTGCGAAGCTTTTCATAATTGCAGTCACTAGGAACGCTCACAACATCCTTGGGATTAATCTTGACAATAACAATCTTGTCTCCAGACTCAAGACTTCCATAGTTGGCAACATAATTCAATGCACCAGCATGAAGTCCATTAGAGCAACCACGACCACGATCATCATCAACCTTTGCTCTTTGCATTTCACAGACCTTACCAACTCTATTGTCAAAAACTCCCCTATACTTATCCTTAAAGTCTGAACGAACAGCCTTATAAGCGAGGAAGAAACCATCCTCAGTAATGGGAAGATGTTCATGTTCCAAGAAGTCATACAACTCCTTTTGACTCTGCATACTTGGATTTTCCATGAGATTATTCAGGAAATTAACAAGGGGTTGAAAAGGCAATCCCTTACTCATAAACTCCAGAATACGCTTACTGATACTACCATGAACTTCCTCACCCTCGTAGAGAACCTGTCCATTCTTGATCTCCACAAGACCATCGCTAAAAGTAGCAACAGCCTTTTGAACATCAACAACTTCCAGTAGTTCATCTGCCGTAGCAGATGGAAGTCTTTCCAGAATCAACTTATAGTTGATATGATCTGGCAACACCTGATAACTCTGATTATTAAGAACCAGCGTCAAATTACCATCCACAAACATAAACGGAACAGCCATAATCCAAACTCCTAGTTTTTAGTTACGATACCTGTGATACTCTCATTTTACACTAATCGGCAAGCTTGTCAAGGGGTCTTGAGAAATTTCTGACTACTTGACTAAACTACTCAACTGAATTCTAAATAGGTCAATATTCTCTTGGCTCATCTGCATGATCCAATCCTTACCATCATTATTATAATAGGAATGACGTTCATCAAGCTGATTAATAGGATTCTTCTTAGCTCTTAGATCAGTAAGAGTTCCAGTAACTTGATGACTACCAAGAATATACTTTAGCATAGGGTTCTTATCAAGTTCAGTTCTGACACTCTCTCTAATCTTAGAGATTGCTGGTAGTTTAAAGTTTTCCTTAGACTCACCCTTAATAATTTTCAGATAAGTTTCAGCTTTATGAGAATTAGATCCAGTATAAAGTGATCCACTAATCAGACTAGTCAAGACATTGTAAGCCAAACTAGCCTTACGAATATCTTTACTGTCTACTGATCGGATATTAACCTTGTCCATTAACCTTGAGATATGAGAGAAATAATCTGATTGAGAAAATCTTTCAATCCTAAAGTTATTATCATGAACAGTATTAGCAAAGAATTCCATAAGCATAGTAGTGTCTATGCACTCAACCAGAGTCTTACTACCAATAAACTTTTCATAATTCAACCCAAAGATATTCAACATATGAAACATGAACTGTTTATCCATAGTTCCATGATTATAATATCTATATTGGTTGTTCTTATGTTCTTCGCTTGCATATTCTTTCTTACAGAACTCAACAAGATCATTGAAAGAAGCCAAACTTGAAAAATGTTTCTGAGCAACAATCTTCAACTGACGCTTAAAGAATTCATTAAAACTGACAAGATTATACCCATCATTTTGAAGCTTTTTAACAAAAGCGTTTTTGATAGCATAAATCTTACTATCTCCCAGCAAATCCTTGACTATAAACTTCAAGCTATCATCACCAAGAGTAGTGGTAATATCACTAATCTCAGGATGACCGGATTCAGCCTCAGTCTTATATCGAAGCATAGGAACGTACACTATCTCATCCTGCTCTAGAAAATCTTCCAGTTGTTCTTCTGAAAGAATTCTTAGACAAGTAGCATCGTTATAAGGATTAGTAATCTGCTTACTATCATCATCATAGCCATGAATAAAGAATACGTCTTGATCACTAACACTACCATTAGAATTTCTATTGTAAGACTTTCTTGGGCCAGAACTTTGAGTAAGATGTTTGTAGTCTGAAACCTTGAGCAGATTTTCAGATCCAACATCTTCGATCAGCTTATCAAAACCTTCTCCACTCTTGGTATAGTCCTTAGTATCAAGCATCAAGTAGGCAAAACAATCATTACTATTGCAATACTTTGTGATGATCTTCTTTGCTGTTTCTTCACCCTTAACGTCACAGATAAAGAAAGCCATCGTGCCTTTCTTCCTCTGGTTATTCCAATAGTAAGAACCTTTACCAGTAAGAGTTTCGTGATGAATCTTATCTGTCAAAGCAACTTGACGACGAGAACGATAGCCAGCAGTCTTATAGTTAAAAACATACAGACTCTTGCCAGCCGGAATTTTATATTCCAAATCATTTCCAGAATTGATCGGATGATCTTTACCCTTGGGATCAGTCCAAGTGGCACCAACACCCCAGCCGCCAGCCAATTCATTCATAGTATAATATGAAGTAATTGCTTCTACCTTGGTCTTGGATGCTTGAATTTTCTTGGAGAATTCTTCCTTCATCTCCATGTAAATTTCTTGGGTCTTTTTACGAAGAGCCTTAATTACATCCTTGGTATACTGCAAACCTTCGCGGCTAACGTCCATCTCAAGTTCACCGATACCAAAATCCAGTTCAAGATAAAGACCAGAGTTAAGAATCTCTCCCACAAAACTCTTCCAAGAATCAATATCTGCTTTCTGGAAAGCCCTATTCCACTTCTGAATATGGTCGGGCATTTCTTCCTTTTCTTGACCAACAATCTGTGCGGTTTGAACAGGATACGCAATATTTCCCATGATAGCGATGATACCACTATCAATTCGATGATAATTGCTGGGAAAATAACTGTTATCATTATTGAGTCGGCAAACTCTCCAACCCTCACCACTAATAACGATATTGGTATTGCTATACTTATGATCCATAAGATTACCACCAACACCACCCTCAATGATGGGTTTCATTCGGAAGTAGTGGAAAATTCTCTTAGCCTTATCGGTGAACTCTTGAAAGTCATGCTGCTTAACAGCAAAACTAATCTCAAGACCATTAGGCTCAGATGTTTCGGCAGTATTAAAAAGATTCAGAGTAGGAACACCACTCTCATCAATTGCTGCAATATAGGTATATTTCTTACCATTGTAATATGATGCAGTGGTGAAGCTCTTGGTGTAGGCAAACGGACTCTTAGACCCTAGACCAAGACAACCAACAAAATCATTGCTATCATTTTTGTTTGAGGCACCATAAGTTGTATACAAGTCCTCCATATCGGCCTGACTAAGACCAGTACCATAATCTCTCACCATAAAGGTAGGATTAGCAGCGGTGGGCAGAGTAACCTTAAAAGGATTCCTATTCCCAGCAGAGATATGACTATCATAAGCATTAGTAGAAAGCTCACGAATTGCTGCCATTACCTTATCAGAATAAAGAGAGTCTGAAAGGATTTTAAACATCTTGCTCGTCTGAGCGATATTGAATTGGTTCCTACTTGCAACACCAACGCTGTGAGTCTCAATCGTCCTATCTGCCAACTTCATCTTTATTCTCCAAAAGTGTTATCGTTCCTGTGATGGCTCAAGTATACCATCGGCATACGGTCTTGTCAAGCATCACTTTTCTTTTGTGTGCTATCCGATATGATCTTTAATCCTATTGCTATATCAATTAATCCCAAAGCTCTTAAAAAGGGTATAGGTAGAAAACAAACCCAACCCCCAACAAAAATACAAACTATTGCCATTATCCATTTGATTAAATTTGGCATCCAAGAAAATAATGATAGAATATAACTAATTGGACCTATTATTAGCACAGATAAAAAAATTATTGTTACTAGTAGAGCTAAACTAGCCATTAGTATTGTTCTTCTTCCTCATCTTCATCATCAGCTTGATAATCTTCTTGTTGATCATAAGGAGTCCAATCCTCATTCTCTTCTTCATCATCAAGATCTATATCATCCTGTTCAGTAATAAGAGTAATGAAAGTATTTAATAGATCTATGGTTTGATCCATTTTATTATCTATCATTTTGATCTTATTCTCAATATTTTTGATGCTCTTTTTTAGATCGGTAATGTCTTTAGAGATATGAGCGTCCATAGTATGAATCTCCTTATTGCTTTTCATTACCTCTTTAATTACATCATCAATATTTTTAGACATTTTGGCCTCTTTATTTTAGGCGTTTATACTCTTTAATATCGCCATTCTTAATAATTTATACACCTTTAATTTTGGTATATACAATTCCATTGTCCTTCATTTCCTTCTATAATAAGAATCTGATTATGTGCTTCATAATGACAATTTTTACATAGTAATATACATTTTAACAGTTCTTTTTGAAATACTTCAGTATTAGCTTTCCAGAGTCCACAGCTTATTCTAGTCGATTTTGTTTGTGGATTGACATGATGAAAATCTAAAGAACCAGAACATTTATTATATCCGCAATTTTGACATCCTATAGATATTTTGTAAAGACCAAATTGTTTATATTTTTTATCTCGACTTTGTTTATCAGATATCGTCTTATTCTGTTTTCTACATAAATCACTACAGTAAACCAAACCAGATTTTCTATTATTATCTGATATATTATTGTTACATTTTCTGCATTTTACTGGATGACACTTAAATCTAGATTTTTTAACTAATTCTTTATGCTTTTCTTTATTTATTTTTGGCCAATGTGCAGATCGACATTTTGTGGAACAGTATTTGGCTGGGATGGTTGCTTTATGCTTAAACTTTTTTTGACAGTTTAAACAGACAGTCGCCTTTGATTTAATTTTAAGATTGTATTTTTTACATATCGTTCTAATATAGTGCAGATTTCTACCATAAAGAGAACCTATTTCTGTAAAATTCAATCCTTCATTTAATAATTTTTCTAGTTCTTTTTTTGAGATTAATGAATAATCATTCTTTTTTGTGTTTTTTAGCATAACCTTTTGTATTCTGGTATATCTCCATTTTCTATAATTTTCTTATCTTCTAAAGATACACCAATTCTACGATAAAACTCTTGCTTTATATTTTCTAATACTCCTGTAATCATTGCTATTTTAGAATACGATACCTTGCCCATTAGCTTAGAAACAACACGAGAAATACAGTAATTAATATCTCCAACTATAGCTAAAACATCTTCATTACTTAGTTCTTCCTTCATATAATTATTTTTATTTGGATCAAATGATGCTCTGAAAGCACTATTTTTCAAACAAACCACCATATGATCAATACATTCATCAAGAGTAAGTCTATTTTCTTCTTTAATATATGGCATTATAATTTCCTTAAATATTTTGCATTACCCATGATTTTAAATTTACTTTTGGTAACCAATTCAATATATTTTTAGCTTTATTTATGTCAGCTAAAGTTTCAAATGGTTCTATTCTAGATTCTCCATAAACAATATTATGATTAAACCAACTAGCAATAGAATTTATAGAATAGTTATTACCTGATCCTAAGTTTAATATAGTTTCACCACCAATATTTTTTAATGCAGCCAAAACATTTGCTTTGGCTATGTCTTTTACATATACAAAATCTCTTTTTTGTTCTCCAGTATTAGTAATATTTAACGGCTGATTATTTTTGTAAGCTCTTAAAAAGTGACTCAATACACTAACATAAGCTCCAGTATCAGTCATTCGTTCACCATATACATTAAAATAACGCAAAGCAACATATTCTATATTGTAAAGCCTATAATAAAGGGAACAGTATTCTTCTCCAATATATTTCTGTAAAGCGTATGGGCTTAATGGTTTAATAGTTTCATTTTCAGTAGTAGGTATCTGTATAGCATCTCCATATATAGAACAAGAACTGCTGTATATAATCTTCTTAATTTTTTTGATTCTCATAGACTCTAAAATTTTAATAGTAGTATCTACATTAGCTTTATTAGAATCCAAAGGTTGTTCTATAGAAAACTGAACATTGGGTAATGCGGCACAATGGAATACTGCGGTTACTCCATCAAAAAAAGATGATAAAATTTCTATAGGAGATTTAGCTATATCTAATTCTACAAAAGTAGCTCTATTAGGTATGTTACTTTTTTTTCCTGTAGATAGATTATCAATAATTATAACATCATGACCCATATCTAAAAGAGTATCTGCAATATGACTACCTATAAAACCAGCACCACCAGCTATAAGATATTTCATTATTCTACACACCTACATTTATATTTTAAACAATACGAACACTTTGGGCCAGGATCAATATTTCCAAAATAATTAGCATAACCATCCCAAGTTTCTTTACCAGTATCAATACAAACCAATTTTCTTTTGCCTTTTCTTATAATATATCCAAGATTAGCCCAATGACAGTCCCAAAATTTTAATTTTGTTCTATCGTAAATAACATCAACCAATCTCTGTATATTGCATAATCTAACTTTTTTATTTCCAGTTTTAGCTAATTCTGTGACATATCCCCAACCACTTTTTTTGCCCGGAAAAAATCCATTATAAGTCATCTTGCATACTCTAGAATATACTTTTGGTGCAAGATTAAGTTTACTTAGTCTTATCTGAATTCTCCTAGCATATTTTGCTCTAGATTTGGAAATGAATTCTTTGAATCCTAGTGATGGCTCATTAAGCAATTTAAATAGTGTACAATACCCACCGTCATCACTATAAAAATCAGATAAATCAATTTTGTATTTACTATTAATCATATTAGTAAGAAACAACTTTGGCTTCTTCACCAGTTAAATAATATAGAAAATTGAGAGCTTTATCCAAGTCATAAAACTCTGCAAGAAACATCGGACCAGACATTATATCGTCCATGTATCTTCTTCCATAAATCTGATAGAAAGGCTCATCACATGATTCATTTTCAGTTGCTAAAAATTGAGCAGCAGTGTTGATCTCATCAATGTATGTACCTCCATCGCAATCATTACATTCTCTTACTGTAACAAGAACAAAAGTATCTATTGGAGATTTTGGATTATGATTTTTTACTTCTGCTCGACACAATCTATTTCCTCTTGGTCTCATTTTTACTTCCTGTATAGTGGAACCACAGAACTTTGATCAACATGAATATTATTACATAAACGAGGATCAAACAAATCCCCACGTTTATTTATTCTAGCCCAAGCAACAGGATTAGCAATATTATTTTCTTGAAGTTTTTTCAATTCATCCTTGGCATTATTTACAACAAAACGATCAGCACCATTTGCCCAAGCAAATTCAATTAAATATTCAATAGGATTAGAATGTTGTTCCATATAATTTGCCAATTCTATAAAAGTTCTTCTTATACTATCTTCCCAGTTTTCATATTCTTCGATCATTTTCTAATTTTGCTATTTTTTCTTCCAAGATCCTAACTCGTTCACGAATATCATAATCAGCTATTGCAGGGAGATCTTTAACTGGAGTTTTACCATCACCAACATGAATAGTTAGCCAAGTTCCATCACCCAGTCTATCATACTGGATAGTTTCTCCTCTTTTTGGAATATATGGGCTATCTTTAGATGCTTTGCCCATTAAAAATTCAGCTCTCATTAGGACGCACCACAACTTCAGCACCAACAAATTCTGACTTATAATATCCGGTCAAACTATCTTTCTGATAAATATCATGTACAATAAACTTAATATCACAACCAGTTTCAGTACTAACGATTTCATCATCAATATATCTCTCAATAGCTTTTTTAACATCGTCAGGAGTCATTGTGATATGTTTTTTGTTGTGGATTTCCATAATTATACCCATCCATATTCATCAAAATGTTGTTTGCAGTTTTTCTTACCATCATAATGACCAACATCATAACCCTGTTCATGGCCCATAGCATAAGCTGCCATCAGCCACTTAATTATATCGTCAGTTTCTCCTTTTGCAACACAGTTTCTTATGTCGGTCATAGCTCTTTCGTGTCTAACGCTATATCCTTCAATTTCATTTAGCCAGTGGTCGAATGTCATAGCATTTCTTTTCTGTGATGTTTCATGTGACAATTAGCACAAAGTAGCTCGCACTTTTTAATCTCTGACAAAAGTATTTTCCAAGCTCTGTGCCAACTTTGGCATAAGGTAAATTTTTTATTTTTAGGGTTCTTATGGTGAAAAGTCAAAACATCATGATCTTTATTTCCACAGCCAGTACATTTACCACCAAGATATTCTATTGACTTTATTCTTTGATTATTTCTTCTTTTAAATGTCCTACATGTGGAACATACATTGTTTTTTGTCCATTTAAACTTACGACTGCATTTTGTACAGTGTTTTGTGCTATTCGTATCTCTTGGTGGAATATGTAGTCTTTTAGTATTACGTTTTCCAAATGGGGAACATTCTAAACAATAACTTCTTTTATGTATATTCCTTTCAACACCATCAATCACAACCCTGTTCTTAAATTCTTTGGAGCATTTCAAACATTTTTTCATAACTATCTCCTTGTATGTGCCACAATTACATACACCAAGATAGATATATTTTGTCTACTTTTTACACCACATTAAAGTGGCCCAGATCAGACTCGAACTGATACTTGACGGATTTTAAGTCCGCTACCTCTGCCATTGGGTTACTGGGCCATTATACTTCCAAGCTACATATCATAACGATTGGTTAGATTTTGTCTATGTTGTCTCTAACAATATTTATGAGGGATGTAGTTGGAAGCATTTGGTTTGAACTAAACTCAGCCGTTAGAATGAGCAGCCTTTAGACGGCGAACTGTCTCAGCCATAGCTTCGACATTATCAATAGTCTTAATAGGCTTTGCTCGTTCCATAGCAGGAAGTTCAATTCCCTTCTTAGCCAGAGCAGCCTTTGTACGAGCATAACGAGCCATCGTACTAGCAACCTTCTGACCTGTCTTAGTAGCAATCTCAGCATAAGTCCTGCTGTTAAAAACCGCCTCAAGAAACTGATCATCACTGCAACGAACACGGGTCTGCTTATCAGTAGTAGTAACTTCAGCCATAATCAACCTCCAAATTCTTAACCAATCTTTCAACGACAGGCTCAGTCAGGCGACTGATCTTACCCTCGTTGTTCCTTTGATTGTACAGTATGGTATCGGCATTGTCAACAGGCTACCTTGAAAAATTTTTCGCTCTCGCCAGAAATTGTTGTTGAACGTCTTTAAAACTCCAAGGAGTACCGAATGTCACCCCATCTCTTTTATTATCCACGCCTACATCAAGCGTGAGGCTACCAGAAACAACGTCCTCACGATGGAATCTGCTATGAACATGACCATAAAGCATCCAGCTTTTTTTGTGACTACTAGGCCAGCTTCGCATGGGATAGTGACACATAAATATTTTTTGATTTTTATATAGAATCATTTTCTGATAGCCAACACTAGAAAATCCTGTGGAAAATTTAGTTGGTTCATCATGATTACCTAGAATCATATGAATATTTTCACAAGCTATTCTTTCTCTATAAGATTGAGCAACTCCACCTTTATGGCAAAAATCTCCTAGAACATAAAGAATATCGTTTTGGGAGACTTTTTCGTTTATGGAAGAAAGAATTTGAGAATCCATTTCTTCTCCAGTGGAGAATGGACGATTACAATATCCTATGATATTTTTATGTCCAAGGTGAAGATCAGAGATAAAGAAAATTTTCTGACCACCTTCTATCCTGTCCATTGAATCAATCCTGTGTAGGTAATACTAAAGCAAAAAGTAAGTAAACCCAAAACAAAATACTTCCAGTAAAAATTGCTCCAAGAACAAATCCTATTCTTAGTACGGCGGCATCTACTCCTAGATTTTCTGCTAGTCCTCCACAAACACCAAATAAAACTCTATTCTTATTACTCTTGTGAAGTTGGCTCATAAGTAGACCCTTTAATTATTTGTTGAGTTTGATATTCATTATATCCAGCTATTAACATAGCTTGATTAAATCCGATCATAGGAATCAATTCATTAATCATGTTTTTCCTTTTTAGAGAATAAGGTAACTTTGATTATTATATAGCCATCTCTGCCACTGTCAATATTTTGTATTGCTGAGATTTTACCTTTACCCAAAAAAGAATCGCCCACTAATAAAAATGGGCCACCTTCTAAATTAGCGGAAGTTATTATTGATATATCTGATTGACAACCAAATCTAGCCCAATCACTTTCGCCTTCAACCAAATATTCATTCTCACCAATTTGTGTTATTACTCTTTTATTTTTAGACCGTAAACACTGGCTCATTAAAAGCCTCGCTATTAAGCATATAATCTTCCTTATTTTCTGACGTTAGATTATTAAGAACGTCTTTTAGATTGTTGTTTTCTTTTTCTAGAGTGGTTATAATATTTTCTGCTTGGTTTAAAGCTTTTTGTAAGACCTTCACTCTATCAGCTAATTGATCATTCATGAATTCTACTGCTGTTCTAACGACCATAATTAGCCTCCCTGTTATAAGTTAGGAAACCTTATAATATACACCTTAAAGGCTAAGTCCACTCAGGAATTTTTGCAAATCTTTTAATTGTTTTTTGTCTAGCACCATCTGATCAGAATAGGGTTTTTTATATACCAAAACCTGAAAACAATATCGTAGTCTCTGCCATAATGACATCTTATTGCTATAATTTGTATAATGTTCAAATATTGCCAGATCAGCCATATCTATTTCATGATCATATTCGATCATTAAAATTTCACTCTTACAAGAACACGGAATGAAAATTGTTTTATTTTCTTTTAGATTCGTTACGCTTCCCATCTTTTTTCTTTCTAAAAATTCTTTCGTAGTTTTTATCCCAAGTTTCTTGAGAAACTAAACTGACTCGTCTTTTAGAACCTTTACCATTCTGCATAATTAGTTCTCCAGAACATAACTCCAGTAACGACTATCTTCTTTCTTTTGCAGATCATCCCAATAGATTGATCGGGCAACATACGATGGAACTTTAAGCTTTCCACAATTCACCATCCAGTGACGCTCCATCTTTTTATAAATCTCTGAGCCAGACTTACTTTTATTATACTTAAGAGCCTCGACATCGTAAAGTCTCAATTGGTGAATATCTCCGCACAATACTCTTGCCTCATTAGGATGGATCATTTCAAGAGCAAAGCTAATTTTAGCCAGACCAATCCCACTAATCTTATTAAGGATACTGTCTCGTTTCTTAACATGATACTTCTTGGTAGTCAAATAAAAGTCTTTAGGATTAGCCCAAAACTTGGTACTAAAATCCCAGATATAAGTGGTGCGATTATTGTGTAGACCGACGCCACTCTTATGAAGTTTTTCCAAAAGAATTTCTTTGCTATCTACCCATTCGCTAAAATTCTTAATAGCATTATATCCTTTGACATTACCTTGCCAAGTGGTGTGAACTGAGCAATAAGCAAAAAGATAGCGACGAAAAATATCTTCATCAGTCTTGGGACGAACAGTTTCCCAATAATCTTTATAAGCAACAACCTTGTCCTTGGGAAAATTCTTAAAAAATTCATCGGCCTTGCTGGTACTCATAACAACAGGCTTTTTTTCAATTCGATCTTGCTGGATTAGGTCAGACATTTCAACTCCAAGTTTGTTTCCAAAGTGTATGCTGTGATTGTACACTAGTCCTATCGTCTTGTCAAGCCACTGCTCTTTAGTTTTTATCCTGACTTAGCCTTTTTTCTTCCACGATGCTATCAAATTTCTTGGTATGATAATTATATTCCCAAGGTCGCCATCTTATTTTTGTACTAACTATAGTTTTAATTTCTTGTCCAGTTTTTACATCTGTATATTTCGCTATAGCCCAATAATATTCCTCGCCCTTTACAACATCTTCAAGAATTTGAAAATCATGCGGATATCCTAATTCAGAATGTATCCTATTTTTACCCATCCATTTAACATAATTTTCTATCTGCTCATTATATTCTATAGGGAAAAAGATATTATTAATTGATCTTTCTATAACAACAGCTTTTTCTCCAACATATTCTGAGTTGCAGATAAATCCTATAGCAACACCGACAAATAAAAATAGCCAGTGATAAAAAATTGACCGTATAACAATCTTGTGCATGGTAGGCTCCTTTGAGGCGGGACATTTTTATACACCGCTCTTAATTGGAACCAATAATCAAATATCCCTCTCATCCCCATGCAAAATTTTAAATGTCGGAAATCTTAGGCTAATACCACCCTTTTCATTTTCTGTTTCTTCAAAGTATTGGACAGTAATTATTTTGCCCAAAATCTTCTTAGGATTCTTATAAAACTCTTGTCTTTGATCAATACTAAAACCAGAACCAACCCTGACAGTATGACCCTTATGTTGAATCATAACACAACTCAACATAATCTCCTCGCACTCTGCACCATCTTTAACATAGCGGAACGGCCCCATTTCAGTATCTAGAACTTCATATTCGTCATCAAAGAATGATTTATATTTGAGAAGGTCTTTTGATCGCTTACCCTTATAAGGAGTATCTGCACGAAGCATAAGTCCCTCCCAACCATTCTGAGTAGATTCTTTGACAAATTCTTGAAAATGGTTTTCGTCCTTAATCAAGGACTGATCCAATAGTGTTAGGCATGGACATTCATTCTTTTTCATAACTTCTGTAAGATTCTTGAGTCTGATACCAAAGGGTCTATTATGTTCTCCCTTCTGACTATAAAATTCATCATGAGTAATCATATCAAAAATCTTATATGAAGGATTAGGAATAGTATGATCCTTCTTGCGAAGTTCTTTCATTACTCCTTGAAAATCCTCATTACCATCTTCATCAACAAGACAAAGTTCTCCATCAAGAATTACATTAGTAAGTCCCAAAGCTTTAATCCCACCGCTAACAACGTCAAGAGTATCAAAGTTTTTTCCCGTGCGGGAATAAAAGGTAGTATTACCATTACTGTCAACAATAGCAATACATCTAGCACCGTCGATCTTCCTGCTAACATACCATCCATCCTTCCAGTCTACAATTTTAGGAACATACTTGTCCGCTAATGCAACGCTAAATGTTGGAATGTGATCTGGAATAGCCTTATTGATTAACTTATCTCCAGCACGGGTTTTCAAATCCTTATCAATAATACAGTGGATGAGTTCTTCGTATCCATTATTGTCAATAAAAGTATTAACTGCTCCAATAGCATCGTGACCTGTGATTTCTCTGTTCTTCAAAGAATCTAGCAAATCAAAAACAGTCTTAAAAGATTGTCCTCTGAGTGAAGATTTCTTTTTGAGATTATCGCTGGTCACATTATACTGCCAAAGAGGATGATAAGTATAGAGCAAAATCTTTTTGATAAAATCTGCTCCAGCCTGATTGGAAGAGGTATAATCCTCAATAATTCCAACTTTATCAAGTGTACTACTAGTTGCTTTCAGATCACGAACAAAACCATTAAGATGCTCAAATGACATTTCCAATTTCTCCTGTGTTTTCCCAAGTATAGCATACGGTAATGCTGTTGTCAAGCATCATTTCGTCTTTTCTCTAGCAAATGGTTTAAAGAAAAAACCACGCCTTGAATAATGTGATTTAGCACAGCTTGATCTTCAACCTTACTTCTTACTGATAAATATTTCAAAGCAGCAACAATACCTTCTAAATTATCTCCTAATTTTCCTATCCCTATATTACAAGTTTCACATAACCATCCCCTAAAGGTATGATAAACATGGTCATGATCTAGGTGCCATTTATCTGGACTACAAAAACAACACTCACAACCATCTGGCTTTTGAGGAGCCTTTTTCCTTAGTTTATTTCTAATCTTAGTATGTTGTTTAACGCACTTTCTGCATCTACTGTCCAGATTATCTTTATGTCCAATATGTCTAGCAAAAGACTTGGCATTTTTCCTTTTACCACAGTAAATGCAAATTTTTCTAGACATAATTATGTTGAAGAGAAATTAATTCTTCAATTTTTCTTAAGTTTCTAGCCTCAATAACATATGCACCATGTAAAGATATTATCTCTCCATTATATGGTTCTGATGGAAGATCATTGTCATTAGCCCATCCCACAAGATAAGTTTTATACGGTCTTTCTTTTGGAACTAATGCTAATACATAAATCCAGTTTTCGTGTCTTTCTTTTGGTCTAACTAATAGTCTGTAATTTAGGGGATTATTAGAATACCTCATCAAACTACCTTTAATATCCACATTAGGTAGACCAACTATATCTAGTCCATTATCTCCAGCCAAAGGAGTAGCATTTGCTTTATCTCTTGCTTGAATATATCCTTCTGGAGAACCAGTTAGTATCATTGATCCACAATATGTAGATATTTGACCGACCAACTGATCTTCTGCTAAATTAGATAATCTTTTACTAGAATTTCTAATTTGAGATTTTCCTCCAATCTCTGCTTTTTTAGCATTAGAGATTATAAGTTGTGTAAATTTTGCATCTATAGTATGTAAAATTACGTCATTAGGATTTATCATGATATACTTAAAACTGTGTTTTGACAAAAATCTAAAACTTGTTGATCGTTAAATGTGTTCTTTGCGTAATTGAATATCAAAGCAACAAATCTTATATTCCCTTTGATATAGCCTTTTGTATTATCTATTCTATCTAAAGAAGCTGAATATGGATGTTTCTTATTTTTATAGCTGTGAGTTCTGAGTTCTAATTTCTGTTTAGTAAATGGACAGACTCCAAGTTGGTTTTCCCATAATTGATTCAAATATTCTAGATCTATATCATATTCCTGATTACGTTTTTTAGAATTTTTGATGACATTTTTTATATACCATCTAAAATTAGCAAACTTATCTGGTTGTCTAGTATATTTTGTTTTTTTGAAATTATCCTTATATGGCATAACATAAACAGCCTTATGCTTACCAGAACAATTATTATTACAATAAAACTTATCTTTTCCTACTTTCCTTCGTCTTTTTACTTCTGAAGCTAATTTTACTACTTTTTTACCACAATATGCACAATCAACAGATGTATTAGTTTTCATAGTTATTTCCTGTACATATCTTTACACCAAAATATGAACAAGAGCTAAATTAAGTGGACTAGGGCAGAGTCGAACTGCCGTCCAGAATAAACATCAATACAAACTTCTACATCGTTAGTTGGTTGTTATCACACTACCAACAAAGCTATCAGAATTATCTGCGTCAGATTGAGTACAATCATCAGTCTTATTTATGTCTGGTAAGACTACCATATCCGAATATCGGAGTCAGCATGATTTGGTAATAAGGCTCATGCCGCCCCACTCATTACCTAATTAATTAGGCAGCGAGAGCGAGAGTTACTTCGCCAATTAACAATTTTAATCGACTTTTAAACTGGCCGGTCGATTAACCAGTCGATGCCATCTATATCTATTTTACCTGTCGATACCTTTACTAGCCCATTCTTTAGTATACCCCCAAACTTTTGGTTTGATATGAATTTCTGGTGTTCTTTCTATAATAATTCTGGGAGGCTTATTAGCTAGTTTTTTTACCTGTATAGTCAATAGAATATTAAATCCTAGTGATACTAGAAATAATCCAGCAAAAATTACTGTTAGTGGCTGTAGTTTCATTACTTGCTTTCAATCAAGAATCGAATACTTAAAGCAAAAGTAGGGCGTGAGAGAATCGAACTCCCTTAGCTAGTTAATAAGACTAGCGTCTTAGACCATTAGACGAACGCCCCGTATTGTCTTTCTATTGTATCCTATCGACCAACCACTGTCAAGACCTTTAGGAATTTTGTTGAGACTCTAGTTCATTTAATCTTTCGCTAATTTTCTCCAGAGATAATGCTGCCTCTCCACAAGCCTTACATAAATCAGAATATAGATATTCTTTTAAATCATGTATTTGATTTTTTAGTTCATTTATTTCGTTTTGATTACTCATAATTATTTCTAGAACAAGAGGCAATATGGAATTTTTCTGAAGATTTTGTGTGCCAAAAGATCATTTCATTTATTTCATCATCCCATGCACACTCTATCTCTCCAGAAGATGCAAGCTTACTTAGACTACTATTATATAGCCAAGCTTTAATATTGTCAAATATCAGATTATAATTATCTTCACTCATTAAAAATTCATCATTAGAAGAAATTTCAGCATACTGTCTTATTAGATTTTCTGTTTGACCAACTGAAATCAACTCATCTATTTGAGCAGAATAAGATTTGGGGAAACAAAGGGCAACATTCTTTCTGATACTTTTAGCAAACAATTTGATGTTTTTAACTTTGTAGTATTCAGTCATCATTATCTACTGATGGTTTTGCTGGAATATTAGTCTTGTCTTTATTAGCTAACCAGAATACCATCTCATTAGCTTCATCATCCCATGCACAATCTACAAAGCCTTTTGCTGCCAACTTAGAAAGTCCAACACCATAAAGCCAGTCCCTAATCTCCCCAAACATTTCATCAAAAATATTAGAGTTAATAATGTAGTTCCCGTCCTCATCCAAACCAAGATTATTTTTCTTGATAAGATTGATTACTTGCTCAATAGTGATGAAATCATCAAGATTTTCTGTGTAGTCTTTTTCAAAAGAAGATGCGGCACCATCTCTCATAGCCTTAGCATATCCCTCAAGATCAATAATACTATAGGTTTCCATAATAGTCTTTCCAAATTAGAGATACTTATTGATATTCTTGTCGCCACTGTCTATCGTTTTACACCGCTCTATCAGATTGTCAATAGTGTTCTGCAAACTATACTCGCCTCTACTTAGCCACTTTTTATCCTCATAAAGAGCAGTGGTAATTTGAGGCAGATAAAACTGGATAGCTCTTTCAAATTCTTCTGGAAAATATGTTTTAAGAATACGCTCAATATGAAATAAACTACTTACCATCTCATCACGGTAATCTATGAGCCTATTAATCTGATCCCGTTGTTCCTGTGTAAGAGACATTACGCCTCCACTTTTTGTTTGAGTTTCATAAGCTTATGTTTAATCTTCCATACGCCAGTTTCTTTGTTCTGAATATCTGGCCCCATATAGATATGACAAAAACCTTGATGCTTGTCTAGCCCCCATGCTTTAATTCCATCATGGTCAAGACCCTCCACAACAAAACGACCCCTATAACCCATAGGAACAAAATCTCCCTTGGATACAAAGTATGGGCCTCCACCAACTCTGATACGATCTCCCTTTACCAGTTCTTTCCAATTAAAGTCACGAATAATCTTCGTGTTCTTTGCTTCTTTGCTCTTTGCCTTAAAAACAAATGGAGCATTGCATTTAGGACACATATAAGCTCTTGGGCCTGTGGTAGCTCCACATTTATCACAAGTTTTTTGACCCTTACCCATCTTCTTTTCTCCTGTGTTAGTTGACGTTACTTCCCAAGTATATCACAGTAATCGGCACTGTCAAGTGGAAATCTTTAGCGGTTCTCTGAAAATTTCAAACATACCCTTGTCTCTCTGCTTCTTTATCAGAAAAAGTTTTAATCCATGCTGGAATAATCTGTCCAGTTACTTCGTCTTTCTTTTGCTTTCTTAATTTGCCTTTTTCTCCAGTATGTTCACAAATAGTATAGCTCATACTTTCTGCCATCCATATAGCTCCACGAATAAATTCATCACCACCATAATAGTAAGCTCGTAATCCACCAAACTTTTCTTTAATTTGAGTCCATCCAAAAGATTCTACTGGTTCATTAATCTTTTTTTTATGGTCTAGATGATTATTCACAATATAAAAAAGACGAGATAGTATATCATACCAACCTTCATCACACTCAATCCATGTGAGATTTTTAAATTGTTCTGGATATTTTTCTCTTAGCTTATCTTGAAGATCAATATTCATCATTATATTTTACTTTATGAATAATTTTTGTTCCTAAATGAGCGTTACTAAGCTCCCCCTCATTATTTATAGCTTCTTTACAAAGTCTTTCAAATTCTTTTCTATCAATCTTTCGACCATCAACAATAGTTTCTTCAAGATGCTTTTGTGTCAATTCTTCTGGCTTATCACAATAAACCGTATCATAAGCGTGTTCAAGACTTTTCGCCTCAATAACATACTTGTGTCTGAAAAGAGAAACAGTGTTAACTTCAAATAGTGGCATATTAAAATTTCCTTTTTAGATCTTCTGGTTTTTTATCTGGATCGGGAATAATAGTCAGAACATTCTTTCTAAACGTAGTCATATAACTTTGAGCAATTTTACGTTTAATCAAACCTTCTTCTTCAATTTCAGTATAAACATTAATTCGATAATAGTCATGAAAAACATTTATTACCTTAGTCATAGAATGATGTTTGGGTTTTTTTACTTGTTCAAACAAAAGACTTTCAATTTCATAATCACTAATCATCTAGCTCTCCTATTTGCTCGGTCTAAAATCCTAATAGTTTCTTTAGCATTACTTGGCACCATAACTAAACTTGGTGCGGTCTTATGTCCCCAATCCATATATCCAACAGCCTTTTGCTCTGCTGAACATTCTTTACATACTATATTGCGGTTAGTTTCGACCAAAAATTCATATCTTTCAACACCAACACAATTCTTACAATAGATACAATTCATCGTGTCTCCAATGACAAAGAGTAGCCAACGCTGTGTTTATACCATAGCTATCGGCATTGTCAAGCTTTCAACCTTAATGGTTTTGGTTGGACAAACGAAATCTCCATTATCATCACTATGATATACTTGAGTTAACCCAACAGCATTTAACAGTTTAGAACAGTTAACGCACGGCTTACTTCCAAGAATTAATCCTTGTCTGTTAATTCTAAGGACACATATGCTCCAATTAGGATCAATGGAATTATAGCGATCAAGTAATTTAGAAATAAGATGAGATTCACTATGAACATAAGGATACTCCAAATACTTAGGTATATTAAATCGTTTACCAATTCTAAAAGCTTTGGTACTCATCTTGATAGGGTTATTCTGTGCAAATTCAATCATCTTGGTTCCATCAAAAGCAGCAGCATAATGATAGCAACGAATGAGAGGATCGGGTTGCCAATGTTGATAGGCTTTCTTAATTGTTTTCTGAATTATCTTCATTTAATGATCTGTTGAATGTAGTTAAGTCCAAAGAAATATATGTATCATCATTATCTTGACCGCTAATCTCAAATTCTTTATTATCAACTGGTAGTAGTCTATACCTTATAGGTTCTTTTATTACTGGTGTTTCTGGATTTAGTTTAATTTTTTTTGGTTCTTTCATAATTTAGTTCCTATCATTTAGAAGCTAACATATATAAGCCCACATTTGCCGCTGCATATCCCATATAAGCAATAAACATACCGTAATTATTATGTAAATAACCTTGTTCTATTGCTATGTAAACATAAATTAAGCCAGTAATAAGAATAAGATTAGCTGACATTTGAAATCTCTCTGGTTAAAAGTTCACTGTACTCTGCAATAGCCAAGTCTTTAGCTTTCAATTCCATATCAAGATCAAACTCTAGTCCATAAGTATTCAAGGGTTTTACTGCATAATCTGCGTGTTTACGAGGATTAGTTCCTAGTGATGATTCGCTATAATGAAAAAGAGGTTTTGTTTGCCAAGTTTCCCAGCACATATTAATAGCATCACTTTCCGACAAATTATTGGGGTGACATTTATGATGCAGATAATCGAAACAGATCGGGATGCGTGTAATTGGATGGAAAATATCTACCAATTCTTGAACACTCCAACAATTTAGTTTATCATCGTTCTCTATTGTTATACGATCCTGACAATTTTTGTCCAGTTTTTTGAAGTTGTTATAAAATCTGTGGGCAATTTCTTCTCTGGTTCCGTTATTGTTATGAACATGAAAATTCATGGGTGATCTACGGTCTGCTGGCAACCCTATTCTGTCAAAGAAACTACTGTAGAAGTTGAGTTCTGAGATTGTTTTTTCGACAACTTTTTCGTTGAGACTTGCCAAACTATTAAATTCACTAGGATGAGCAGAAACCCGAACATTAGTATGGGCAATAGTGTTTGAGATATTGTCGAACTCATCTTGGATAGCATCATGATTAGGTAAATCTTCCAATTCAACATTTGCTTCATCATAAGTAATAAGTGGAAAAATATCGCTACTAACGCGATAGGTATAATTATTTTCTGCACAAAACTGAATAGTCTTGTTTGTTGTAACTAGATTATTTAGAATTCTATCTCCAAGAGTTTCTAATGCTTCTTCTCTTGGCAAAGAATTAAAACGCTTAAAGGTCATAGTCTGATGACCAAAACCTTGATCTTTAAGTTTGAGAGAAATGCAACACAGTCCGAATCTCATAATACCTCCGTTTACAGGATTCTATCACAGTATCGTCCAACTGTCAACTGAGACTTGAGAATTATTCGTATTCAGCCAATAAAGCTTGTCGAATAGGATCAGTTAAATTATCTCTATCTAGATAAAAAGACAGATTGGGATTAAAAGTATTAGGCATATGTTCTAATACTCTTTGTGAATAAATAGGATTTTTAGGTCTAATCCTCAATTCTCTATTTAAATGATAAGACCATAAGTAAGCATTAGACGCTCTAATGTATTTATCTACATCAAAATCTTCTATAGGACAATTCTTAACTAATTTCAAAACTCTTTTTTCACAATCATGTTCTATCTCTAGAATATCATGTAAGCTTTGATTTAATTGTTCATCAGTAATCTTACAATCTTTAATAAAAACATTATGAACTAATGATGGGAAACTGATCCAGTCAAAAAGAATATCGTAGGTGGACATACTTCTATCCCATAGTTTACGATCTTCTTTCCATTGTAAGAAATGACAATATTCATGGATAAGAATTTCAAAACCCATATGATGTTTCATAGCAACAGCAAATTCTCTTTCATCTTCATCAATAGAACACCATCCTCCACAAGAATCTGGCAATTGTTCTTTGTTATACAATAGCACAGAGAATCCGTAATCTAGTAATTCTCTAACTATTTTAATTGTAAGATTAGATTTAGTTTCCATATTCAAATTGCTCTACAGAATGTATTTTAACCACTTGAAACTTAATGCGGTGCTGATCTTTAAACTGAAAAATAGCATCTTCTTCTGATGCTGCATCCATAACTTGATTAATCAAAAGATGCTGCCTAGAATGATCGTGCAACTCATAAACTTGTGCTGTTACATTATACATATTAATTGTTCCATCCTAATGCTTCTGATACTGTGGGAAATTGTTCTGAAAAAATTCTCTTTGTTTCTTCTACAATAAGCATGTGTTCTTTTTGAGTTCCATGAGCAGAACGTAATTGAATCCAGTGAATAAAGCTTCGTACTGATCCACTCATATATAATCTGGTCGGAGTAGCTAGTGGCAATACAAATCTTGCACATTCTTTAGCAATCCCGTCTGCGATCATGCCATCATAAATAGCTTTTGCTTTAGAAAAATGTTCACGAATTTGAGTATTCCATTTCACCTTAGTTTCATTAGATATGTCATCAATACTATTCTGTCTATTCTTATTGTCCTGCCTTCGTAGTTCAAACATTGGAATATCTTCAGACAATAATGTAGTATCAGCATATCTTTGACTAAATTCTTGGAATGTAAAACTTCTGTGTCGTAGAATTTGTGCAGCCAAACCTCTTGTGGTGTTAATCTCTACTGTTAGAAAAGCTTGTTCAAATATACTCCAGTGGTGATTCTTAATGCAATAAGCTAGAAGTTTTGAATAATTCTCGCTATCTTGATTATTTGGGTTCGATACTCTGGCACAATAAGCCATAAGTTTTTCTGCGTCTGGAGTTACCGAAATTAGCTTTACTGAACTCATTAGTCTCTCCTAAATTTTTCTGTTCTTGTCTCCCACCAGAAGTGACAGATTTGATTATTACCATCAAAATATATTGGGCAAAAGTCTGGTCGAAAAATACTATTTAAATCACAAGCTACGCATGTAAAAAATAACTGCCAACGAGCAAATCCATAGTCTAATAATTTCTTTTCTATTTTTGTAAAGTTATTACCGCTAAGACATCCACTATCTACAATAATCAATTTGTTATAAGGATCAAGTTGATCTGGATGAATAAATGCTTCAAATTCATTTTTGTATGGGATATTAACTGGTTCAATATCTAATGGTTCATCTTTTATAGATAATTTATGACTCATTAACTGAGCCATAATTCCAGAATATTCATAGCTTAACTGTAATATTGCCGCTTTATCTTCATAGGAAAAACGATCTCTAATCTCATTACAGATTTTATCTATGCACTTAGTTTCCCATTCTCTATCAATATATAAACTTTTAAGAGCCATAATCACTCACTGTAAATTTAGTATATTCTTTCTCTTCTTTATATTTAAGTTGATATTCAACAAACTTATCTTCTGTAATATGGTTAAAAATTGCAGTAGCTACTTTACTAACGCTTTTTGCTACACCACTAGCATCTGGCCCAGCATTTAGTTTGGCCCAATAATAAAGACCATCCTCCTTGTCTTTAATTATTTCATAACCTTTTTCTTTAGCCCATTTCTTGATTTCTGAAATCATCATAATTAGCAACTCGCATTACCAGATTTTGGGGGTCTATTTATATTCTTTCTTGTAGCTGGATCATAATTCTCAATAGGATTGTCATAGTGTTTCCATGCTTTTTCGTGTCTTAAAGCAATAATCTCTTTTTCCTGTTGAAATATCCTTTGTTTTTGATATTCAATTAACTTATATAGTTCAATAATATAATCTAATACTGGTTGTCCTTTATACTTTGTTAGTATAGTATTTACTTTGGACAAGTCCATTGGCTCATACTTGAGCGTCATATCATAATCATCTGGATTCCAGTCTGGATCGTATTTCTGGTCGCTCATTTTTGCATCTGTTCCTCATACGAATACTTCAGCTTAGAATTAAAACCATTAGCATATCCTTGCATATAAATCTCTTTGGATAGTCTGGAATTTTCTCCAATCAATTGTTTATTATCTCTAGCCCAAAGAACAAAACTTTTTTCTTCATCACAAATATCGGACAAATCTGGATAATAAATTTCATCAAACCACAAATAGTGTTTTTGTAGCATAGTATCCAATGCTATAAATACTGGTGGTTTTGGATCATAATTATGTTCTATTTGAGATATAACAAGTTCATCCATGAATACATTAACAATCTTGTCTCCAACCTTTAATCCCATAGCTAGGTCAAGTCTCATGCTCGTTCAGTCTCCTTAAATCGGTTGATATAATTATCATAAGCGTCCTCAATACTATCAGCAACCTTGAATTTCCATAGATCACTATCTGATTCAATATCAAATGAATCAAGATATTCTAGCAAATATTTGAGAATATGTTCAACACCCACATCATCAACCAAAGCTTTAATCTTTGGCTTATCTGTTAGATAGCGGACTTCTTTTTTAATTTCTTTCATTTTTTATACAGGTATGAACCTGCCCAATCACATTCCTCTAATAGTTTGTCAAAATCAGTAAACAGATTATATCTAGTGTCTTTGTACGGAGCGGAGTAGCTTGCTGGCTTATAAATATCTCCATTAGTTTTGTTCACAAAAGCATGAATAGTTTCAATTCCTTCCCACACTTGGGTAATTTTGTGATATTTCTTATTTTCCTTAAAAAAATAATAGACTGTTTGTTCATCTCCATAAGTTTGTTTCTTAGCTTTTTCCTCAAGAACATCAAGCCAAGTATGAATATGAGAATGAAAATCAGCCAGTGATGGGGGATTCAAATTCTTTGAGTTTTGCACGACCATTTTTTATTAATACATAGTGACAAGGATTTTCTGTCCACGAACCGCTGTTGATATAGTGTACCATATCAGACTTATCTGTCAAGGCGTGATGGGTATGAGAGCAAATAATAATATTAGCACCGATGGATTTAGCATATTGTTTTGCTCTGTCTTTGATTTGATTAGAACATCTTAAAAAGATTTTACTGCTACGTTTCAATAGTCTGGCCCAATAAAAACTTGGGTCTATTCTTTGTATCATTCTGTAGATATTATCAGCTAGTTTGGTAAGTCTAGGATGTTTACTGATAAAATTATCAAATCTATCTCCATGAAGTATTACTACTTTATTATGTCCACTAAAAAAAGTATATTCCTCTACAAAGTTAGCACCAAGAATATGAGATATAATATTAGCTGGCCCATCATGATTACCAGAAATGTATATAACCTTAGTCTTGTTAGAGATTTTTCTAATGTATGCTAAAACTTTCCAATGTCCATTCTTTAGTCTACGAAAATCTAAATTATCAAATAGATCGCCATTTATGATGAGTGATTTAGTCTTAATTTCATTCTGGTAGATTTTGTGCAAAAAATGCAGTATTTGTCTGGTCTGTGAAATATTGGATGAAATATGTAAATCACTAATAACAACAGCATCGTACATAGTATGTTCCTATTTAATTGGTCATTAATATGTACTAATTAATACACTAATCTCAACGATACCTACGGCAACAAAACCACTTGCCATTTGCTCCCTGAGCATAACCAACATCGACAGTTTGCAGTCTACTATTTGCATAACAACAATTATTATATGCCTGTTGCTGTGTTGATCCGCTTCCACAACCTTCATAGCCTGAAGTTACTGGAAGGAAATGTCCCACAGAGTTTCTACTAGCCATAATATCAGCTACACTCTGAGCAGTATTAGCTGAATAATTACTAGTATATGAGTAAGTCTTGGGTGGCTTACCATAAGAAACTGAACAAGCACAAAGAGCCATCATCAAAACTACAATCTTCTTCATAAAACTCCTCCTTGAGATAATATTCCTATAAAATAACCAATAGCAAAGAAACCAATCACTATCAATATATCGACCATCCATGACCGAATCATGAGGAAAAACCAATTTTTTGCTTAGTTGTAGATAATGTGGACTCAAGCTCATGATCTGCAAAATACTTGCAATCATAACTTCGTCCATTCCACCAACCAACCTCATAAGAAACTGAATTATTTCCACGAATATTGATTCCAGTAACTTTACCAAAAACATCTTCGGCCAACTTAATATCAGTTCCAATACTAAAAACTTCTAACTTATCTTTCATGATTTAATTCTCCATTAAGTTATCTATCTAATAAATATTCTACATTCAAACTAGCAATTTGAATTTCAAGAGATTCTATCTTTTTCTTTTGCTCTTCTATTGTTTTTTCTAGATGATTGATATAAGTATCAATATCAAAGAAAGGATTATTTTTATCAGTCTGATTCATGTTCCCATATCTTTTCTAAATGATTCAATAGTCTATCTGCCTTCTTGTCATTATAAAAACAATCAAGGTCTGTGGCAACAAACTCTTTATGTTTTTTAGGCCAAACTTCAGCCAAACAATTCATAACAGTTTGACCATATCGTAGTTGATATTTCTTTAAGTCATTATCAATTTTATTTCTAAACTCAGAATAACTCATTGCTTTTTCTTTTTCAAAAAGGCTATAATATCCCCAGCAGTATTAGGAACAGTATTACCACCAAGATAATATTGCCCAGTAATCTGAATCATTTCATCCAAAGTCTTTTGAGCATTATACATTCTTGCCCACTTTGGTTTATATTCCTGTTTCATGTAATTCCAAACGCTATTATAGAAATCACAAATAGCTTGATTAACTGACTCGTTCATAATTTATTCCTGTACTTTAGTTCCCATATCATAAGGATATCCATCTTCTATTTCTTCACTATAAATATCTTCGTAATGATTATCCCACCAAGGAATTTTACTATCTGGTAATTCAGTCATAATCAAAGTTCAACATATTTTAATATAGTCAGAATTCTTCTTGCTAATGCCGCACCACCAACAATCCTACCATCATTATAATCTTCTCCATATCCAGAAGTAGACTCATGATCTTTTTGTTCTTTAATCTTTCGATTACATAACTTTATGATTTCAAGTATATTAGCTTTTTCTATTTCATTCATATAAAAGTTTCTAGTAATAGAATATCGTTTTTAGTCTTACAAAAAACTATACCAAAAATCTACGGAAGTTGATTGTGGGAATACCCGCGATCCCTACCATTGAGGCATCAACAAGTTTATTATACCTCGTCAGAACTAAACTGTCAATAGCTCAGTTTCCAACTCGTTTAAACATTTAAAGTCTGTACCACTTATATTTAAGTTCCAACTCTTATGATAATGACCAAATCGCCATATTTTAGGTTGATGAATATTAAATAGCTCTTGCAAAGCCCATCCTGTTAGGTTCTCATATTTTCTTTGATTTCTATCTAGTATTCTCAAGCTAACTTCATCTGGACAATCATGAGTTAAAACAATGTCTGGTTTTACTTCTCTATAAAGCTCTCTAGCTTTCATAAATTGATCAATAGTAACCTGTTCATCTTCCCACCAGTCTATACCTATGGTTCTATTTGCACGATCAATGCTATAAGCACCTCTATAATAGAAAAATTTAACACCATTCAAACATGAGTACCCACAATTACCAAGGTAATTAGGGCTATCATTAATGCTACTGTAATTGTCATGATTACCTCCAATAATTTTATGTTTAGTAGGGTCTACATTCTTTAATGTTTCGTAATTAAAACCAAAATCACCCAACTGAATAGTATATGGATGACGATCTTTTTCTCTAATTATTTCATGATAATGTTTATATTTACCATGAACATCACCAATGAGAGTAATACTATTATTCATACTCCATCCAAAGGGTCATTATCGAAAGGATAACTGAACGGCCCCAAGATGCTCTTTCTTTTTTGTTTTAGGAAATCTAGTGTCTCATCAAAACAATTTTCACAAATATGAATCTCGTATTTTGATCCATCATTAGTTGAACCATATCCCCAATATGATTCAAGAGTAGCAAAGTCTGGCCCAACTTCTTTATAGTTGGTTGTACTTTTCCCACAAACATCACAATTTATATCATCAAGGACTTTTCTTACTTCTTCTTTAAATGTTCTCATTTCCAACGTCGTGAAGGATCACGCCTTTTGGGTGGACTAAAATGTGTGGTTGTTTTTGTAATAGTAATACAGGGTTGGAAAAACTTTGTAGTTTTCTTTGGGCTAAAACCAGCAGGAAGAATTATATCGCTACTTTTAAATAGATCGGGCATACCAATATATTCAGATAAGTAATTCATAGTTCTTCTATATCCATCAATGATAACATCTTTGGAACAAGTTTTTTTCATCAAATCTTCAAAACTCTTAGCCATTATTAATAATCTCCAGAATAGTTTGTGCTAATACTGATCTTCCTACTGTTTGACCATTACCATAAAGATCATCATTATCTGATGGAGTTACTCCCCATTGAGACAAAATAGATTCACAAAGATCTTTAATATCTATAATCTTCTGATCGTTGCTCATTTTTCTTCCTTTATTTGAGAATATTGGGTATAAAAAGTTTGGTTGACATTACATCGTCCAAGAGCAATTCTAACGCCCAATTTCTTATTATAGTTCTCTTTCTTACTGCAAATAGCTAGTCCCTCATAGTGACTGCCATGAGGACTATCAATTATAATTTGAGTTGAACCACCTTTAGTATCTGGATCAATAGGCCCATAGCCATAACCCTCCGCAGGCTTGCTGCCTACTTGCCATTTATAATAGCCATTGTAAAGACGATTATGAAGAACCCTAACCTTATATCCGCAATTACGCAATTCTTGAACTGTCATATTTTCTCCAATAATTAGTGTAGACCGCAAACTTCCACAGTACGAGTAATAATAATCTTGTTGTATTCTGACAAGAATTTATCTAGGTTGTCTTGTTTGATAGACAATTCATAGTTGTTCTGACCAATGAAATACTTATCAATTAAATCTTGAACTTTTTGTTGAACTGTTGGACTCATAAAGTTTCTCCAAAGGATGCCCTAAGTATACTACGTTATCGGCGTTTGTCAACAGGCACTTTACAAATCATTCATGGTAGGACATTGTTTCTCTGATTGAACGCTTAATCCATTACAAAAACATACCGACTTATCCTGTCTAATTCTTACTTCACATTTTTCTGACTTGTATTCAGATTGATAAGATAAAAATGTTACAACAAAAATAATGAGGAAAAGAGGGAACAGATTAATTAACTTTTCCATTTTAGGAGTTATCCTTATAAAGACCCACACTTACTCCAGAATCAGCATTTTGATAATATTCCCCCTTACGATATTCTGGGAAATCAACTTCATTGACCCCAAATTCTATCCTAAGATATTCGCTAGTATAAGCCTCGCCTGCAAAATAGTCATTAAAGACTTTAACTCTTTCAACTGTTGATCCTCTAGCCACAATAAAAACCCAACTCATTTAAACTCCTAGCTATTAGTGATTTCTTGATAATAGTTAATGTCAATATCCAGTTCATCATCTTTGTTTAATACATAGGCAGCATCAAAATAAATATGATCTCTTGGATTGTGTCCAAGATGAATATGGGATTCATATGATTCTTTTTGAATAGGATCATTATATATGAATTTAGCACATTTATTAGCTGAAATCATAAAGTCTTGATTATAGTTATCCATTTTATTTCTCCTAAGAAATGTTACAATCTCTAGCGTAAATTATACCACGTTTAGCAGGAGGGTCAATGGGATTTTTAAATTTTTTGACTGATTGTACGATCCATCCAAACTTAGGCTTATCTTTCCAACCATAAGTCCTATCCTCAATACTCACCTTATGTCTACTCTCATCAGATTCCCACTGTTCTTTAGAGGAATACTGAATACAATCACTAAAAGTAATTGTTCCGATAATTCTACTCTTAAACTTAGCCGATTTCCCCGGAGTTTCAATAAGTGCCAACTCAACTCCCTCTAATCTTGTGGGAAGTCGATAGGAGCGGGTTTCGACCGTTTTCTGACCATTAATTAAAAGGGTAGACCAAGGCGACCGTATATTTAAACCGATCACGAATTATTCCCCAAAAGGTTCAAAATTGACGCTATAAAGTTTACCATCTTTATTCTTGTATAACAACTCTGGGTTGTCCTTGTCAGTATACAACCAGATGAATGTGTTGTCAATAGGTGGGTTTATCCAATCTTTAGGATTTGAACCACTTCTAGTTAGTCTTATCTTTAGTGGCCCTACATGACCAGAAGTTATATCAAAACTTCCATCAAATCCAACTTCAATTGGTTTCATTAGATTTTGACTCCCACGAAGAGATTATACTCCAAATATTATTTGGTAATAGTCTGTAGTGAGTATATTCTACTTTGGTAATTTCCCCTAGTTTTACTTTTATGTGGGCTAATCTAAAGTCCTCATAGGTTTCTGGTTTTTCTAAGGAACCAGTTTCGTAACCACCATATTCAATCCATGTTTGGGTAAAATCTTTAACGTCAAGATTTAGTCTGCCTCTCATGACCGGCATAAAATAACCTTTACGACCAATTGGTTGAACTACATCTCCGTACATAACCCACTGATCACAATATTCAAAGTATTCTAATTCTATCCCATTTATAGGAACAACTTCTGTGCGTCCCCAAGGATGAATACTTTCTACAGTACCAGCAATATTGTCAATAATAATCTTCTGTCTGTCTATTGGTTTGTTTTTTAGCTTTTCTATATTCTTTTTATGAATAGGATTAAGAATAAACATTGAAAAAGCTGTGAGAACTATCACTACTCCAAAAAGTATTAGAGTCACAGTCATATCTTGTGCTTTTTGATTGTCTAGAAATTTACTCATGAGTCACCACAATCTTTACCCCATCAAATTCATAACGATCACAAGCATCGTGAATTCCGCATGGGTATGGTTTATTGATAACAACAAAGTCAAAATTAAAATCCCCATCAAGCCTATATTGTCTTGTTAAATGATCAAAAATAATATCTTGAACATCTTTAACACTTAGAGTAATCTCTTTCTTATTTTGAATTTCCATTATTTATCCTTTGTTCTTTCTAATAAAGATTGAAGAGTTTTTGCTATAACACCACCATCACGAAGCGTTAATGCCCATTTTTTAGCATACTCTATAGCTCGTCTTTCGTCAATTGTCAAAGTTAGAATTTCTAGACTATTAGATGGTGTTATTTTTTGCATAAGACTATTGAGATAATGAATAAAAGTTTTTATTTCTTCTATATCTAAGCCAAAAGTTACACTTTCATTAAATGAACCATTCTTAATGGTAAAAATATATCCTTCACCAGCTATCTCATTGGATGAAATAGTAATGTTTTCAATTGGTTCAATAACAAATGTATTAATTGCAGAGATACTGTGTTTGTGCATCATTTATCTTCAAATTTTTGAATCTGATTTTGAGTTTTTAAAATTTGTTCCTCGTGGAAACAAATAAATCTTAATTCTATCTGGCAGGTTTGGGATAACATACTCTATGGCGACTATATCTCCTTCTTGGATTAGCTCATCAATAAGCTCATTAAGATTGCTAACCTCAATTGCAATTTTGGGATTAGCTGCAAGTTCAGTAGCTTTGCAACCTTGAAGATTTTCAACAGTTTTAACAATAAGGTTTTTAGCTTCATTATGCGAGAACATATTTTTTTTCCTCTCAATTTATCGTTGTTGATTTTTTTGATACAATCAAATCTCTAAGATTTGATCTAGTATACCATACTTATCGGCACTTGTCAAGACCAAACTTGAATGAAACTGTTCCGTAAGCATTGGGTCTACTTTGTTCTTTCTAATAGATTGCGGAGTGTGTCACGATGTATCCCGTCGTGAAAATTTGCGTACCACTCAATCGCCTCAATTTCTTTATCCGTAAGTTTCAAACTCTTAATCTCTGCATTTTTAGATAAAGAAGGCGGCGGACCATTTGGCATTTCACGATAAGAATCTGTAGTTCGGATGTTTGCCAGAGTGTCACCCTCTGTTACGGCGTATTTTTTATTCATCATTATCCTTTGTTTCTTTTTGGAATCCATCTTGAATTTATCTGAGAATCTGCCCACTCAAACCATTGTTGTGGAGTAAAATTATAGTAATCATCCGGGCCTGTTGAAGATAGTTTTTCTCCAATTTTCATAGCAACATTACGCCATTCATCAATTCCTACTATATCTCCCATAATAGGAATCGTACCCTCATTATATTTTCGGAGTCTTTTGATAAATTCTTGACCAACATTAAGAGGTTCAGTCATTTCTTTTCTCCTTCAACTTGTTCTTTTGACAATACTTCTAGTTTTAGAGAAGTTAGTATCAAATGTTTGTTTTTTATATTGTTTTGGGCTTTCCAATCGGTTATTTTTTGGTCTATTCTTGAATAAACACTACTAGCTATTTTATCATAGGTACTAAAAACTAGTATATCGTCTGGTTTCAGATTCATTACTGATATTTTGTCTATTTCTGGTAGGTTATTCATTATTTATTCACCAAATACTTATAGATAAAATCGGCAAGACCCTTTAGTCTATCTTTATCAGCTTGAAGTGCTATTAAAACTCTTAGCGATATACCACTCATTGGGCAATACTTGTGTATGTCAAAATTCCCAACAAGTCCTTTTTCTATGATTTGTTTAACAAAAAATTCTATATCTTGAGCAGAAGGGTTGCCGATTTCGTTTTCAACTTCAATTACTACTAAAGTTTTCATTATCCTTTATTCTTTCTAATAGATTACGGAGAGTTTCGGCTCGTTTAATACCCGTCCACTGCTCCACACACCATTTAATTGCTTCAATTTCCTTATCCGTTAAAATTATGGGTTTAGTCATTAGTTTAGCATCATGATCTGACAGTATCTCTCTGACGGTAATAGCTGACTTTTCCTCAAGCGTCAATCCATCTGGGGCTAAATGGTCAAATGCACATTCTCCGTTAAATCCTTCACAAGTGAAGTTAAAACCCTCGTAAAATGCCCTAGTCAGCATTGATGCCACTTGTTCATCCGTTAGAATTATGGGTTTCATAATAGCTCATGTTCTTTAAGGGTTTGATATAGATTTTTTACTTCTTTTTCGTCCAGACGTAGTTCGCTGGGATCAGTATTATTATATGAGAAAACCCTCACCAAGTAAGGTTTATTTTTCAAAAGCTCATTATAATGAATCTCGATAGTATCATATTCAAGATTCAGAGTTCTTAGCAGAGTCATTAGTTATCTCTTTGCCAGTAAGCATACCATTCTTATCGGATGTTGTCAAGACCTTATCTTAGAAATTCCCCATAAATGTTGATACATCTCTTCCATTACATTACCAGCAATATTATTAATACTATCTTTAGGATTGTATAGATTTTTAATTAGTAAATGAAATAGGTGTTTATCGATTGGATTTAATTGAATCAATAATGATCCATTTTTCATCTTATTAAAATGAAAATCCCTATATTCTGCATAAATGTACTGGATAACTTTAAAGTGGTAAGCCTTATATTCAGATTTAGTCATTAAAATAAATCCCCATATCCATTCCACCAATCATAAATTCGTATACAAGCCATATATCCTAATATACCGAACAATACTAGTCCAGCCATTATTTATTCTCCAAACATTTTTCTAGTAATACTCTCAACTTGCTCAATAGGAGTATAATCAATAAATGTGGTAATGTCTAGCCAACCATTTTGGTTACTCCATTTGCTTAAAAAACGACCATTGGAGCAAAATAGTCCATATTCATTTCTAATATATTTTATTGAAGTATTTGGATCTTCTCCGTATTCATAGACTATACTATAGGTCATTATTTATTCTCCACATACCATTTCTCAACAAACACCACACTATCCAAATATCTTGTCAACTTAACAATATCTCTACTAAGTTCAGTATCTCCTACAGTATTATTCTTCTCAAGACTTTCCAAAGCCTTAAATAGAATATTGATCTGTTTAGTTGTCAAATCCAAATTTAATCTAGTCATTAGTTTTCTCCGTATATCTTTTCAGTTATTAATTATTAAGCCTATTTTGTGAGTTTTATAATCCATGAATACAATTCCCTTGTCCGATTGTGAAAATTCTTCCATTTGCAAAATTAATTTAGGAGACAAAGGCTCGTCAAGCATAGGAACCAAACAATCTGACATAGTATCATAATATGATAGCTGGTTTAATGAATGGTCTGTCTCAAACCTGTGTTTTGCTTTGACAAGTTCTATGTTCCATTTCATTAGCTATTCTCCATAGTTGTCCAATAGGTATAAATCCAATTAGCTTCTTTATTAGTGCAGCATGACCACAGTATTCTAAATTGATGAGGACTAACTTCCCTCACAATATCTTTCCCATCAACACTTTCATTACCTTGAGGCTTTCCCAAAAGGTCTGTCCAAGTTTTTTGAATTACCATTAGTTTTCCTCCACAAACTGATTAAGAAAATTAGCCAGCCCCACAATCTCATCTTTGGTAAGTTTAAGTTTTTGCCAATCCCAACTAATAACATTGTTTATGGTCAAATTAAAAATAGACCCAAACTTCTCCATTTCAAAATTAAAAACATCAGCCTTATAAGAATCCTTAGTCACAATACTCATTATTCATCTCCCTCAAAAAGTTCCACATAGTTGTTACCATTAGTGTCATCCAAAAACTCATTAATAAAATCGGCTAACACCTTTAGTTCATCTCTCCTTAATACTGTCTCATATTTCTGATAAATATCATTCTTAATCCTGAGCATATAGTTACGCTTTGACAAGTTAGGATTGTACAACAATTCGACCAAATCTATTGTCAAATTGAGATATTCTGATTTCATTTGATTTCTTTTTGATTTGTGGGATTATGACCCTAATTGATACTTTGATTGTATTTTTTTGTGGGTTTGATGTCCCTGAGACGATTATAAATAATGGTCAAGTTTTGACGTTCTGGAGTCAATTTTTCATGCAAATGATCTCCTACAACACGCTTGAGGAGGGCGATTTCTTTATCGGTCAATAATACGTTTTTATACATTTTTCCCCTACTTTATTAACATTTCCAACCCTATTAGTAGCAGTATACCACAGGTCATCCTATCTGTCAAGTATCGGCAGATGAGGCTTGACAACTTTAGGCCGATATGCTACAATTCCTTTAGTCCTTTAACCCAATTTTCACCACGGGATAAGCTAATAAGTGAATTAATATTGAATTAGCCACATAATAGACGATATTACCTAACAAAACCCTACTTTTCAGTAATCTGGGAATCTGTATAGATAATATTGGGGGGATTAAGGGTTGGTGACATAAAAGAAGTTACAAAAAATCGCACAGAAAGCATAGAAACTATAGTAACTAGCCCCACAAATACTAGTTCCTTAATAAAAGGGATATGAAATTCTTCTTTTTTTGAAACCTTACTCATTATAGTCCTCATATAAAAAATGCTCTAAATACCAGATCAAAGCTGATCGAATGATGATGCAGGAGAAAATGATATGTGGGCCATATATAATAAGATTATTATTTTCCACCATAATACCTCATAACCCTATAGAGGATTGCTGACAGGATTAATAGTCCTATTAGGGAAATGAATATTCTAGTAGGATCATCATGGATCAATACTGGAACTGGGAACTTAGTCGCTACGCTTATTAGAATCTGATTGATTAACATAGCTATTCCAGTAGTATGATAATAGGGGAATTAAAATTTCCACAAATACAAACAACCCAGCAACAAATCCCAACACTTCTAATCCATCTTTCATGATCGGAAGTTTTTCTTAATTAGTTCTAGGAAGAAATTTGTTTTAGGAAGAAGTTTAGGTTCAGGGGCCGGGTCAATATTTTCTACTGGTTTTTCCCCACAGCATTTATTCTTGCAACACTTCTTTTTTGCCATGACTAATTCTCGCTGACTGTTTCCATAAATTCCAAACCCGGAATTTTAGGTGGGACAAAAGTACATATTATCCCAATAGTATTATACATGATGCAGGATGATCTATCAAGTTTTAAATTCTAATTTTGGAATAAGTTCAGTATCCTCATTGGGTTTCTTGATATCAATAATGAGTAGAGAGTCTGTTAGGTCTGGCATATTATTTTGTTGTTGATATCTACTAATAGCTTCTTGAATCTTTTGGCAAATATATTCACAGTTCATTTCATTCTGTATTTTAATACTAACAATCATAAGAGTTCTCGCTGACTGTATCCATAAAATCCAACCCTTTTATATTAGCTGATACAAATATAAAGAAAAAACCCCCGAATTTCTTCAGGGGAATTTTCCGTGTGATCTATAGTCTGACAAATCTTTCATGATCCTTCAAACTATCAACCAGAATATTAACGAACAACGCTGCGAACGCGAGCCACAGTCCTGCGACCAACATTACGAGTAGCCTCAACAGTTCGGCGTGTTACTGTTACTGGAACTGAAATTAGTTCTCTTGTAACATTGACAGTCCTGCTACGGAGTGTACAATTACCATTAGCACATTCACCAGCATAGACAGATGAACCAAATACCATAAGAGCAACAACTAGAATAAACTTCATCATAATAAAATATCTCCTTGGGAAAGTGATGTCGCTTCCTTGCGACTGTTGATGTTCTATAATAGACATCGGAGATATACGGTCAAGTTTGTTTTTCTTAATCAATCCTACTGACTCCACAATGTCGCTGACTATTACCACTAAAACCAAATCCGGGAGATTAGCTGGGACTAACCTCACCGGATTAAGTTAACATCAAATTACTATTTGATTGATGGAGGAGAACAATGACATGAGTAATAGTATAACGATACTAATGCTACCAGTGCTATAACTCCACCAAGACCCCAATACAATAATTGATAATTCATAAATCACCTCATTGGTTAATTGTAAAAGTTTCTGTATCTGCTTTATCGGTCTTACCGATTTTATTCTTTCGCACTATTTTAGTAATGCGTCCGCGACTATCATCATGAGATGATTCTAAGAAACATTTATCCTCATGATTGTCGTGAAAACCTTTAAACTTCCACTCATAGCTTTTTAGAATATCTTCTGGAGATGCTAGGTGATCATAAATTTCACCTTCTACTTCAAAAGAAATTATCCTATGAAATTTCTTAGGCATGATAATGCTCCTCTTGTGTTAGAGTAGCAGGCCCATTAAAATCTTCCCAATTTTCCACCAATACTTCTGGTGCTTCTTTTCGTATCTCTGCTTCTAAGGCATAATTAGATTCTTTATCTTTTTCATGCTCAAGATAGTCTCTTAATCTATCTTTGATTTGCATGAAGTCTAATTCGCCCAAGATAACATCAATATACTTTCTTTGAACTTCCTTACGATTAATCTCACTAACATATCGAGTACGCATAGTACACCTCATGGTTTAAAAGTTAAAAACAACTCTTTGCCCATGATTCCGTAAGTCCTTCATCATCTCACCATGATGTCTGACTATTGGCCTCGTTGACTAGTGTATTATACCAGAGAGGGGAGGAGGAGACAAATGTTATTTATTAACTGACTCCCTTAAAATTGCTGACTAGTCCTTAACGAATTCGGCCCAATCAATGCGAGGTTCCTTTCGTTTTATAGTTACATTTTTTATTTCTCTATTAAAGATCATATCACTGATAATGGATATCATTCCAATCAATGATACTAAAGAAATTAGTCCAACGATACAATAACCTATCTCAATTTCAGCCATAAGATTTCACTTAAAAAGTTTTTTTACTTGACAGGGTTTCTGATTTAGGATATGTATTATGCAGGGGGAAGTGAATAAGAGTTATAGAACTTACAATAAGCTAGAATACAAATAAGAGATTCTTAGAATCTATAGTATCTAGTAATACTCTCTCCCATCCACCGCAATTTACACACATTTTATTCCACGAAGAAGATCATAAGAACAAGGATAATAAAAATGATATTGTCCAATTAGTTAGAAGTTAGGGTTGACCACTATCCACCGCAGCCTTAGTATACCATATCGGCACTGTTGACGCAAACCCTTGAGAACAAACAACTTACAAACCAAACTCACCCAGTTAGTAACTTATTATTTCTCCTGCACAACCCCCTTTAACTTTTTAGTAATAGCATCAAATGTTTTATGAACTGGCCCCGTAACAGTATAATCTTTCATGTAGGCTTGAATAGCATCTATTAGTTTCCAAGCTTCTTGTTTAGTAATATCTATTTCCATTTAGTTCTCCAGAATGTCAGGGTAATAATCAGCAATTTGATCTTCCAACATCTTATTAGTCAACCCACTCTTACTATCCTTCAACATATCAAAAGCAAAACAGTACAGTGTGCTAAAGTCCATATCGTCCAATAGTCTGTTGCAATAGAGATCAGTTATTTTCTCTCTATTTTTATCAGTCATAATAATTTTTTCCTTCTGCATCACAAGGGCTCCCATTTTTTGCCTGACTATAAGATTAGACAACAATATCTAATCATCTTTATCTATTGAGAATTAGTCTCAACAAGCAGAGCGATTGTTACTATCGTTGTTACACTGTCTAGTATACCATACTGTAGTATCGGCTGCAAGTGGTTGAAACATAAGAACTTAGGAACAGTGAATCATGTTACTATAGCCACAATTCTGGCTGACTACCAGCAACGTCAGCAAATCCGCTGGATTAGGCGAGACAAATGAATATGATCCTATCTTTACATTATTCATTATCTTTTTATCCTAAACCCTTGCCACCACACGCCTTACGTCCACATACAGTATATCGTCATCGTAACCCGTTGCCAACACTAAGCTTATGAGTTTCTTTGACTAATTTGACGTAAGTCGTTGGTATCAAATAACTTAGATAAAATTCGGCCGCCCCGGCCCGCCCTAAGTCCTTTATTGACAAGGGTTTATGTCAAGTTGCCTATAGACAAAAAAGAACCGCCACCCATTGCTGAGTGGCGGCTCCCGTGTCAACCCCCATTGAGAGGGATTAGAGTGCCTGAGCGAACTCCATAGCCCTTTCCAACGCTTTCGTGTTATCGTTGGCGTTGAGTCCGAACCACAGGCTGTCGAGACGGTTATCTTCCGTGCGACCCTTGTTGTAATTCAGGTACTCGTTGTAGCCGTTGTACGCGGCCCACCAAGTTCCACGAACACCCGTCGCACTCTGCTTCGGGCCTTCGACCAGATTCAGAATCTCGTCCATGATGTTTCTGGTACGAGTCTTGATCTGATCGTCCGGCGTACCGTCAATGTCAAGCATCACCTTGACATAGCGACGAATGTCGGCCTGATTGAAGTTCTTGGACGCGAGGAACTTGAACTGTTCCGCAGTCGCCTCAAACTCCATGTTGATGTTGTCCATAATGTCTCGCACGTTTTCCAGATTGGTCTTGCTGGAACGGGTGTGACGAATACGGATCAGCTTGGAACCACTGCTCTTGCTATGGGCCATTGCCATAGTGTTAGCACAAACAACGCGGATCGGCGTATAGCCAACCCGAATAGCAGTCGTGCCATCGTGCGAGTTGCTGAGAAGAATGAACTTCCCAACCTCGTCACCCTTCACGATCTCGCTATTGTCGCGGTTCAGTTGGGCGAGAACCCAAACCTTCTGACCGCTGTGGAGCGAACCGGCAGTATGCAATGCACACTCGCCAGCGTCCAGAAACGGCTGGAACCAATCGAACGCTTCGCTGTTTTGCAGCGGAGTGTATCGCGGGCCGACAACGCCCAAGATGCTGTCATCAGTCTTGCGATAAGTCGCACGGGCTGGAACGGGTTGATTCGTTTCCAGCGTGATCAAATCTCTCAGACCAACTTCCCAATCCAGACCGGCAGCGGTCATCGCTTCCGAAACCGTGGGAGCTTCGTCGAGCTTATTGCCCAGACCGTGCCACGGGGTCGCACCAACAAACATCATCTGTTCAACTGCATGAGCCATAATCATCCCTTTCGTGTTGCTGTTCAATCGTTCTTGTCCACTGATTCTACACTATATTATCGGCAGTGTCAAGCGAAAACTTTGGAAAAATTCTTTTCGTCGTAAGTGGTTGATAGATAAGGACTTACGGCTCGCCGGGGCGCCCGGTTTCGTCCTAAGTCTAATCAGCGTAAGGGTTTAGAATAACCGTCCCGAACTGCTTCTCAAAAAGTTTAGAATTAGAAGCATTGTAGGCACACTCTTCACCCATGTAGAAATATGCACCAATACATTTTGCTCGCGGAGTATCAAAATGAATACTGCCAATAATATGCTTAATTGTATCACCAGAGCAAATCAAATCATCCACAATAACATACCGAGACGGAGATACTCCTTCGATATAAAATTGACTATACCGTCTTTCATCCTTACGAACAACGATAATATTCTTATTGAGAATCTCCGCAATCTGTGGCACTACCATCAAACCACTTACGCCACAACAAGCAATACTGTCAAAATCATTCTCAATCTTACGCAGAGAACAGACAGCCTTGATAATCACACCATTCCGATATTTGTGATTTAATACTCGGCTAGTATGAGCAGCCCCTTGAATGATCTTACCGTCTGGGGTACGTCGAAAATCATCAAGCTCTTGCTGGAAAGCGTTCATAAAAGTGTGTGGCCGGATTTGAACCGACAATCCCGAGAAGAAGAAAGGAATAAAGAATAGGGTCTAGTCCCACCTAGAAGCACACACAAAAATCAGTCCTGATCATCCTCAATACTAGGATAGTAATTCTTACCATATGAAGGAACCTCGTCATCTTCTTCCTCATACCCATCCATCCAAGGTTCTTCGTCTAGACCAAGATCCTCGGTATTTTCTACCAATTCATCGTAGTCATAATTGTAGCCATCATAGTGATCTTCATATCTCATAATTACTCCCTTTCTTACCTCTATTCTACACCAACAATCAACAACTGTCAAGTGGGGCCTGTGGGACTTGAACCCACGACCAAAGGTTTAAAAGACCCTTGCTCTACCAACTGAGCTAAAGCCCCGCCTTATTATTCGGTTACGGTAATTTCCTCGTAAGAATAACTTTGGACGCTCTCGGTTGTAAAATCATAGAGCTTATCAAAAACATCCGACCATTCAAAATCCTCTTGCATGGATAGTTGAATATCTGCCAGAGTTTTACCATCCTCGGTCACAATGTCGTAGATACGAAGATTCTTCATACAGTTTCCTTTCTTGTTCCAACAGTCTACCATACCAATATCGGTCTGTCAACACCCAAAACTTTAGGATTCTCGCTGACTATTCCCACAGCTTCCAAATCCGCAGGATTAGCAGAAACAAATGACCCCACTGGGTTACGCTCCCAGGTCTCCGGCGTGAAAGGCCAGCGTACTAACTACTATACTATGGGGCCAAGCAAAGGAGGAGGGAATCGAACCCTCATCTACGGTTTTGGAGACCGTCATTCTACCGTTGAACTACTCCAATGTTTTCGTAACTCAAACATCAGCCTCCGAACGGAAGAAGTAGGATTCGAACCCACGGAAGTTTTTACACTTCTTCTGATTAGTAATCAGATGCATTAGACCGCTCTGCCATTCTTCCTCAAGCTGGCGAGACAGGATTCGAACCTGTAACCTAGCGGTTAACAGCCGCTTGCACAACCGTTGTGCTACTCGCCAATAATTCCGGGACTACGACTTGAACGTAGAAACGCAGATCCAAAGTCTGCTGTGATACCATTTCACCATCCCGGATCATCTTCTACATTCTCTACCATTACCTTTGTTCATATTCTTATATGTATCTGTCAATGAATGGCAATTCGGACATAGTATTTGTAAGTTCTCTTCTATATTATTTTTATAATTTCCATCCCTATGATGTATTTCCAATGGACACTTATTGGTATTTGGATTGATTTTATTCCAACCGCACTCCTCACATTTCTGACCTCTTTTTTCCAGTAAGAATTTTTTTATATACCTCCTTACTGTTCCATTAGTTTCGTATCCATCGTCCATTCCTAGCTGCCATGACTTTATCTTTATTTCTGACTGAAAAACATTTTGACATTTAATACTACAATAAAGTTTTCCCTTGCCAATAATTTCAATCTTACAGTTCGTACAATGCCTAACTTTTTTTCTTCTCTTTTTAAATAGCCTATTGTTTATTTTTGCTGCACAGGAACGTGAGCAGTAATTATTTTTTGACTTAATTACCTCGTACTTCTGCTTATTAAACTCTTTATTACAGCAACTACATTTTACAATCATAGACATCTCCTCTGGATACGAATATATACACCAGATAGAGCGTTTACATACGTTTTTTCTTTCGACTCATAAAGCCAGTGGCAGGAGTTGCACCCGCGACATTCAAATTACAAATTTGACGCTCTGCTGACTGAGCTACACTGGCATACTACTAATTATACTCAATAATCCTCACTCTCGCAAGCTCTACGCTTTTCAGCGGATCGGGTTCGCAGACGCTTGGGGCGATTGTCCATAATAGTATTGCGGTGTTCCTTGTGACCCGTAGGAACTTGCCACTGCGGCCTGACCTTGATCTTGATATGGTTGCGGCGTGGTCTGGTATCGTCGTTGTTGTGGAGCGTAATCATGCCATTGTCCGTTTTCGTGTAGATAAAAAACTTTGTCAACATTAGGGTCGTAAGCCATCAGACAGTATTGTACCGGATAAACTATCTTTGTCAAGGCCGGTTTCTGAGGCATGGGAGGGAATTTTATATCACCTTTTTGATAATCTTTGATTCCCGTATACGCCAAACCCAAAATCGTAATCACAATCCCAACCCACTGGATCATCTGTCCATTCCTTTTGATTTCTTGCTTCGTTTCCATACCAATATTATCGACCAGTCTAGTAGAGAAACTTTAAAAGATTTTTAGATTTGCTCTAAAGTGTTGACGGATAAGGACTTACGTCAAAGCCGGGCGGCCCCGCTTGCCCTAAGTGCTTACGCACCAAGGGTTTGCGGTAAGATTACGCTACGCCTTTCGTAAAGATAGGTTCGTCATTTTCAAAGTGATGAATACGGATACCTCCCGCTAGAATATTTTTCCATAATACTTGTCCGGTTCTAATGCTCTCACACCATCTTACGGTCTTTATAATATCATCTTCAGACATATCTTGAGCCTTCCCAGTCTGAATAATCTCTTCTACTTCTTCAAGACTCAATAGCACAAAACCCTCATCAGCAACCCAATGCAAATCATCGGCCGGAATCATCTTATTTAGTACGTCTTTCTTTTCCATTAAATATCTCCTTTGTTTTATATGTTTATTCTAATGTCCAGCCAGCATCTTTGAGAATATGAGAAGTATGCAACACACAAGTTTTACCATCAGCATTTTTATAGTCTCTATATCCACGTTCATCAAGATAGATATACTCATCTAGTGTATCATTTTCATTTGTTTCCCAGATAGCATCCATAGCAGCATCCCGTGGGCATTTGTTGCAGGAATAAATTATTTCTAGAGTTCCACACTTGATATAGTATTTGCTCATTATTGTTCCTCTCGAAACTTTTTACATAGAACACAATTGCATCGGCCGTAGTCATCAAACTCGACAGCATCATCAGCATCGTAATCAAACTTCCCATAAATATCTTCATCCCATTCAGTAAAGCTCTCAATTCCAAGGTCGATAACAACCGCTATCCATTTTCCCTTGCGTCGAACATAACCAAAATTACCACTATGGGCATCATTATAGTCTAATCCGTGTTCACCCAAATAACAAACTACTTCAGAGATAGCAGTACCATTTTTACATTCACACCACTGAAAACAATCACCAGAACAATCTTCATCATTACACTCTGGCATAGGCCGAGCAACTTCGGTCAAATAACCATAAAAAGTCATTTCGCCATCATGTTTACGAATAAAACCAACATCTCCATATACCATAGGGGCCAAATCAAACTGAGCCAGATGCTTTTGAACCCGATGGGCAAACTTAGCTTCCTGCTCATTCTCAAACTCTTTGAAGCCCACACGCTTCCGGCCAATCTTTTTATCCTTGATAATATAGAAAGCGTTCTTACTCCCTGCATCATCATACAATCCAACGTAGCTCATTTTTATTCCTTTCAATGGGCTGGAAACAAGACATTAGCCAAACCACGAACACACAAGTCACATGATATACTATCTTTAGTGCCAGTGCAAGTGATTTCCGAACGACCACGACGGATTTCTGGACAAACCACAAACTTTGTAGCGTTGAGAACAACCAGCTTGGGCAGTGCTTGTCGCCATGCTTCGGCCTTGACTTTGCTCTTAGGACGCTTGGGAGCAATCTTCATGTCACTATCACACCATGCAAACAACTTGAAACCTTGTGCCAACGCTTCGCCCATATCATTATCGTCATGCACACTAGCATATACATTCATATACTTTTCCAGACTAACAAGCCGAGCATCGTAGATATGAGTATAAAACCACATATCGGGCAAAGTGTTACCATCGGCAAGAATACTCTCACAAGCCCACGTTACATTAGCAACATAGTCTAGGTCAAGTTCACCATTGAGAAACCAATCGCCACGTTCTTGCCAGCGAATACTTTTTTGGGTACGTTTTGCTTCCAGAATCATCGCACGGATTTTATTCTTTTCCGTAATGATATTGGAGAATCCAGCAGTGCGAGCATTTTTATACTGATTTTCAGTAGCTTCGGCATAGCATCCGTTCCCAAGATAGTCGCAATCGGGCGGGCAAGTATCGCCAACCGGACGACTCACGACCAAGCAATTCTTACCCAACTTGTCATTACCAATAGCGTATTTCATACTTTTCCCTTTCGTGTCTATCAAGTATAACCTAATAATCGGCTAAGTCAAGAGATATTCTTTAGTGAAAAATATTTTGCTCTAAGTCCTTATGCGAGAACGACTTACGTCAAACCCGGCCCGCCGCATTTCTCCTAAGTACTTGCCAAATAAGGACTTGTGGTGTATTATAAGGTATGGAGGAAATTATGAACAACGAAGCAAAAACACACCCAATTTATACTAATTATCTAGTTTATAAAGATGGCCGTATTTTTGGTCTTAGGTATCAAAAGTTTATCGGATTTAAAGACAAAGATGGTTACCTAACTATTAACACTGGCAATGGATATAGAAGAAAAATCTATCAATTAGTTATGGACGTTTGGGGCGAGCCTAAACCTAATGATATGATCCATCCCACCATAGACCATATTGATGGAGATATGTCTAATAACCATATAGATAATCTACAATGGTTAGAAAGATCATCAAATACTGCTAAATCTCACAAAACAAAACCTAGACTAGGCATCGATCATGGCAGAGCAAAACTCTCAGAAGAGAATATTAAAGAGATTAGAATACTATATAGTACTGATAAATATACATTAGCTGACTTAGGAAGAATATATAATGTTTCTTATCAGCATATCAAAAGAATCGTTTCTAATAAACAATGGACACATATATAGTACCCCTGGAGAGAGTTGCACTCCCGACCCGCGAGGTAGAAGCTCGCCGCTCTATCTACTGAGCTACAGGGGCGTAATACTGCAAGCCCCCACGGCGTCCCGTGAAGGCTCACAGTCATTATAACTCCTTAGAGTTGGTCACGCAACCGTCTCAACCTCATTCTCTACCTTACCATTGTGGGCATCGCCAGCCTGCTTCGCCGTAATACCCATAACCCTAGCACGGAATACCTTCCAACCTTGTTCAGAAAACGCCTTAACCTCGCCAATCTTTACATGAGCATGAGCATCTTCGGGGAGGGAATCGGTCAGACACAAATTAAGAGTCTGGGCAGTAGCCTCACGATCCAAGTCTTCAGACACCACATCAACAGTAAAACTAAACTTCTTCATCTTATCTTCTCCAAAAGTGTTACAGTTACCAATCGTTCTAGTATCAGTATACGCTACTGTTACCCACTTGTCAAGTCCGTCGTGATGGTTTCTGTTGTTGGCATCATCGCGGAGTCTTGTCTCGTGATACTCTCATTCTACAGTATAGTATCGTCATTGTCAACCATGAACTTGAGTGAGCCTCAAAGATTTTTGATTTTGTCCTAAGTTCTTTCCAGATAAGGACTTACATCAAATTCGGCCGCCCCGCCTCGCCCTAAGTTCTTTAGGGACAAGGCTTTAGGTCAAGAGAGAAAACCCTCGCAACCCAAGGTAGTCAATTCACGCAGCAGTGCCTCTGCCGCTTCGGGCGTTTTCAGAGTCATGCTGTGCTTAACGCCTGCCGGTGCTGGATACCACTTGTCGTACTTCCAGCCACCAACCAGATAGTCACTCCAATCCTTGGCTTCCTTCAAACCCCATCCGGTGTGGAGTCGAATTGCCTTGATGCAATGGATGCGATTGTCGAGAGTCATACCACCCGTGATGGTCACGGTACGACGCTGGTTCACACCCAACGCCACCTCCAACGCACACACAATCTTGTCGAACATATCCAGACTGCAACCGTTTGCAATCATGTTCAACGACTCACGGACGCTCAGTTCGATCTTGATCATAAATTCCAAAACTTTCTGTATACTTAGGGTCTATCTCGTAAATGCCGTCAAAATTTCCGTCACGTTCTTCCAGAATATGTACCTGTCGCCCATCGGTAACTAAGGTGTCATACTCACTATCATCCCACACATGTTCACCACAATCACTCTCTCGTCGCCAATGGATATCTTTTATCGGATTGTAATACAACTTTTCAAGATTGTCAATAGGCAAAGAGGGATAAAAATCCTTGCGAAGCATAACCTCCTCGCACTGTACCCAACCACTAACATTCTTTTTTTGTTTCTTATTGACCCATTTTGCCCTAGCTACCTTATTTACCAGTTTGCAACCACGCATCTCTAACTGGTATTCTGTAGGGTCTACATAAAATTGGTCAACCCTTTTCTTACCTTGCATAATATTTACTTGCCATTTTTTATAATTAGGCCCGTTTAGCAGATGAAATCGCACTTCGGCATGGAGTTCTACTTGTTTCATTTTCCTCTCCAAAGAACAACACAATGCGTAATCTCATCTTCAGTAGGGCCGAAAGACATAGAATGTCTGCCATCCCACCAATTAATCTTCTCTTGTCCATCCCAATTATCATTTAGACGAACAGCAGTATTAGGCCTAACTTCAACATTATCATATCCACACTCATAGCCCGGAACCATCACGAGCATATCTTGTGGCAGTTTGTTCAATTCTTCGATCAGTTCAGCAACAGTCATCATATTCCCTTTCGTGTGTTGCTAGTATCTTACACTACTATTATCGACAAGTCAAGAGGAAATCTTGAAGAAATATTGCTAATCGTAAAGTCTTTAGTAGCAAGGACTTACGACGAAACCGGCCGGGCGCCCTTGAGCTAAGTCTTTTAGCAGCAAGGACTTATGTCAACTAGGATAATCTTTTGGATAATGTTCTTTGGGCGGTGCTGGCTTGTCTTGTCCCTCATCTGGCATCCACCACGGAGCATCCATATAGTCTACGTTACCGGGAGCTTCACCACAATCAATATTGTGAATACAAAAAGGATCATTATAATTTATCCTATATGTTCCACGCCACACACCAATAGGCTCACCATAATAGATTATCTTTTGACCATTAATAGGGCGGCGAGGGCCGTGAAAACTAATCCATTCCATTATTTAGTCACCTCAATACTCCACTTAGTCCCCTTCAACTCAGCAATCACAGTCATATCCAACTTAACCAGTTCAGCCACAATTTCAGCCAACCGTTCGATCTCGTTAATATTTAAGTAGATCATTATATCCTCAGCGTTATCTTTTCCCACACCTCGATCAAATCCTTAGCAGTTATACCATGCTCCTCTGCTAAAGTCAATGCCTCATCCCTATTAGGCTTGCACATCACCATCATGGCGCTTTTCAAAACTTTCAGAATCTTAATAATCGCTTCATCCTTGCTCATAGAAAGCTTCTCTTTCCTCGTATATGTTTGCTATTGAGATTCTAACTTCAACCCATTCATCTAGGCTGTCAAAATCTTTAAGGCTTTCGGCTAACTCACTATCTTCATAGCACTCTACTATGTATTGGCCCCAACTCTCATAGTTGTCTTTGGCAAGTTGTTTCGCTTCAGCAATCAATTCTTTTGTAGCAATCATTATCTTTCTCCTTTGTATTGTAACCAGCGAACCATTTACGACTCCGGTTCTATACTCCACTAATACCCGATATTTTTAACCCTTGGGCCAGGTAAACACTAGTGGAAACCGTCCACGGAAACCTCCCTGAGATTGTTCATGAAGCAATCTGTCTGGCTCTTGGGAACGATTACTGATTGTATTGGGATGGCCGGTGTAGTATGTGGCTTAATATGCCTTTATATCCACTACACAGGATCAGACTTATGCGTCTTTTTATCATCGGCCATCTTGTATTATAACGTGGTGAGGACGCGATCCCCCATAGATTGGTACTTCTATCCAACGTATAGCCCCGTTGGCAACCCTACGCTGCATTACAGCCGCAGTGTTTATCGAAATAGGCTATCCCAACCTAGTCCAAGGCATGGACCCACGAGTTTTGTATTGTAAAATAAACAGATTGGGTTATGCCATACTCGGCCTTGCATTTAACCGTGGCTTCTTTGATATCATTCTGCCAGAGGCCCTCATCTGCTTATGTGCTAAGTATACATCTATTATCGTCCGTTGTCAACACCTATCTATAGGAATTTCAAAAATTTTTTAGAGTTGATGTAACCCTATGATACACAAGCACTTACGTCAAATTCGGCCGCCCCGCCTTACCCTAAGTACTTTAAGGATAAGGACTTACGATTAGTTATTACTAGCACCAATAGACTCACGAACCCTAACCACCCCATCCCTTCTGGCAATCTCAAGAGCCTCACAAAAGAACTCAAAGAAAATATCCAGTTCTTGGTGCATAGACTTCTCATCAATAGTAGCAGCGGTAAGCAAACGAGTAGCAAAATCAGCCACACACCCACAAACAGCGTCTCTTTCGTCACTTGTCAACATAATCCTCTCCCTTTCTGCTCAATATACTCTATCAAAGACTCTTTGTCAAGTCCCGACTACTGGCTGACTATACCCACACAGCCCAAATCCGTAGGATTAGGCAGGACAAACTTTAGAGATTCGCTCAATGAGCAAATTATTTCCATAAAGTTTCTCAGCCTGACGCAAAGCATGGTAGGTACTGTACGCTTGAACATACCCAACAATCTTGCTGCCCTTCATGACCATATAGGTATCGGTACTCATTCATCCTCCTCTTGTGTTCCTGCGAACATCGTTTCCCACTCCTGAGCATCAATTCCCGTTTTGAGAATCTCACGATCATCAGCATTGAGATACGGAAAAGCAACTTGAATCAACTCTCCGTTGACCCAACGCTGGGCATCGTCAAGTCGAGTAGTGATGGAAAACTCACGACCTCCAGTGGACAGCCCACTGAACTCAATCATATCCACACCGTCCACAGTCGTGATCGTTCGCGTTGTCCGATTTGTCAAAGCATATGGCGTAAACAGCATCTTTTTTCTCCTTTAGGTTCCTCGTATTGTACACTACTATTATCGGCCTGTCAAGAGGAAAAACTTGAACAAAAAAGATTGTCGTAAAGTGTTGTCAGATAAAGACTTACGACTTGCCGGGCGGGCCGACCTCGCCCTAAGTCCTTTGGTGTCAAAGGGTTAGGGGTTGGTCAGTTAGTGTGCAGAGACTGCTAGTTTTTAGAACAGGTTAGCAAATCCACTCTTGAACAAAGCACCGGCCAGAAGAGGCTTTCGGCAATTGCTCACTCGCTCTGCATAGAAATTACGCACCTTGCCGTCAGCGGTTCGACACGTTACCAGATTACTGGTACGGATGAACTCAGGATCACCAGCACGATAACGACTCTTACGATTGAGTCTAGCAATCTGATCCACAGTCAACGTCTGCTTACCAATCACCTTAGCAAGAAAACGCTCATGCGTTCCATGCAACGGCTGCTCATAAACAAAGTTGAAAACCTGACCCTCTTGGGCATTCGCCAAGCTAGCCTTCGATCCACCATAGACCGAATAGAAGACGAAACCCACAACAGCAACGGCAACAGCCGAAAGAATCGAACCAAACAAAATCGTATCACTCATAGAAACCCTTTCAAAATTGAAAACCAATCAAACATCCATGCCACAAGTCTACACTAATTATCGACATTTGTCAAGCGGGAACTTTAGAAAAATTTTCTTCCCAATACTCCACCATTTCAGCAATATTGATGCCGCTGTCATTTCAAGCCACACCATCAGGAGTCTCAAACCTCAGATTATCCTTCTCGAAAATCTCACGAATCAAAATCTTGAAATGATCGTAAGAGGTACACTGTTTAGCCAGACTACACAGAAGTTCATCATTACTCAGCCACAAACAAACATTCCACGTCTGATAGTTTGCGTAACCATTATAGCTTCCGTCAGGACTCATGCTCTCACCCTTGCCTTTCTTCTATATCGTATTCTACTATCTATTATCGTCTATTGCAAGGGGTAAACTTGAATCTTACGAGATTGTAAGGATTGACGTAAAGTGTTGACGCATAAGGACTTACGGCAAATCCGGCCGCCCCCGTCGGCCCTAAGTGCTTGAACACAAAGGGTTTACGACGAGAGATTATTTTTTTACTCAAAATCAACAAAGATGATCTGAGCATAACCGCGAGGCTTGACGGTATATCCGTCGCCGTAATCGCATGTATCGGCCTTGACCGCAGTCATACCAGCCAGAGCCTTAGCCTTACGAACAACACTACGCTGGCTAGCATTCTTCTTGGGGATAAACTCGTAACGATTCACCCAGCCATAGTTAGCTTCGCCACCAAACGTATCCGTATGAGTCACAACGCACTTCATTTTGCCAATTCCTTTGCTTTCATGGTTTCAAAATACAACTGTTCCAACAACTTAACTCGACTTACTGCACGACCAGCTTCACGATTCATGAGTATAACAGCTTTTTCGTGTGCTGTCAACTCTTTCTTTTTTGTTTTCATTTTATTCCTCAATCTCACTAACATAGCACTCACAATCAAACTGGTAGCTAGCCTTACGCTTGGCTTCGCTCTCACTACGACAATCCACAACCGTTCCAAGATGCTTGTTGTCACTCTTGCGATAGACCACATACATTCCCGTATCATGACGATTGTACGGATTAAAACGACCTTCGTAATACCTACTCATTTCCCATAACCTCTTGAAAAGAAATCCTAACGTACTGACACTTCATCAAATCGTCAAACCAACTGTAGGTAGCAGAAAACTTTTCACAAGCATCTGCCCAATCCGTAGCTCCCACCGTAAACGACAGAGGCTCACCGTTCAACACCAACTGCAAAACTTTCATCATGTCACTCTCTTTCTCTATCTCTTATATCGACAAGTATAGCATAGAAACTTTAGGTGTCAAGCAGATAGTTTTCTTACAATATCGCAAGGTTGACATAAAGTGTTGCAGAATAAGAACTTAGAGCAAATCGGGCGGGCCGCGCAAGCCCTAAGTGCTTATACACAAAGGGTTTACGGCGAATTTTCAATCGTCGTATGGGCCATCCTCATTATAGTCTACGAATCCCACAGCCTCATCGGCATGGAAATCTTCTACTCCATCGTCACCATAGTAACCATAGTCCTCGTCGGTTCCCCATCCAGCGGAAGCCAACGCAGACTCAGCATCACCATCCATACTGTCATCAAACGAATCATCAGAATCATTCTCCAGATCATCATTTCCAGCCCAATAATCATTAGTACGATCATCAGCGTCGATACCATAAAAATCTTCAAGGTCGTCATATTCGTAGCTCATGGTCAATCCCTCACGATGGTGATAGTGTAAAACAAACCAATATAGCTCACAACAAAAGCAATCGCACTAAGCATCAATATACTCCTCTGGAATGAAATCGTCAACAGCACCCACAACGTCTGCCCAATCCCAAAAATTCACTTCCACACTAGGATCGTCGATAGGCTCGACCATCGGCTCAACAATCCCCGCTTCGGCCATGTCGTTCAGAATGTCGTTGATCTCGTCGAAGTTCAGCATGATTCTGTTCCTTAGTGGTTACCGTTCGTGTGTTGTGATTCTACACTTATTATCGGCTAGTGTCAAGCAGGAACTTGGAAAATTCCAAAATATAATTTCATGCCAAACATGAAAAATCTTTTTGTTGACGTAAAGTGTTGCAGCATAAGCACTTACGCTTCGCGGGGCGGGCCGGGCTGGTCGTAAGTCCTTACTGGTGAAGGAGATACGTCATAATGCAGCCAAGGGTAAAACATACCCCCCATAAGATGTAGTCACTCGATTTCATCATTTTCCTCCATATACATGATATGTGACATACTAGCAGAGAGTAAGATACCGACAATATAACCAAAAGCAACACTAATAAAATCAAATTGATACATCCCTGTATCTCCAGTGTTATTGGGTCAATCCCCATATCCTACCCAGAACTCATCACCATTTTCATCTTTCATAAGAGTAAAGCCCCTAGACTTCATTCTCTCATATTCGGCAAGTCTCTGCCAGACTTCCCTTACAATAGAAAGGAAATATACAAAACCCAAAACAAAAAGCATAGCCCCCATCCAAACCCACACCAGAATAAAACCATTCATGTTCAAGCCTCCACCGTGTTAGCAACATGGATCATGTTTTCGCACTGGTCAAGATAGCACGAACGATATTCGGTCAGGCCGATTTTCACAATCATCATCTTTCCCTTGGGCTTATCCAAAACCCTACGAACTTCACCACGATAGTTCTCACCCTTATAATCAAACTCCACCCAATCATACCGCTTGATATAGTCTATCATACATTCCTCTTGGTTACTGGTCATCTTTCCTATATCTATTATCGACATTCTACACTGCAAAACTTTAGTTGTCAACCTTACAAGGCCCACAGGGTTCGCTGACTAGTCTGACTAGGCCACGTTTCAACCCGACAGGGTTAGCTGGAACTAGCCAGAGACAAAGACTCCGCACGATACCGACGGAGCAATTCTGTGGCAAGATAGGAAATATGCTGTTTTCTCAGTTCGATCATTTCAGGATCAGTATCTCTAGTGAGCCGGACTTGCTCAAGCCACAGATTATCTTGCAAAACCCTAGTGGAAAATTCTTCCATTTTCATTCTCTCTTTCTTGTCTTATCATTCTACCATTATTATCGTCGTTTGTCAATAGCTTAGACCAGAAAAACTTTCCTTACAATGTCGTAAGGTTTGGATAGAAACTTTGGCACAGCATTTGCTATGTTGTTGTAAGTCGTTATCTCATAAGAACTTACGTCAAACGCGGCCCGCCCGCCGTGTCGTAAGTCCTTATGCGGTAAGCACTTAGGAGTTACTCTGGCGATTGCCTATAATTTCAGCAGCAATGCTTTGAATCAAAGCATCTTTCACTGGGGGATTGGTCACACATTCTTCCGTGAGTCTTTCACACAGGGAGCATGACGCATCCATCATTTCCAGAGCGCCTTGCAATCCAAGGCCCATCCAAATCTTTTCCATCGGTGAGAACATTTGTTCAGCCTTTCAGTTTTGCTCAAGAAACGGACCAAACACAATACCATCATCCACCCAGCACTCATTAGGATTAGGTGTGATCGTTACGATTTCTGATCTGCGTCCATCACGGTTCACAGGAACATCGAACCGGACACGATACATAGCTTCTCTATAGTCATTGGCTGGGATAATGTCCACCACAACAGCCCACGCAAGATCAGCACCAATTCTAGAACCAATTTGAACCCTGTCACCAATCTGAATCATTCCATTCTCTCTTTCTTGTGTTTGTATTGTAGTGATTTGGCAGATGATCGTCAACCCCCACTATACGGGGGTCGGATGCGACCGATAATACTTCGCCCACAATTCATCGATCACGAACTGGACAACACGATCATGCGAACCACGGCAGACGTAGTATCCCATGTGAATGTCGAACAGAGCAAACGATCCATCCTCTTTCGGATGAAACGTAAACCCACACTTGTAAGCGTAGGCATTGATTTTACCCTTGACAGTCGAACTTTTCGGAGGCTTTCTCATTTTCATTCCTTCTCTTTCTTGTCTCATCATTATACAAGTATTATCGTCAAATGTCAATAGGGTAGACCAGAAAAAGTTTCCTTGCAATGCTGTAAGGTATTTCTAACATGATTTGGCACAGCATTTGCTATGTCGTCGTAAGTCATTGTTGCATAAGCACTTACGTCGAGCCGGGGCGGCCCGCCTTGCCCTAAGTCCTTTAGTAGCAAGGGTTTACGTCAAGTTTTGCGTTTACTGTATATCTGTTTACTAGTGTACAGTCGTTCATTCCTCCCCCTTGAAGCTGAACGGGCTGATTTCAAGGTGAGCAACAACACCATATTGCTTGGTCAATTCCTCGACACGTTCACGGCTACCCGGCTTGCCCACTGGCACGATCATAGTATCCTCGCTACCGATCATCCGCGGGTCAACCTTTTCCATCTTGCTCTTGCCCATATTCTTCAAGGCAGTTCGATTGAACTTCAGAACCTTTTCCACTTGAATCATCTCACCATCAATGTCTTTCACTTCAGTTGGAATCGCCATACCAAGAAAGCACAGACGGGCTTGACGCTTGGCAGCTTGAATGATGGGAAACTTGGTTTTCATTTTCTTTCTCTTTCTTTCTCTACTTTTTGGATGCAAACTCTTTGTCGAAAAACTCTTGCCGACTGCATTCGATTACCGTGAACTTCGTGAAAACACTGCACCACGGCTGAAACAGAAACTGGACTTCCGCCCGACTCTCGTTGTCTGCAATGACCATACCCAGCACCTCACCATCTTCACCGATTGCTTTGAAAAACCGATTCATTTCTTTTCTTTCTTAGGCCTATCGTTCTCTTGTGTGTGCATTATACCAAACTGATTTTATGCTGTCAACCTTACAATTTCGTAAGGTTCAGTCATAGGGGTAGTGGGGAGTCTCATCCCTCTCAGGTAGGGGAAAGGTTTCAGTATTGAAAGCCCAAGGTAGAATATCATCCACTGGTATTCCACTTTTTATACTAGCCTTACGTCTGGCCTCCATCCAATCCTTACCAGAAAACATTCCCACATATTCGTGAGTATCAATTCGATGAAAAGTGAAAACGCTCATTTTGACACCTCGCATGTATCGGTCGCGGGAGTCAGTTTATCATCCGAAAAATATGCGTTCATACTCTGGGTCACGGTCACTTCCCACACATTACCCTCGTCATATTCCCAACCAACAATCTTACCAACTTTTTTCTCTTTTCCCCACATGAACGATACTGTGTCACCAATTTCAAACATCTTTTTCTCTCTTTCTTTCTTCTCTATCTCTTATATCGACATTATACCATACTCATCTTGAGCCTGCAAGAGGAAAGTTTCCTTACAATACCGTAAGGTTGTCGTAAAGTCTTATGAGCAAAGGACTTACGTCAAGCCCGGCCCGCCCAAGTTATCCTAAGTCCTTACTGGATAACGGCTTATAAACACCCGTGGTTTTAGGGATAGCTATCCGGGAACTCCGGGCCACATAGCAGTTAGAGCATAGTATACAAACGTCTCCTTTTACGGATCAATTCTCCCAAGCCACATCTTCTTCAACGAATACCGGGTGTTCTCCACCACACCCCTCACAGGTGAGGGTCTCACCCGGAACGAGTTGCGACGGGCGACTGCGTTGCCTGCCATTCTGCGTGATGGCGTAAGCACCGCAGCAAGCGGTGACGATGATGGTGTCGATGGTCAGGTCGTAGTAGGATCGCATGAGATACTCTCTGAGTGGTTGTTGTTGCTGAACTTGGATTATTCTACACATATTATCGTCCATTGTCAATGGCCTACAACAGAAAATCTTCCTTATAATTTCGTAAGCTTTCTATAGCAAATACCGTGCCAATTGCCATAACCCCTTACCTTGTAAGCACTTATGTCGATCCCGGCCCGCCCGCCTTGCCCTAAGTGCTTTAGGGACAAGGACTTACGTCTAGTAAATAAGGTTGTTATCGGCCACCACCACCCCATCCTCGTACTCATCCCCACTTTCGAGGTACCACTGTCCCTTGCGTTGGTACACCCGTACAGGCGAATACTGATTGATTCTATCCTTAGTCGTAGGAGTATGCCAACCCCCACTATTGAGGGTAGCACTATTGTCGGGATGAATCTTCACCACATAGGTGCTATGCAGCATGATCCCCACGCTACCATCAGGAAGAATTTCCGCATAGGTGTTGTTGCCCACCTTACGAGAGTTTTTCTTGGTCTTGCCGTGAACCATCTTGATAGCTTCAAAGTGTGTCATCTGAGAACCTTTCAGTAGTTGTAGTTGTCGTTTTCGTGCAGGATGCAGTGGATAGCGTTACCCACTTGTCCAACGGTATAGGAAATGAAACCAGCAAAACCAATCAGGGCAAACAGCTGAACGTATTCGATAGGCGTAATCATTTAGGAGTCTCTCTTTCTTGTTTGTCTATTATACAGTATCGGTTAGGTGCTTGTCAACTCTTGAACCTTGCAATGTCGTAAGGTTCAGATACCCTCCCCATCGTCAAGGCCCGGAATGTAGTCGGCCTCATCTTCCGGAATGTCCTCGACCACACCACACCATTCCTTGCAATCCATGCAAATCCCGATCTTATCCTTACCTTCACCGGTCTCGAAAGCACAACCAGCACCACAGCAATCAGAAACCAGATCGTAATTCAGATTTTCCATTTTCTTATCCTCTTTTCTTCTCTCTTACTTGTTATATCGACATTATACAGAGTATTCTTTAGCTTGCAAGAGAAAAGTTTCCTTACATTTTCGTAAGGTTCGCAATGCAAATACTGTGCCAATTGACGTAAGTCGTTACCCCACAAGCACTTACATCAAACCGGGGCCGCCCGCCTCGCCGTAAGTCCTTTACGGTCAAGGCTTTACGTCTCAAGATGCGTGAATGAACACTTGTTCACTTACTGTACGGTTAGTCACCGTCACGATCCAATTCTTTCCACTACCATCTTCACGCATGATACCATTGATCAGGCCCACATGAGCATTGCCCTTTGGGTCAATCACACAGTGATACTTGCCAGCTCGCATAGCAGAAAAAATCTTGTCAAGGTTGTTCATCATGACTTTGTAACCAGTTTCAAAAAGCATCTTATCCCTTTTCTTTCTTGTGTTGGTTCTATTATAGCTTATCGGTTATGGTGTTGTCAATAGTAGAATATGAGAAGGGTTTATATCAAGTCTTAGAGAATCGTACCATCACCACGAATACGATACATGATACCACCAATACTGTACAAGCTTATACCTTCGCCCATGTGCTGAACAAACGTAGCAGAATAACCGTGGCGAGCAACTAGGCGGCGAATGGTGTTTTGTACTTGAATGGTCATTTCTTTTCCCTTGTGTTGATTCTATTATAGCTTATCGGCTAGGGCTTTGTCAATACCTTAGAAAAGATTTTTCAATAATAGATCGAATCGCTCAACACGTCGCCGTTAGCGTCAACCACAATTTCCTCACCCTCATCACCGTAGGGAAAGAAACAAGTAATGTAGAAGCTATTTCCGTCCATGCTGGGCATGGTCAAAGCCTCAGCGAGCAACTCACCACCAATGTTCGCGACACCCACAAGGGTATCAACCTCATCACCCTCATAAAGGAAGCTGTTCAGTTCGTTGCGGTTGTTGATGGTGATCATTTTCTTGTCCTTTTGTTGTCTCTTGTTCTCTTGTGCTTTCATTATACAGTATTTATCGACGCTTTCAAGAGAAATCTTTGGAATTTTTGAAATATAATTTCATGCCAAACACAATATATTTCTATTTTTGACGTAAACCATTATAGCATAAGTACTTATGACAAATTTGGCGGATAGAGATGATCATAAGTCCTTTATTTATATACTCTTATGGCTGAGGGGGTTTTTTCGTTTCATTTTAGAACCAGAGGAAATCCTCGAAAAAGGCCGGGTGGTCCAAAAATAGTAGGCACCACCATATATAATTGGCCAGTTTATTAGCCAGTATTCCCCACCTTTAATAAAAAAGCCCCCGGCATTTCTACCAGAGGCTTTCTTAATCAAACTTACCAGAAACTTTCTAATAAGAGTACAACCGGTTCATTGGACCATAGTTCCAATGTTTCCAACAAGGACTCCTTCTTTCTTCAACCACTACTGGTTGATTATAGTAATAAACTGGTGCCACCACATTCTGCATCACCGTTACCGGACGATAAACTACCACTGGGGCTGGTTGAACTACCACTGGCTGAAAAACCGTAACAGGCTGTTGAAAAACTTGATATCCATACTGAGGATAAACATACTGAAAGTATTCCTGAGAATATCCAGTTGTCCCCAAAACTCCAACAATTAATAAGGCCCACAATAAATTTCTCATTTTAATCCTTTCAACTTGTTACTGAAGAATCAGGACTTGATACTACCTTATTCTTACTAGGACGACCTCTTGGCTTCTTTAATGCCAGCTTGCGTCTCTGACGACGAACCATTGATGTTGTAATATTTTGACCAGTCATTTGACTCAATTTGACCCCCAAAACCTCATCACACAACAATGTATGATTATTCTGAATAAACTCTGTTTCACTAGATGACCACTTTTTATATGTTGCCATTTTTTACTTTCTTGAATAAAGTTGACTAAAAGTGTAAGAACTCTATTATACTAGTAGTTGACAAGTTTAGCGCAAGGAGAAATTATGACTAATCCTGAATTTAATATTGTCGATTCCATATTGACCGTTAAAGCCTCTGGTACTGACCTCAATATCGACCAAGATCTATCACTTCCTCAAGGAAAGAGTATAGCTCAACTATTATATGACCAAGAAAACCACCAAACCGAAAGCCCCCTCAACTAATCTGCCCAATGGTGTTACCCAAGAACAATTTTTAGATGTACTTGACAATATTAGCAAAAGATTAGGCCACAAATTTAAATTCGGCTATCATAGTTTCGATGACATGAAGCAACAAGCTGCTATATTTGCCTTGGAAGGACTTCAAAAGTATGATAATAAAAGACCTCTTGAAAATTTCCTTTGGACCCACGTTCGTAATCGCCTCTTCAATTATAAAAGAGATAATTATCAAAGACCCGATAAACCCTGTTTAAGTTGCCCCTTATACGATGCCCACTGTAAAAAAAGCATGAGTGGCTGTTTAGAGTTTGAAAATAAAACAGACTGCGAACTATTCATGGCCTGGGAAACCCGCAATTCATCCAAAAAGAATATTATGAAACCCGTAGGCATAGATGACCTTCAAGATAGTTGCCCCCGCAATCATAAATCAGATAATATTCCCGAAATGGTCTTTAACCACCAAATAATAGACCTACTAGACAAACATTTACCTGCTCAATATAGAGAAACCTATTTAAGACTAAAATATGGAGAAAAGATCTATAAGAATGACCTTAAAAAACTCCAGACCATTATTCAACAGATACTAGAGGAACATGGATATGAGTACTAAAGGACCAAAAAAAAGAGGTCAATTAGGATTAGACGAAGAAAAATATATCCGCGACAATATAGCGTTATTGTCTATTGAAACTATTGCGGAAAATCTTAATCGGTCAACCGCTCCTGTCCAAAGATATATTGAAGAAGCCAAGTTGAATCAAGATCCTGAAGAAGCTACTGATGATCGGATTTTAAGACAGAAGCTGCACGGGAAAAACTTCTGGATAGAAATCAAAAGACAGTTTGATGAGGATAGTGGGGAACTAGAATACTTTGAAAGTTTGTGGATTAATTTAATTAGACAGTTTCGTGAAGACGTTCTTCCTGCCGAAGAACTTCAGATTAAACAATTCATCACTATCGATATTCTTATCAATAGAAGTATGAAAGAACGCAAACGTCACATAAGCGAAACTGAAAAACTTCAAAAGCAAGTTGACAAGGAATATGATAAACCAGAAATTGAAAGAGACATCCCCAAGCTTGTTAATATGGAAACCCAGTTAAGTTTTGCTCGTAATAGTATTGCCAACTACACAAATGAATATACTAAGCTTCTCAATGAACAACAAAAGATTAGCAAGGATCTTAAAGCCACAAGAGAACAAAGAATTAAAAGAATCGAAGACGGAAAGAGTTCTTGGGTGGGATTGATCCGAATGTTAGAAGACGAAGAAATTCGTGAGCGTGAGGGTCGTGAGATGGAAATTATTAGTATGGCAACTGACAAGGTAATGCTTACCTTAGAAGGTTATCATCAATATGCCGACGGTGGAATTGATAGTCCATTTTTAACAGCAGAAAGTGTTATAGAGAAAGAGGATAAATAATGAAGACAGCATTAGTAACGGGAATTACTGGACAAGATGGATCTTATTTAGTTGAACTATTATTAGAAAAAAACTATAAGGTTGTGGGTCTTCATCGAAGATCTAGTACCAATAATTTTGAAAGAATCAAACATGTGGTAGGCAGAGATAATTTTCTATTAGAAGAATTTGATCTTACAGATCCTTCGGGAATTAACCGAATCATAGATCAATACCAACCACAAGAGTTTTATAATCTGGGTGCTCAAAGTCATGTGGGAACCAGCTTTAAGCAACCAACTACAACCTTTGAAATTAATACTGTGGGAGTTGTTAATATCTTAGAAAGTATTCGTAATCTTTCTCCATCTACTAAATTCTATCAAGCTAGCACCAGCGAAATGTTTGGGCGAAACTTTACTATTGGAGAATTCGGTGGAAAGTATCAAAATGAAACTACACTGATGCTTCCTCAAAGTCCATACGGAGTTGCCAAGCTAGCTAGTTATCATATGGTGGAAATTTATCGATCCTCATATGGATTATTCGGTTGTTCGGGAATTCTTTTTAATCATGAGAGTCCCAGACGTGGCGAGAATTTTTTAACTCGAAAAGTGACTAGATATATTGGAAAGTTAGTTAAGGGATTAGTTAAAGAACCTCTCAAACTTGGTAATCTAGATGCCCAACGAGACTGGGGTCATGCTAAAGATTATGTTAAAGCTATGTATATGATGTTACAACAAGACTCTCCAGAAGATTTTGTAATTGCTACGGGGAAAACTCGTTCGGTAAAAGAATTTGTGGAAACAGCATTTAGACTAGCAAATCTAGACTATAAAAATCATGTAGAGATCGATTCTGATTTATTCAGACCAGCCGAAGTAGAATTTTTGAAAGGTGATGCTACTAAAGCAAAAAATAAACTAGGTTGGGTACCAGAAATTTCTTTTGATGAATTAGTTATGGATATGCTTCAATACGATATTAAGAATGTTTAGAAATTATAAAGATCCTCAATATAAGAAATGGAGACTAAGCGTATATAAAAGAGATAAACATCATTGTAGATGGCCAGGGTGTACTCTAAAACGTAAACTTAATGCTCATCATATAATGACTTGGGCCAAATTTCCTGGTTTAAGGTTTGAAGTTAGTAATGGTATAACATTGTGTAAATATCATCATGACCTTATTAAAGGTATGGAAGATATCTATGCTCCTACATTTTTAAAGATTTTAGCTAATGATAGACTACAATAATTTTCAAATTATCATAGATACCAGAGAACAACAGCCCTGGACCTTTGATCATCATTTAGTATCTTCAGAAAAACTTGATACAGGAGATTATTCTGTAAGGGGGCTTGAGGAGATATTATGTATTGAGAGAAAAAAGAGTGTTAGCGAAATAGCAAACAATATCACAGAAAAAAGATTCAAGGATGTTGTGGGTCGCATGACTCAATATAAATATTCATTTTTATTACTTGAATTTGATTTAGAAGATATCCTAATTTACCCAGTTGGTTCAAATGTTCCAAAGAAAATGTGGGACAAAATCAAGATCTCTCCTAACTTTATAATTAAGCATCTAGTAGAACTACAAGTGTTTTTTAATATCAAAGTCCTTTTCTGCGGCTGTCCATCTAATGCTGAAAGAATGGCTTTATCCATTATGAAAAAGGTTTACGAAATTGAAGGACAACCAAAACCAAAAGAAAATATTTGAAGATGCTTGGTTAAATCTTGGAGATGTCTCCGAGCTTATTCTTCCAAGTAATCCCATGATACATAGAATCAAGAAGGACATAGAAAATCCTGACTTGCATCTTCTTAGACTTTTAAGAAACCCTAAATACTTAGGATCTACTTGTAAACTATTATTTAATATAGAGCTTCATCCTATTCAGATTGCTATCCTTAGAGAATTTTGGAATAGACCTTTCCCTATGTATATAGCTTCTCGTGGTTGGGGCAAATCCTTCCTTCTAGCTTTGTATTCTGTATTGCGATGTATGTTTTATCCAGGAACTAAGATTGTTATTGTGGGTGCTGCATTTAGACAGAGTAAAATTATTTTCGAATACATGGAAACTATCTGGAGAGGTAGTCCTATTCTAAGAAGTATTTTTAATGGTAATGATGATGGTCCAAGAAGAGACGTTGACCGATGTACTATTCGTTTAGGTGATAGCTGGACCATTGCTGTGCCAATGGGTGATGGTAGTAAGATTAGAGGTTTAAGAGCACACATCATTATCGCTGACGAATTTGCATCTATTAGTCCTGATATTTATGAAACAGTAGTATCAGGGTTTGCTGCCGTATCTGCTAGTCCTATTCAGAATGTTAAAGAACATGCTAAAAAAGCAGCAATGAGTGAAGCTGGATTATGGAATGAAGAATTAGAAGCTTTAGATACTAAGATGGGTAATCAAGCTATTATATCAGGAACAGCAGATTATTCTTTTAAGCATTTTGCTAGTTACTGGAAAAGATATAAAGCTATTATCGAAAGCCAAGGAGATACTAGAAAACTAGAAGATCTTTTCAAAGGAGAAGTACCCAGTAATTTTAATTGGAAAGACTATTCAATTATTCGTATTCCATATGAATTAATTCCTAAAGGATTCATGGATGATAAACAGGTGAGTAGAGCCAGAGCTACTATCCATACTGGTATCTATAATATGGAATATGCTGCATGTTTTACAGCAGATAGTGATGGATTCTTTAAGCGCAGCCTAATTGAAAATTGTGTTGTTAATGATTCTAGTCCAATCATGATTAATAATAAACCTATTTTATTTGATCCTATTGTTACTGGTAATACATCTCTCCAATATGTTTATGGTATCGATCCAGCATCCGAACAAGATAATTTTAGTATTGTTGTACTAGAGGTTCATCCTGATCATTCACGAATTGTATATGTATGGACTACTAATAGAAGTAATTTTAAAGAAAGACAAAAAACAGGATTAGTAAAAGAATATGATTTCTATGGATTCTGTGCAAGAAAAATTCGTAATCTTATGAAAACTTTTCCTTGTGCTAGAATAGGCATGGATGCACAGGGTGGTGGTGTGGCTATTGAAGAAGCTTTACATGATCCTAGCAAACTAGAAGATGGCGAGCATCTGATATGGCCAGTCATTGATTATAATAAGCCAAAAGATACAGACAACCAAGCTGGCTTACACATGTTAGAATTAGTACAATTTGCTAAAGCAGATTGGACAGCACAAGCTAATCACGGTTTAAGAAAAGATTTAGAAGATAAAGTATTGTTGTTTCCTAGATTTGATTCTTTAACACTGGGTTTAGCTTTAGATAAAGAAGGAAAAGATATTCTAGGTGCCGATCTCAATCCTATCTATGATAGCCTTAGTGAATGCATATTAGAAATTGAAGATCTAAAAAGCGAATTGACCACAATTGTTATGACACAAACAAGTACCGGTTCTGGAGGACGAGACCGATGGGATACTCCAGAGGTTAAGTTACCAAATGGTAAAAGAGGTCGATTAAGAAAAGACCGATATAGTGCTTTAGTTATTGCTAATATGATCGCTAGACAAATGAATAGAACTTTACAGGCTGTAAAGTATGAAGTTATTGGTGGAAATGCAAGAGATGTAGTTGGACAACAAGGAAATATGTACAAAGGCCCAGAATGGTTTACATCCTCGGCAAATGATGATGATATTTATACTGGTATTTATAGATAACAGTGTATAAAAACACTAATTGAATTACAATTAAATTACAATAGTATTAGAAAAATATGGCTAAAAAATATCCAAAAAGTGATGCTATCAATGATGCTCAAGTTACTGGCGAACAGGCTTATGTTGCTTGGGGAGACGATTTAGCCAGTAAACAAGAAGCTCTTAAGCAGTCTTCTGAATCTATGTCAGAATATACCCTAGTTCAAAAAGCTAGTGGTATGAGACGTTATGGATTAGACTATTCTAATTTAGATAAAAATACTTCTGGTCGACCAGGATTAACAAGATCTGATTACGATTACTTTCGTCCAGACGAAGCAGTACCTCGTGAAATCAAAATGATTATCAGACGAGCAGAAGATATTTATCAAAGAGTTGGTTTAGTAAAAAATGTTATTGATCTTATGGGTGACTTTGCTAGTCAAGGTATCAGACTAGTTCATAAAAACAAAAGAATAGAAAGATTCTATAGACAATGGTTCAAAAAGATTCGAGGCAAGGATCGTAGCGAAAGATTTTTAAACAACCTATATAAGAGCGGTAATGTTGTTATTAATAGACAAACTGGCAAACTAAGTCTTAAGGTTGCAGATAAACTATATAACTCAATAGCTTCTCCAGATTTGCAAGTACAGGATTTGTCTGAAGTACAACTAGAGAAAAGAGAAATTCCTTGGGTATATACTTTTATTGATCCTTTTTTAGTAGATATTGCAGCTGGAGCATTATCCTCATTTACATCGAGTAAAGCTTATGAACTACAGTTGCCACCAGAGTTAAGAAAATTAATTAATAATCCAAAGACAGATGCAGAGAAACAAGTTGTTGCAGGACTTCCTCCTCAAATTATAGCAGCAGCAAAAAGTAGACTACCTTATCCACTAGATACCAATAAGACACTTGTATTTCACTATAAGAAAGACGATTGGCAATCATGGGCATTTCCTATGGTATATGCTATTATGGATGATATCAATGTTATTGAAAAATTAAAGCTAGCAGACCTTGCTGCTCTTGATGGTGCTATCTCTAATATTCGTATTTTCAAACTAGGTAGTCTAGAACATAAGATTGCTCCTACTAAAGCAGCAACAGCTAAACTAGCACAAATCTTAGGTAATAATGTTGGTGGTGGAACAATGGATCTTGTTTGGGGTCCAGATATTGAACTATTAGAATCTAAGACAGCAGTTCATCAATTCTTAGGTGAAGGCAAATACATTCCTCATATGAATAGTGTTTATGCTGGTCTTGGTATTCCTCCAACTCTTACCGGAACCTTTGGAGCAGCGGGAACTACTAATAACTTTATTTCATTAAAGACCTTAACGCAAAGACTCCAATATGGCAGAGATGTGTTAATAGATTTTTGGGAACAAGAAATTGCATTGGTACAAAAAGCCATGGGATTTAGATATCCAGCTAAAATAGAATTTGATAGAATGGATCTTAGTAATGAAGACACTGAGAAATCTTTATTAGTTCAGCTAGCAGATAGAAACTTAGTTTCTGATGAACTTATACAAACTAGATTTGGTCTTGATCCTGATATGGAAAAAAGTAGACTTAATAAAGAGGCTAGAGATAGAAATAGTAGTAGAATGGTTAAAAAAGCTGGTCCTTGGTTTGATCCACAAGTTGAGAATGCTCTTAAGAAAATTGCGTTACAGGGTGGTTCAGTAGCTCCTAGTCAAGTTGGACTTGAGCTTGAGAAGAAGAAGAGTGGTGAGAAAACTGCATTGGAAATGAAGCAACCCCCTGCCACTGCACCCTCAACGAAGTTGGCAAAAGATTCTCCTGAATCTTTGCCAGGATTGCCCGGACAAGGCAGACCTAAAACTTCCAAAGATACTGAAAAACGTAAAACAAAAGTTTTTAAACCACAAACCGGCGCCAAACTTTTACTATGGGCATCAGAAGCTCAAGATAAGATTAGTCAAATTATTAACCCTATAATGCTAGAGTTCTATAACAAAAAAAATCTCAGAAGTTTATCTAGCGACGAAACAAAAGAAGTAGATCTAATCAAGACTAAAATTCTATTTACTTTAGATCCACTATCAACTATAGCTTCAGATAAAATTATCGACATACTAGGTAATCTTAGTCAATTTGACAAAAATGAAACAATATTAGCCTATAGTGTATGGCTTAAAGAACTGAAAGCTGATCTCAATAAAGATCTATCTGTTGATGAACACAAACAGGCCAAAGCTTCGTTTTATTCTATGGTGTATTCTTCTATAGAAAAAGAGGTATAAATAATGCAAATATTTACAGCAGAACGCGAAGATGGTTTAGAGGCTAAAATATCCTCATCTGCATCAATTTCTTATGCTTCCGTAGCAGAGCCATGCCACCCAAACAAGTCTCAAATCAGAAAATTTAAGAGTTTAGCATCCGTTGAAGATTCTGATTTATATTATGTTCAATCTATTCTAGTTACTTCTTCATGGAATAAAAATGACGATATTTTTGATAAAGATGAAATATGGATGGCCAGAAATACTCCAGAAGATAAACCAACAAACCTAGAACATGATGAGAATTTAATTATTGGCCATATTACTAGCAATTGGCCAATCACTGAAGACGGTATTCTTATTTCTGAAGATACTCCTATTGAGAACCTTCCAGAAAAGTACCATATTTTAACTGGATCAGTAATTTATAGAGCTTTTACTAGTCCAGAATTAAAAGAAAGATCTGATAAGCTTATTGCAGAAATAGAGTCTGGTGATATGTTTGTTAGCATGGAGTGTTTCTTTAAGGGTTTTGATTATGGTCTACTAGATAAGTCTACTGGAACATATAAAACTTTAGCTCGTAATGAAAACACTGCATATTTAACAAAATACTTAAGAGCTTATGGTGGATTAGGAGAACATGACAATTATAAGATAGGTAGAGTATTAAGAAATATTACATTTTCTGGTAAAGGATATGTTGAAAAACCAGCTAATCCAGAAAGTATTATTTTTAATAAAAATATAATTGATGACTTGTTTACTAAAAAAAGTAACGATTTATCAATAGCAGGTGTATCTAACAATCAGTTAACCTCTAAAGTGGAGAATAATATTATGAGTTCAGACAATAAAGTAGCAGAAACAATCGAAAAGGTCGAAACAGCAACAGAAGCTGTTGTCGCCACAGAATCTGCTCCAAAGGCCACAGAATCTGCTCCAAAGGCCACAGAATCTGCTCCAAAGGCCACAGTAGAAGCTTCAACAGAAAATACAACAACAGAACCTGAAACATCTAGTGCAACAGATGAGCTAATTGCTTCTCTTACAGCTGAAGTCGAAGCCCTCAAGGCTATGAATGAAGCTATGGCTAAGAAGATGAAAGCAAAAGAAGAAGAAGACGAAGAGACAGAAGCAGCCAAGAAGCTCAAAGTCAAAGAAGACGAAGACGCTAAAGATGAAGAGAATAAGAATCTTAAGGCAGCTTTAGAAGCAGCCAACGAAGTTATTGCTGGCTATAAGATGAAAGAAGAAGAGATGGCTAAGAAAGAAAAGAAGATGAAAAGAAAGGCCTCTCTACTAGATTGTGGTTTTGATGCTGAATCAGCAGAAGCTACAGTTGAAAAATTTGATAATCTTAATGATGATGCTTTTGAAGCCATGACTAGTTTATTTGCTGGCAAAATGCCACCATGGTTGGAAAAGATTAAAAAAGATGATAAAACTTCAAAAGACAAAAAAGAAGATGAAGATACTGATACCAAGGAAAAGAAGAAAGCTTCCGAAGATACAGTAGATGCATCTGCTCTTGACACAGTTGAAGTTGAAGAGACTGTAAATCTCAGTGTTAGTAGTGAAACATCACCAGTTGACACCACTCGTGCTGAATTAATTGAATTTGTTTGTGCTAGACTAGGTAAAAAACTTAACAAGGGAGAATAACATGGCTCTTAAACCAGATCGTATCGAACTCTTAACAGATATTTCTTTTTTCTCTAACGCAGTTAGTGAAAGAGGCGGCGTAGCTTCTGCTGTAACAAGTGGTTCCGGCGTTGCTATGGATGACGCTAATGCTGTTGCTGCTTATGCTGCCACAGTAAGTGGTTCAAAGCCTCTCGGTATCCTACTCAATGACGTTGTGAATCTTGATCTAACAAGACAGCACATCAACTGGCACAAAGATGAAGTACAATTGGGTGGCAAGGTCTCCCTACTTCGTCAGGGTCAAGTAACAACTAATATGTTAGTTGCTGCTATTACTCCTGCTGCTGGTGTCGATGCCTATGTTGGTGCTAGTGGCCTCATTGGCACATCAAGTACTAATAGTGTGAAAATTGGCACCTTCTTGGGGTCAAAAGATTCTGATGGTTATGTCAAATTATCAGTTAACATTGCTTAAGCTTTAACAAGGGAGAAAAAAATGTCAGTTAACACAAAAGCATTTAAACCAACACCAGAACTAACAGATCTTCTCGTTCGTTCCGGTTCACCAAATAGAGAAGTAGCCTTAGCTGCTAACTCAGAGTTTGCAAAGGCTCTAGAGTTACCACTAAGACAAGGTCTCTTGAGTGGTGATATTCTTGATGGTATTTTCGAGCCAATTCAACTTGCTCAAAGTGCCACTCCAGAATTTCCACTCGATTTCCTTGCTCCTGGCACGGAAAAAGACTTTGTGGCCTACACTGTTCCTAACCACGGCTATATTCCAGAGCGTCACGTTGAAGGCGATTACGTCATGGTTCCAACCTATGACATTGGCGCTTCAATCGACTACCTCCTAAAGTATGCTCGTGATGCTCGTTGGGACGTTGTTGGTCGTGCAATGGAAGTACTAGAAGGTTCATTCGTCAAGAAGATGAATGACGATGGTTGGCACACATTGCTAGCCGCTGGTGTTGACCGCAACATCGTTGTTTATGACAGCGATGCCTCAAGTGGTCTTTTCACAAAGCGTCTAGTAAGTCTAATGAAGACAGTTATGCGTCGCAACGGCGGTGGTAACAGTGCTTCTAACAATCGTGGCTTGCTAACTGATCTTTATGTTTCACCAGAGTCAATGGAAGATATCCGCAGTTGGGGTATCGATCAAGTTGACGAAGTGACTCGTAGAGAGATCTACACAGCTGCTGATGGCACACTAAACCGTGTTTTCAGTATTAATCTTCATGATCTTGACGAACTAGGCGAAGGCCAAGAATACCAGCTATTCTATAGCAGTACTCTTAGTGGTAGTCTACCAAGTGGCAAGAATGAAATTGTTGTTGGTCTCGATCTACGCAAGAGAGACAGTTTCATAATGCCAGTTCGTGAGCAAGTACAGGTCTTTGAAGACGATACACTACATCGTCAAAAGAGAGCTGGCTTCTACGGCTGGGCCGAGCAAGGCTTTGCTGTTCTAGACAACCGCAGAGTTATCCTAGGCGCTGTCTGATCTAATTAATTAGATTACATTAAAATCTGAAGGGTCCAGTAATTAAAGTTACTGGCCCTTCTTTTTTTATATCTTAGTGTTAAGGTGTATCTATATGATAGGTATTCCAGACTTAATTATAGTTGGCCAACCATAAATCTTAAGGGCCTAAAACATGGCAGCAGGTAAATACGACTTTGCTATAGAACAAGGAACCTCTTTTAGGATATCTTTTATCTATAAAGATTCTAATGGTAATCCTATCAATCTTACTGGATGGTGTGCTAGATTAATATGGAAAACTAATCTTAGTACAATACAGACCTTTAGCTCACATAATACCGATTATAGTCTATATAAATTTACAATAGATGAACCAAATGGTAAATTAACTATACTGATACCAGCCACCACCACCAATGGATTTAATTTTAATACGGCTAAATATGATGTAGAACTACAATCTCCTGATGAATTATATGCTAATGGAGGAGGTAAATATTTAACTCGTATTCTTTTTGGAACAATTACTGTTGTTAAACGATTTAGTCAATCATCTAACATATTGGATTGTCAAATATGAGTGATTTTATAGTTGAAATTACAGATACAGATACTAGTATTATTGAAATTGAAACTAGCTATATAGACAATATAAATAATATTGATATTGAAAGATATGAAATTTATAATGTAGATATTATTAATACTGAAAAGATACTACCAAGTGACTTACCAGATACATATCCTATGAATAAAATTATTGGTGATTTATCAGTGTATAGAATTTCTGGACTTAACGATTATTTAAACCATTATACTTTTGACTGTGGTACTCCATAACTTTTAAATTAAGGTCTATAAACATGCCAGCACTAACTAGAATACAACTCAGAAGAGGTACTGCAGGAGTGGGGTCTTATCAATGGACCAGCCAAGTTCTATATGCCGGAGAAATTGGTTATGAAACTGATACAGGAAAATTCAAGGTGGGTGATGGATCAACAATATGGTCATCCTTACCCTATGCTGCTGTTCTTCCTTCAGAATTAAATGAGAGTATTGATGATAGGGTAGATGCTCTAGTAGTTGCTGGTACTGGTATTGTTAAGTTATATAATGACGCTGCTAATACTCTTACATTGTCAAGTCCTTTAAGTGCTGGTAGTGGTATTGTTTTAGGTTATAGCAGTGGTACTTATACTATTAGCGTTAGTAATCCTACTATTGATTCTACCTTGGTTACAGACTTTAGTGAAGCAGTTGATGATAGAGTGGCAGCTTTATTATCCGCGGGATCAAATATTCAATTAACATATAATGACTCTGGTAATTCTTTATCAGTTGCTGTTACTGGAGTTAGTTTGCCTGGACATACTCATACAGCATCTAATATTACGGATTTTAATACAGCAGTAAGAACCAACACACTCGATCAACTAGCTGCTCCAACCTCTTCTGTTTCTTTAAATAGTCAAAAAATTACTAATCTTGCTACCCCAACAAGCGACACCGATGCTGCTACAAAAGCATATGTAGATGCTCTAAAGCAAGGATTGGACGTTAAACAAAGTGTTAGAGCAGCTACAACTGCTAATATCACTTTAAGTGGCACCCAAACCATAGATGGTGTTGCATTATCTATTGGAGATAGAGTTTTGGTTAAAGATCAAACAATAGCGAGTTTTAATGGTATTTATGTCGTAGCAGCTAGTACATGGTCACGAGATACTGATGCAGATGCTAGTTCTAAAATTACCGCTGGTATGTTTACCTTTGTTGCTGAAGGAACAACCAACTCAGATTCTGGATGGGTACTAACAACTAATGATTCTATTGTTTTAGGAACAACATCTTTAACATTTTCTCAATTTAGTGGCGCTGGCCAAATTACTGCTGGTTCTGGTCTTACCAAAACTGGCAATACTATAGATATTGGTACAGCTAGTTCAAGCAGAATTGTAGTTAATGCAGACAGTATTGATCTTGCAACAGTTTCCCAAAGTAATTCTAGCGGTTCTGGTTCTTCTGTTATTCAAAGTGTTTCGGTGGATGCTTATGGACGAGTAACAGGAGTAGTTAGTGGATCAATAAGCGTTGTTGATGCTACATCATCTACTAAAGGTATTGCGACTTTTGATGTTGGTGATTTTCTAGTTACTAGCGGCAATGTAACAATTAAAACTGCTGGTGTAGATAATGCTCAACTAGCTAATAGTTCAGTTACTGTTGGATCAACATCTATTTCTTTAGGTTCATCGGCTACTACACTAGCTGGATTATCTTCTGTGACTAGTACATCTTTTAATGGGGCATTAACAGGTAATGCTAGTAGTGCAACAGCACTCCAGACTGCTCGTACCATCAACGGGACTAGTTTTGATGGTACAGCAAATATTACCATATCATCAATTGACGGTGGAACTCCCTGATTTTATTTAGGATTATTTAATGAGTAGAATTACTAATATACAGATTAGAAAAGGAACATCAACAGAGTGGACTTCTGCTAATCCAGTATTAGCTAGTGGAGAGCCAGGATATGATATTACAAATAAAAGTTTAAAGATAGGTGATGGATCTACGACTTGGTCAAGTTTAAGTAGTATTAATCTATTAACTTCAAATATTACTAATTTTGCTAGTGGTGTTAATGCTCTTATTGATAATGCTGTTAGTGCAAGTATTGTTGGTGGTAGCGGAGTCGATATCGTATATAGTAGTGGAACAAATACTCTTACTATTAGTAGTGTTTTAACAGCAGGAAGTGGTATCTCTCTTAGCCAGAATAGTGGCAATTATACTATTTCTTTAAATACTAGTGGTATTGATAATTCTAAATTAGTTAATAGTTCTGTTACTATTGGTTTAACACCAGTTAGTCTTGGTGGAAGTATTACCTCGATATCAGGACTAAGTAGTGTTAGTAGCACATCGTTTGTTGGTAACTTGACTGGTACTGCTACCAATGCTAATAATATTGAAGTAGATCTTAGTACAAGTAATGTAAATAGTCTTGTATTTGTTAATGGCACAGATGGCAATCTTAAACCAAGTGTCAATAATAATCTCAAATTTAATGCATCAAGTAATGAGTTATTTGGTTCATTAAATACAACGCCAACAACAACATTAAAATACTTTACTATAGATGGTGGAACCCCATAATTAAGGTTGTTAATGAAAAACGGTAAATTTTTTATAGTTAATGGGCGACCCAAGACAAAGCCCCCGCAACCGATATCTCCTCCGCTATCAACCTTGTCGTCAATGACGGTAGGAGGGTGGGGAGATCCTCATATGTATATTACTACTAGTTCTTTAGATTCTAAAAATAGAGTAATTACTAAAACTATAGCACAATGGGGAGATAATAAACCAGGAACCGCAGGAAATAATGAACTTATCCTATTAGATTTACAAACTTCAACAAATACTATAAAAGTTCTTTATACAAATAAAGCCTACGGCACTGCTAAAGTTGTTAGTAATGTTAGAGTGATTTATAACGGCACTTCTACAACATATAATGATACAATTAAATTTACTTCTGGGCCAGTGAATATAAAAATCTTAAAAATTGGATCTGGAAATAATGCTTATCTTAATTTTGAAATTAGCTGGTCTGATATTAATAACGTAGTTAAACTTGGTGGCGCTATAGTTCCTATACTTAAAAGAGTAGCTAGTAGCAACGGAACTTTATGGAATGGTGGAGACGGAGCATTATGGGATGGTTTTGGAAAAGCATTAGCTCCTTATGGTTTAACTAGAAGTAGTTTTGAAACTGGTATTAGTATTCAAGCAGTATCAGAAGAATTAATATTATCAGAAAATGAGGCCAGTTTCTTAACAATTGCAACAGAAAACTTTACTCAAAACAGTAATATTTTTGATAATTTACAAAATCTTGGAGAAAATGGAGAAGGAGATAATGCTAATATTGGAGATTGGGATGCTACATACTCTGGTATTTTACCAGTACTTTCTGACCCTTCTGGATTAGAGGGAGCTATAGATATTGCTATTAGCGGTTCAACAACTACTACCACAACTACAGCCCCACCATCTTTTACTCCCACAAGATTTTGTTCTGCTAGTCCAGGAGCTGGTAGTTATAGTGTTCCTAATGGAGCATCTAGTATGATAGCAATTGTTTATGGAGGAGGAGGTGGAGGATACAATACCCAAAATAGTTGTGAATTAGGCGGAGACGGAGGAGATGGTGGAGGATCAATCAAGACATACTCTGTATCATATGGTAATTCTGTATCTTATACTATTGGCACTTCTGGATTAGGAGGATATTATGGTGGACCAGCTCCTACTGCTGGGGGAAGTTCTTCTATAACTTATAATGGAGCAACAATATCAGCTGGAGGAGGATCACCAGCCAGCTCATTGGCCGGACAGGCAAACTACATATATAATGGTACTGATGGCTCAGGATCTGGAGGAGACTATAATAGTACTGGATTTTTAGGACTTAATCAGTATATTCCATCAGGTGTTTTTGATGGCTTTACTCCCTGTGCTGGATATTCTTTAAGCGCATATAAAGGAACTTGGAGTTATGGTTTTGGTTTTGGCAACGGCAATGGAACAGGAGGTCCTGGTGGAATTGTTCTATATTTTACCTAATTAAGTTTTATAATGACATCAATAAAAATTACCTCTAAATTTTACAAAAATAAAACAGCACAAATTACGTTTTATTCATCTAATGCTCCTAATATTGCAGTAAATTTGGGATCAAATATGATTCCGTATACTCGCACTGGTTCTGATGTTTATGGAAGATATGAGATTTATTTTCCAATATATGGTAAGACTTGTTCTATATCTTTAATAGATCCTACGCCAACTACAACTACGACAACGCCAACTCCAACCACGACAACTACAACTATAGCTCCTACTACTACTACTACTACTACTACTACTACAGCTCCAACTACCACTACCACTACCACTACCACAACTACTACAACATTACCTCCCAACGTTTGCGTATATGAATACTATTCTGATGGAGGTGGGGGATGGAGTCTTGTCATTAGTAATTGTTCATCAGGATATGTCTGTGGGCCAGAGCCCTCTTCTGGGACTTATACTGATGGTCAGAGAGTCAATGTTTCTTGTATATCTACTACAACGACAACTACAGCAGCTCCGACTACTACTACAACTACAGCAGCTCCGACTACTACTACAACTACAGCGGCTCCATCTGGACCCAAAATTACCATTAGCAGAAATAATGGAATTAGTACATTCACAGGAAATGGAGCTTCATCTTTAACTCCATTTACTCGTCCTGATTATCCCCTTCTTACAAATTCAAATTACTTAGATGAGTCAGATGGTTTATCTCATTATTCATGGACAGCAACAGCTTCTGCTACTATTACAATAAAATTTGATTATAGTGATGATTCTGATTCAGGTAAGGGTGCTCTAATTTATAAGAATGGATCGTCATTATTTAATGATGCTGGTCGTACCGGAATTGCGTCAGGAAGCAATATAATTAAATCATTTTCTTTAAATATTGGAGATATTGTTACTTTTGGAGCAACTACCTCAGAAACAGGAACTCACTTTTTTAGTAATGTAAGTATTTATGCTACATAATAAACTTCTTACCATAGGCATGGCAACATATGATGATTATGATGGAGTATATTTTAGTCTCCAAGCATTAAGAATGTATCAACCAGTCCTTCAATCTATTGATTATGAACTAATAGTAATTGATAATAATCCAGACGGTCCTCACGGACAAGCTGTCAAAGATCTATTAACTGGGTGGACTAAAGGTAGAGGCAAATATATTCCATATAAAGATCGAACCAGCACAGCAGTTAGAAACGAAATATTCTCTAATGCTAGTGGCAAATACACCATTTCAATGGATTGTCACGTATTGATAGCTAGTGGAGGATTAGAAAAACTATTAGAATATTATAATCAAAATGAAAATTGCAAAGATATAATTCAAGGACCATTAGTACATGACGACTTAGAAAGCTATTCTACAGAGTTTGTTCCAGAATGGCGTGGAGATATGTATGGAACTTGGCATACCAATAGAGAAGGTTATGAGTCTGGTTTGCCTTTTGAAATACAAATGATGGGATTGGGCTTATTTTCCTGTGAGACTAAAAATTGGCCAGGATTTAATCCTTACTTTAAAGGCTTTGGTGCAGAAGAGGGTTATATTCATGAAAAATTTAGACGAAATGGGGGGAAAGCAATATGTATTCCTCAACTCAAGTGGCTTCATAGATTTAATCGTCCCAATGGAATTAAATATCCTTTAATATTAGAAGATAGGATCTGGAACTACTTTGTGGGGTGGTTAGAAATTAGTCAAGATCCTAATCACTATATGGTGGTTGATGCTTATAATTATTTTAAGACCAGAATATCAGAAGAGAGCTTGGACAATATATTAAATAGAGCCAAAAAAAGAATGCTTGGTAAAAATAGCCAATTATAAGACCATTACTTATCTGGCTAGCGGGTGTATTAATAATTAAGATAACCTATATACTACTCTATAATAGGACTATATTTCAAGATGGCTGTAAATAATCTAATAATTTTGCGTAAAGGCACAGCCTCTCAGTGGAATTCGGCTAACCCAGTATTGGCTAGCGGAGAACCGGGTTATGACTTAACTAATCTAATTCTTAAAATAGGAGATGGAGTTACTGCTTGGAATAGCCTATCCAACCATAATCATACTGTCTCAAATATTAGTGATTTTAATAGTTCAGTAAGTGGGCTTTTCCCGGTAAAGAATATTGTGGCCGGAAGTAATGTAACCATAAGTTCAACTAGTGGAACATATACTATCAATTCTACTGCTACTGGAGGCTCATCTACATCAGTATCAAATTATGGATCTAATAGAGTATTATTATCAGACAATACTTCTACAGGAATTAACGCCCAAACTAATCTAACATTTGATGGAGCAACACTAACTGCACCAAGTGGATCATTCTCTAGTTCTTTAAAGGTGAATAGTGTTAATGTTAGTGTTAGTGGACATAATCATATAATTGGAGATGTTACTGGGTTACAAAGTGCTTTGGATGGTAAACAAGCTTCTGGAAGCTATGCTGCTAGCTCTCATACTCATACATCTTCACAGATTACAGATTTCAATACTTCTGTAAGTGGATTAGTTAATGGGGTATATGCACCACTTGCTAGTCCTACTTTTACTGGAACTGTCAATGGTATTACTAAAAGTATGGTCGGTCTGGGGAATGTAGATAATACTAGTGATACTAGTAAACCAATAAGTAGTGCTACTCAAACAGCTCTTGATAATAAAGCTGCTCTTTCTCATACTCATACTTCATCAAATATTACCGATTTTAATTCTTCGGTTAGCGGATTAGTTAGTAATTATGCTTTATTAAATAGCCCAACTTTAACAGGAACTCCTCTTTCTCCAACAGCAGCAGTAGACACTAATACTACTCAAATTGCTAGTACAGCATTTGTTTTGGGACAAGCTTCATCATCTACTCCTTTGATAGACGGAACTGCCACAATAGGAACTTCTACTAGGTACGCCAGGGCAGATCATATACACCCAACAGATACAACCAGAGCAGCCCTGACTGGTGCAACATTCACTGGTTCGATATCTTCTCCAAGCGGTAATTTTACTCAAAGTTTACAGGTAAATAGTACAGGAGTTAGTCTTGTAGGACATACCCACACCTCTAGTCAAATTAGCGATAGTACAACTGCTGGAAGAGCATTATTAACTGGAGCCGATGCTGCTGCTCAGAGAACTTCTTTAGGTTTGGGTACTTTGGCAACACAAAATGGAACTTTTAGTGGGACTAGTAGTGGAACCAACACTGGCGATCAAACAATTAGCATCAGTGGTGATGTTACAGCATCTGGAAGCTCTAGTTCATTAAATGCGACAGTAACAAAAATTAATGGTGTTTTATTAGCAGGGCTTAGTACTGGTCTTATTAAGAATACAACTAGCACAGGAGCTCCAAGCATTGCTATTGCTGGTACCGATTATGCTGCTGCTAGCCATACTCATACTTCATCTAATATAACTGATTTTAATAGTAGTGTTAGTGGATTATTACCAGTACTAAATATAGTAGCAGGATCAGGTGTGACCATATCCGCCACTTCTGGAACATACACTCTTAATGCTACTGGTAGTAGTAGTATACCTACTAATGTTACTAATAGTGCAAATCTTTACTTATGGTCATCTTTCAGATAGGAGTTTATCATGGCAGCTAGTCCAGTTTTCGCAGTTACACCAAGAGTTGCAGCAGTTTCAATTGCTACTGCTGATTCTAGTTATACAGCACCTACAAACGTGGGCACTTTAATAACTGGAGCTTCAACAGGAACAAAAATCAATGAAATAGTAGTTAAAAATGCAGCAACATCCGCTGCTGCTATTGTTAGAATATTTCTTTATGATGGATCAACATACTGGTTATTTGATGAAGTCACCGTTGCTGCTGCTACAGGTAGCTCAACAGTCCAACAGTCTAGAGTTAGTACATTATATACAAACTTAATTCTTCCTAGTGCTTCTTGGTCTGTGAGAGTCACAACCAGTGTTGCACAAACTACTCATGTGACAGCACTCGGAGCAGATTTGTGAATAATGGTCTTTTTAATATAACATCTTTACAAACTAATTCTACTGTTAGTTCTAGTATATTATCTACTACTAATATTGCTAGTAGTATTTTAGTACCCCAAGGACAATCCCAGAATAGAGGTGTTGGTATTAATTATGACAATTTGGTTTTTTTGATTGATACATCATTAGAGTCAGACTATATTTTTAGTTTTTCTTTAGGTTCTACGGTTGATGTTTTTGTAGATTGGGGAGATGGAACTAGAGAAGTTTTTAAAACGACCGGAACAAAAACCCACACCTATTCTAGCAAGGGGCGATATATTGTTCAAATTGGTGGAACATTAAGTAGTATCTCTTTTACTTCAATGACAGGAAGAGGTAAATTGGTAAGTTGTTTATCTTTTGGCAATCTTTCAAAATTAACAGCTTGCACATTTAATGGTTGTTCTAATCTTAAAAATGTTCCTAATCAAATTCCAAGAACATTTACTCTATTGACAAGCATGTTCCAATCTTGCACTAATTTTAATGATAGTTCAGTATGTTATTGGGATACTAGTAATATTACTGATATGAGTTCAACTTTTAGTGGAGCGTCTATTTTTAATAGACCTTTGAATAGTTGGAATACTAAAAAAGTTACAGCTATGAATAGTATGTTCGGTCAATCTGGTTTTAATCAACCACTAGGCTCTTGGGATGTTAGTAAAGTAACAAATTTTAGTAATATGTTTAATCAAGTATATACTAATGGATTTAATCAAGACATAGGACAATGGGATGTTAGTAGCGCTATAAATATGAGCCAAATGTTTTATGTTTCTACTAAATTTAATCAAAACCTCAATTCTTGGAATGTTAGTAAAGTTACTAATATGAACAATATGTTTTATCAAGCAGCGCTTTTTAATGGAAATATTACTAATTGGAATATTAACTCTGTAACAAATATGGCTGGTATGTTTTTCCAAACTCCTTTTAATCAAAATATAGGATCTTGGAGCGTTAGTGGTGTTCAAAATATGGCTGGTATGTTTCAAGGAGCCACAGCTTTTAGTCAAGATATTAGTTCTTGGAATATTAGAGGACTTAATGCCACAGCAAGTTTTGATAATTTTTTGGCAACTAATTCTACTTTTGGAACAACGAATCTAAATGCTTTCTATATAGCTTTAAATACTAACAAAGCTAATTATAGAACTGATCTAAGGCCAAGTTTTGGATCTAATACTTATTATGGAAGTAGCAGTGCTGCTGCTACGGCGAGGGCAGCTTTAGTAACTTATGGTTGGACTATAACAGATGGAGGAACAACAACTGCGGCTCCGGATGCTCCAACTTCAGTAGCTGGAACCGCTGGCAATGCTCAAGTTTCTTTAACATGGACAGCTCCAACTTATAATAATGGAGCAGCAATAAGCGATTATACAGTACAATACAGTAGCAATTCTGGCTCAAGTTGGACAACATTCAGTCACTCAGCTTCAGCTACAGCTTCTATAACAGTAACAGGACTAACCAATAGTACATCTTATATCTTTAGAGTTGCTGCTGTTAATTCGGCAGGAACTGGTAGTTATTCAGCTAATAGTAGTAGTGTAACTCCAGTAGCAGCCTCATTCTCTCCAGTAGCTTATGTGATAACTTCTGGAACTAGTCGTACAGTACCAACTGGAGCCACAAGTATGAAAGCTTGGGTTATTGGTGGTGGTGGTGGTGGTACTAAGGATTCATCTGGTTGTGGCGCTCAATCCGATGGAGGCAATGGAGGTGAAGCTGTAAAAACTTATTCTGTGACTGGTGGAGCTACAATTACTTATGTGGTAGGAGCATTTGGTGTTGCTGGAGATAATGCTGGTGCTTCTGCTACTGCTGGTGGGAATACAACATTAACTTATGGAGGAGTTACTATTACTGGTACTGGAGGTGCAATATTTGCTGATAGTACTGGTACAGGCGGAGATTTTAATAGATCATTTAATGCTGGTGGTGTGTTAGATTTCCAAGGTAGAGTTGCTGCCGTAACACTTTCAGGCTCAAGTTTAAATGCAGGATTTAAGGGTACTGGATCAACAAGTGTTTCAACAAATGGTGCTGCTGGTGGTATTGTTCTGTATTTTACCTAATTAGGTAAACAAATATAGTCTGGTACACTAGTAAAATTATAAATCTTAACTTCTTTGAAGGCATCTTGCAATATCTGATCATCATATAACTCTACCCCAGCTTGTAACCATGCTCTTGTCATAGCAGAATTATTAGTTTCATCAGAAGTAGTCCATTCTGTAGGATGGAGATAATAATAGGCTAAATATTTCATAGCCTTCTTAATACTGCCCTTGCCCTCACTATCTTCATAGTTCCATACATCAATTCCTAAAGATTTAGATATAGTAGCTAAATTAACCAGTAGTGTAAGATTAAAATTGCTATAATGTCTATTTTTTACTCTGTTCATTTCTAAGATCTGTTTACCATCCATATCTATTTGAGCACTTAGTAAAGCTGTTAAATTATTTTCTAAATAAGTTCGTGCTTCAGCTTCTTTTCCACAAGCACAAAGATAAGAACATAATTGTTTCATATAAGAGGTTTTAATATTATGGCTATAGCTAGCTTGCAAGACTCCTCTAGGATTAGTTTTGAACCAATCGCTTAATGAGTCAAACCATGAAACCATTCCATTGTCTAGCTCAGTTGTCCAATGTAGACTAGGTTTAAGTAGTTCAATAAAATCTGGCAATATAGATAGTATGTTACTATCAATAATTGCCCCTCTAATACGCAAATCATCCATATTATCTCCAATAACTAATCCACTATACGTCATACTAGGATTCATTTTAGTATTTTCATTAAGAAAGAAAACTTGAAGAGCTTCCATAACTTTGATTGCATAATCTTCAGATTTAGTATAGTAATATAAAGTAGATGCTGAAGAAACTAAAGATAATAAAGAATTTAAATATGGACTATCAGAACTTTTTCTAGACTCTAGATTTCTAGTTCCATCAATTCGAATATAAGGAAACCCTGTTGGAGAGTTTGGGTCTGGATGATAGTATGGAGCTAAACTTGTAAAATTATTAGCTCCTGTTTTTTGTTTTAGTTCAGCAGGATTTTGTGTGATACTTGGTAGTGAGACATTGAGAAGATCTCCACATTGTCCTTGATAAAATGCTATTTGGTCAGGAGTTAGTTGGTCCATTCGATTCTTATTTAATGTTAATAGCATTATATTATCTCCTCAGATAGTGTAATTTTTTTAGTAAAATTGTACTCTAAATCGCAGCTTGTAAATTTTGTATTTGGATAATGAATTTTATTTTCTAGATTATATTTCATTTTTTCTCCATTCAGAGAATTCATAGTTTCCCAATCCATATCACTACCAGTATTAAGAGTTGTTTCTCTTTTAGAATTTAAAATAGGATTAATCAGGCACGGGATATGTTTAAAGTAATAATTAATTAATTTACATCTAGCCATAAAATCCATATCATGTTTTCCAGCTGGTAAAAAAGATTCATCATAACCACCCACCATATTAAAAACTTTTCTAGAACAACCTATTCTACCATAAACTCCGCGTTTGAAAATATCACAACATACTCCTGTTTTTGTTCCAAGACTTTTTATTTGACTTGTGGCATTTCCAATATAGTTGTCAATATCCAAATTAAAAACATAATCCCCAGCACTCAACCTCACCGCTAAATTTTTAGCAACTGGAATCGAATAGCTATGATAATTTAATGTTCTATGGTAATGAACTCTATCATAGATTCCAAACTTCAACATATGCTCATATAATCCATCCTTTGAATCACAATCCACAATGATCCATTCAGTATCTGGATTATTCTTGATATGATTTATATTATGATAAAAAGTTTGTTGAAATTGATAAAACCTATTCTTAATCTGAGAACAATACGAAATCATCATTTGGTATCCTGTGTCCGTATCATATAATACACCTGATCTATTAATCACTGTGTGGTGTATGACTCTATAATAAAGGAAAATTTATGGGTGAAGAGATTGTCAAACCAGCTAATCCCACTTATTGGATTATCACTAATGGAACAAATTACGGAGATGGTGTTACAGGAGTTGATCAAGTAACCACTGTTGGAGATGGATGGACGATCTATTGGCAAGGAACAAGTTATGATGAATATCTTATTGAATGTCAAAAAATTAATATAGTACCAGAAATATCGCTTCAATAAAGTTTACTAGTTGATTAGCCAATTAATTTTAAAAACCACAGTCTCTACTATAAGGTGTATTAAAGAATAGCCCTAATACACATAAAAGGATCAAATTATGAGCTGGTCTATTGAAATACCACTTATTGTACGCACATTAATTAATGACCTTACAGATCAGCCAGTTTATAGTGATGAAAGATTGATTCAGGTCATAACTGTTGCATCAAAATATGTTCAATTTGAGGTTACTCTAGATAACCAATATACTGTGGATGTATCTAATGGTACATTAACTCCCGATCCTCTCGATTATCACGATGATGTATTTATCGGTTTAGTTGCTTTGAAAAGTGCTTGTATCATTGATCAAAGTACAGTCAGAACCAAATCGGCAACTGAAGGTATCAGAGCTTCTCTTGGACCAGCAAGTTTAACTGTACAAGGTAGTTTAGAAGGATTAAAGCTCCTATTAGAAACCGGCCCATGTGCGCTATATCAAGATCTAGTTCTTAATTGGAATGTAAGAGATGCTAGTGCTGTTACTGCGGTACTTAGTCCATTTGTTGGCAACAAGTTCAACCCAAGATACTTGCAGGGCAACACTTATCGTTCAAGATATTTTTATTCATGATGGGAGTAGATTATTATGCCAGCAGCAGACTACAATTTCACTATAGAAAAAGGCACAGCATTTGTTATAGCTTTTGAATATAGAGATGATGCTAATATTCCTATTAATATTACTAATTGGTGTGCACGTATTCGCTGGATAGAAGATCAAGCAACTCCTATAGTAAGAACTTTTATAACCAACACCAGTACTACAGACTATGAGTTTATAATGGATCCACTGTTGGGGAAGGTGATACTCAAAATACCAGCCTCAGCAACAGCCAACTACTCATTTAATTCTGCTAAATATGATTTTGAACTACAGGAGCCTAATGATTTGTATACTGGTGGAGGTAAAAAAGTATTTCGTATTTTACAGGGTAATGTGTCATTGATTTCAAGAAATGTTCCTGACAACGACGTATTTGATTGTAATACTAACACACAGAATGATTGTGGAACCTGTAACCAATGAGCATAGTTAGAATAGAAGAAGATATACAACCATTAAAGTATTTGGTTATTACACAAGCAACTGACCCAGAGAGTGTTATCACTACTAATGTGGTAATCTCTGATACTAGGCTTAGTAGAGTAAATTTAATTTCTATTGAAAAAGGAGCCCAAGGAGATACTGGCCTTACCGGCCCACAAGGTCCACCGGGAAAAGATGGAATAGTTTTTGATAAATTACCTATTAATAGTGGAGGAACTAATAATACTACATTTAATAGTGGAAATATTATTTATTTTGATGGATCTAAATTATCTAGTTCTCCATACTCAGTAGATTCTTTACTCAATGCTATCAATAGTAGTGCTGCTATTACTGGTGTTATTAATGGATCAGGTTTATACAAAAGTGCCACAGGAAACACAGTTACTTTAGGAGCAAATATTGGAGATGGACTTTCTATTAATGGTACTAATCAGATCGTTGTTGATGATACTATAGTTCGTAAAGTAGAATTAAGTTTAGGTAATATAGATGGAATTGTTCCTATTGCTAAGGGTGGAACAAACAATCAAGTCTTTACTAGTAATAAGCTATTATATTATGATGGATCCAAGATATCTTCTTTTCCTCTAAATACTGGTAGTATAGTATTAAGCGGAACAAAAATAGACATAATTGCTGGATCAGGACTAACTGGAGGTGGTTTAGTAAATCTGCCTTCTGGTTCAGTTGTTCTTAATATTGGCAGTTCTAATGATATTTTAGTAGAGAATACCTCTATATCTTTGTCTACTACTGGAACACCAGGAACTTATAGTAAGATTACAACAGACTCTAAAGGTAGAGTAATTTCAGGTAGTAGTTTAAGTTCCTCTGATATATTAAGTATACTAGGATATACTCCTTGGCATCCTGGTAATGATGGTTCTGGTTCTGGATTAGATGCTGATCTATTAGATGGATTACACGCATCTGCTTTTTTTGATTTAGGCAATCAGACAGGTACACTTAATCCAAATTCATTACCGATACAAACCACAGCTGGTACTTTTACTAAAGTTACAGTAAATAATAAGGGTATCGTTGTCAATGGAATAGATAATAATTATTTTGATATTGTTAATGCTTTAGGTTATCGCCCAGTTAGCACTACTGGAGATACTATAAATGGTTCTCTACAAGTTAATGGTAATATTAATTTAAATGCAGATGAACTTTTAATAAAAGATAATTTACCAACTATTGGAACAAATTCTTCAATTATTTTACCTAGTGAGCCTAGAGGTTTTAGTTTTCTGTATGGTGGAGCAACACTAAGAACCGGTATATTAGCATACTATCCATCGAATAAAGAACTAAGGCTAATTACTGATATAACTAGTGATACTGGAAATATTAATGGAGGTAGTTCATCTAATGCATTTAGAGATGATATAGATGGCGGTAATGCAGATTCTGTTTATCTAATGGGTAATATAACAGGAGATACTAGCGTTGTTCTTTTGCGTAGTGTTGGAGACAGCTCTTATGTGAGCAGAATAAATGATCAGATAGTTAGTGGCATAAAAACTTTTGCGAAAAGAATAACAGTTAATGAATACATTTCTATATTGCCATCATTTGGACAAACAGCTCCTCCTCTTTATGTGGGAAGTAATACTGGACTTGTATATAATTTTAATTCAGATCTATTAGATGGTAATCATGGTATTTACTATACTGATGCTTCTAATATGACTGGTTTATTTAGCTATAATAAAGTCGAGTTTGATAATTTAGATGGGACAGCAGACTACATACCAAGATTTGATAGTCGAACAGCCGATCCTAGTCGCACTATCAGTAATTCAATTATTAGGCAAAAGGCAGATACTACAGCAATTATCATAGATAATGATGCTAATTTATATGTAGGTAATTCAAATAGCGGATCATTCTTATCTAATAACTCTATAGCTGCTGGATCAAACAATAAGATCTATCAAGACTCAAGTTTAGCTATTGGTTCTAATAATATTGTATCTGGTGATAATAGTATTGCTCTAAATTATGGTTCTAAAACTCTTAAAGATAAATCTATAGCTGCTGGTAATTATGGTTATACTTGGGCTAGTAATCAATTTAGTTTTGGAGCTTTTTCTGAGACAGATTCTAATAATACAATAGCTCAGGGACAATACTCTACCATAGCTCTTGGGCTTCCTGGCTCTCAAACTAATGGTAATTGGGTAGCAATGACACCCAATATATCTATTCCTAAAAATAAGACTATTGCATACAATATAGAAGTATTATTAAACAAGGCAGCTGGAACCGGAGCAGCTTTATTTGTTTTCAATAGTGGTCTTGTTAAAAATATGACATATAGAGATCCTAACGATATTACTATATTAAGAAATACTACTAGGGTTCTTAGGTCTCCTAATAAACAAGAAATTTACAATGATTCTCAATATAGAAGACATTATTATCATTATCTCTTGGATTTAGATGAAACAAACACCATACAAAACTTAGATGTTTCCCGAACACCTCTACCAACAAACACACTTGCTCCACAAAATACAGAAGTGTTATATAAATATACTCCTGAATATTTAACTTTGGGAGGAGCATATGAAAAAACTAATGATGGTAAAGTTATAGTCACTTTAAATAAACCATATTCAGATGGTTGGTTTTATCAAAATTCTTCTGATACAAAAATATTTGTAAAATCTTATAATCACGGATTAGTATCTGGTTGTTTAGTAGATTTAAACATGGTATCTGGATATATTTATAGACCATTATCTAAAAAATATAAGGCTATTGATATCATAGATAAACATAATTTTACAGTATCTGAACATTCGTGGAATGGCTATATGGTTAATAATAGCCTATTTGTTTTAGATCCTAATAAAATACAGGAGACCGAAGAATTAAATTCAATCAAAATTTCTGGAAATATTTATACCAATGGTAATACTTTAACAAATCCATTCACTAGCCCTATTGGATCATTGGCTTCTGGTATGTTTATTTCTTTTGGACCAGATCAAGATAAATATCCTGCAAGTTTGATACAAACTGGTATCATAACCTCTGTAACAAATGATACTATTACTTTCTCTCCTAGTTTTACTGGAACTTATCTAGGATCTTCCATATATAATATTGGATTTTGTAAATTAGATAAATATAGTAGATATGTATTTGATACTACAAAAACTTTTCAATTTAATTTAGGAACATATGGATACCAAAATATATCAAATATTAGTGGGGTTATAGATACTACCTACTGTGGTGTTCCAACAATAGGTATTTTTGTTTCTGGATTAACTTCAAATTTTAGTGGAACCCCGGTAATAGCTACTCCAGCAAGCACTAATTCTGGTACTTTGACATTAATTCCAAAAAGAAACTATCAAGCAAGATATAATAGATCTGCTAGTACTTTTAATGTATATGAAGGAATATATACACAATATCAAGCATCTAATGGAACCAGTAGAATCACAGTTTTTAATAAAGAACTAGGCCCCATAGACCTACCATCTGCCCCATTTACTTATTCTCTAGTTTGTGGAGAAGGAAGTAATGATAATTCTTCTTTTAGTATACAAAATGATAAGTTAGTAAGTGCTCAGTCTTTTGATTATGAAACAAAATCATCTTATAAAATTAGAGTAAGAAGCACTGATAGATCTGATAGAATAACAGAAAAACCACTTATAATTACTATTGGAGATATTACAGGTGCTGCTATTCAGGACGATAATGATCATTTAAATTCTTCAAACTATTCTTTTAATTTAACCAATATATTATTATCAAATAATACTATAGCAGAAAATCTGCCAATAGGTACAACTATTGGTACTCTGTCTACTATAGGAGGCTATTCTCCTTATTTAGAGTTTAGTACTGCTTCTAATAGTTTTAATGGTGTTTTAGTTAGTGGTAGTAATGTGATTAGTGAATGTGGTTCTTACTCTCAAGCGTACCCCACAACAACTCTTTACGGGGATCCTTATGCTCTGGTTACGGGGTTAGCAATTTCAACTTCACATACCGGTTTGCCCTATGCTACAATCTCTGGTGTTGTAGCTCCGGTTTCTATAAGTGGTTTTACTCAGTATAGTGGATATATTATCAGTGGTTGTTCACCATCTCCTATTGGATCCATGTTCTCTGGTATGAAATTATACTCTTCTCTCTCTGGATGGAATCCTGAGTCTCGTGTTGTGAGTTTGACTTCAAATTCTATTACTTTAAATTTACCCTTTACTGGTACACAAACTATCCCCGTAGGGATATCTGTCAATACTTTAGGTAGAAGTTTTGTTCTTAATAATACCTTTGTTGGTAGTGGTATTGTAAGTGCTATGGTTACTTACAGTGGAGCTAAACCACACAATGATAACTACTATCCATCTGGTCTTCAAATTTTTTCTTCTACAGTAACTTCTGGTCGTTGTCCAACCACAGTATCCCAATATCACACATATGGTTTTTCTACAGAAACTAATGAATATACAGCTTCTCCTGGATATTATTTGACTGGTATTGTTTATTTTTATACTAATGTTGGTAAAAGTGAAATTAGTTTGTCACTACCAGAAAATCCATATTTAGAAAATAATGAACATAGTACATTTTTGAATTTTATCAATAGCAGCTATGGTTCTGTTCCATTAGATGACACTTATACTAACATTAGTGGCTTGAACAATAATAATTTTTTGGTGCATAATACTCATTTATATCCAGAAATAGCTCTTGATTCAACTGGAGTAGTATTAGTTAATTTAGACAGAAACCATGGTTTTAAAATTCTAGATTCAAGTAATATTAATCAGATACCTATTCAGTTTAGCAATCCAATACTTAGTAATACAAATAGAGCTCCTAAAAATAACTTATTCGATATTATAGATATTACTGGCAATAAAATTATAGTCAAAGACTCTCAAAATTATCTATTAAGTGAAATTAATTCTCCTAAATATTTTGAACAACCTATTAGAGCTGAATATAGAACTAATGGTTTTAATTTTAATGGTACAGTATTTCATAATTCTAATCGCATATTTAACATAGACAAAAATAATATTACATCATTTCTGAAAAGAAATAGTATTATTTCTAATGGATCTCCCTATTACATAGACTATAAGCTTCCTATATCTATAGATAGAATAGACGATGGTTTTATATTGGACGTTACAGCTACTCCAGGATCTAAAATCTTAAGATATTGCGGATCGTCTTTATGGAATATTCAATTATTTTCAGGTGTTAATTTATACTCTAATAACTCTTTAGTTAATGGAGTTACAATAGCTAATCATACAGTAAATACTCACACTTTAGAATCAATAGCTTTGGATCAAAACACTATAGAATCTCCAGCTTTGACTTATACCTTTGCTACTTCTTCTACTCCTGGTACTGGGATAGATTATACTAAAAATTATATAGTTAGGGGATGTAGTGCAGGATCTATTGGTCTTTCCGGATATTGTTATTTTTATACAGTAAGTGGTATAGGAGGCTATCCACAAACATATACTTTTGCCCCAGCATATGTTGGCGGACCATCACGATCAGCTTCTGAAACATTATCTATCAGTCCTAGTCAAGCAACCATTAAGCTTATTAATGGAACATCTTCTAATACAACTATTTTATTTAATACTAGCAGCATATTACATGCTAATTTAATTAACCCTGCTGATGCTCAAGCTTCTGGTAGTCCATTCCCATATGCTCTATCAACAGACCACACAAGACCATATTCTTTGGCTATGAAAATTCCTATCACCCTAAATTCTTCTACATATCCTAGAGATATTTTAGAAATTAGGGCCACCTCTGGATGCATCACACACATTGTTCCATCTCTAAATTCTAGCAATGAAATTGTATATACTACAGAGAGATATCCAGTCTATTGTTATTTTGATCTATACAATATTGCTACAACAGGAATAACACCAGACAATTCTTTAATTTTAGATAGCACTATTCCAAATTATGGTGAAAATGCAACAAAAACATACGCTATTACAACTAGTGGTTTACCTAAGATTTTCACAAAAGATATTGCTTGTTTAAATAGTTATTATGGTCTAAAACATTCCAATAACTATTTTTATAATGGAGATACCATCTATATAGATAATTTATCTACTCCTAGGAGTTATCTAAATATTGGTGACCAACTCACTATTCTGCAATATAACAATAATCCTGCTTTTGGTTCTGGGGTCAGTAAAAGTATTCGTGTTACTCATTCAAACTCCAGGAATACTGCCTTTTCTGGTATTAATATTAATGGTAATGATAGTATTATCCTAGATAATTTATCATTTCCTAAAAAATATGGATTCACAAATCCTCTTGGTCTTACATTAACAGATACTCTTCCAACAACAGGAACTCTATCTTTTATAGGATCAGTATCAGGATATTGTAATATTCCCTTTAGCAATAATATTTATTATCATACATATGGTGGATCCACAGCGTCTTGGCCTATGGATCCTTCTGGTGAGGTAGTTCCTAATCCAGTGACTGGTATATATTCTATTGGAGTTAATAGTACTAATTGCATGTCTGGTACTTTATGTATTAAAATTACTCCATTTAGTAATGCTGTTTTTAATAATATTCCAGATGCTATTGATAGAAATGATTTAGGATCAATACCTAATTTTATTGAAACAAATAATGTTTCAGGATATATTAAACCACTAGGTATCAATAAAAAACTATATTTTGATTTTTCTGATGATTGTTCAGAAATCAATGGTTCATACTATGTAGTAGATAAAATAGATTCTAATACCTTTACTATAAATATACCATACAATGAGAATTATTTTAGTAGAAGTGGACTAGTTTATCTAATTGATAGCGACTTTAATATTAAATCAAATAGATCCCCTAATAGAGACAATAGTTTTGTCACCTCTTCAGCACAAGTATCTATAGCTAATAATTTAGTAGATTCCTACATTAATTCATACAATAATGGATCAAAGAGATGGAAACATTTGGTTCACTTTAATAAAAACATCAATACTTTTGGTGGTTATAACGTAACTTTTAATGGAATAAATCAATCACAACTAATATCTCTTCCTCCAGATACTATCAAAATTTTTCAGATAGAATATTCACTTGATAATGGTTCTTCATACTCTACTATTGGAGAAAATGAAACACTAACACTGCCCTCTAATAAATTAACAATTTATTTAAGATTTACTCTTTCTGATGGGGCAGGAAAGTGGAGCAACGACCTGACACTAACTGCTCCAAGAATCAATATATATGGGGTTGGTACATATAATATAGATTCTGCCAATATGACATATAATACAACTACTAAAAAATGGTCAATAGTAGCTATTATAGAAAATATTAACCAAATAGTTGATCATAAAGATATTACTTTAACAGCTACAGATGAAACCGGATCAGTATCAACACACATATTTTTAACTTCTAAAGTTATACCAGAAATAAAATTTCCAATACCAGTATATGCATATCAGAATAGCTCAGAATGGGTTCTTCCATATGATATCAAGAAATTACCTAGCACACCAATAACCATAACTGCTAGTGGATATCCCGGTAGTTCTTCTTATTTATACAACGAAACACTAGATAATAGTGAAAATGTTAAGATATTAGCTGGCCCTGCGGGGTCTGTTACTGGAGTTTTCCATCCAACTATTACTATTAGAGATTTTGCAACTTCTGAGGTTCTATCGTCACAAAGTGGAATCATAACGGTTCTTCCTCTTACTGCATCAGTACCATATAGCATACAACCACAAAATCTAGATGATGATATCTATTTAAATATTACTACTGGAAATAGTCAATCTTTTGTCTTTTATGTACCATCAGATACTAATACTGGCGATACAAATTTAGTCGTAACATTTGCACAAAATAGTCATTATACTATTACTCCTGTTATAGAATATAGCACTAGTTCTAAAAGATATAGAGTTAAAGCTACAGTTAATGGAACTGCTGGGTATTATGGCTCTCAAAATATAACTATAAATATTTCACAACCAACATACGGAAGTGATGGTTCAACTACTTGGACTAGATATAGTTATAATAAAGCTGTTAATTTCACTTTGTATACTAATTTACAAATTAATAAAACTCAACTTATTGAACCATTAACATTTGACATTGAAGAACCATGGGCTATTCAATTTAAAGTAGATAATGGTATAGGAGCATTTCGTCCAGATAAACCTCCTAGAGTTAGATTATCTAATTTACCAACAATAGGATCATATGATACTCAACCATTAGAATATTTGTTTATTTCTTCATATGATGATATAGAAAAAAAATGGAATTTTATAGCTTTTGCTAAAAAAGATTCTTTTGGTAGATATCGTAAAACTACTGGTGAATATCTAGTTAAAATTTATGCAGAGGATGACTATTCTACAAACTACGAGACTGTTAGACTTTTATTTACTAGATCTCCTTATTTGGATAATATCAAAAATATTATTTATAGTACTCCTAATAATCCATATTTATCTTTAATAGATGTTAAAGAACCGACTAGTGAAACCAGTGCTCCATCAGTAAGCATTCCTGGAGAATTAAAAGAAAGCACAATTAATCTAACTAAATGGTATAATAAATATGATTCTAATTTAAAACTATGGGAATATGCTTATTCTGGAAGTCCTATTACTGATAAGTGGGATGTGGATTTATCTATTAGTAACCTAAATACATCTCTAGGAGATTCTACAACATCCTCTATTTCTTTGAACTGTAAAGGTATCTCTACAGATAAATTATATGGTATTGCAAAACTAAATTTAATAGAGCTAGATAGTAATACTATTTCTTCTTTATCTTCTGCTATGGAGCCTTTACAAATAATTAATGTAGTAGATCCCTACTATAGAGCTACAGAAGGTTCTGCATGGTCTATAACTTTTAGTACCAGCGGTGGTTTATCTAATCCTAATTATCCTCCAACTATAAGATTTTCTGGACTACCTTCTCCTTGTACTGGATATGATCCAAAATTTGCCACAGAGTTACAAAATTCTTGTTTTTCTAGCAAAAAATGGGATAATTTTAATAAGAAATGGGATTTTGGTTTTGTTGGTATTCCTCTATGTAATATAAGTGGTTTAAAATCTTTTAGTATTACAGCAATAGATACTGATACTACACAAAATATTTATTTGGATTCTGATATAGCATATGCTTCTATATTATATAGTACTTTAGATTCGATTGGAGCAACCCACCCAGCTCCAGAAATCGTAGAAGCTCCATTACAGCAAGCTCAAAATCCTATCCAACTATATCCTAAGTGTGGAGATGTAGCTATTGATAGATACTATAATTTTGGTATCAAAAATAGAGGAGCTTGTCCTATACCTACTGGTATTACTGGATGGATAGTGAGTGGATCATTACCCTCTGGTTTAAACTATAGTATTAGTTTTCCTGGAGGATCACCATCAGCACCATGGAATAATTTATCTAGCGGAACATTAAGAGTCTATGGAGTTCCACAAACTTTTGCTAGTGGTGGTCTATATAGTGAAAAATTTACATTTACTGTTTATGATGCCAGAAATAAATCAGATAGTAAACAATTAACATTCACTGATATTTCCACAGCAAACCCCGCATCTCCTCTTAATATTATTGTTTATTTTGAAAATGAAAAACCAGCCTATACTCCTAAATCAAACAATATTGGAGGTATAGAACAACCATCAGGAAGCAAAGCTCTAGATGGAGGCTCTATTAGCACGTATTGGCCACCATCTGACCCAATATCACTAACCTGTACCAGTATTTTACCACACTCTAATTGTCAGACCTCTACTTTTAGCTATAGTGGTGGAGGTAATTCTAGAGTATATATTACAAATACAAGAATAGATATTAGTTCTTCATCAGATGTTTATTTTGAGTTTGATAATAATCCTTCTAATTCTCTTAATAAAGGATATAAAGTACAAACTATTGGTGGTTCTGGCTATATAACTATTCCTGGAAATATTTTGACAACAGGAACAGGTAGACTTGTTAAGTCTAGTCAGGTTTCTTATGGAACAAGCAATTTACAGCCATTCAATGGAACAGTAGACACAAACACTGCTAACGGAATCATGGGTTGTGGAAGCTTTAAACCAATAAATTTTGGAAATACAGTATCAACATCATATGGACTATACGGTAGAATTAAACCATCTTTTGTTGCTAATATACCATTATCTGGTGTTTTTAATACTAATGATTCATTATTCACAGGTCTAGTTATAACATCTATTCCCCAATATTCTGCTGATCCTTCTGTTTTTACAGTCAAAACATCTAATTGTTGGGAGACAGGATATATTAGATTAAGTGGTATGCAAATTCCAAAACCATCAATAGAACTTCCTGCTCCTCCACCATCATTCGATGTTGCTCCATTTGCATATAACAATCAACCATATGCAGTATTGAGTCGTTGCTCATATGGTAATTCTGCATATGAAAGAGATCTAGCTGCAAATTATAGATCAATTTCTATTAATTATTTAATTAGTAATGCTGTTTCCGGAATAGCTATAGCTAGTGGAACTGTTCCCAGTATAGCCGCAGGTACCACCAATGGAACCCCAATTCAATTTAATAATATTCTTAATTCTGGTACTGTATTTTCAATTTTCTTAAATAATACGCCTGAAAAATTTCCAACCTATAAATATAATGCTATTCCTTATTTAGAAAACGAATATTTTTGGGTTCATAAAGGAGGAAATAGAGATGATAATCCTACGCAAACTAGCTTTCCTCCTATAATTATGACTGGTATTAGGAATAATATTAGTTGTTTGAGTGGAGTTCCAATATCTGGTTATTCAATTAGAGCTATAGGTGGCTATATTCCATATAGTGGAGGAAGTCAAAAAGTACCCTTTTATCAATTACCAAATAACACCGTTTGGAGATCTTATGATTATGCTCCGTCATTTACTGGCATACTACAGAAAAAACTTAATGATAAAGTATTAATTGGAACATATCAACACTCTGGGTTTTTGGGTGGTGTTAATGGACAAAAAATTAATATATCTCTTCCAGCAGGTTTTGATTCTAATAATTACGTTTTACTTACCTTTAGTGGCGATTTATCTTTTTCAACTGGTATAGTATTAAGTAATACATATGCTAATACAATTAGTCTACCTTTTGAGCGCCAAGGACTTTCTGTTTCGGGGTTAGTAATAGCATCTGATAAGTGTGTTATACAATCAGTTAACAATGGAACAGTTACTATCAATCACAATAATCTTACTTATAGTGTTGGAGATTATATTGATATATTAGATGGTAGTTCTGCATCTACTGAAAATAATAGCATTTTACCCTCTAATTATAAGCTATCTATTGTAGGTGGTAATAGTACAACGCTGACTGCTTCTTTTAGTGGGCCTAGTAATTATCCTTTTATGAGCGGATTGTTTGTTTCTGGTTTTTATGATTTGAGAAAAAATTACTATGATCAAATTCAAATAAGAAATATTGCCTATTCGAATAAAGAAGGAGAATGGAGATTTAGCTTGAGTGGCACTCCAATTGGACTATATAAAGACTATATCTATAAAATGATATCTTTAGAAAACCCTAACCTACCAGCTTTTTCAGGAACAAGTTTAACTCCAAAGAAATATACAGTAGAATATCCATTATTTATCAATAAACCTATTCAGATCATATTGCCTAATCCTAATATTAGTAAAAATAATGGAGCATGGAGTCTTAGTTTTGAAATTGAGGGAGGATTAAGACCTGTTTATAGCAACACTCCAGAAATCTTAATCAATGGCAATATGTGTAACTTTACTCGAAAATTAAATATTCAAGATATGACCGATAACTATAACAGTAGTACAGACAGACTCTCTATTACTTTATCTGGTATTAATTCTATAGGATATGATTGGAGAAATACTAGTAATTTTAGTCTTAAAGTATATGATGATACTGGTTTTGATACACAAACAGTAAACTTAACTTCACCATAAGGATAGTATTTAATTATGGCTACTGTTAATATAATACCACCATCTCAAAAAGTTTTAGTAATTAATCAGTCTACTGATGGTTCTGATAGTACTGGAATTATTACTACAAATTTAAATATTATAGATGGCTTTGACAATACTGTAAGCGTTGTTTATGTTGAAAGAGGTTTGACTGGATTAACTGGACCAAGCGGTTTGCCAGGAGAAATCGGTCCAAGCGGTCCAGCCGGACCAATTGGGCCATCGGGTTTACAGGGACCACCGGGAACTGGTCTAACCAAACTGAATGTTGGTACTATTACTATTCGAGAAAATGATACTCTTAATATTGAGGGCGCTGGAGGTACTGTTGTTTCATTTATTCCTAATACTAAAACTATCAGTATTTCATCAGATAGTTTAAGTTCTCAATATTCTCAGTTAGGACACCATCACAATTCAAGCGAAATCGATAATTTTAATGAGTCAGTAGATGATAGGGTAGCTAATTTATTACAACCCGGAAATAATCTTCAATTAAGTTATGCAGACCAGGATCTGAATACTTTAACTATATCAGTCACTGGACTAACAATTGGTACAAATGTACAGGCTTATAATAGTAGACTTAGTGAACTCAGCAATCTTTCTATTATTCAAAATAAACTTATCTGTGGTACAGGAGTAGATAAATATGGAACCATATCTATAACTGATGCTGGCAAATTACTAATTAATGACGCATCGGCCTCTGCTCAACGAACTACTTTAGGTCTCGGAGACATATCGACACTGTCATCCGGTATTTTTGCCAAACTAAATGGAGGGAATAGCTTTACAGGAACTCAATCTCTCGGAGATGGTGAATTAACAAGATTCTCAGCATCATTGCAGACAATATCCTCGTCTGGCTATACCATATCTCAAGCTGATAATGGTAAAGTATTGACTTTTACTAATAATATTCGTGCTATCAATGTATCCTTTAGTGATAACCTGTCTTTAGGATTTAATTGCTTGATTTCTCAACTGGGTTCTGGCCAAGTAAGACTATCTGGTAATGGATTATCGAACAGGTTAGGTCACTCCAAACTGGTAGGACAGTTTTCTGTTGCTACCCTAGTAAAGGCTGGAGATAATACTATCATAATATCTGGGGATACCACAGATGCAAATGGTGGTCCAGAATAAGGAGAATAGTAATGATTTTACCTCCATTTTTTGGATATCCTTTATCATATCAAGATAGAGAGATTTTTAGACTCTATCATTCTTATTTATCTAATGATTTATTAACATATACTAAGCCTAATGAAATAGCTATAGTATCGTATGTATCCGTTGAAGTTTTATTATACAATTTGCCATGCGACTTAGAGATTTCAATCATTTAAACCGGTGTATTAAACTATTAGGACTATATTGACCATTATAATGATAACATTAAATAATATAATCCGGTCTAGGAGATGCTATGTCTACTTTATTTTTTGAAGGCTTTGATAAAGGAGTACTCTTAAATGAGCTAGACCCTAAGTATTGGTCTACTCAATTTAATCATTTTCCTAAATATGCTTTTGGAGGATATGCTCCAACTACTATAGAAGATCAAGCTATGGATGGAATATTTGGAAACAATATAGGTGTAGATAAATTAGCTTTCATATATAAGTACTCTACTCCAACATCTATTAATGGACTACTTCCTAGTGGAAGATATACAGATAATAGAGCCAGTTTTTCTAATGGATATTATACAAATTATTTTTCTAAAAATTCATACCCTGGTTTTGGAAGTCCACCTGGATTTCTTGCATTTACCAATATACAAATAGAAGATACTAATAATTTAGAAACACCAACATACTTACAAGCCAGCGGATTCCCTCTTGCATCAGGAAATATTTCATATCTATCAATGAGATGTCTTGGTTTAGAATCCAAACATAGTGATTATTCAACTTATCCGTATAGACACACACTATTTAGTTTCAATAGCGGCAATCTTCCTTGTTTAACAATTAATGTTGTTAAAATAACTGGAGATAATCTAACAACAATAAATAATAAAAAAGAGACACTAGCTTTAGAAATACAGCAAAATAATAATATTTTAGGCTATTTTGATCTTAATATTTCTAATCTCATAAATAGATATGAGATAGCTTCTGTACTTAATACTAATACAAATAAAATATTAACAATAGCAGATACAAATGCTGGTGACGGCTTTAGTTCTATGATTAGCAGATGGTGTCATTTAGAGTTTTCTATAGATCAATCTGCTAGTCAAGTATTACTGTATATTAATGCTGAAGATATTAATTTACAAGTTGTGGATCCTGATCCAACAATTCTTAAAGAATCCTGGAGTACTAGCTTACCAATTAGTGGTTTTAATTTTAATAATTTACGTTTTTATAATCGTACATATTCTAGTTCTATTATGAATGGAATAACAGCCTCTACTCAAGGAGAGGATTTGTGGAAAGATTCTTGGTATTATATGAGAGGAAGAGTTTGGCTATTAGATGACTTAGTTTTAGTAGATAATGCTGACCCGCCTCCATCTTATTGGATAGGGAGCTCGGCTAAAATTATGTCTATCTATCCCGGAGTTAGTGGTAGTTTGGTAGATAATTATGGATCATCAGATGGTTTATTAAAATGGTATAAAGATCCCGCTGTTCGTTCTATTACCAAAACTACTGATGGTGGATATACATACTATGATTATAGTAGTCATAGGAGAGCTTTTTTAATGCCAGATGCTGATGGTAATAATATAGAAACTATTGTTAGTGGTAATATAGATGCTATAAAAATGAGTAAACCTAACTATCAGTTGAATACCATATATAGTTCATTTGATCCTGATTCTGTTTGGAGAACTAATTTTAATGATGCTGTCGGAGGAATGAAAGTTTATAATAGTGCTCGTAAAAAATATCTTGATACTAAATTTATCAATGTAATGTATTCTGGACAAAGTGATAGCTATGAACCCAACGTAACATTGCTTTTACATGGAGATTCTAATCCTATAGTAGATAATGCAATAAATCCAAGGTCTCTTAATCTTTATGGATCAACAACTACCACAGCTTCACTTAGTAAAATAGGTGCTCGTAGCATTAGTTTTCCCAATCAAAACTCTTACATATATTTGAATTATCCAGACTTATCAACTTCTCTTTTTACAATAGAATCGTGGGTGTATTTTACCAATAGCGGAACATCTATCTCTTTATTTGATAAAGTTCAATTACCAGCAGTTGATGCTGTCTCATCAGTATCTCCAACTGATATAAATTCAAAACAATATTCTTTTAATACTAATATTAGTGGAATTCAGTATATATCTGATTATGTTAATTATTACAATCCACATAAAGTTATTAGACAATTATTTTTCCCTAATGTAGCAACCACAGGAGCTTGGCATCATGTTGCTATTACAAGAAGTTCTGGTAATCATATAGTATGTTATCTTGATGGTCAGGCTGGTAATTCGTATAAACTTTCTACCAGTGGAAATTTTTTCTTAGGTATTGACTCTGAATCTACAGGAACCTTTAATACTATCTATACATTACCAGATGCTGGATCAGAGATATCTTCTTATTTAGATACTTCTTATGGTCCTAAACCATATCTCAGTATTGGTAAAGACGGATATATAGATGAGTATAGAATTACTTCGGGAGTAAATCGTTATCTAACTAATTTTAGTGTACCGCTTTCAGCATTTAAAACTAAAGCAGATGACTATGTGGAAGTGGGCCCGATACAAACTGTTAATAAAACAAGCTATAAAACATATCAATATTATGTGAATCAAAACCCAATTACACAAGAAAACTGGTTGGTCCCACAAGTAACTGGTTTAATTTTCGGAGTTAAAAAACTATGAGTGATTATCGAAGAATTAGACTACGAAGAGCAGCTAGTGGAGAATGGATTGCTTCTAATCCTATTTTAGCTTTAGGAGAGCCAGGATATGAAACCGAATCTAGATATTTAAAAATTGGAGATGGGGTTACTAGCTGGTCTGGTTTGTCATATGTGGATATTCCTCCGATAACTATTAATTTCCCAGAAATTTATCTATCCATAGCAGATGGAGCAGACCCAAGGGTAGCTATTAATTTATCTAGTGGACAATATCTCAATGTTGTAGGTTCAGGTGATACAACTATTTCGTATAATAATACTGCTCGTAGCTTAGTTATTGATACCAAATCAGGTTCTAGCTTTTTAACTGCTCCCAATATTATCAGTAGGCTTGGTTATACTCCACAAGTATCTGGAGACTATAGCGTAAATGGACATCATCATACTATAGATCAAATTACGGATCTCCAAACAACATTAGATAGCAAACAGCCTAGTGGATCATATTCCTATAGTAGTCATCTTCACAATCTAGTTATTGGAGATGGTAAATCACCAGCAATTTATTATTCCACTAATGAAAGACTAAATATTGTTGGTAGCGGATATACTAATATTTATTATGATAATAATTCTAAGACTATCACTGTTGATTCTTTGGGAAATAGTGGGGTAACATCGTTTAATGCCAGATCTGGCACAGTTACTTTATCTTTCACAGATATTAGTGGAGCGTTAAGTTATATTCCACAACCTGTTGGTAATTATTCTATTAGTGGACATAAACACTATTTATCTGATATTGTAGATTTTTCTAGGTCAGTTACAAATATACCTTACAGAATGATAGCTTCTTCGTCTTCTTCTGGAAATCCTGGAGATATAGTATGGGATTCATCCTATCTATATATTTGTGTAGGTAATAATACCTGGAGACGTTCTGCTCATAGTGGTTGGTAAAATGTGTACTTTATATTAGTATTTTCACTCTAAGGATAATTAATATGGCTAATCCTTTTGAAGGCGTAATATCAGCCGGTTATAAAAACTTATATAATCAAGCCATAGACGCAATATTGTCTAACACTGGACTAACAGTCCCGTGTCTTATATCCTATGGTTCTTCTAACAATAACCCATGCAATAACTGTATATTTGACCCCATTTCTGTCAGATCAGCCAACAGATATAATGGAACAGGACCAGTTTCTTTTACTACTGATACCATTTGCCCAGTTTGTAATGGATATGGTTTCATTGATCAGTCTAAAGAAGAATTAGTTTATTTAGCAGTACTATTTGACAGTAAATACTGGTTTGATTGGTCTCCTAAGAATGATTCTATCAATATTGTAGATGGTATGATTCAAACTATATGTCCAATAATGCTATTGCCTAAAATTAAAAATGCCCAATATATCACAATAGATAAAAATTTAACAAATTATGGTGGTTATACCTACGTTACCGCTGGCGATCCACAACCATGCGGATTTGGAGAAAACAGATATATTATTACAATGTGGTCGAGGGCCTAAAATGGAATTTTCATTAAAACTATTAGAATCTGATGCCACTATCCAAAGAATGGTTCTAGATAGCATCAAAGACCATTTACAGACTGCATTTTATAAAGCTCGTCTGGTATTAGCCAAAACTATACCAGCTGAAATTTATAAAGCTATAGTATCTGAACCGGAATATCAATCTTTAATATCCGGTAGACTAAGATATGAATTCGGTATCCCAGAAGCTGCTCAAAAAGTTAATGAAATAGTTCATATATGGACCAATAATGTAGTTGTTAATGTTAATCCAATTACGTTGAATGGATCTGGTCTAAAAGGTGGTTTTAGTATCAATATGATTAAGTCTAATTATGAAGATGTTTTAACTAGTGATAGTGCTTTAGTATTTGATGGTTTGAGTAAAGCTGTATTACCATGGCTAGAGTGGCTATTATTATATGGTAGTAAAATTATTGTAAAAAACTATACCGTTCAGGTTGGTCCTAATCCATATTCTAGAACAGGATTAGCTATTATGAAACCAGCAAAAGAAAATTGGAGAGTTCCTCCAGAATTTGCTGGAACATCTACTAATAACTGGGTAACTAGAGCATTAGATAAATTAGACGATAACAAAATTCCAACTATGATACAAACAGAAATTGAGAAAAACATATGAGTTGTGAAGACTATACAAAATTTAATACTATTACTTCATTAGGTGGTAATACTTTACTAAATGAATTAGAAGAAAATTTAAAAACATTCCTAGATTGGGGATTTCTTAATATAGGAGGTTTTGTTAATGTAAAGATTCCAACCAGTGGCTTATATGGCGGATCATTTCATGAACTTAAAATTTCTGAACAACCAGGCTTTACTAAAGGCCAAATATGGCAAACTCCAAAAAAAGATTGGGTGTGGGAAACTGGAGTATCATTTAATGGTACTCAACCAACAAATATTTCTGGAGTTACTATTGGAACTAATTTTTATCCATCTCCAACTGGTAGTGGGTCTGTAGGTTATCATATAAATTATCCTCTGGGACAAGTAGTATTTGACAAACCATTAGCTGCTGGATCATCCGTTAAGCTAGAATATGCTTATAGATGGTGTCAAGTATATAAAAGTAGTACTGATCCTTATTGGGTAGAACTACAAGGTATGACATATAGTCCATCACCAGCTATTAATCAAAAAGATAAAGGTGATTATCAGATATCTTCTAATCATAGAGTTCAAATGCCCTGTGTAGTTATTGAACCTATTGCTAGTAGTTATTCTCAACCTTGGCAAATGGGAGCTCATGATTTTGCTGTTAATCAGGATGTATTATTACATGTTTTTGCAGAAAATTCTTCTGATAAAAATAAAATAGCCGATATTATACGACTACAAAAACAAAAAACTTTATGGTTATACGATATTCAAAAAGTAATAAATAGTGGAGTAAATCCCTTAAATTATCAAGGTTCTATCAATAATACTGGTAAAAATTATTGCGACTTAGTACTAAATCCATTATACAGATGGAAAAGATGTTATTTAAAAGAGGTCTCAATTTTAGACATGGAAAGCAGAAATAAAAATTTATATTGGTGTACATTAAGATTAACGACTGAAGTTATTATTTAGCCAAATTAATGGAGACACTCTCATGGCCTCAAATCGTATTTACTACGCCTGCCAATCTGTTCAATTAGCTGGTCCATCAGGCACTAAACGTACCTTCAATACTGACTACGACACAGTACAAGGTTTACAAAGTGTCGGAATGCAAACAAACTTTAATCTAGAACCAGTTTATCAACTTGGTCAACTTTCTTTATATGATAACTATGAAGAAATTCCAGAAGTTGAAATTACTTTGAATAAAGTTTTAGATGGTATGCCAACAATCTATGAAATGAGTATGGGTAGTGGCAGTTTAGCTGATTTAGCAAATAATCGTTGCGGTGTCAAAATGTTGCTTTATCCAGATACAGTTACTAGTGCCACAGGTGTTCCTATTGCAGTAGTGGAATGCACCCCAGCCTACCTATCATCTGTCACATATAACTTCCCCACAGATGGTAATTTTACAGAAGAAGTTACTTTGGTAAGTAACGATAAAACATGGGCATCAGCACTAAGTTCTACTGGAACAGCACCATCTGTTGATGTTCCGTCAGGTCTTGGTATTATGCGTCGTGGATTATGGAGTGTTGCTAATACTATTCTTCCAACTGGTGGTACTGGGGTCGGTAACACTTTGGATAAACAGTCAGCTTCTGGTGGTATTCCAGGTGGTATTAAGATTAACAGTGTTAAAGTTAGTATGAATCTTGGTCGTGAACAAATTCGTGAATTAGGTAGTAGAACACCTTACTATCGTTATATCAAGTTTCCAGTTGAAATTTCAACAGATATTGAAGTTACAGCTAATACTGGAGACATGGTTGGAGTTAGCGGTTCCAGTAACACCTCTTGCAGTAACCCAAAGGCTCTTAGTAATAAGAGTATCAAGATTGCTCTTTGCGACGGTATGAGTATTGATCTTGGTAGTAAGAACAAGCTCAAGTCAGTTAACTACAACGGCGGTGGCACTGATGGTGGTAATGCTACAATCACTTATAGCTATACAACATACAGTGATTTTATCTTTACTCCACCTGCTTCTGGTAGTGGTTATGCTCCAATTGGTTTTACTGATGTTATTGAAAGTGGGCTACCAACCCCAGGTAATGATTACTAATTGTTAAGTTAATTTATATCAAAAGAACATGGTTCGAGGACTATTATGGATGAAGTATTTGCAACAATAGGAAAATTATATTTAGATCTATTACAAAGTCAAAAAATAATAGAAAATCTACAAAAAAAATTGGAAGATAGAGAAAAAGATATCTCTAAATTACAAGCTTCTATTATTTCTCAAGAACAGTAAATGTGAATGAGTCTAAGTATCACGAAATACTAGTACATAGGATTTTATCTGGAAAACAAGTTTTTGTTTGTAATGATATCACTTATGAACTTAGGAAACCTTCTTTATCTCTAAAAATTAGTGGAGATATTCTCTATACCGATGCCTATGAGAATAATCTCTATAATGAATTTTGGTTCTTAGAAGATATTGAACATTTATTATTTGAATTACAGATTCTTCCATGGGACTATAAAAAAATAATAGAGAAAATAGAAAAAAGTTTAGAGTCCAGTAAAATTACACTATATCAACAATACTTTGATAGTACCAAAAGAAATAAAATTAAACAGAAAATACAAAATTTAAAAAAGGATCTTGAGCAATTCTTACAAAAACAACATTGCTTAGATTATATTACATTAGAACATTATTGTGATAATATTAGGAATGAATTTTTAATAACTAATACTCTTTATGAATATAATACAGATAATTTAATTTTTAACAATGATCATATTAATTATAATTTTTTTAACAGTATAGCATCCAAAATTTCTCAAAATCTGATAGATATTAGTACTTTCAAAGCTCTCGCTAGAAGTGAATATTGGAGAAATTATTGGAATAATAATAAAAGTAATATACTAGATGATTCTGTTAAAGAATGGTCTGAAGAACAAAAGAGTTTGATAAATATTTCTTATATGTATGATAAGATATATGAACATCCAGAATGTCCACAACAAGATATTATTAATGATGATGATGCTCTAGATGGTTGGATGCTTTTTAATAAACAAGAAAATGAAAGACAAAAAAAGCAAAAGGGTGTAGAAAATGTATTGAGTGGCAATTTGAAAAATGCTTCTGAAGTATTTTTAATGGCCGGAAATAAACAACAGGCAGATGATATACTTGGACTTAATAATAATGAAGGATTATCTACTCTTAGACAAAAGGTAGATTTTGTAACAAAGACCCATGCTGGAAATAGAGTGCCCGATGCTCAATTACCGGATGTTCAACAGAGGATAGTACAACAATTAAATAGTAAGGGATAGTTTTATGTATGATCCAGACAGACTAAGATTTTATATGGAAAAAAGGATTCAAACAACCATGATCGGAGCATTAGCTCGCATGGAAGATAACTTTGGTTTTTTGTGGGGCCATGATAAAGATGGAGAACTATCACAAAAAGAAGAAGAATTTGCTGATATGTGGGATTACACTCGTAATCAAATTTTGAATCACGGTAATACACAAATTAGAAATATTAAAGAAGACTTTTATAGATACGGCGGTTTGTTTAAGACACAATATAACTACTCATTTCCAGTAATTAAAAATCAAGACAGGAAGGACAATTAATATGAAAACTGATAATTTTAGTGTGGTTGTTGATAACGTAGAGAAGCATTTCGTGGTTCGTTCACCCTCTTTAAATGACCAGAGAGAAGCCCAGAAGACTTATAACCAAGCCTTTACAGACGCTATCAAGAGCAAGTCTGTGGTTAGAGCCAAGATGGATGATCTTTTAGAAGAACAGGGATTATGGAATAGAGACAAACAGAAGAAGTTTTCAGACCTGCAACAAGAACTACTAGATGGTGAAAAGAGATTAGCTAAAGGTGGATTTGGTCTAAAAGAGGCTAAAGATCTTGCTTTAAAGATGAAAGAAATTAGAGCCGAAATAAGAGATCTAATTAGTGTTCGTACATCTCTAGATAATCATAGTGCTGAAGGTCAAGCTGATAATGCTAGGTTTAATTATTTAGTATCTGCTTGTGTGGTGTATAAAGATACTAATGAGCCTTATTTTAAGAGTTTGGAAGAGTATTTGAACAAAGCTGATGACCCAGTGGCTTTGCTTGGTGCTCAAAAATTGGCTAATATAATTTATGGGTTGGATAATAATTTTGAAAAGACTTTACCTGAAAATAAGTTTTTACAGAAGTATAAATTTGTTGATGAAAAACTAAGACTTGTTGATAAGCAGGGTCGTTTGGTTGATGCAGAAGGTAGGTTGATCGATGAGAATAATCGTTTCATTGATGAGCAGGGTAACTTTGTTGATAAGTTCGGCAATAGGGTAGATCTAGAAGGTGACTATGTAGTTGAAGCACAGCCATTTTTGGACGAAGAAGGAAAGCCTGTTGTATTAGAAAGCAATAAAGAAGAAACTAAAAAAGATGAAACAACACCTACAACTACGCCATCCCCAGAGCCAACTCCATCAGATAAGACTGTCTGATATTTTTTTTAAATTTTGTTTCACTTATAGCACCATACTGTTAATCGACAGTGTGGTGTTATTTTTTTGAGGTAATATAAATTATGTCTAGAGGTTTTAATCTTACAGCAGAGTTAAATTTACGAGGACCATCTAATATTAGGACCGTTGTTGCTGATATTAGGCGACAATTAGGAACAATTAATGCTAATGTTAATGTTCGTGTTGATCCCGGTGTTACCCGTAATATTAATACGCTCAACCAAACTTTTAGAAATTTTAATAATACCTTACAAGCTACTAATGCTTCAGCAAATGCTACAGCATTATCTTTGAGAAATCTTGGAGCAGCTATACAGCAAGTTAATAATAGTGCTGCTAATCTACCAGCAAACCTACAACAGATCAATGCTGCTACACGAAATATGGTTCAGCAAAATGCTGCTGCTACTAATGCTGCAAATACTACTACTTCGGCTTTTATGGAATTTGGTCGCCAATCAGCATTGGCTGTTCGTAGATTTGCCGCATTTGCTACAGTAACAGGGGTTATCTATAAAGTATCTAATGCTTTAACATCGGCAACAACTGATTTTATTGCTTTTAATCAAGAATTAGTGAGAGTATCTCAGGTTACTGATACATCAGTTAAAAACTTGGGTGGATTAGTTGCTGAAATTACTGATCTATCTACTAAGTTTGGTGTGTCATCTAATGAATTAATTAAAGTATCTAGTACATTAGCTCAGGCTGGTTTAAGTGCTAGAGATACAGAGAAAGCATTAAAAGCATTAGCACTTAGTGCATTAGCTCCATCATTCGATAATTTAAATAGTACTGTAGAAGGTAGTATTGCATTGATGAGACAGTTCGGTATTAGTGCTGGTGAATTAGATAGAGCACTAGGTTCAGTAAACGCTGTAGCTGCTAAATTTGCTGTTGAAGCCGGTGACATTATTACTGCTATTCAACGTACTGGTGGTGTGTTTGCTACAGCTAGTAAGGGAGTTAGCGAAGGTACTCAAGCCTTAAATGAATTTATGGCTGTATTTACCAGTGTTCGTGCTACTACTCGTGAAAGTGCTGAAACTATTGCTACTGGTTTAAGAACAATTTTTACCAGAATTCAAAGAGGCGACACAATTGATGCTCTTAAAGAATATGGTGTAACATTAACAGATCTACAAGGCAAGTTCGTTGGACCATATGAAGCTGTTAGAAGATTAAGTGAAGGATTATCACAACTAGATCCCCGAGATTTAAAGTTCTCCAGAATTGTAGAAGAACTTGGTGGTTTCCGTCAGATTGGTAAGGTGATCCCATTAATTCAACAGTTCGCAACTGCTCAAGCAGCATTAAAGGTTGCACAAAGTGGACAAGACTCTTTAGCAATTGATGCTGCCACAGCACAACAATCTTTAGCTGTTCAAATGGCAAAAGTAAGAAATGAATTTGTAGGATTAGTCCGATCTATTGGACAAAGTTCTGGATTCCAATCTTTCGTTAAATTATCTTTAGACTTAACTAGTAATTTAATTCGATTAACAGATGCTGCTAAGGGAGCATTACCAGCTTTAGGAGCTATCTTTGCACTAAGAGGATTATCTGCTATTGGTCAATTTGGTAGAGGATTTATTGGTGGTATGAGACCCAATAGAAATAGTCAGGGTGGACAAATTAGGGCTTTTGCTGCTGGTGGTCATGTTCCGGGTTCTGGGGATGGAGACACTGTTCCAGCCATGTTGACTCCTGGTGAGTTTGTTATTAGAAAAAGTGCTGTTCGCAGTATTGGAGTAGGAAATCTTCATCGTATTAATAGACATGCTGGAGGAGGAAGTGTTCAAAAATTTAATATTGGAGGACAGACAGTTCGTAATATAGGATATATAGATGGAGACGTATTAAATGATCCTATTCATGCAGTTGTTGTTAGAAAAGAGATGGAAAGACTTAAGATTGCAGATATACATAAATATAAAATGCATTTATCTAATTTTGCAGCAGCAAAACGTAAATCTGGAGACTTAAGTAGACTAACAACTGTTCATGGCGTTGCAGGTTCAGGCAAGAGTACATTTGTTCAAGGAGGCTCTAAAGCTCAACAGGCAGATAATAGCAGATTAAGAAAAACTAATAGATATCCAATATTGACAGAAGCAGATATTTTAAGATCAAATCAAATAATAGACTCTACTTCTGTTGCTGGTCCTAATCAAAGAGGATTTTTAAGTCAATCAGATAGAATTATTAATCTTTCATCAAGAACAAAAGAATCTCAAACAGCACTAGTAGAAAATAGAAAGTATAGAGATAAGACAGGACAAGGATTATTTGGACGTAAAGTAGGAGCTACGAAGGGAGCTTCTTTAGATAGTGGTCCAGGAGAAGCCTATATTGCAGCTAGTAGCGTCTCTGGAGTTGACCCTAAAAAAGTAGTAACATATGCTATTGGTTCTAATTTTTCTAAGAAGAGAACTAACCAACCAACAGTAAGAACACCAGAAAAAACAGCAATCTATGTTGGTAATTTTGGTCCAGCAACAGCTGGTCATGTTAGTGCAGCTGAACAAGGAGCTAAAAAAGCAGGAGTTAGTGCTAAAGATACTATTGTAGTAGTGTCTGGAGATACTCCTATAGATCCTCTTAAAAGAGATGATCAACAAATAAGAACAGCGTATCTGCCGCAAACATCTAAAGATGGTCCCTCTAGACTAGGTATGGCTCAAACAGTATTCGGTTCTAGAGACTTTAATGTTTCTGCTATGCCTAAAGGAAGTGCTCCGGGATCTATTCCTAGCTCATTTAAGGTTGGAGATGACTCATACATAGTACCAAAAGAGACAGGAAATGTTGCTATTATTGGAGACGACAAAGGATCATTAACTACAGATAAATATTCTAGATATGGATACTCACCATTAGCTATAGCAAGAAATGGTATTAGCGGTACTGCTGCTAGAGCAGCAATCATGAATAATGACATTGTTGCTATGAAAAAACTGTTGACTCCTGATGGTTTTCAATATATACAACAACATATTAAAACCTTACAAAGAAGACCACAACTACTTGATGCTATATTAAGTCGTTTCCAAAGTGGAAAAGGAATATCAGGAAGATTATCTTCTATTAATAGTCAATTATCTGAATTACCAGCAAGAAAAACCAAAACTACACCACCAGAAATTATAGCTAGAATGGAGAGTTTAAGAGAAGAAAGAGATCACTTAACTGGTAAGTTAGGAAGAAGAACAGGCAAGATGTTATCCAGAATTGAATCTATGAAGATGAGAACATTCTCTATAGGAGGAGATAAAGGAAAACCAGCTTCAATGACAGAAATTGCTAGAGGACTGGGTATTAGCGCTACTTCAGAAGAATATAAAATATTAAAATCAAGAAACTTAAGTTTAGAACAGCAACAGATTAAAGATTCTATTATAGCGAAATATACCTCAAAAGTAGGAGAAAAAAAGAACGCACTATCTAAAAAAATAGACAAAGCTGAATCTTTTAAAGGATTAAAAGGTGTTGGAAATTTAGTTAAAGATAGTAGTGTTGGTTTTGCTATTTTATCTTCTAAATTATCCCAAGGGAAAAAGAGTCTAATTACCACAACAGATATACTATCAGCAACCCCTACTAAATACAAAAAAGATACCAAAGAAGTACTAGATAATACTAGAGGAAAAGCGCCGTATGTATTAACTAAACAAGGATTATCAGATCCAGCTAAAGATTACTTTAATGAAGCAATCGGACAAGGTCTATTTGATGGAATTAATGGTGCTGTATCTACATTATTTACTAAACCAGGATTTAGTAGTCTGCCTAAACCAGCAGTAACAGAAGGAATGAAAGATAAATTTTTAGCAGGTATTAATCCTGGAGCTAAGGGTGCTTTTTTTGAAGAAATTTTAGGAGCTATGAGAAATAAGGGATCTTTCGATTCCAGTCCTGATCCCAATAGACCTTTCGATTTTCCAAACTATCTTGGAGATGCCGGGTCTTTGTTCAATAAGCTCGGTATGCAATATGTGGATGCTAAAGCTAGCGATGATGTTGCGACAAATAAATCAATGGCTTCTAAGATTAGCGGTCAACTTTTATTAGAAGAAAAAGAAATAACTAGAGGAACAAGATTAGTAGCTCCCATTAAAAAAGCTGATGGTGGACATGTTCAGGCTATGGTTTCTAATGGTGAGGCTTATATTCCACCAGAAACAGCAAAAGCAATAGGATATGGCACACTTAACCGAATGAATCAAGCAGATCGTAACGGAATGAGCTCATTTTCTAGTGGAGGCATTAGTGTTTTTAAAGGTTCGGGAACAGGTACTAGCGATAGTATTGGACCAATAGACTTACCAGTAGGCAGCTTTATTCTGCGTGAAGCTGCAACAAAAGCTTTAGGTTATCGTTCTGGTGGTGCTGTTCGCAGAGTAAAAGGATTTTCTGATGGTGGTAAAACATATGAAGCAGTATCAAGTTTTGATGCAGTATCGGCACAAGCTGAAAAAGCAGTAGATGATTTATTAGCTAAAATTGTAGGTCAGATAGCCGCAGCTAATCCTACTGTTGATTTTGATACGGCTCATAGAGCAGCAGAAGATCAAGTAATTGGAGGAGTTAGTCTTGGTACTAGACAAGCAGCTGATTTAGGAGATCAAAATGCCGCTAAGGCTGTAGCTGATGCTCAACGTAAACAGGTAGTATCTCTTACTAGACAAATTAGAGCAACAGATAGTAGTGTCAGTGTTTCTATGGCCAAGGCCGCAGCAGAAAGAAAAGTAGCAGACGCATGGGGAGGTTTGTATAAGGCTGTTCAAACAAATACTCAATCTCAGAGTAGGCTAGCACAAAGCTTTCCTACTCTTTCCAGAGCATTTCAAGGAGCATCCAGAGGATTGGGTTCAATTAGAAGTCGAATAATGGGACCATCAGAAGATGAAATAGCTAATATGTCTGATGTCGATAGAAATAGATATCAGGCTAAGAGAGATAATAGAGCAGCTTGGATGAATAGAGGTTTGGGATTAGCATTTGCTGCTCCTATGGCAGCAGAAGCGGTAGGATCAATGGTTGGTGGAAGTAATGGTAGAGGTGCTGCCGCTTTTGGAACAGCTTTTGGTGGAGCCGTATCTGTTGGGGCGCAATTTGGTCCCATAGGAGCAGCTACTGGAGCATTTGTTGGTTTAGTTCTCGCTATGGATAGTTTTAAAAAGGCAGTTGCAGAAGCTGATATAGATCTTAGCAAAAAGAAAATAGAAGGTAGTGCAACAAATGCGGAAGCTCAGTTAGAAAAACTTAATAAAAATCCAAAAGATGCTGCTCTTACATCGTCAATTATTCAAAATTTTAAGAGTATTGCTGCTGAAGAAGAAAAAATATCAGCAAAACAAGCAGAGCTACGTCAGCCTAGTATGCTTACTCGCGGTCTAGAAAAGGCTTCTTTTGGTTTCTATAAAGCTGCTAGACCAACAAATGAACAAATTGGAGAAGAAGAAACTGCTAATCAAAAAGTAGCTGGAGAGATAGCTCTTAAAACAATAAGTACTAAGGTTGAGAGTGGATCAAATATTCAAGAAGCTTTAGCTTCTTTTGGTGGAGATCAAGACTTAGCAAAATTGAATATTGCTCAAACAAATAAAAAGTTTAATACTGAAAACCAAAGACTAGAGAATATTAAGAAAACACCGGGTCAAGATCCACAGATCATAGCAGATATAGAGAAGAGACAAAAAGAATTAGTTAATACCTATTTTAAAGAAGAAACAGCAACACTACAAGCTACTGTTGCAGAAAGATCCAGAGTAAAAGCTTTACAGCAATCTGCACGAACATTAAATCTTGCATCTGTCAGTATTTCTAAAACTTTTGATAACATGGATCAGGCTATTGCAGCAGCTACTATGGGACTAGATAAGGCTAGTCAAAGAATTGATGAGATAGCAAGTGGTCAAGCTTCGCTAAAAACAGAATTTAAGTCTAAAGACGTATTAAAAAATCCTAATGCTTATTCACAAAAAGAACGTCAAACAGCAATTAGTCAAGTTAGCGGTATGTTTGGTACGGATAAGAAGTTTGTTGAAGGATTATCAAAATTTGGTTCCTCAGCTGAAGATACTATTACTAAGATTGCTGTTCAAGCACAACAGACTGGTGCTAGTGGTGAAGTTCTAGGAGAAAACATCACCAGAGAATTAACTCAACAACTTATAGATACCTTTGGAGATAATAGGGTTTCTGATGCTATTCGCACCGAATTAAAAGATGCTGTTCAAGAGAATGTTAAAAAGAATAACGGAGTATTAGATCCTCAAGCTTTGATAGAGAGTACTGGTGGACTTAAGCAATTAATTGACTCTCAGAAAAAATCCTTCAATACAATGTTGGGTCAGTATGAATTTATAGAAAAAGGATTAAATCAATACGGAGAAGCTGTACAAAAAGCAGCTGAACTTCAAACTCAAGCTATTGGTAAATTTGCTAATTTACAAGGATATATAGCAGATAGTAATGTTGCACTCAAAGAAGCTTTGGGAGAAGGACGAAATATTTCTCTTAAAGAAAGAGCATCAGGAGCATATACAGAATCAGCCATAAATGCTGGAGTAAAACCTGGTTCTTTAACAGCTGCTAATTTAACTAACCAAAGAACCTTATTGATGGGTCAGCAGGCTGCTGTTCAAGGTAATATTAGTAAACTAGAAAATTCAGGCAATGCGGCAGATCCTGCTGTTATATCTCTTATTAACAAACAAAAAGAAGCTCTTGCTGGTTTAAATAGACAAATTGCTGCTACTGAAAAAGGATTAGAAACTTTACCAGATCTTATTAGAAAAGATATGGAGAATACTAAAGCTAAAATTGAACAACTTAGAGGAGAAAAAGAGAATAAAACTCAGGTCGGCGCTTCTTTTGGAGAAAAATTAGTAACAAGCACCCCCACAGAATTAAAAAATCTCAATTCCACCTATGACCTTCTTAATAGAACATTAAATGGTCAAATAACCACAATCAACCAATCTGTTTCTTCCCAACAAGCTTATCAAAAAGTTATCCAAGATGGTGGTACGCATATGGAGGCCGTTGGAGCTGCTCAAGAAGCCTTTGCTAGTGAAGCTAAAAATAGTTTTAGTTTATTTAATGAGCTTATTCAAGTTTCCGGTTTAGATGTTACTGATAAACAAAAAGCCAATAATTTAAGAGCTGATCTAATACAAAATACAGCCAGGAATCAAGGACTTAATGTTGAGAATAATCCTTTTTTAAGAGACATTATCGCAAACCTAAGAGCTGCACCAAAAGAAGATCCACAAATCAAAGCATTAGAGAATCTATACAAACAACAACAGGCAGCTTTGGGCGAAGCTACTCAAAAGGCTATTAACCCACTATTAGAAAAACAAGCTCAAATACTTAATACTGCTAATACAGCTTTAATTACAGCTTTAACTAATTTGACCAATGCTTTTAATAATGCTCAAGGTCGTAATGAAGGATTAGGATTAGCCAGACCGGGCAATGTTATGACTAGAGCACAAGGTGGTCCAGTTTATGCTGCTAGTGGAACTTTAGTTAATTATGAGCCAAGAGGAACTGACACTGTTCCTGCTATGTTAACTCCTGGTGAATTTGTAGTTAATAGATCAGCTACACAGCGCAATTTGCCTCTTTTAAAGAGTATTAATTCTGGCAACTATGCTAAGGGTGGGGTGGTTTATTTGGCTGGTGGTACTACTAATCCGGTACATCATGTTGGTATTAATGTTAGACCTGGACATCCTTTATTTAGATTTTTAATAGCCAGAGAATCTGATCCTACTCTTTCAAACCCTAGAACTTTGAAAGAGTGGAAGAATGCAATTAGTTCCGCTCATCGTCAAGGTTATACATCAGGTATTCTTGATCCCATGTTTGAACCATATATTCAAGAAGTAGGAGATGCTATTGATCGTAGAGATGGTAGAAAACCATTACCATCTCAGTCGTCAACAACACCCAAGCCAAAAACAACATTTAAACCAGACTTACCAGACACCAAGCCTTCATTTTTAACCAGAGCTAGAGAAACAGCTGGAAGTATATATGAAAGAACTAAAGGATTTTTATCTGGTACAAGATCTGGCGCTAGAAATCTTGGGTCTGGATTAGCGAATGGTGCTCGTGGATTTTCTGCTAATAATGCTGGCAGTTTGACATCTCTGGGTGCGGGAGTTGTTCTTTCTGCATCAGGGGTAGATGAAAAAACAGCTCATTTATTAACCACAACAGGAGAATTTGGTGTTCGTTTTGGCCATACTTTTGCAACAGCTGCTGGCGATGCAACTGTGGGGAGTATGGCTACAACCGCCAGAGCAGGAACAGCTAGTACTATTGCTTTGAATACTGGTATAGATGCTATTCGTACTGGTGGAGAATTTCTTTATGATCGTGAAGCATTTCATAGAAATAGAGTAGACTCTACCAGACATAATGAAACTTCTATGATTGGTGGAGCCTTGCAGGGTTTTACTAGACCAATTAATACTATGGTGGAAGCTGGTTATACTGCTTCTAGTGCAATAGAAGCACAGCATGAGGCTTTTGATAGTACAGATAGAGTAAATAATGCATTACTAAGAACCAGAGGACCAAGAGGACCATCCGTTATTCCTTTTAGAGATCCTTTAGCTAGATTTAATGTTATAGAAAGATCAGCTCTTGAAAGATTAGCCGAACTAGAAAGAGAAAGAAGAAGAATACAAAATGGAGGTGCTCCAAAACCTGTTGCAAACCAGCCCGGTAAATTCATGGATGAAGCTTTTTTGAATCAACAAATGATTCTTACTAGAGAAGCTCTTAATTCTGAAGATTCTACGTTGGTGCCTGGCTATCTTTATGGTAACACTAGAGTATCAAGAGGAAATAATACTAAAGGAGCTGAAAATAAAAACTATTATGATAGAGCTATTCAAGATCAAATAACTTATACAGAAATGATGGAACAACGAACACAACAAGAAATAGAGAGAAAAAGAGTTCAAAAAGTTCATGCTAGACATGAAAAAGCAAAAGCTGGTAGAGAACAAAGAAGACAACAGAGAAAAATTGCTGATAGAGCTTCTTCTTCAATATTTGGTAATGTTAATGGAGAAAGTATAGATGCTAGCAATATGGGCTCGGAAAATGAAGCGCCGACCAGTAGTAGAATGAGAATAAATATTGTTAATGGACAGACTGATTTTTATGGACTTGGTGCAACTGGTCAAAGAGTGAGACAAAAAGAAGAAGAAACATATAAGAGAAATAGACAAGCCTCTAATCAAGCAGAAGCTAATAGTTTAGTTGCTCATCCAGCATTACCACCAGGAGTTGGAAAGATTGCTTTTGATGGAGATAGAATTGATGTTTATAAACAAACAGAAAAACTAGGAAAAGAAAAGAAAGAGATAGAAGCTGATTTAGATAGGTTTAAATATAAAGACCCTAAAAATATGAGCGATGATGATAAAGCAGAAAAAGCAAGATTAGAAAGACAACTTAGTGCTAAAAATAGAGAAATTATAGTATTAAATAATAAAGCTGCTGAAAATTACCCAATAGCTGAACAAAATAGATTATGGAAAAACTATGAGAAAAAACAAGAGAGAGAAGCTAATAGAGCACAAATTTTAGCATCTAATAGGGCAAATTCTAGACGATTTAATTTGGAATTAGCGGTAGGTAAAGCTGTTGGTATGGGTGCTCCCGATAAATTCAGAAGTCCAGAAGCTTTCATGGGATGGAGAGAACAAACTTTATCTAAACTTAGAGCAAAGTTTAATCTAAGTGGCAGTCCCAGACTAGATGAAAAACTCTTGACAAAGTATGGATTGTCAGCTGATGCTGCTCAAGATCTTTTCCGTCCATTTACTCCAGAACAAGCTGAAGCGCTCATTAAAACCATGAGTCAGCAAACGGTTGGTGGTAACTATAAATATAGTGATAGAGATATTTCTATATTAAGAATGAGTCAAGATCAGATTGAACAAGCTGCATTTCGTATATATAATAAGTCTGGTGATTATGGTGCGGATGTGGCTACTATGGCTGAGAGAAAGAGATTAGAGAAAGCTCAAGGAAAAACTTTTGCTAAGTTATTAAGAAACTTTACTAGCATTGATAAGATGGCCGCAAGAGGACAAAGCATGAACCTTGCCCAACAGGCCATGCTAAGAAATAATATCAGTAAACAATTAACTAAAATGGGTTATATTAACCCACAAGATACTGATGCTGCTAATGCTGCTAGACTATCAGCTTTTAATATTAATAATACTGTTGGATTATTATATCCTAGGGTTGCTGCTGGCAATCCAGCTTTCAGAGTTGCCCAAGGAGCCAGTAATGGTGGAATGATTTATGCTGCTGAAGGAGCCTTAGTAAATTATCAGCCACGAGGAACTGATACTGTTCCTGCAATGTTAACACCGGGCGAATTTGTTGTTAATGCTAAAGCTACTAGCCAACATCTTCCTTTATTACAAGCTCTTAATAAGAGTAACGGTGGAGTAATTTATAGAGCAGCTGGAGGCGAAACAAAATCATTAAGCCCCACACAAGCATCATCACAAATTCGTGATAGAGATCTTAATTCTAGACTACAACAAGAAATTGCTAATAATACTAAAAATAATTTATCAGTTTCATCACAAGTTTCTGATATTACTAAAACTACTAAAGATAAAGAAATACCTAAATTATTAAACAATACGCAGTCTATTGCTACATCTAATGCTGCAAGATTCGATAAGGTGGATTCTACCGGCCAAGCATTAGTTAAAAATACTAACAAATTACTAATAGCTTCTAGAGTATTTAGTAGTGGTGGTATGGTATATGCTTCAAATGGCAAACTAATTAATTATCAGCCACGAGGAACTGATACTGTACCAGCAATGCTTACTCCGGGAGAATTTGTTGTTAATGCTCAAGCTACTAGTAGCAATCTACCTTTATTGCAAGCTATTAATAAGAGCAAGGGAGGACCAGTTTATCTTCAAAAAGGAGGAGGACTTCCTGGTGCAGCAGCTGCTGGGAACCCAAATCCCCTCAAAGATTTTAAGAGTATACTTGGAAAAAAAGCAGCTCATGATATATTGTCTAACAAAAATATGTATGATATTTTTAATAATGATATGCTTCATGAAGATTTAGATGTCGAGGAAAAAGCAGATCAAGCTCAAAAATATATTAATAAACAAATAGGAGAAGATAACAAACAACAGGCATATGATAGTGTTATAAAAAATCTACACGAAAGAAGAAATTATGTAGAAGCAATATATAAGTCTAATAAAAATACTCGGTTAAACATACCTGCGAAAGAAGGAATAATACAATTACATAATGAAACATTAGATAATATTTTAAAAACTCAAGAGGATCATGGTTTTGAGGAATATATCCGCTTACTCAAGGTTAATACAATAATAAGTCAATATTCGGGTGCTCCACATTTTAATAAAGGTGGTATAGTTTATGCTCAAGATGGAACATTAATCGATAGAATAGAGAGAAAAACAGGAGTGCGTATAAATTCTAATCCTGTTACAGATAGCGGAAAATCAAGTAATGAACCATTTCCTGGTGCTGTTAATGTTACTGATCCTGAAAATCTTGAAGCTCATAAACGATCCTTTGTGGAAATACTGGACAAATACACCACCGGCTATAAACCTGGAAAAATGACAGCTGGAAGTAGGAAACTTCGTAATCTTGCTAGACGTAACTTTGGTCTTGAGTTTCATGGTCAAGGAGATGTTGATAATCCAAACTACGATGGACAGTATTTCGCGTATGGTGACAAAACAGGATCTATTCATTACAGAGATAAATATGTTGATCCAAAACTAATACATCATGAATTAGGTCATGCATTGGTAAATGCTAGTGGTCAATTTAAAAATACGTTCAATACTAAAACAAGATTACAAGAAAATATTGAAACATTCTTAAAAGATCCAAAAGGTTGGGATGCATTAAAAAAAGCAACAGGAACCTTCTATACTGCCGAAGACTTGAGAAAAGATCCTAGAGAAATATTCACTAATCTTATACAAGCTGAAAGTACTGATGCATTTAAAAATAATCCAGCAGCTAGTGAATTATTATCACAGATTATGAAAGCTTATGGATTTAGTAAGGGTGGAGTAGTTTATGCTCAAGATGGTAGAAAAGTAGAAAGTATTGTTCCTTTCCGTAGTTTAGCAGATAAAAGAGCAGCTGAAAAACGAACAGCTTATAATGCATCTCAAGAAGCAAAAAGAAATAAAGCAGAGAGCTTTGTACCTTATCCTAGTTTAGCGGCTAAAATAGCAGATCAAAAGAAAATAGCTCACGGAAATGCTCAACAAGATAAAAGAAATCAAGCAGTAGTAGAACAGGCAACTAGAGAGTTTAAACACAAAACAAGGGGAGCACTGCATGATCAAGAAGTTTATGATAGACAGAATGCCTATGATAATGAAATGGAAAGAAGAAGACAACAAGAAAATAGCCCAGAAGCTGCTCAAGAAAGACAACAACAGGCACTAGATAGAGATAGAAATACTAGAGCTCCTGGTTTTGGTGGTGCTGGTATCCAGTATGATCAACAAGGCAAGCCTTACTCTAGGGGTGGGATAATTTATGCTCAATCAGGAGGTTTTTTAAACCAATTACTAGGTTATGCTCAAGAAGCTGGTTTACAAGCAGAATCTTTTGCTTATGGAGCAGCTAAGAGCGTTTTACCAACTCTTGTTGGAACTGGCGTAGGAGCAGTTAGTGGGCCAGCAGCCCCGGTTACAGGTATTGCATCAGGAGTTGCTGCCGCACACGCACAAGAAAATTATTTAAACGCTTTTGCTCCAGAACTCAATGAGTACATGAATAAGAGAATGAACGAAAGACCATGGGCTTCTATGGGAGGATCAGCTATTGGTGGTGGAGTTACTAGAGCTGGTGGAAATATTACTCGCATACCAGAATTATTAAAGGGAAGCGTTGGTCAAAGAGCAGCTTCCGCAGGTATTGGTGGTGGATTAAGCTTGGGTTTTTCTGCTTTAGATGGTAAACTTACTGTTGACGAATTAAAAATGGCTGGTAGAGAGAGCATGATTAGTGCTGCTATTCCTGGAAATTTACAGTCTTCTAAACCACAAGTTCCAGCACAAAAGCCTCTTTCTCCAAGAGAAGAAGCTATATTAAAAATGGTGGGAACATCGACCAATCTAAAAGAAATGATAACTTTTCTTCGTGTGGAGGCAGCTTCTGGCAATAGTGATACACTTGATAACTCGACATATAGTCAACGATTAACGGAAGCGGCTGCTAGAGATGGTGGTTCAATTGGAGAGAACAGAAGTCGTTATTTCTTTCCTGAGAATGAAACAGAAGCAGCAAGTCAATTATCATTTTATTTATCAAAAAGATCTGGTACCATACAGTCCTTACCACAAAGGGAACAATATAATGCTCCATTAGATAGTCTTCAAGACATGGTTATTAAAAGACTACAATTACCAAGAGGAGAAGCAGAGAAATATAGACTATCACATACTAATATGTCTGATCATCCTCTAACAAAAGCTAGCGCTATGAGAGGCTCAGAGTTCGTATTTCCTAAAGAAGTGGCTCAACAAGCGACACAGGTAGATATACAAGACCTACCTTTTCACTTACAAATGTCGGCAAGATATCCAAATATGGCTCCGGCATTAGGAATAAAGGCTTCTAAATATCATAGTCCACGACCTCATCTTTCTGGTATAGAATATACTGGTAGTGGGTTTCCTGTCCAAGACACATTAACTAACAAAGAACAAATTAGTCAATTTTTAATTGAATCATTTACTAATAGAAATGAGCTAGATAAAGCGTTGGATGTGGGACTTTTAGATGATAGATTTAAGAGTAAGGGTGGGGTAATTTATGCTCAGGATGGATTCGATCCATCAAGACCATTAAATCCTATGATGAATCGTCATGGAAAGGGTCCAACTTCAACGCTACCCCAACAACCTATTACTAATTTTGACAGTGAGAAGTTGGCCGGAGAAGGCAAAGCTGCTTTATACGGAGCCGCTAAATCAATACTTCCAGGTTTAGCTGGTTTGGGTGCTGGAGTTTTAGGTTTACCCACCACAGGTCCTGGTGGATTTGCTATTAGTTTAGGAGCAGGGACCGCAGTATATAAAGCTCAAGAAAATTATTTGAATGCTTTAGCTCCAGAACTAAATAAAAACATTAACGATACTATGGAAGAACATTGGCAGGCTTCATTATTGGGGTCTGTAGTTGCTGGTGCTGGCGCTGACAAGATAGGTCGTAATCTACCTACTATTTCGTTTACAAGAAATATAGCACGATTTGGTGGAGAGTTATCTGCTCCATATACTCCGTCTGCTGCGGAACAAGCAGCAGCAGCATTTAGACAAGGAAAACCAGGAATTAAAACACCTCCTCTATCTCCAGAGACATCAAAACCTGGAATGCTTGATGGTATTTTTGAAGAGTTTAAACAAAAATCTTTATCATCAACACATAAAGCTAATGGAGGCATGATATATGCTTCTCGTGGAACATTAGTAAACTACCAGCCTCGCGGAACAGATACTGTCCCAGCCATGCTCACACCCGGAGAGTTTGTTGTTAATCGTCAAGCTACCCAACAAAATCTGCCACTATTACAATCAATAAATAATGGAAATAACCATATGAGTGGTGGTGGATCAGTTTATCTTGCTGATGGAGGCTCAGTACCCGTAACTGGTAGTAGCACATTTAATTTTGGTCAAATATTTACCACCCTATCACAGACCACAAAACAGTTCACAAATAGCTTACAATTAGCAGTCAATACACTCTCAGAGTATCAAAAACAACTATCCTCAACAACCACAAATAGTGTATCTAATAATAATGGCTCAAATACACTAAATATGGATGGATTAAGCCAGTTTACTAACACCTTCAATAAATTTATTGGTCAACTTGAACAGATTAAGATACCAGAACAAGTTAGTCTACAAGGCACACACAGAGTAGATGTTGTTATTAATGGAGCATCAGTATTCGCTAATATGCAAGAGCCTATTCAAAGAATGATAGTAACAGAAGTAGATAAGGCCATGAATAACCTATCAAGAAAAACAGAAGGAGTACTCTAAGGAGTAACTATAATGAGTAGTCAAACAGTATCTGGTACACTTTATATTGGTTCTGGTATTAATCCATCAATTATATTATCAGAAACTTCTGGAATTAGTACTTCTTTTAATGCTCTCAAACAAGATATTGATTTTAGCATTCGTGGTACCGGCAATGGATTAGTATATTTTGATGCTTCTGCTGGTAGATTAGGAATTGGCACAGGCTTACCCGACGCTGTTTTACATGTTGTAGCCCCATGCTCTAAAGATGGTTTAATTGTTGAAAGTATCACCAATTGCCCCACAGGTGTCACCCTTCTATTAGTACACAACCCCCAGACTGCTCCATTATCTGGTAGCTATCCAGCCACGATTAATTTAGCTGGACGAGATACAAACTATAATGAAATTGTTTATGGACAAATAATGTCCAAAATTTTAGATCCTATAACTGGATCTACTAGTGGTGAAATACTATTTACTGTTGATGATAAGGGAACAAATAAACCAGTATTTAGTGCTAATTTAAGAAATATAGTGTTAGGTGGTAGCAATAGTGTTTCTGGTTATACTTATACTGTTATGGGTGTTAGCAATTCTGTAACAGGTGTTAATTTAATAACTGTAGGTTCTAGTAACACAGGAATATCTAATACTGGCATAGCTATTGGTAGTTATAATTATTTCAATGGAGCCAAAGTTTTTGCCCTAGTAAATAATTCTAGATTAATTGGCGCAAATAATACTGCTTTAGGTGATTCAATTAATTTGAATGGACTATCTAATATTTTCGTGGGTAATTCTAGTAGCATTACTGGCAACTACAATATTCTTTTAGGCAGCAATAATAGTCTCAATACTTCTACTAGCGTTGGGTTAGTACAGGTTGGAGTGAGTTCTGGAGCGTCCGGTGTAGTTTTAGGTTCTTATGTAAGCAATAGTGGTGATAATAATATTTACATTGGAAATGTTAATACTTTAATTGGTAATGATAATAGTGTAGTAGGTTCTAAAGTTAGTCTGAGTGGTAACTCCAATAAGGTATATGGCAGCTCAGATGTAATTACTGGCACTAAACTCATCTGCATTGGTTCTGATCAAACTATAACTAATATTTCTAGTGGTATTTTTGTTGGTAATAATATCAGCCTACAAGATACCAATAAGTCTATTATTATTGGACTAGGTAACTCCACAATCTCTGGTCTGGATCAAAGTATTCTTTTAGGTATAAATAATAATCTTGCTAGTGGTGCTCCGTCTAAACTATTACTAATTGGTCAGTCTAATACTCTTAAAGATATTAATGGCTCTTTAGTAGTTGGTAATACTAATAATCTAAGTGGTACTGTTGCCAACAATTTAGTGTTAGGGAGTATTAATGCTGTTCCACCAACCAGTAATAATAATTTAGTTGTTGGTATATTGAATAATCAAACTGGTGTCTATATCTCTTCAGATGGCACCATAAGTGGCACTCCGTCTAGAACAGCTGGTACAGTTAATAATTCTATTGTTGCAGGTATTAATAATTTAGTATTGTCTGGTAATAGTAATGTTATTTTAGGTAATAAAAACATAGCTTCTGGTTCTAATCTTAGTGCTGTTGGTTCTTATAACAACTTAAAAAACGCCTCAAACTCTTATTCTATTGGTAATTCTAATTTCTTGGCTGGTAATCAGTTAGGTACTGTTGGATCCAAAATAGCTGTTGTGGGTCAAGAGTCTCTAATTTTCAATACCATAGATAGCAAAATGGATGTTTTTGGTAGTGGTAATGTTGTATTAGGTTATAATCAGGTAGTATCAAGTGGAATTATTATTGGAACATCAAATAATTTACATGGCGTCAACAATATAGTATATGGTCGTAATAATACTTTGGGTTCTACTAGAGATAAGTGTTCTTTAGATGTTGCTGGTCTTAATATTACAATTCCAACCCAAGGTGTTGCGTCTAAATATTTAACAGGAGATAAGCTTTTAGTTTGTATTCAGAACCCACCCTCTGTTTCAAATACTTTCATTAGAGAGATTACTAATGTAGTAGAAAGTAGTATGAATAATAATACAACAATATCTGTTGGTGCACCAATGGCTATTGATACTACTAATGGATATTATGCTATTAATACTGCTTTTGATGATAATAATAGTCCTAATACATCAGCAATTAGTGGCTGGGTAATGCCATATCAAAGAATGGGTGGTGCTGGTGGAACAGAAACAAATCCAATTTATGGTTCTAATAACATAGTTGTTGGCACTAATAATACATACTTATATAGTAGTGGTGTTATTGTTGGCTATAATAATAATGTTTCTGGTGTTCGTAATGTGGTAGTGGGTTATGGTATTAGTGGCGTTGCAGATAATACTCTATATATGGGTACCAATAACTCCAATAAAATGGTATTAGACAATGATAAAGTAGTTTTTAATTCTGGAGCTACACAAGATAACTTTATTATTAAATCTAGTAGTGATAATACTAGTATACTCAATATTTCTTTAAATAATAATAGGGTGGGTATTAATACAGATAGTCCCACATCAGAGTTTTCAGTAAGTGGACTAACAACAACATCAGGACTTAGGGTAGGTTTCTCTGCTCCAGATGCTTATGTATTAACTACTAATACTAATGGAGTTGGAACATGGCAGTTGCCTGTTAGAATTTCTGGTCTAGATACTGGATTAATGTACAGAGTAAGTGATAAGGTAGCTAGTGGTATTTCCGAAATATTATATAGTCCCAGTACCAAGACTATGAACTTTAATTTGGGTGGAGATAATGGTTTTTATATTGCTTCTACTGGATTATTTGTTAATGATCAAGCATCCACATATAAGTTCAGAATCAGAGGCAGTGGCGGCGTTGAATTTGCTAAAGTATTACTAGATACTAATTTTGGTAATCAAAGAATTGATTTTTATAATATTAGTGGTAATTCTGGTACATTTAATAATTTAACAGTAAGTAGTGGGATCAGTCTTTCTCCTAGTCTTACTGGAACATTCCTATATGTTAATAATAGTGGAAAATTAAATTCTAGCACAACAAGTCCTAATAGTATTATTTTTGCTAATCAAAGTTCATTAGCTACAGGTAATACTAGTATAAAATGGATTAATTCTCAACAAATTTTAGCTTTAGGAGCTACAGGGGTTGTGAATACTGATGCTTTAACTACTAATCCAGATAGTTTCTATAATATTGTATTAAGTTCTAATGATACATATGATACAGTATTTAATAATCGTGGTTTAGGAAATAAGTTTTCTGTGATTAATTCTGGTTCTTGGAGCACTAGAAACGGTTTTCATATTAGTCCCACAGGATCTGTGATGATAAATGCTTCATCAAGCGATATCTCTAGATATAATGCTAGTGGCGTGGTACTATATGCCAATGGTACAGCTTGGTTTAATAGTTTAAAGCTTGGTGTTGGATCTACTGTATCTGGCTATTATCTAAAAACCGATCAGTATGGAAACTTAAGCTTTAGTGATATAGATTTGAAAACACAGTTTTCTGGAATATATCCAGCAAATATTACCTATACTTCACAGGGTAATTCGTCATACAGAGTAGACCTTGGGTTAACTACCAAATTTCCTGATGGCACTGATCTGACCGATGGAACCATGTTAGTTTATCGTGGAGACACATGGGTAGGATCTACTGGTTTAAGAGTTTATCAAAATACAAATCCAATTAATGATCCATCAACTGTTGCTGGTATAGAGTTTGGCTATAAAGCACAAGTAACTCGAACTAAACACAACCATGTTTTTGCTGGAGGATCTCTCAAAGTTAGTGATGATAAATATAATGGATCCTCACAGTTTGCTCAATATTATTTAAGAACTCGTACCACAAATGGTGGTCAAGTAAGACCATTAGTAACTAATTGGACCAAACCAGCAGTTGGTACTACAGTTCCTACTACAGAAACATCAACAAATTGTATTAACTTGGATGCTTTTTCTGGACTTCAAGACGCTGAATATGATAGAGTGTGGGCATATCAAATAGATGTATCTGTACTATGGCAATCAGGTAGCTTAACAAATACCAACAGATATGGCACTAAATATGGTGCTGGAATGTTTATTGAAGGAGCTTTAATTAAAACAGTTAGTGGTATTAGATTTTCTAAACTTGGTACAGAAAGTGTAAGAACTTATGGAGATACTATGCCTGGAGGCATGACACTTTATACTCAAATCGTTGGCTCTAATCCTTCTAGACTTAGTGTTGTTGCTAGCGGTGCAGACAATTATACTGCAATATGGTCGGCCACAGCAAGGATTAATCAGCTTAATCATTATGGGGCTGATGATTTGTATACAAACTAGGAAAATAAATAGAATTTAGGATTAATTTATGGCAACACCATCATATATAAAATATGGAGACTTTAGTTTTAAAGGAGCTAGTGGATATCCTGTTCCATCAATAAGTATCTCTAAAGAACAACAAAGAGATGGAGCTGGTAAAGCTATTGGTGCTACTGTTACTATTACTTTAGAAGGTCAAATTTATAGCGGAAGCGGAGTCACTGCTTTTAATAATTTGTTAATCTTAGAAAGTGGATTACGAAATACTTTTTCAATAGATGGACAAAATTTAACTATTGGTTGTGGAGATAATACTTCTACTACTAATATAGTATATTCTGGAATTAAGATTAGTAAATATGGTGCTAGTAAAACTGATAATAATTGGACAAGTACTATTGACTATAGTATAGAACTACAATCAGAAGTAAAAGATGCTTCTAATAGTATTTTTCATGTTAGTCAAACACAAGATGACTATACAATAGAAACTATAGATGAATATAACTGGACTGCTAGATCTCCTCTTATTCTTGGTTCTTTGGGTTTTGGTAGTCCTAAATATGATGCTGGACTAGCTTATCCACTATATCGTATCACTAGAACATTAGGAGCAGTTGGTAAATTTATACCCACAGGAACTGGAATAGGAGGATCAGGATTAAGTGCAGTTAGTGGGGCAAAAGACTGGGTAAATTTTCATCTTAGTCAAACCCCCAAATATACAGGAGTTATTGATAAAGGTTTAACTCTATATAATTTTGTTAGAAGCATTAATGTTAGTGATACTGAAGGTTCTTATAAAATTACAGATACTTGGCTAGGTATGCCCGGTAATGCACTCGGATATATAGAAACTTTCTCAGTAGAGAATACTCTAGACAATACCATGCTAAGAACAGTTGTTATTAATGGAAGTATTAAAGGTTTAGAACCTTTTCAAAGTGGTAATATATACGATACTAATTCAGTTACCTATATTACTGGTGGATTAAGCGGCTCATTAGCTACTTTGCATAATTCATTTACTAAAAATGATAAAGACTATAATAATAAATTTATTGCTGCTATTAGTGGATATAGTGGTGTCAAAATAGAAATGTTGAATAGAGCAAATAGTTTTGCAAATACGGGAGATCGCAGCTTTTTTCCTCCTCTATTTAAAGATCAATTTAAGTCAGATAGAAACCGACCAAATGGATATGAAAATGCAATGAATCCCATTCCATTTAATATTCAAGAAGGCTTTAATCCATCAGAAGGTACTGTTACTTATAGTTGGACTTTTAATAATAGACCTATTAATTTAATTCCAGGATCAATTAGTGAAACATTAACAGTAGAAGATACTTCTGCCATACCTGTTATTGCTTCTATTTTTGTTCTTGGTCGTAAACTTGGACCTATTTTACAAGATTTAGGTACAATTACTGCTGCTTCTAGAAATGTTACTTTTGAAGTTATATTTCCTAGACCTACAGGCTTAAAAAATCTAGCATTCCCAATAGAACATTTTAATGCTGTTACAGGTGCGGTGGAAGCTTTTAATCCCGGAAATATGTCATATAATCCAATCAACGGTGGTGTAAAATCTTATATCAAACAAGATAGTTCAACCTGGAATCCATCAGAAGGAAGATTCACTAAAATTAAAGGATGGGAATGGATCAGGTGCATAACAGATTAATAAGAAGATTAAAATAAGGATAAATTATGGGAAACATAGTCAATAGTCAAGAGTGTACTGCATCAGAATTCTCCACTATTGTTCAAACAAATCCGGCCGGAAACTATAGAGAAGTTGGACCATTAGAACAATCAATATTTTTAGGATGCAGTGTCACTAATTTTAATATGAATCTAGCCTGGGGCGAAGATTCTAGTTCTTTAACCGTTACCATAGTAGAAGACAAAGCATACCACCCAAGATCTGTTAAATATAACTCTCTTAATACTGTAGTAAAACAAGTTAATAATCAACCTACTACTGTTAAGTCTCAAGCTTTAGTGATAGACTCATCAGAAAATTTTGCTACAGACAACACTAAAAATTTAGTTAAACCAATTAGTTTACAAATAGAGCAACAAAATCTCAGCAATATGGATCCGGGCAAGATATGTAAAAATGTTAATGGTATTCCAAAAAGATGGCTAGGTCCAGATCCAGGATTTTTGGCTGGCGCTAACAAATTTTCTAATGTAGGATATGACTTAATTGGTATACCAGCAGTTTTTTGGTTTCAAGATTTATATTTTGGAGGATTAATAACCTCATGGAAAGCTATGGGTTCTCAAGGTGGTTCGCCTACGTATGAGATAGAGATGAAGAGTGGATCCTCTTTATTAAAAGGATGCTATTTAATTATAGACGAATACGCTGGAACAGTAGCGGCCACAATACCAAATACATCAGACAATAATACTGAACAGAACATATCTGTACCATGTCATTATGATTCTACTCAACCATTCTTACCTTTTAATGGTTCTATAAGACAGGGCAATTTACCTAATGTTTTTAATGTTTATGGATATTGGGAACAAATAAAATTCGGTAATTCTGGAAGAACAGATAATGGCATACCCGCAAGAAATATCTATGATGCTCTAGTTAATATGTTGGCTCCAGGAACAACAGATACTAATCCATTTTTCCCTCATGGAGCAATTCTTGGTCGAGCATTATCTTTTGCAAATGGTTCGCCTGTAGACTTTGATCAATCTGGTATAGATGATGCTGATACTAATCATATCTCATTAAAAGAATGTGGTCTGTGTCCTAGCGTTATGGGTGGTGATGGTAGTTTTCATTCTTACTATAAATTAGACTTAAGTGCATTACCATATCCTCCTTCTAGTCTATATATGACAGGACCAACTATTAGTTTAATGTCTTTCATTACAGAAATTTGTGATGGATCAGGATATGATTTTTTTATCTCATTAGAACCAGCTCCTCCTGGAAGTGCATATAGTGGTATTTTTAAAGTTAACACAATATCTCGTAGATTACAGCCACAAAAAGACGTTATTAAAAACTATGTATCTTGGTTAGTAAATCAAAAGTTAAATGTTAGCACTTTTAATTATGGACAAGAATATTCTGATCAAACTACTCGATCAATGTATTTGGGAGGAAAACAGAAACGATTATGGCAATTTAAAACTAGTTCTTTAGTTTCTAAACAGACCACATTAATTTATGATCCTTATGCTAATAATAGAACTGGTTCTTTTATTAATTATGAAAATTCTCTACAGCCAGGGAGTAATCAATTAAGAGTTCCTAGTTTTTTAAGCACCAGAAGATATTCTAGGTTATATGGTGATGGAGCAGCCGTGGCTGAGAATCAACCCGGAAATTTTGCTGATCAACAGATGTTTTCAAATCATCCTAATCCTTTAGATCCTTGGAGTTCTTCTAATAATATTTCTAGAGGAAATTATTATGATGGAGTAAATTTAGCTGGTGAAATTATTCTTATTAATTTACCAGGTACTAAAAAGAATCATCCAATGTATGCAGATACGATCTGTCCTTATTTTGGAGTAGGTTCTAATGGACTAGTTCGTAAGGTTTATTTTGATCCTGGTATGGCTCAAATGCAAATTTTATTTTATATTGATGATCTTAAGGGTGCTTTACCAAAAACATATTTTGATGGTTATAGTAATCATAGTTCATTATTTTTAGTTTTAGAAAATGAAATACGAGCTGCTGGTAAAGGTTTCGACATATGGATGGCATATGCTTTTAATCCAATGTTTACCACAGATATTGCTGAACTTTGTTACAAAGTTTTTAGACAAATATATGGTAATAATACTTTGGAACTGTTTCAAGGTTTAACAAAATCAATATTGAATAATACTTATAATGATCGTGTAAATCGAGCAAATTTTCAAGGTGGAGCACAAAGACAAGGTCAAACAGAAATGGACAAAGCTGATCCTTTTCAAAAAACTCTATATAATCATTTGCAAGCTATTCATCAATTTTTTGCTAATATTGCCACAGAATATTATGGTAAACAATATATGGTTAAAGTTCCTATGCCACAATGGTATAGAGATAGTAGATTATTTACTAATGATGGTGCCACGACTGAAATCAAAGATTCAGAAGGAAACGGTACTAAAATTTTTGTTCAACAAGGTAATGGAAAAATTTATACAGACTTTGAGATTTCGTCTGACGGGGCCTGGGAAGAACCAGGCAATTATATTGATGATGCTTTGATAGTAGGATCAGTTACAGTTAATGCTATGTGCGATGATCAAGGTAAAATTCCCCCGATAGTCGGATTTAGTAATCATCCAGAAGTTAATAGCAGAGAAAAATGGGTGGCTGAACAATATATTAATATTGCTAGTAATGCTCCTGCTAGTAATTATGGCAAATCTCATTTAGTCACAGATTGGAGATTTTTACTAAATAGTCGGAATGCAAATGATGCCTTAGAAGAAAGTAATAATTATTATGGTTCTATTAATCATTCTTTGCCTCCAGAAGAATATATTGACATATATACTGGTGGATTTGCAAATTCTGTAGCTTTTCGCACAGCTCACGGATTTCCTATAGGAACTAGTACTGGAGCAAATAGTAAAGTTAGTAAACAAATTAGTAAAACATATGTTAAAGCTAATTGTGAAAAAGATTTTGTTTTTATGGAAGCATTACCAAATGGGGATGTAACTGATGCTAGAGTAGTAATACAAATATCTTCACCAGTTAAAATGGGTAATGGTAGAAATATAGCTGATAAAGAATTAAACCATATTATAAGTCAAGATTTTTTACTGAAAATGCTGAGAGATTCCACAATACCTTCTCCAGTAAAAAATCCAGTAGATATTAATACCAATTCAACAGTTAATGGAGGATTGCGCAGATATCCTTTTACTTTGACTTGGGATCCAAGAACTGTCTTGGCAGCATTTTTATATCCTGGTCTACAAAGGGAAGTATTTTTAGATAGTAATGGTCAAGATTCGAACCTATCATCAGATAATATGCATATATTAGAAAAAGCAGCTTACCCATACTTTGCTGCTATACCACTTGAAAGTTCAATGGCCACATATGGGCCATGGACCAATCATCCTGGACTAATAGAAGAGAAAATCTTTGATAGTAGAGTTTTAGACGTACCATCATCTGTTAATAATCTTGTGGGGAGCGTTAAGGTTCAGCATGATGCTGGATTAGTTCCGTGGAATTATGGTGGTATGGATGCTTTAGATGCTGCGGTTATGGCAAGAATTAAAGATGATGTTAATTATCAACAAATTACTGAACAAGGTTCTATTCAAGTTCCTGGAGCATTATTAACAAGTCTTCAAGGAACAGCTTTTAATTTAGGAGATGCTTTAATAGGTGAAAATCAAACATTTGGTGGTCCTATCATTAGTAGTATTCAAGTTCAGGTTGGTGAAGGAGGAATAACTACTAATTATAACTTTAGAACCTATACTAGAAAATTGGGGTTTTATAATAAAGAAAATGCAGATAGAATAAAAGAAATAGGTCAAGAATCACTAAAAAGAAGAAAAGAAATAAGCACCAGCTTAATGGGAGTATTAAACACATTAAATAATGGGCCACAATATGGTCCAACACTAAGTAATCAAGGATATTTTGGAAATCTTTTTAATATACCCAACGAAAACAATACTCCTAAGTTTTTAAGATGGAGTCCATTTGAAATTTTGGCTGGATCTAATGCTACTATTGTTCGTCCAGATAGTACAATAACTGATATTTACAAAGATTTAAATTATTCTCCCGGTTGGTCTAAAATGCCTTTTACGACCAAAAACATATCATATGACCCTATAAATATGATAAGGGAATCAACGAATGTTTCTTTACAGGACGTTCAAGAATTACCTAGAGAATTTGAAAAAGGATATGAAAATAAATCTATGATGAGTTTAGATGGAATATTATCTCCTATTTCATTTTATCCAACTCCGCACGGATCCACCTTTAGTATTACTAAGTATCCTAGGCCAGGATGTCCATTTTGTCAAGGAACTGCAAAATATAGGTATAAGTATTTAGATCCTGATAATCCTTTGACTACTGTTAATGTTAGTACAATAACTAATGCCGCAATCGAAAAAGAAGTAGATTGTCCTTTTTGTGAAACTATAGAAGATAAAACTAAAAAAGCTTTGGTTTCAGCATCTCCAAAAGAAACTAATCCACCTTATATTTTAGCTAGTGGAGATGATCTAACTTTAATTAGTAGAAATTCTTCTGGACTACCTAATGGATTAAGTGGTAATCCAATTATTAATTATGGAACATTAAATCCTGTATTAATGTCTGTTGGTGAGTTTAGTAGTTTTCCTAATAGACAATTCACTGATAAAACTGGTCATAGTATAGATTTAATTGGTCAGGGTTTATCAATTCCTGAAGGCTATAATGGATTAAAGCCAGCATATTCAAAAAATATAGAACGTAGTTTTTTGGATTATGACCAGAACTATATGGAGTTTTGTAGTAAACGAGGAATTGCCCCAGGTATTACTCCTGCTAACAATATGAGATATTTTGGTTTACGTGGACCTTTAATGGTTCATGCTTGGGGTTATGACTTAGAAGGTTATCCTGTACCTAATGCTTCTGGTGAACCAAAGGTTCTTAATGGAGAAATAGTTAGAGACACAAGAACCAAACAAATCATATACAAAAACCAAAGCCAAAAACCCGACGGAACTTGGACAGCTCCATATAAAGAGCATCAGTTTTATAAAGGCTGGGGACAATTACCTAGCACTTGGCCAGTCGGGCCAGTTGATTTAAGGTGGGATGCTAATGCAGGAGTGTGGACAGTAGGAGCTAATTATAAACCAATTTGGGTAGTTTTAGAAACTGATTTAGTAAATAGACAACCTTCTAGAGGAGCTATTATAGAAGATTCATATACAAATGATCCATTACCAAGTGGTTTAAGAAAATTAGTATTCGTTCAAGATAACTTGAATATTGTTTGTGTACCCAGAGGTGCTCCAGTTTATTGTAAATACAATGGTCAAAATGGATTTTATGAACCCATCTATAATAAACACTACATGACTTCTGGAGTTATTCAAGGAGATACAGATGTATCTATATATCAGATTTATCAAGATACAACCGCCATGACAGCAAACACTACGTCAACAGACTCTCCCGCACCAATACCCATCCCTATTATGTATCGTACCAATTATAATAATCCCATGGGTTTTAATGTTTCTGCTGGAGACTTAGGAATGTTTGTTTTTATTAATGGATCTTGGGTATTACAGTCAGTTAATTGTTAGGAAATAAAATGAGTTGTTGCTCCATATTTAATAAGTCTTTTTTATCAGATACAGATTTTAGTACTGCTGTTATTGATATGGCATCATTAACAACTCTTCTTTCTCCATTTGATCAAAAAACTAGTGGCTTATGGAAACCTATTGTTATTTATAAGAAAAATTCTACCATTAAATATGGTGATTTGCTATCCCAGCCTGATTCTACTTTAAATGCTGCTTTTAATCCTTGTTCTTGTTCTCCTGTCATTACGAATTATGATGAAATTGAATCTCTTGATTCTTTTCGTTGTTCTTATTGTTCCTCATTAGACAATAATAAAGACCACACTGTTTCTTGGAAACTAAAAGATATTCAAGGAAATGAATCTTATAAATTATCTTCTAATTGTTGCAATGGGGCTTGTGATATTAGAATGGACAAAGATGATTATTTGCCAAAAATACCCATACTGAACCAGAAATATGTAGATCAGTTTTATGATTTCAAACATATGAAACAGTTTCCTGCTATTGGTTCTGGATTAGGTTTTGATAAATTTATTAAATTTGGAGATGGCAGCAATAAACCACTTAATAGTTTCACAAATAATTCATCTACGCCTCAATTATGTATAGACTGGGAACTTAAGCCTAGAATAGGTGAAATACCATACGATTCTATTACTTCTCAGTATGATAATATAGATGACCATAATAAAGCATATAAAAAATATCTTCAAACTGGGAGTACTTGTGGACATTTTATTCTTACCAAATTAAATAATGAAGGATCAGTTTCATATACTTCTGATGATTTATTTAGTGGATTAATGGGAGAAGACTCTGAGGTAGACACCACAGAATATCCTCTACCAGAGTCAACTGTATCTAGCGATGTCACCACCCTCTTACCCTCTGTCAAAGATTTTAGTGATGTTCCTTATGGATTTGCTAAAACTACATATAATAATATTTTTGTAAAAACAGAAAAATTAGCTTCTTATTGGAGATGGAATTATTCTTCTGGTATCATTGGATGGTATAGATATTATGATAAAGATAGGAAGAATGATAATAGGCCAATCCCTGGCATAGATTTATACATATCTCCCGGAGATGTTTTTTATGCTAAAAATGATGGTCCAGAACCACTATCTGATACTGTTCCAGCATCACAAGATGGCACTCCAGTTATTAATACTTGCCCTTCTGGTATTAAACTGATCAAAGACTCTACAGTGATAGGAGTTATTCCATCTGGTTCATCTTTCACATATATTTCTGCTAATCTTTATCCTCTTATGAGAGACATTTATAATCGTATAGATAATGCAGATAAGCAGTCAGTTAAAAAACCAAACTCAATGACCACACTGCAAAAATTTGAGTTGGCAGCTTTGCTCAGTACTGCACCTCAATACGATGCTGTTGTGGTAGATTTATTAAAAACTACGGACTTAGACCCCGAACAATTAGATCAAGATCAGCAGCCTATCAAGCCTATTAATGACTATAGACAAAGAGATCAGATGAATAAAGATATGTCTACTAGTCTTATTGATTCTGCAAGTCATATGAATTTTATTTCTTCTCAAGAGGAACTAATACATACCCTCGCTAATAAATATGGATCTTATTTATGGTGTGATGCTAATACAACTTCTATATTAGAATTTACAAAAGATATCAGTGCTCAATCCTATGTAGATTTAAGTTTTGATATGGGAATAAAAATAAAAGACACTAGAAGATTATTGGGAGGTTGCTCATCTGAAGTAGATTGTGCCGATCATACTAATTCACAATTTAAATCATTTTCATATGATCAAACTATCGAGTTAGGTAATCTAAAAATAGAAAGTAAAACAAATACTAGAAAAAGATATGCTTCAGCTTGTAATAGTACTAATGGAGATATAACTACAACAAAATCAGCTAGTATGGCTGGTATTTTTTTAAATGATCACTTGTTAAAAGAACTAGTATATTTTACTGGTTGTTCGACATTTCAAAATACTTATCCCAGACCATTTATAAAAGATTCTACTCGATCATGTTCTACTTGTGAAGATGGATCATCTTATAAATTAGCTGTTAAATTAAATCCTACTATTTGTTCTGGCTCTGAAGGAGATAGTAGTTTTTGTGATGAACTTGATGCAAGATTTAATAACAATAGCGAAGGATTAATAGAGGGAACAAGACCAGGAAGAACTATTCTTGATGGCAGTCTTTATGATCAAAGAAAATATCATGCTGCGATAATGAATCCTCGTATTGATAAAGCTGCATTTCATCATCAGGGTGGTGTTTACTATGATAGTAAAGTTTTTGGTGCGAATAATAGTACAATTTTTAATAAAGCTACTCCTTCTTTAACAGCGGGTAAGTGTCGTATAACTTTTACTACTAAAGATGTTGGTATTAAAATTTATGGTTTAAATATAGAAAAATTAAGAGGTTCTGATCCTAGCACCTATGAATGCTTAGGTTTCCCTAATAAAAATGAATGTCAATGTTTCTCTATTAATACAGTAACAGAATATCCACATGTTTGTGGACAAGATGGAGAGGTTACCTATAGTAATGAACCATTATTATTTACTCCTAACTTATCAACAGCTAATGGTCCAGTTTTTAAAGCTTATGGTGGGTATTCTGAAAATTATATTACTCAACTTTTAGATAATAGCAGGATACCTCATCATCCAAGTATAGGATCTTCTTTAGCTAGCTTAGATCAAAAAATAGATCCAGAACAACCATATGGATGCTCTCAGTCGGTAACTGTTAGTTTTCCTAATTATGTTAAAACAGAATGGAATTTCTCATTACCTTCTTATAACACTATTCATGCCGACGTTTGGGCAGAAGTTATCGAGAATGTTGATTTATTTAAAACAACAAGTTATTCTCAAACTTTTGATGAGGATGGAAATTTAGAGTGGACACCTTCTCCAAATATAGGATACCAAAGATTTGCTACTCGTGTTAGTCTAAATGATATCTTAATTTATGATAAACAGAAAAAACCTTTCATATTAAAGGGAGGAGCATCAGCCTCTGCTGTTACTGCTGTCTTAGTAAATCCTTATTTAGAAGCTTTAGCAGGAAATGATAATTTGATTTTATATCCTCCAATAGGGAATTTTTGTTCAACTAATACCGTATTTGGAACACTAGGAGATCAAAGTATCGACCTAATGATAAAGTTTGAGAGAATTCCTCGCAAGCAAATGTTAAATTTTGCAGTTCCTGCTCCAGTACAAATGGGAACTCTTAAAAAAGGATTTTTTCATCCTAATACTGGATTGATCTATAATAGCGATAAAACTGATAAAACATCAGTTGTTAGAGATAGTAATAATTTAACTTCATATATTGATTATGATAAAGAAGTATTTAGAGAACAAGAAGAATTCCAAGATGGCACAATGCTTATCGGAGAAATGAACGATAAGCTTAAAGAAACATTACGACAAATAGGAGAATTAAATAGTCATAAAAAAATTAGACTTTATTTAAATATACAAAATCAGTGGTGGGAATATAATGATCCTAATATTTTTGGATATTTTAAAGATGGCAAAAAGTATATTGGTAAACCATATTTATTTGAATATGTGAAAAAAGATAGTTCTACAGATTTATCGGGACCAATTCTACCAGTATCTACTAAAGAATACCTAGACTTTAATTTTTTCTATAATTTTACATACGACTTATTTAATACACAAAGAAATAATACTTCTTATTATCCGATTATTAATACTCGGTTTTTAAGAGGTAGAGATGAAACTAAAATAGTTATAGAAGGTTCTCGGCCTTATTTTTTTGTAGCAGAGCATACTGAGGATAATACTAGTCGTTTAAATACTAAGTTTACCGAGTTACAGATTGATTACAATCGTAAAAATAAAGTTGGATATGTCCATAATACTACAAAAAATTGTGATCAAAAAGTTCTGATAAGTTCAAGTGAAAACCCAAAGTTATCATATATCGGCAAAATTATAAAGAAAAGTATTTATGCAATATATGTTGATAAAGATGGAAATAAATTAAGTTATAATGACAATATTCATGATAAATATTTAAAAATATATACAGAATTTGTATTAGATGCTAAAGTAAAATATAATATAGGTAATTTAGATTTTACTTTTCTAGGAAAAATACCACAAATAACCCTTGATAATGCTGCAAATTTAGGGGATATTTTTGATAGATCAGAAGATATTAAGATGGGCATTGATTCTTTAATTATTTATCAAGACATATCAGAAGCTTTAAAAAGTGAATATGATCCGCTATTAAGAAATCCCATATATAGTACTAAATGGGGAGATTTGATTAATTTTGATGGCAAGTTAACTAATGAACTAGGACAATATATTTATAATACTGGATATTTACGAGATTTTTATCCAGACAGTCTGTATAAGAACTTATTTTTCAAAACAATTATTAATAATGCTAATAATAATTTATACAACTATAATTTTAAAATCAAGGATCAAAAAAATAAAGATAAAAATATTCTAATTACCTATGATGGTCAAACCTCATATGTTATTCATCAAAAATACAATATTGGAGATGGAAATAATTCTATAGTCAAAAAAACTTTTAGAGACTATAATAACTATTTACCATTTATGGATATTAATTTTATACCAGATTCTGGTAAATATGAGAATTCCGTTAGAGAAAATTTAAAGCCAGTACTAAAAGATTTATTAATAAAAGATGTATCAGTACTAAAAAACTTATTACAGAATCAATCTTATATCTATTCTGGTGTTGTTCAAATTAGTGGAATATATAAAAATCTAGATGCTGATCATGAGTGGGAAAAAAATTATCTAAATCCTGATGAAAAACCATTATTTTTTATAGATTTGCAGAAAAAAGATGATCAATTGAAATCAGCATTAACCATTAAAAAAGATCAAATTTTTTATACAAATACATTAAGAGTAGATGATGTTCCTTTTCAATTATATTCTGTAGAATCTAATAGTATTATTAATGATCAGGGAATACGTGCTGGAGGTACTTTTAAACCTGTAGTACCAACTAACTCAACAACTTTTCAATCAATAACATTTGATTTTGACCACTTTAATAATACTGAATATAAAAGTACTCCTTTTATTAAAATGCCAGTTTATGGAGACACCGATAGAGTTGAAGGATGTAATAGCGTTGGTTGTGGGATAAACACTATTGGTTCTGTAGCTTTTAGTGGAATATATCATATTCAAATGCCAAAAACTATATCCTTGCCCAAAGAACTTAATGATATTCCATATATAATATCTTATGATGCTGGTATCTATAATCCTATCGGTAATCATGAATTATACTATATACAAAGATTAGAATTAGATCCTACAAATATTAAAAATACATTATTTACAACCAATAATTGTAATTCAAATATATCTCCTCGACCAACTATAAATAAAATATCAGTATTAAATGAAGAATATCAGGCTATCATGAGAGATAGTATAGTAGAAGATCATACAGAAATAGTAAAAAATACAGATATATTAGCAAATGAGATGTTATTTCGTATGATGTATGGAGAAAAACAAAAAATCAATTTAAAAACTATAGATGATCATACTACTCAACCAATTAAATTCAATGATCTAATTAAATATACCGATCCTAAAATAGAAGCAAAAGATATCTATAAAAATATTCCATATAATTTAGATACAAACGCATCTTCTAGCAATAGAAAAATTTCTGGATCATTATCAATTGAGGGTAAATTAACTATAGGAAAAGCAGTATCAGTAACTATTGGAAATAAAAATATTTCTATTAGAGTAGCAAGTGTTGATGGAAAAATTAAAATAATAGCAGTAGTAGATGGTCAAACTATTGAGAGTGTTATTCATACAGAATATATAGATAATCATACTATGGCAGTATCAGATCAAGAATTAAATAGTACAAATACTACTAGATATGATTTTTTAACAACATGTCAAGAAATAGCCAGTCATAGTGTTGGTTTTATGGCACAACACCCAAAGGGAACATTATATAATGCATTTGATTGTGATGGAATAACCAGATATGATTTAAAATTACCATATTGGGAAAAAGGTGCCCCGTGTACTGCTGCTCTTTGGAAACCGGGTACTCCTTATCCAGACTGTAATCCAGACTATGGAAGTCCTCCAGGATATGTCGTACGATACATACCAGCAGTCGGATGCGTAGGTACTATAGCATATGCTCCACCAGAATATACATGTACTAATATGGGAATAGGAGATTCTGTAAAAGATCTTATAGGACCAAACTGCAAAATATTAACACAAACATCTAGTAATATAAAATTAGGAGGATATGCAAGAGGAGTTTTTAATGTTTTTGAATCAGAGTGCTATGTTGAAGGTAGTATTAGCAACTCATCAATAACACGTTCTTTAGAGCTGGGTATAGGAGGTAGAATTATTAGTCATCCACTAGGAGTAGGTAGTTTAAGAGCTGTTTCTGAACCATCTTGTGGTACTTGTTTTACAGATAGTTATATAGATCCTTTAACTAAAAATTTATATTATGATGCTATAAGTGGTAGATCATATCCTCCAGCTGCGGGAGATAATGAAAATCATTGTGATTGTGCGGATTGGGAATATGGATATTGTCGTAATGGCCAATGCGGATGTATTCCTTCTGGACCCAATGCCACAGGTGGACCTTCACGATATGAATATAATGAATTTGATTACAATTTTGAATATTGTAGATATCAAATACAATTAAAAGGACATAAAAGAAGAATTAAATATGGAAATGAAGATGCTCGTAAAGTAACTCCGCTAGATTCTTGTGGAGATTATAGTGGAAATGGAGCTATAAATGGTAAATTAGGTGAGATAGGAGGAGATATAACAGAAGAATGTGCTTGGATAGAATGCGACACAGGAGCACCGGCTACATGGTATATTTATGATGCTGTGACTAGATCTTCAATAACACCATATAATCCAATTTGTCCTACAAATTTATGTTCCATTAATTATGATAATAATTCATTAACTATTAATTTACCTAATGGACCATCCCACTGCATATCTCATAGTATTAGAGATAATTGTCCTGTAATTAAAATTACAGTACCAGATGATAGTTTTACAATTTCAGATTCAATATCTAGCAATTGTGATAATTGTGGAGTTGAACCGAATAAAATAACTATGCCAGCACAAACACAAACTTGGGATATAATAACTGAGACTAGAACCTGTATTTTGGGATATTTTTTAAATAGCGCTGACGCTAATACCGAAGCATTAATAGCTGTTGGTTCACAAACTATAGGTTGTGGAACTTGTAATGGATGTTCTGATATTGCTTGCGGTTCCCAAGATTATACTAGTGCTGGTTTTGGTCAGTGTGGCAAAGAAGCCCCAGACTCTTTTCCTTGGACCACATGCATATCCTTTTCTTTAGATGCTCCCAAAATTTGTGTTGGTGGCAATGCTCGTTCAAGAGCCATTATTTCCGGATGCGATATTCCAGTATTTTTTCCAGCAGCTAATCCTGTAGCACAAAATAGAAAGTTACAAATATGGCAAGAGCAAATGGAACAGATTCTAAGGAATGTCGCTCCTTGTCATAATAATACATCATTAAATGAAAATGATATTGTAGAAGGAATTGTTCCTGGCTTTTGTAGTTCAGTACTCTATACAGACATCACCTATCCTGCTATAAGATATAGAGCAACCATAACTAATCCTGAACTCAAATCCTCAACTGTTACATATAAAGTAGCATATTATACTTATGAATATCGTAGACCAAGAACCATACAAGATACTTTAAAAACAGATGCAATAAGAGAAAAATGTGATAGAATCAAAGGATCTTGTCCTACAGGATCAATTAATACAACAGAAATATATAAAACATCAGATTGCGATAATACTCCACAATGTTATAATACTGATATTCCAACATGTAATGATACTAACTATTGTTGTAAAGCAGGAAAAAAGACAAATAACAGGCCACCTAACTAATGAATAAAACAGCTTATTGTGATTTAGAGAGCTTAGGATCAAGTTTTAATAATAAACCACTTTATAAATGTAAATATTGTGGTTTAACTATGGGCTTAGAAAATCCTGACACTAAGATAATGTGTTTTAAAAAAATAGAAGATTTAGCTCATTTAATACACTCTAATCATATTAATGATCCTAATCTAGAAAAACCGGTACATCTTTCTAGTCCTAATGATATGAATAATATTTTATTAGATCAAATTAAAAAAGAAGCAATTAGAAATGATGAATCAGTTAAAAATGCTCCAGCAAATATGTGTTCTGAAGAAGAAATAGATCAAAGATTAGCTATTTGTAAAACATGTGAGTATTTTAAAGATAGTTCTTGTTTATTATGTGGATGTACCGTGGTAAGGGATGCTAATCATAAAAACAAGCTTGCTCACAGAGATCAAAAATGTCCCGCCGATAAATGGGGTCCTATTATGCCTAGTTTACCTTCGTAAATCGAGTCACCTCAGTCACATTTGTGCCAGACATACAGTTGACATTAAACACTTTAGTTTTATCTCCCACTTTAATAACAACGCTTACTGGTACAGATCGCAATCCAGTCCTGTTTCTGAACAAATGCACTCCAACTATATATTCTGCTTGTGGCGACTGACCGAACGGCCAATAAACATTTTCTACCGCTCTATTTGTTAGCTGAGTAGGTGAAGCATTCATATCCACATCTAAGTGACCACCATCTGTACCGAATGGAGCCATCCAGTTTATCCAAGATACACCATGACCATTTTTTGCTTTCACATGCAAATCAATATCGTCCACGGTATTCCATCCAATAGATATTTGTATATCCCCCGTTTTTGCACCAGCCATTCTTAATCTTTCTCCTATAGCACCAACTATAGCCTGATCACCAGAGCTTAATTGTTCACCACCAGACTTTTCATTTGTTGAAGTATTACTACTAGTTTGTTTTCCAGTTTTGGCTACCACAACTTTAGGTGGTGCAGGAGCAGGGGTTTCTTCTTGTGCTGCTATTTGTTGATCAAGCTGCTCAGTTGCTAAATCGATTATTTCATTACTATCAGATGGTTCTAAAGAGTCCAAAATAGGAGATAGGCTATCAGTTTCTATAATATCCGAACTTTCAATTGCTGCAATATTTTCTGGATTAAAATCGGACTCGATATCCGAAGCTGATTCAGAAATATCTTCCATTGTTTGAATATCTAATATTGGTTCTGAACCTTCTTCTATTGAAGAATCACCATTAAAAGATAGTGTTAATCTTATGGTTTGTAAAGGCTCTGGTACTAAAAATGTCAAAGACATTACTAAGAGTATAATTGTATGTAAAATACAACTATATAATATACCAGAATCATGCAGTTCATTAACTGTTTTATCTAACCAACGATTTAAGTTTTGTCTGCCGAATTTTTTTGCCATTTGTGCCAACCATTATTTGGTAACCAATTGTTTTCGTCATCTTTACGCTTAGGAAATAAAGTACCACCCTTTTTATGCTGACCAAAGGACAAGATTGCCCCACAGTCCATGCATCTTAATTCATAATAATCGTTACCTTCGACATTACGAACTATAAACTTCAAATTAGTACTCTTACAAAGCCCACACTTATCTTCTGAAAAAATCTCCTGAATTAAGGCTAATTCTTTGAAAATTTCCTTTTGTCCAGCAGCTTCTAGTTCAAAAGATAGTTTGTCATTGGCTTTATAAGTTACTTTCATAATATCACTTCCAGTTTGATTGATAGCCTAATAGTTCATCTGTTAATTTGCTCATATCTTGTTGATATGAAGTAAGATGCTTGATCACGCTCACAGCATCCTCATGTGCGATATTATATATGTTAGCTTCAGTAATTGCAAGCGATTTTATTAAATTAGCTACATTAACATTTAGTCTTTGTGCAATTACATCTATAAAGTTAATCTGATTAACACTAATCTTAGATACTGAATTCTCATCTGGATGATCTTCAATATCTTTAGCTATTTCTTCAGCAGCAACAACTTTCCTTAGTTTAAGACCTCTTCGTAGTGCTCGACCTTCTGCTCTTGTTTCTGCTACAGCAGTAGGGTGGTTACGATAGATCTTATCACAATTACCCCAATAAACGTCAGCAGCGCCCGTTACAGCCCGGTATTTAACTTCTCCTTCTGAGGAGAGATCCCCTTTTAATACATAACGAATAGTATGAGTAGCAGTTGCCCTTTTTTCATTCTCTGGTGTTGGAGCTTGAACAATTTCTGTCATAGCCTCAATAACATCACAATTTAAAGCTATTTCAAATATTCTCCTTAAACCATCAGTAGTAGGATTGCCAGAAATTTTTTCATCATCTGACAATAATCCCAAAACATAATCTGTCCATCCTAGATCATTAGGTGTGACTTTTACTGATGTTGATTCCACAGATTCAGTCACTACTTCTGCAATTTTCTTTTCCTTAACCATTATTCATCCTCTATGTTTGTAATAGTATTATTCTGATATGTTTTGTTTTGTAAACAGTCTAATAGTCTTGAGTAAATTAAATTAGCTCTAGCATTAGAAAAATCTCTACATTGCTTGATCCTGATCAATGATAATCCTCTACCGATAATTAATCCATTTTTCTTCTCATCATAACTCTGATTTTTTTTAAGAGCATCCTCTCCCCATATAGGAGAAAAGTGGGATGGTCCGTCAACCTCTATCGCTATGTTCATTGTAGGCAAGAACAGGTCAATTTGCAACTTGGTATTTGATAACAATTGCTCTTTGTGCAACTCAACAGAATATCCATCTGTTAAAAGCTTTTTTAGGATAAATTTCTCTAATTTTGATCCAGTTTTGCTACTTAGTCTAGCAGCAGTATTAGCAGCTTTTACGATATTTCCTTTTTCTTCTTCACTTAGCTTTTCCCAATTTAGTCTACTTTTGTCTTGTCTTTTTTGCAATTCGTCCGCACTAAGATTATTCCATGCTCCCATAACACCAGAACCAATTTTTTCTTTGGTTTCTTCGCTACGAGCTATTCCTTTGGTTGGGTGTTTATGTTTACCTGATGAGAGAGCATTTTTTTGAGCTTCACTTTTATCTCTAATTGGTATCTCAAATTTTTTAGCATCTCTTCTTATTTCATTAGCATATGTTCCATATATGTCAGCAATATCTTGAAAACTTAGCTTTTCTTTAACATAATGCTGTTGCAAAACAGCCAACTTATCTGTGTCAGTCAATTTCTTATATTTGGGAGATGACATTTTGAAGCTCCTGACTATTAATCTCTTGGATTAAACTTAATGGTTTTTTCCAGCAAATTTCACACAAATCATAGGTTTGTTGATTATCTGTAATAAGCTCAAAATTATTTTTCATATAAATGTTATGCCAAAACCCATACGGGATGGATCCATTTTTATTCCATTCTGGATTTGACATATATAGAACTTGTTTTTTTGGAGCAGGAAAAGTTTGTGTTAACATTGCACTTTTAATATCAAAAACAAAAAGTATCCCATCAAAATATTTAGCCTGTTGAATGTGCAATGTATAATACTTATGTCCAATATCTATATTATTGAATTGATTATTAAATAAAACAATATTAGCATATGGATATGTGCCACACAAGTCATTTATGGCTTTAATAATTTTGTTTTGAGTTTCATTATTTGGCTCAACATCCAATAGATAAAAACCTATATCCATAGTTATTCCTTTATTATTGTAGATAAAAACTTATTTTTAATAAAATAGTCATAAGAAGATTCTTCAATATTGATATGAGTATTTTTTACAACATGATTCTTTATATTTTCTATAAGATTTCCTTCGGTATCAATATTGTCTATTGAACAAACTTTAGCTTCTAGTTCATAGTTATTATCTAGATCTACGAGACACTTATAGGTATTAAAGATTAAACAAGTATCTGTTGAGTTTAATGTTCCTACATTTTGAAATTTTTTGTATGTTGGAGAGTTAAATAATACAAATTTTTCTTTTGTAGAAGGATATAAATATGGACCAATTATCTTGTCGTTGACCTCATCATTCTTAGATAGAAGTACGGCTATCTTGTCATTTCTAGCCTCAGTATCTGATTTTGTAAAAATAGTATTATCGTATAGCTTATTATAAAAAAGTTTGTCGTTAGTTAGCAGTTTAACAGGGTAGTCTTTTCTACCAACTCCTAATATTGAAGTACTATTCCAAAAATCTATTAGTTGTACATTAGCAATGGGAAGATTAATAAATAATACTATCTGTAAATGTTTTTCATGTTCACTAATAAAATCATGAAATTCTTGAGTATATTCACTAGCACAGAGAACTAGAATTTCTGGTTTATATTGATAATATATCTCAAATAGATTACCATGAACATTAGTAGATGAAACATCCAGGATTTCATCATTATTATACAAATTCTTGACAAATGACCTATATTCGTCATTATTTGATGGGACATGGGTTATTACTTTTATCTTTTTCATAATTTATACTTTAATTTTGTGTTTGTCTCTCATGCCATAAATACTTATAATCTCATCTGCACTCAACACTACCTGTTTATATTTTATATTTTGCGTAATAGATTTATTAATTACTTCGAATAAAAACATATTATCATAATAAGTATCTATTGATGACAATATTTTTTTAATATCTTTATTGCACCAATAAACACCCTCACACCAAGCATTTTGTCCTACATTATAAAAGATATAATCAACTAATCCCTGATCGTTGGTTACTGAACCCAAGAATTTACTGTTCTGTTGACTTGTTTTAATATTTTTGGATAAGATCCAAGAATGATTAAATGAAAGGTTTTTGGAAGGAATTTGGGCTTTGATAATGCCTCCATTATTAATAATGAAAACACCATCATAGTTATCTGGATTATATTCGGATAATATTAGTTTAATAGCATATGCATGACTTTTATTTTGGAATTCATTATTCACAATAATTTTTGTGTTTTTAGGAATAGCTTTATTTAGTTTTTCATAGCCAAAACCAGATACCACAAACATATCAGTATGTTTAAACAGTTTTTCTAATCCTTCAATTTGATGTAAAATTAGCTCTTTACCATTGGTCTTGGACTTTAGCAATCCTATTGGACCAAAAGATTTCATACCCTTAGTAATTTCATATGAGAGTATAACGGAGGCTATCTTACTCATTTGCTCTTTTCTATAACAGCTATAGAGTGAACATCTTCATGAATATGTTTAATTAATTCGAATCCGGGTATAGACGATACCAGAGATAAAAATTCTGTTTCCATCCATGAAGACTTAAGACTATCAACCATTGATGCAAATGCTAGACCGGAACAAGACCCATTTTTGATCTTATGACAAATGGATTCTGGATTTAAAAATCGAACAGTTAAAGATCCTCCGCGAGTTAGTTTTTTTAGTAACTCAATAAATATGGCATCTCGATTTTTCTGCACAACCTTATCAATTGTTGTAAAAACAATAGCATTAACAAAGCCGTTGGTAACTTGTGGAATATTGTCAATTTCCAGATTAGAATACCCATCAAGAGCATCTGTTTCAGGATTGACTACAATGTTAATTTGATGAATCATAGGACAAATGCCTCCGTGTTGGCTCTAGTAATTAAAGAATTAAACTGTGTTTTAAAATTATTGAAAGAAAATCTTTCTAGCACTTGATCTCTATTTTGTTGTCTTCTTTCATCTGAAATAGCAAGAACTGATTGAATAGCATCTCCTATTTGACTAATTGATTCTATAAAGACTAAACCATCAAGATCAGTATATTCTGAAGCCAGTATTTGTGGCATCATAGTAATAGTCTCACACCCAGCAGCAATAGCACACAGAAGATTAATAATATTATGTTCAGATAAATCTATGCATACCTTATAATTATTAAATTGCTTAGAAATTTCTTTAGTATTAACAGAGCATGAATCCATAATATCACAAGAGTAGTTACTGTTCAATAATGCTTGCTGAATTTGTTTAGCATGAGGAGTATTTTCAAAATTAAGAATCAAAACATCTTTTCTATTTTCTACAAGAACCTCATTACTAAATAGTTCTGGAATACCATATTTAATAACACTACCTGTGCTGATTCTCCAAGACTCTTTACTCGATTCTGTAAAAAAGACTTTTATTTCTTTGGATAGTCTTTGATCCATTAATAGAGAATCTTCTTTTTTAATATATGATGGCTTATGTGAGTGTGTACAAATAATACTATTTAAATGTAAATGTTTTAAATTATTAGACGCATAGCCTAAAATATTATTTGTAATAGATAAATTGTAATTATACAGAGATACTAGACTGTTAGGTAGATTGATTATATTTGCAATCTGAAAATTATCTTTATTTTCTCCAAAGATATAATAGGAATGATCATTAATATTAGCTAACAAATGATCAAACATATTATTTTGAGGATAATATATGATATTGTGCTTATCGTCTGTAAATTTTTCTAAAACATTACCGGTAATAAAGCTCAGATACATAGATTTTCCCCGATGTGTTGATAGCTAAATTGATCAATACTATTAATACCTAGTAGTCTTTTTTCTTCTAGTTTTTTCTTTTCGTTTTTATTCATTATATATGCTGATCTCATTTTTTCAATTAAATCATACATATTAACTCGATACCAATACTCATTAGCATTGTAGATATCATAGTCTACAGATAAAGTTCTTTGATTTAACATAACTGGGGTTCTGTGACTTTGAACCACAAAACCGTTATCATGATTTACATAATCTACCATTCCAGTATTGTCAGTTACAATAGGTGTTTTACCTAATACAAGAGCTTCTGCTGCTGGACGACAAAATGCTTCACCAAAAGAAGGCATAACAAAACAGTCACAAGAGTTATGTAGACCAACTATCTCTTTATCAGATAGTCTATCTGTGATAATAATTTCTTGTTTATATTTTTGATTAATATTAAGTTGTCTTTTAATACTTTCTATATCTTTTTCAATAGTTTTTTGAGAATCAATAGGTGACATACCGGGGATATTAGTTTTAATAATTAAAGAAACTGATTGACTCATATCGAAAGCTAAATGAAAAGCAGTTACCAAATCCCTAATGTTTTTACGTTGAACATATTCTCCAATAAAATAAAACTTAAATGTTTTTTTAACTAGAGAGTGAAGATCCAAAGTATGGTTTTTATTAGACTTAATAAAATCGGTATCAAGTGGTTGTGATACTACTTTAATCGGCTTAGTGACTCCTGATTTCAGTAAACATTTTTGTTCTTGCTTACTAGGAACCCACACCTCATCCATCTGATTGATATTAAAAATGCAAGATGAGTTACCAATATTATTAGTTTCTAAGACAAATAAGCCTATATTTTTCTTAAATTTTTTATTGTAAAACAAACCATGAGGCAGTGTCTTTTGAATAACTACATCATAAGAATCATATAATGAGTTTTCATAAGCTAAAATATCATCAGCTATAATATTAGATGGAGTCCCTAAAAACACAGGCCTAGTTGTTAAATTGTGTTTTTGAGAAGCCAGTGCCCTAATATAGCTTTGGGTAGCTAAACCCCAGCCATCTTGTTGTCTATATGGTCCTACGAACAATACATTCATTTTAGGTTTTCTTTCATATGAGCATATTGGATAAAATCTTCATTTCTTAGACTATCATGATTCATCTTAGCATTTTGAGCTAAATTGTTATTGTTAATAATATTATTGATAACATCTAATGCTTTGCTTATATCATATGGTTCTGTTTGTATTCCATTAATAGCAAAACCATAGTCCAAATCTTTAATCATATTCAATAGTATTAATGATGACGTAAGCTGATGTTGAGACATATTCTTAGATACTGAATGTGTCATAAAATCATATGGATTGACTTTCCCTGTTGGTTCTTTAATAGTCTCCAACATTGGTAAGTTTTCTGACCACTTACCTTGTAAACCAGTAAGTTTAACGCTATCAAAATATTTTTCCCATTTTTGTGCAATATGGTCCCAGTTATAATGTTCTTCTGTTAGCTTTCTGGTTTCGAATCTTTTTTGTTCTTTTAAGAAATCTGGCATATTAGCATAATTATATAGTATTTCTACTAAATCATTATTATCTGGATAAGCTCGAATAGCTTTGGTTTCCAGTTCTTTGAAATATTGATTAATTCTAACTGGATAACCATTTACTTTTCTAACAACGTCACTCATAGCGCTATAGTCTACAGAAGCTATTGGCACACCACAAGCAGCAGCTTCTACTTGAGGCATACCGAAACCTTCACAAATAGCATATTGTACATAGATATCAAAAGTATTTATAATGGTAGCTAAATTTTTAGATTGTACTCCAGCACTTACATTAGGCATAGACAAAGATTTTTGACTACATCTTGGACAGAAAGTGAGAGGATGTTGAAATAAAGATGGCTGAAAAAAGCCACAGTTTTTACAACTATATGTAAATAGAACTCTATTACCTATCTTATATTCTTTTAATAGTTGTGGCAAATCCCAGCCAGCATCTGGATAGCTGGTATGTAAATACAGATATGTCTTTTCTCCAATAGGATTATTTTCTGTTTGAAACTTATCTAGTAATTTACGCAATGAAACAAAAAGCTCTGGAATAAGCTTTCTCTTTTGATTACGCATCACAGAACCGATAATAAAACTATCTTCATCTAATCCTAAAGCTTTTTTTACAGACTTCTTATCTGCGATAATATTAAAAGTATTAAGATCAACACCAGGAGATGTAGTATCTATATATCTTATTTGATTATTGCTTTGCTCTAATACTGTGTCTTTACCAAAATCAGAATATGTAAAAATAGCATCAGCATGAATAAAAGTATCAATCCATTCTTCTTGTTGTGGAGCAGAATCGACTGTGGGCATAAGAACCCAGTGATAGAATGGTCGTAATGGAGAAAATTGTTGATAAGAATTCATCCAATAATCTCTTACATCAAATACAATATCTGGTTGGAAATCTAAAAGAACTCTCTCAAATCTCCATCTACCAAACTGGTTCTCCATTGAGCTATTATATTCTTTATGTCTTGGATCTCTATCATCCACAGCATTAGCATAATATCTCCAATGAATATCTACGTCTTTAGGATCATTAACTTTTCCATAAGAAGCAAATTCAGCTATTTCATATTTGCCTGTTGCATAGAGTCTTTTTAAGATTTCTTTTGCATAAGTACCAAATCCAGAGCTTAAAAAACTGGCTTCGGAACACATTAAAATTTTGAGTTTTTTGTTAGACATAAAAAATGGGGGGTGTTACCACCCCCATCTCTTTAAAGTGATAAGATTAGAATAAGATTAGAAGCTTACTACTTCTTCCGACTGTTCCTTACTTTTCTTTGATAGCTTAGTAATCTTAGAAAAGTTATTTACCCTGACCTTGAGAGAATTATGCTTCACTCCATCCTTCTCCCATGAGTCATTCCTTAGTGAGCCTTCTACCAGAACAAAATCACCCTTCTTAAAGGATTGACCAATAATCTCGGCACCACTATCCCATGCTTCACAAGGAACGAACGTAGTAACCTTATCTCGTTCGCCATTTGCCTTAGTATACTCACGAGAAACAGCAACAGTAAAATTTACTACTGATGTCTGCTTTCCACCAGTATTAACAACTCGCATTTCTGGATCTCTAGCTAAATTACCACGTAGAATATTAATATTCATTCAAGTTCTCCTTAAAATTAAAAAACCAAGGTCCAACGCACTGCTTCATATTATAGTTTGAGGGTCGTCCGCGTCAAGTTTTGGGAATATACGTCTTTTCAACTATTAACGAATCACCAGACTTTGCTTTGTTCCCCTTTACGATAATAACATTACCATCAAATAAAATATTTCGATAAGCTTTGTAGGCTTCTGGAAAAAATACAACAGACTCAATTACCCCTGTTCCATCACTCATAGTAACAAATGCCATCTCTTGTCCCGGAGTCTTGCCAGATTTGGTCTTAGTAACACCCACACTTTCAATTTCTCCGCACAACAAAATATTATCTTTGAGTGTGGTATTTTTAAAGTCTTTACAAGTTGTATTGGTCATAGTAATATCATACATATCAACCTTGGAACAAGTAATACTACATCCTAAAAATGAATCCTCCGCATCAGCGATCCAATCTGGATTATCTTCTAAAGAATATGGGGGTTTATTATAACTATTAATTAGGTCTAGTATAATAGCTTTTCTATTCTTATTAGACTTACCATTATGATATAGATCGTGAAGAGCATCTCCTATTGATTTATATTTATAGAGATTAGCTATGATGAAATCTGATTCTTTCTTAGTTAATTCTGAGACTAAACCAAATTCAAATAACATGGCCACCCTATTCTTACCCAAATATGACATTGCTCCACTTTGAATTAGAGCTTTAGCAGATGTGGAGTTGATATTGATCAAAACCATCATAAGCATTTCTATCCAATTCATAGTATCGAAGTCTAGCTTCTTATCTTCTTTGAGTTTGACTAATTTATCAAATACAGATTGTCCAAAACCTTTAATATCTGTTAGTCCAAAATAGATCTTATTATTCTTAAGAATAAATAGTTGATTTAAGTTTCTAATATCTGGTATACAAACAGGAACATCCATTTCGTTAGCGTTTTGTACCAATTCTTTAATTTCTGCTTTAGGATCAATTTTATCTTTTGCAAATCTTAAATATGCAGCAAAAAATATTTTGGGAAAATGAGCTTTAGTATAAGCTGACAAATAACTATTAATAGCATAACTAACAGCATGAGATTTATTGAAAGAATATCTCTGAGACTTTTCAATCCAGCCGAAAATTTCTTCTGCTTGAGAAGTAGCCACTGTTCCTACTTTTTCTGTACCTTCTAAGAACTTAATCTTAATTTTAGCCATTTCTTCTGGTTTCTTTTTACCAATGGCTTTTCTTAACATGTCTGCTTCCTGAAGATCAAAACCAGCTACGATCTTAGCTATTTCCATAGCTTGTTCTTGATAAATCATTTCACCATACGTTGCCTTTAAAATAGGCTCCAAAGAGGGATGATAATAGTCTACAGACTCCTGACCATTCTTTTTATCTATAAAATGATTAGAAACTGATTTGCCATCTCTAAAAGCTTCTAGACAACCCGGCCTCATAATACTAATTAAGGCAGATAGCTGTTCTATATTTTCTGGCTTTAGTTTTTTAGCCATAGACTTACCAAGTCTAGACTCCAACTGGAAACACCCCTTAGTATTTCCATCTGAAATTAGATCCCAAGTCTTTTGACACTCCAAACTTATCTCTTCTATTTTAGGATTAAATCTAAGAGTCATTCTATCCTTATCGTCATGTTCAGATATAATGTCAAAAGAACATCCACAACTGTATTGAAATTTTTTAGACATGTGATGGTGACTGAAATGAGTCCTTAAACTTAATCTTATTTCCTAGGTTACGATGTAGTCTCATAAAACGAATCAGAATTTCTGCACAATCTTTAACATCTTTTAGAGCATCATGAGAACCCTCTTTATTTATGCCCAGATAATCTCTAAGAGTATCCAGAGAAAGATTTTTGAGATCTCCATTATTTTCAAACCAATAGAAGACTAGGTTCATAATATCTAATACGTCTCTTGGATAAAAAATATCGCTTCTTTCTTCCTTATTTGTATTACCATATTTACGACTCAATCTATCAATAATTGGCAAGTCAAATCTATTTATATTGTAACCAGCAGCAATAGGAGCACTAAACTGGCTCTTTTTGCTGGATCTTGTATGATGCATTGTTAAATAGTTTGTAAACAATTTCCAAGACTGATCTTGAGCTGGATACTTTTTCCATTCTTCTAAAATAGCTTCTTTAGAAGAGCCTCTTACCTTAGCATGAAAATCCAAAATATCTGTAGTATATTGATATTGTTCATCATTTGCCAATACCTCTGGTTTAAAAAAGATATTAAATTCAGAGTTAGGAACAATTTCCAATTTTAGTGGATCAATAATTATTGCTGCAATTTGTACCGGGCTACAAGATTTAGGATCAGAACCATCGGTTTCAAAATCAAAAACGCAAATTTTGTTATAATTGATCATGCTTGAGTGTTATCTCCTAGGACTTCGACTTCCACCAATGGTAAAACCTGAATTCTTTGCTGGGCATTATGTACTCCTTGAGCATTAATGGCCGAACAACAACTTATTCTTTCTTCTGGGATTTTTCGATAATCATTACCTTCATGCTTAAAAACAGTACCGATTGCTATATCCATGAATTTTTGCATTGCCATATTAATCTCCTTTTGATAAGATGTCTTGGATAGTCATAATTTTATCTAACATTGCCACGCCAAGAATATCAAATTTGATAATGCCTAACGCTTCTAGATCTTGCATTTCCATACCAGCTATAAGCTGATCGTTTTTTGAATCGTACACCATAGGACACAATGTATTTAATGGTTTAGAACTAATAGCAATACCAGCCGCATGTTTGGACTGATTAGACTTAGTTCCTTCTAATCTAATAGCCTGTTCAAATCTTTTGGCAAGCGGTCCTTGTAATTCATTTTTTTCATCTATATAGCACCATTCTTTCAGTTTATCTGGCTCATTTTCTAATGCCCACCGAATAATAGATGCTTCCCCAGTTTCTTCTTTCATTTCTTGAAGATCGTCGGCAATTTTAGCTTCATCTGGAATACTTTTAGTGATCTTATTCATTTCATCAAATGATATATTACCATAAACTCTCAATACATCCTTAATAGCACCACGACCCTTAATAGTATTAAATGTAATCATTTGGGAAACCTTATCAGCCCCATAACACTGCTTAATATATTCGATTACATTTTCTCTCTTATTAATAGGTACGTCTACGTCAATATCAGGCATAGAGATATGGTCTTTACTATTTCGTCCAGCATTATAAAATCTGTCAAATAATAAACCATACTTAATAGGATCAATACTAGTAATACCAATCAGGTAAGAGACTAGACAACCAGCCGCACTTCCTCTTCCCGGTCCCGGAAGCCAGTTATTTTTCCTGACATAGTTCACAATATCTTGTACAATTAAAAAGTAACTAGAGAGATCGGCTCCTTGTAGAACCTCTAATTCATACTTTATTCGATTCACATAATCTTCTTGGATATCTTTATCTATATTATTAGCAATTTTATCTCTCCAACCATTACGACATAATTGCCTTAGATATTCATCTGGATTAGCTCCGTCAGGACAAGGAAATGGGGGTAAATGTGGCTTATCTAATATATTATATTTTTCACATAATGCATCCACTAACTTGGTATTCTCCATCTCTTCTTCTGTATGAAAATGACCCATTTCTTCTGGAGATAGGATATGGAAGTTGTCAGATGTAAAAAAGCATCCAAGAGGCACTTCCTCATCATTGCTAATCTTCCTGCTGATCTCTGGGAAGGTTGTTTTTAAATTATTACAGAGAAGCACCCTTTGATCTACAGCGTCCTCCTTACGGCAATAATGAGCGTCTGGCGTAGATATGATTTTAGTGTTGGTAATTTTGGCCAAATCTCTCATAGCACCAGTTAAGAGTGTCTGAATAGGAGAATTGACCGAATCCATTAATTGTGCTTCTAGAAAAAAGTTCTCTTTGCCAAAAACATCTTTTAATTTACCAATTTGGTCAATACCAACATTCTTCCAATCGCCAATTAATCGATTATCAGAGGTTATCCTATCTGCCAAATATGATCCAGCATGACCACAAAAACCAATAATATTACCATTAGTATACTTTGCCAAAGAGGCTATATCTAGTCTTGGCTTATGATAAAAATGATCTGGTTGATTAGACTCAGAAACAATTCTAATAAGACTCTTCCACCCTTCATAATTCTTAGCTAGAATAACAAAGTGGGTCAAGTCTTTATTTTCTTTGGTTTTAATCTTAGGGTCTTGATCACATAGATAAACCTCACAACCTAGAATAGGCTTAATGCCTTTCTTTTTCATTTCTGTATAAAACTTAACTGCTCCGGCAATATTACCATGATCAGTTAATGCACAAGAAGTTGCTCCGATTTCTTGACATCGTTCAGCAATAGTTCTTGGTTGCGACAGTCCATCCAAAAGTGAGTACATAGCCCACCTAAGAATGGACATGAAGAGGCACATATCCTCTAGTCATGTCCATATCTAATTGTCTCCTTATTTAATTGTTCTAGCCAAAATGTTATACGGTGCCGGGTGCCTTGTAGTGACCTATACTATAACCGGGAGCCTGATACTTGTCAATGACTGCTTTCATCCCGGTTGTATCTATATCGTGTTTAACCTGTTCACACTTAGTCATACATTGATTTTTAGCTGTTAGCTGACCATCTCTGTATTCTGTTAATGGCTCTATTGTACTATTAGCAAATGTACTTTTACCAAAATAGCAAAGCTTACTACATTTCCAACTTTTATTTAACTGAGGTTTTTGGGTATTCTTGATAGTTTCAAATTTTTGTTTTAACATTATTTCAGTTTTGTATAAATCATTTTTGTCAAAACAAATAGTAAATGCTCCACCATCATTAATAAAATTAATAGATATCATTACATGTTCAATTTCTGGATATAGATGTTGAATAGCATAATGGTATATTCTTAACTGAGGATCATTTTGTAATTTCTCTAAAGTTTTTTCTTCTCCAGTGGCCCAATCTAGTCTTCGTCCTGTTTTCCAGTCAATAACTTCTAATGTATTATCATTGACTTTAGTAATAAGATCAATAGTACCTTTTATAGCAAGATTACCTTCAAGGATTCCGTCTTTAGTTTCATATCGGTAAGAGGACCAAGGTTTCTTGATTTCAATATCAAAGCGTTGCTCTGGCTGAACGATATATCTATTCCTAGGATCAAACATACCCTTATTATATTCTAAGGCTTTATTAATCCATGCATGACAATCTTTATGATCTTTTGGTTCCCAAACATGATGAGTAAATTGAGAAGTATAATAATCATATACTTGATCAGTTATTTTTTTGATGCTATAATTATTGATATCCACTTTTCCCACAACGTCATCCTCAAAAATAGGATTATTGTTTTGGGTATTTAGTTTAATAAATGCTAAGATTTCTAAAGCTTTATGACAAATAGTTCCTTTGTCTGCTTTTTTATTAGATGGAGATCTTAAACCAAGAATATATTCAAAAAAATATTGTTGAGGACACATAGAATGTGTTCCATAAGAACTACTTCTAAGATATGTGATTATAATACGAACACTCCTTTATCTTGTAGATAATTTAGAACTAACTCAAGTTGAGTTGGTATATCCATTTTATCATTTTGTATAATTGTATCAAATAGACTTTGAGGATAACGAAGTGGATCTAAAGCTGTTTCGCTATCATGATTGGAATCATAAGGATTTCTAGTTAGCTTAATAACTAGTCCACCAACAGCTTGTACTGCTTCTACTTCATTAGGAAATCTACAATCAGCTATAATAGCTAATGCTGGTTTTTCATTGTTGATTTTATTTAGCGTTGCGCTTGTCCACACATCATTTTTCATTTTACGAAATAAATCAGTACCAACAAATTGCATTACTTCTCTAGCTGTTAGATTTTTACCTTCCCATACAATATCAGTCATTGTGTTTTTATCAGAATCTTCACCATAACACTGTTGATGGGTTAATCCTAATATATTCACACAAATATCTTGTTTCAGAGGATCAGCAAAATTATATATCTTACCAGACTCGCCGCCCAAATATTTAAAATAAGCAAGTGTGGATTCTGAGCATGTGGTTTTACCAGATTGCTTTCTTCCGGCAAAAGCTACAATCTTTGTTCTGGTCATATGATACTTTCTAAGAAGGGTTTAATTTCTGTATTAATTTCGGCCTGAGTCATTTCTCCAATATCTGCCTTAGAGATTTGAGGAATAAAAATTCTGTATGTATTTTTGCACTTATCTTTAATTTGTTCAGCTGCCTTTTTTCCTGCTTCATCATTATCTGTTAATATAACAATAGTCATAGCTCCAGAAGAATCAAGCATGATTTTCTGTCTATCGCTTAGTGAAGAACCAAAAATAGCTACACTATTATGTATACCGTTTTCCTCTAATCTCCAAACATTACCTGGACTTTCTACAATAACAGCTACAGTGCTTTTAATAATATGTTCTTTAGCAAACCAAAAATTATACAAACAATTTTGACTTTTGAAATTAGTACTATGTTTCCATTTTGAACATAACCATTTCTTTTCATCTGGTGGACAAAGTTCTGATGAAGCATGATATGATGAGCATTTTGAACATTTCTCAGATACGCTTCTACCGGAACATCCTATCATGTGAGTATAGTCATTATTATAAATAGGAACTACTACTCTGTTAGACATTTCTTTACTAGGTTTGTTACAAAATCCAATATCGTACTTATCTAGTATTTCTAATGAATATCCTCTACTCAAATAATATTCAGCAGGCATTATCAAAGACTTTCTCACTTGTTGTCTTGTGGGAAGTTGTGATACTGGAGTTTGGGTGGCAGTAGCATTACCTATATAATTAATAGTACTAGTAAATAATTTCTTGTTTTTCTCTGATCCAGAGATTTTAATGTTCTTTAGATCTTTTTTAATGAACTTAAGAGCGAAGTCTAAAGCATCATTAAATGAACAAGCCTTATCTCCATCTTTTTCCCAACCATGTTTTTGATGAGATAATACTCCTCTGATGAAACCAATGACAGATGCTTTAAATACCTTATCACATCCATGTGTTCTACACTTCCAGTTGCCTCTATATCTATCTCCTTCTGGATACAGATTGATAGCCGAAATGTTGTCTCCTCCATGAATTGGACAAGCCATTGAAATCATTTTATTATTTGATCTATATTCAATATTAAAAAAGTCCAATAAGGTATCAATGTTATCACATACCTCATCACAAACTATTTTAAGTTTGTGTTGATCATTCGAATGGGATTTCTTCATTATTTTGTTCTTCAACAATAAATCCATCAGATGAGCCGCCTTTATTATTAATAACTTCTAATCTTGTTCTACCTTCAGTAATCTTTGCACACCAACCCTTCATGTGGCAGTTAATATAATCATTATCGTCTAAGCCACCACCATGTCTACTAATTAAAGGAACTAGTTTACGATTGCCATTATCTGGACCGTCTTCTGCAATTTCTTCTGGTGTTTTTCTTTTAAATATACTGAAATTACTACACAACCAAATAATTCTGTCTGAACCACTTGCTGTGTCTGTACTTTCCTTTGTTATGCCGTCTCTGTTTAATTGAATAAAGGCCACAATTGGTACTTTATATCTAACAGCAAAGTTATGCAGAGAGGTCATCATAAAACCCAAAACCTGATACTCTTTTAAGTCCTGACTCATTCCGGCACTATCCATTAGTTTTAGATAGTCATAGAATATAACGCAATCCTTAGCTGTTCCATCATCATTAAGACCAACTTCTTTCAAGACCCATCTTCTCATAATAGCCAATTGATCTTCAAAAGGTTTTCCAGCTATGCTTTTGTGAAAAAATGGAGTCTTTTTGATTTCTTCTACCGCTTGT